CAGATTCCGGATACAGCAAAAAAATTCAACATTACTAATCCATTAAGATTAGCTCACTTCTTGGCTCAGTGTGGTCATGAATCAGGTGGGTTTAAAGCCGTATCTGAAAATGTGAATTATTCGGCTGATGGGCTTAAAAAAATATTCCCAAAATATTTCCCTGGTAATTTAGCGGAATCTTACGCTAGAAACCCTGAGAAAATTGCATCAAAAGTATATGGTGGAAGAATGGGTAATGGGGATGAATCAACAAAAGAGGGATTCAAATTTAGAGGTAGAGGGTATATCCAATTAACAGGAAAATCAAATTACACAAACTTCGCTAAATTCATTGGTGAAGATACTGTTGTTAACCCTGATTTAGTGGCAACAAAATATCCATTAGCGTCTGCGGCATTCTTCTTTGATTCAAATAAATTATGGTCTATTTGTGATAAAGGGGCTGACGATGCCACGGTAACTGCTGTGACTAAAAGAGTAAATGGTGGTACGATTGGGTTACCCGATAGAATCAAACATTTCAAAGAATACTATGACTTATTAAAGTAATGAACTAACCCCTCCATAAAGAGGGGTTTTTAATAAAAATTATTTCTTTTAAGTATTTACAAATATTTATAGTAATAAAAAAGATAATTTGAAAAATTTAAACGACTTTATTCCGGAATTTTTAAAAGGTGGTTGGGTTGTATTGTTAATTGGAGCTGCTGGAATGGTTGCCAGATTAGTCACTACTGATTCTACAGACGAAATTAGCACTAATGGTATAATTAAAAATATTTTATCGGCAATGATTACTTCATTATTGGCTTGGTTTATATTGGAACAATTTGAAATTAATTCACTATATAAAGCTTTAATTTATGGGCTTGCCGGTTTAAATTCTCCTGAGATTTTAAAGGGTATTTTAAAAGTGACAACATCCTTTTCCGATAATCCTGGTGAATTTTTAACAAACATAAAGTCAGGTAAAATAAATACACCGGCTAAAAGAAATACTAGAACAGTTAAAAAACCTGTTAGGAAAACAACAAATAAAAAATAAATATATGAATAACCAAAAAACATTTATGTTAATTTTAACCTCAATCGTTTTACTCATTGCAGGTTATGGAATTTATGTGGGGAGGAATATAAAGGCTTCCGCAACAACAATATTAGAAGACAGATTAAAACCAGTGCCTCTTATTTCTCATAGGTTTGATTACTACGGAACCACAGTTCAGGATAATTTCTCAAGCCATGTTGTTGACTACGACCAGTTACTAGCCAATAGAGGTGAGATACAAAAAATTAAACAACAAACTGAAAAAGAGTGGGAAGAATATAAATCAACATACCTAACACCGGAAGAGTCGGTACTTGTACAGCATGCACAGAAGGGGATGGATGAAGCTGATGATTTGGTTAATACTTTATTAGAGAAAGCGGTGACTGATAGAGAAGCGGTAGATAGTATTTTGGCAACAGGGATACTAAATGAAAAGATTAATCCTGTTCTTGATGATACAAATGCGTTATTGGAATTACAAACTAAAGTAGGTAAGGAAGAAACTATGAAGATGATTGACTTACTTAAAAACTTTTCAAATTTTATGATGGGAGCTTTAGCTTTAGCGGTTGTATTGTTAGGTTCTATTGTATATCCTATGATAAAGAAACAAGAAGAAAAACCTAAACCAAAAAGAAGAACTCCGGTTAAAAAAACAACAACACCAAAAAAACCGGCGGTTAAAAAAACAACACCAAGAAAACCGGTGATAAAATAATAAAAACAATTAAAAAATGGATAAGAAATTAATTAACGAAGATATTAAAAATATGAAATACCTTTTTGGGTATAAAGCAGGAAGAGTTATTTCAGAACAAAATTATGATTACACCACTGAAGGTTATTTAGATACTGAATTAGATGAAGATTTATGGGATGGTGAAAAATTAAATCTTAATACGGAAAAAGAACGACCTGAAAGAATAGTAAAACATTCTGACACCGGTAAAGTTGTTGGGACTTATAAACACGGAGTAGGATATCATCCAAGCGAACACGGAGAAGAATTAGGGTTTGAATATCATCCAACAGATATACCTTATGGAGCAAAATTTGGAGGAACTGAAATAGGTGATTTTGATTACGAAGAAGGTGATTTTAATGAAGAAAAAGACGATAATTTATTTGAGCAAGATAATGATTTAGATGAAGAAGAAATTATTGAATCCCTTATTGAAAAATATATTAATGAAGTAGAAGAAGAAGGAACATATTTTGGTGATGAATTTGAATTTGCTGACAATATTATTTCTTGGGTTATTGATGATTTAACAAATTATAACTATGAAGACAACAATTATGACGAACTTGAGGAATTGATAAAAGATAATTATGGTGATTATATCCTTTCAAGGTATGTTGAATCAGATTTTAATGAAGATGATAATTTTTAATTAAAAATAAACCCCCCTCTGTAAAGAAGGGGTTTTTTATTTGTTAATTATTTCGTAGATGATTTAAAGAGTTACCCATATCAAAATCTCTAACGTCATCCAAAAATGGATAATCATCATCAGGTCCCCAGATATCCCTTAAAACATAATCATATTTTTTTCTAAGATTATCGGAATTCAAACTAAATATTGATTTATTTTTAATTTCGGTATCAATATTATTATCATCAATGTAATCTTCAACATAAGTAAACACAATATTCATCCAATCCATTAAATCATCACAATTTTCTTTAGGAAATTTTTCCGCAGCATCTTTTAAAAGTTCAATAATTTCATCTTCAGTTATTTTTCTTGATGGAATATTATCATCAAAAGGGATATGAGGTGGTGGTATCAGAGAACTATGGTCATCAGTTTCATCATTCCCATAACCAAGAACTTTACCATACTTCACATTGTCGATTGGGGGGATATTATCGTAATATTTATTAACCCATTTAACCAAAATATCTTTCATAAGATTATCCGGTAAATCCAATGAACTTAACACATCAGATAATTTTTCATCCACACTCAACGTAGCTGTTGGTTTATTCATGGGGGATTTATACCAATCAAAATATACATACCCGGGTTTAATTTTAAAATCATTATGTCCCTCACCATAAGCAACCGCTCTTGATGAATTTTTATCGTCATAATTACCGTCAGAATAATTATCCACAATTATTAAATCAGTAAAATCTTTTAATAAATCATCAACCATTTTAAAAACAGAATCAAAAAATTTACTTTGTTTAAATAAATCATAACTGCCAACATATTTGATGGTATCGGGTATCCCAAAATTTTTGATAGTTTTAATAAAATTATCATTTTCAGAAATAACACCCATTATCTCTTTAATCCTATTTGTCTGTTCTTGTAAGTTCATACAAATAAATATCCCAGCCTCAAAAAAAAAACTTTTGAAAAAAAAAAAGATATTTATTTATAAAATATTATATTATGAAAAAAGTTGTAAGATTATCTGAATCGGACTTAACGAGTTTGGTTAAGAAAATAATAAATGAGGCCCCATTTGATAGTGATGGATTTGGGACATTAAGCCCCGAACAAATGGATAAAATGTCTGATGAAGATTGGACTTCTCATGGAGAAAAACTCAATAAAGCTCGGACAGATTATAATGATTTTGAAAAAAGCGATTTACGTAAATTATTAGCGGACACAGAAATATTGTTGTCCATTGCCAAAGATTATTGTAAAAATTATCTATATGATGACCAACCTCATCAATATTGTCGGTTTGTTCCAAGAATAGAGGAACGAATTAATAAAATTCATTCCGATAAATTTTCAAAACGTGGCAGTGGTTTTCCGGAACAACCAATTCTTCCCCAATTGGTTGCGAGACGAAAACAACAATAATATTACTCCTCCAACAGAATGGTTTTTTCTATGTGAATTAATATTAAAACAAACCCCCATTTCAGGGGTTTTTTGTTTTTAAGACAATTCATTTGACATATTGATTGCCGCTTGTAAAGCTTCTTCCAAAGTTTCAATTACTTTTTTACCTCGTTTTTTAAATGGGATTACATAAGAAATGCCGGATTCTCTCATCCATTTTTTATCTAATGCGTCAGATTTACCATATAATTCAAGATACTTATATTCCCAACCAGTCCATTCCCACTCTTCATAATCTTCTTCTTTTGGTTCGTAAGAAGCGTCAAATAATCTATCACCAAGTTTAAATGTTTGACCACCTCTATGAGTATATCCGTAATAACCTTCTATTTCAGGAAATAAATGGTGATTAACATAAGTGACTTCATTAATTATTTTGGCAACTCCTCTAGGGTATTCATCGCAAATCACCATATTATTTTGGTAATACCACCAACCACGCTCTATATCACCAATATAATCACCTTCTTTTGATAAGAATGAATTTGGTAGGGAATATTCGTCTATATCTCCAAAAGAGTGTTCTTTAATAACACCACCAGTGTAATTATTAATTTTATGAACACATTCCGGATTAACTATCCATCCAGCTAAATCTCTTTTGGGTGTGATTCTTGAAACCAATTTTGTAAAACCTAAATCCAAGTGAATTTTGTTTAATTTTGATTTCCCGGAGTATTCAGGGTATTTTTCAAGTTTTAAACTGATTTTTCCGATGTAAGGGGTTGTATTTTTTATCATAATTTATAGTTTTGTGTAAAGATACATAATTTCAAAGTATTTATCAATATGAAAATTAGAATAACAGAAAGTCAGTATAGGACATTGGTTAATAAACCGAGAGATGTTGTGTTTGGTAAGATTAATGAGGGTGGAAAACCAAAAGAAACTCCTGAAGAAATTGATGCAAAAATTGAGGAAATTTTAAATCACGTAAGAAATGGTGGTGAATTTATACGTAATAGGGCAAAAGACGATTATTATAAGTGGTTATATAATAAAAAAAAATCCGATAAAACCGAAGAACAAAAATTTCAAAACGCTTTAAACCAAATTAAGGAAATTAAGATTGAATTAGAAAATGAAAAAATTGAGGAAATTTTAAATCACGTAAAAAATGGTGGTGAATTTAAACGTGATAATAAAGACAATAATTATCTTTGGTTATATAGTAAAATATTATACGATAAAACCGGAAAATTTCAAAATGGTTTAGACCAAATTACAAAAATACAGGAAGAATTAGAAAATAAAAAAATTGAGCAAATTTTAAATCACGTAAAAAATGGTGGTGAATTTACCCGTGATACTTATATTTGGTTCCATAATAATAAAAAATCCGATAAAACTGGAAAATTTCAAAATGTTTTAGACCAAATTTATGAAATACAAAAAAAATTAGGAAAATTAAGAGAATGGTGGGGTGAAAAAGCAATTAGAGATACATTAGAAAATTTGGGGTTCAAAGATATTCCACGACAAGGTCAACATACATATAAAGATTGTAAAAATAGTTTAACTTGTAAGTTTTATAAATTTGATATTTTTCTACCGTATAATGAAAATAATTATATGGTTGGTAAAAATGAAGGGTTTTACATACCTGAAACCGGTATCATATTTGAATATGATGGGAAACAACATTTTCAATCAAACGAATATTTTGGTGGTGAAGAAGAATTTAGAAAACGAATTAATAGTGACAAAGAAAAAAACTCGTATTGTCAAAATAATAATATAAAATTAGTTAGAATATCATATACCACTAAAACTTATCACGAAATAAATCACGAAGTTTTTTATGGACTAAAAAGTAAAAATACTAATGGTAATATAATAACAACCGGTAATTATCCCCAACTTGGTTGGAATCAAAAATAATTCAAAGTATTTATCAATATGAAATTAATTATAACAGAATCACAATATCAAAAATTGGTTGAAAATGATAAACCGGACTTTGACACATTTTTAAAAATCAGATATCCAAATATTGGAAATTTAAAAATAAATAGAATTAAAAGTTCGGTAAGAGGTGTTACTCGTAGATATTATGACCCAAAAACAAATGAAATATTTTTTACTTTAATAATTGATTCACCATCTGATTGGAAATCCGGTGTTGGTGAAGTAGGTTCTGAAGCACCGAATAGGTTATATGTTAATACAAAAATTCATAATAGAGCTAAACAATATTCAATGTGGTTTGAGAATGATTTATTAGAGTGGTTTAATAAAACATACGATGAAAACGCTCAATCAACTTTTAAAGGGGGTATAAATAAGTTATGAAATTAATAATAACCGAAAGTCAGTATAGGATACTGACTGAAGCATATTCCGAAGAAGAGTTTAGAGAAAAGTACGTTGATTCAGGATTAATTCCTGAAAATCAATTTAACGAAATTCTTAATAACATAAAAAAACCATTCTATGTTGGATGGTTGTTGAAAATGTTAAGTTCCGGTTTCATAAAATATGAGGATGCTTATAAATTTAAAAATTACTTTAATGTTTTTGAAAAATTTAAACAACATTACCCTATTAAAGATTTAGGTCAAATTAAAACGATAAATGACGTTTTTGAGTTTGAAAGAAAATCAAAAGATATTTTAATAAAACAGCAAGATAACAAACAAGGTGATGTTTCCGATAAGAAAAACTTAATTAGCACAAACGATATTCAAAAATTAGAATCGGTCGGTATTAAATATTTGGGTATGGTTGATGGATTACAATCTTTTCAAGTGCCACCGGAAGTGAAGGATAGTAAAGAAGTTTGGAATTTATATCGAGAGATTCTTGGTAAATGTTCGGGTAGAGATAAAGGTCAGATAGTATCTATTTGCACTATGGCAGGATTTGATAGTTTTAAGAGATATCTTAATGATTCCCCTGGTTCATCCTATTATGTTTTTTATAATATGGGTGACCCATTATCACCTTATCAATTTCACTATGATTCTGGTCAATTTATGAATAAAAATGATGATGACGTTAGTGAAAGTAAATTATTTCTTAATTTAACTAAATTTTTACTAAAAAAAGGGTTAAGTGAAAAGTTAATACCAATTTATTATAAAGAAAAATTAGGTTTAGAGATAACAGATGATGAAAAAAATACAATAAAAGGTATTAAATATATTTTAAATGATATTGTTAATAACATAACATTAGATGATGAATTAGATAATGGACGTAGATGGTTTAAATCAAATATTGATGAGTATAATAAAAAATTTGTAATTCAAGGCAATCAACTTACAATAATATTCAAGTCAATAGGTGATATTCTTAGACAAAATAATATTAATTATTATAATGGTATGGCTCAATTAAGTAATAAATTATTTCTTAATATGCTTAATAAAAAATTTCCAAAATTAAACCTTGTATTGGCGGATTTTGTAATTATGTTTGGCGAGGATAATTATAAATGGTAAAAACATGAAATTAATAATAACAGAATCTCAATATAGAACAATAATTAAAGAAGACACCCAATTGGAATACACCAGCGAATTTTTAGAAGGTGTGACAGTTGTTGTTGTGTTTGAAGACGACCCATTATATGAACAGGTTAAAGAATATTTTGAAGAGTATGGGTTTGGGTTTATGGTTCCTGGTAAAAATTTAATCATTATTGATGGTGAGATATTGGTGGGACAACCAGATGCTACAGATATTTTAAAATTTATTGAGGCTCATGAAATTACTCATGTGTTATTAGGACACGATGGGCCTAGAGATAATAAAGATGAATTAGAAGCTGATTTGGGAGCGTATATACTATTACAAGATAAAGGGTATTATGAACCAATTAGATTATTGTTAAGTCATTTTCAAGAAAGACACGGAGTTGAATTTGATGAAAGTATGTTAAACGATATAAAAAATAGAATGTAATATGAAAATAATAATAACAGAATCTCAGTACGAAAAATTGTTTAATGAATTAGACGATAGTTTTTATGGCTCCGTTGAAGAAACTAACTTTGTTGTTGGTGATTTACTAACTGAAGCTGAATATCAGGGACGAAAAGTGACCCTTAATAAACCATTTTTAACACCTGACGGACCTAAAAAACGCTCGGTATATGTTAAGAACGCAAAAGGAAATGTTGTTAAGGTTAATTTTGGTGACCCTAATATGAGAATTAAAGTTCAAAGTCCCAAACATCGTAAATCTTTTAGAGCAAGACATAATTGTAAAAATCCTGGTCCAAAAACTTCCGCAAAGTTTTGGAGCTGTAAAGCGTGGTGATGAAAATATTAATAACAGAGAGCAAAAGAAGTCAAATCGCTATTAAATGGTTAGAGAATGATTATCCCAATTTAGAATTATTAAGATACCCTGAATATGAAGACATTTTTGTTGCGGATAAAGGAATGTTTAAGATGTCTTATATTAGTAGAACTAAAACTTTACGTGTTAAACATGATATATGGGATTTTATTCGTAATATGTTTGGATTTGATAATGATGAGGTTAGTGATTTATTATTAGAATGGGCTAATAAAAAGTTTGGGTTTAGAGGTAAAAAATGTTACAGAGTAGAACAAGTTTAATATGAAAATAATAATAACGGAACAACAATATAAATTATGGGAGGATATCCAATCAATCCCCCTCTATAAACCAACATCTTCAGTATGTAAATCATTTTATAATAGATTCAAAAAAGAGTTCCCAAATACTCCGGAATATATCTTAAAAGAATTTGTAACAAATGTTTTATGTGGTGATGAGGAGAGTTATAAAACCGTGATGGGACAATATCACGGAGACCCAATACCTTTTTTAGGTAAAATGATTTATAACTATTTAAAAGGTCCGTGGAAATTACAGATAATTACAGTTAATCCTGAAGATTTTGTTGAAAACAATATAAACTCCTTCATTGAGAGAGAATTTGGTGAAGTTGATGCTTATTTTGTTAAGGACGATAAAGAAAGGATGGAAATACAAAGAGAACTAGCCACCCCAACAGGTAAAAACGAACCAATAATTGTTCATATAGATAAACATGGTAAGTATGAGATTGTTGAAGGATGGCATAGAGCTATGTCCACATTAAAACTTGGTGATAATGGCGAGGACTTTAAAAATTGGGATAAAGTTAAATTAAGAGCCTTTGTTTCCGAAAAATAATCTCTCAATATTCCTTTTACCTTCAACATTGGCGGAATGAACTTTAATTTTTGGTAATCCAGTATGGTTCATTCTACAATACCCTATTAACCATAATGCGGCGTCAAATCCTGTCCTATCTTTTATGGTGTCATAACTGATATTTGTTTGATTTTCGGGTAAATAATGATTTTGAGATAAATCGTGGTCAAACGATATTACTTCCGGTAATCCGTGTTCTAAAATGGTATCCACAAATTCTAAATAATCCTTAACTACCTTCCAATCATTATTATTTTCATAAATTGGGTCAATTGTGTCTTTAAACACATCGTAAGGTTCTCTGTGGTCGTCTAAAAATAATTTCATCCTGCAAAGATATAACTTTTTTTTTAATATAACTATTTTTATTTACTGACATTTTGTCAGTTCATTTTGTAATTTTGACAGGTTAAATAATTTGGTATAATTTTTAATATATGTGAAATGTGTTTGACACATTAAAAATAAACATATATACTTAAAAAAAAACTTATTAAATTATGAGCAAAAAAGTTCTAGGAATTGATTTAGGCACAACAAACTCGTGTTGTGCCATTATGGAGGGCGGCGAACCCATAATTATCGCAAATAGCGAAGGTAAAAGAACAACACCTTCAATTGTTGCTTTCTTAACTGATGGAGAAAGAAAAGTTGGTGACCCAGCAAAAAGACAGGCGGTTACCAATCCAACAAAAACTATATCATCAATTAAACGATTCATGGGAGCTAACTATGATAGTATCGTAAATGAACTATCTAAAGTTTCGTATTCTGTGGTTAAAGGTAGTGGAAACACTCCAAGAGTTAAAATTGACGATAGAGAATACTCTCCACAAGAAATTTCAGCAATCATTTTACAAAAAATGAAACAAACTGCTGAAGATTATGTTGGTGAATCTATCACTGACGCGGTTATCACCGTACCAGCTTATTTTAATGACTCTCAAAGACAAGCAACAATTGAAGCAGGTCAAATTGCTGGATTAAATGTTTTGAGAATTATATCTGAACCTACAAGTTCTGCATTGGCTTATGGTATTGATAAAAAAGGTGATAGTAAAATTGTTGTGTTTGATTGTGGTGGTGGAACGCATGATGTGTCCATCCTTGAATTAGGTGGTGGTGTGTTTGAAGTACTATCAACTGATGGTGATACCCATTTAGGTGGTGATGACTTTGACCAAATTATTATTGACTTTTTAGTTGATGAATTTAAAAAAGATAATGATGGTTTAGACATTACAAAAGACCCAATGGCGTTACAAAGGTTAAGAGAAGGTGCTGAGAAAGCTAAAGTTGAATTATCTTCTTCTCCTCAAACAGAAATTAACTTACCTTATTTAAGTGCTGATGCTACCGGACCAAAACATTTGGTGAAGACATTAACAAGGGCTAAATTTGAGCAACTTGCGAGTGATTTGATTAAACGAACTATTGCTCCGTGTAAATCGGCATTGAAAAATGCTAAATTAAAGATTACTGATATTGACGAGGTTATCCTTGTTGGTGGTTCTACTAGAATCCCTGCAATACAGGAAGCTGTTAAAAAGTTCTTCGGTAAAGAACCATCAAAAGGTGTTAATCCGGATGAGGTTGTTGCTTTAGGAGCGGCTATTCAGGGTGGTGTGTTGGCTGGTGATGTGAAAGATGTATTATTGTTAGATGTTACTCCTCTATCATTAGGTATTGAAACAATGGGGGGAGTTTTAACTCGTCTTATTGAATCTAACACCACAATTCCAACTAAAAAATCTCAAGTGTTCTCAACGGCTGTTGATAACCAACCATCTGTTGAAATCCATGTATTACAAGGTGAGAGACCAATGGCAAAAGACAATAGAACAATCGGTAGATTCCATTTAGATGGGTTACCACCGGCAATGAGAGGAACACCTCAAATTGAAGTGATTTTTGATATTGATGCGAATGGTATTATTAATGTTTCCGCTGTGGATAAAGCAACAAACAAAACACAATCAATCAGAATTGAGGCATCTTCAGGATTATCTCAAGAGGAAATTGAAAAAATGAAATTGGAGGCTGAAGAAAATGCTGAATCGGACAAAAAACTTAAAGAGGATGTGGATACATTAAATTCTGCTGACAACCTGATTTTCCAAACAGGTAAATCTTTGACGGATTTGGAAGATAAAATTTCTGAAGAACAAAAAACAACAATAACTGAATCAATGGATAAATTGAAAGAAGCTCATTCAAGTAGAGATATTGAAAATGTTAAGGTATTGTCGGAAGAATTGTCTCAAAAGTTCCAACAAATATCTCAAGATTTATACTCAAGTGTTAATGAAGGTGATGGTTCAGAATCCGATATTGATGTGTCTGATGTTGAATTTGAAGAGATAAAATCTGAATAATAAATTATAATGATGATTTTTAACCCCAATAATTTTTTTATTGGGGTTTTTTGTTTATCTTTGTCCCATAAAAGAAATAATTATGAGTAAATGTTATGACAATCCGGAATACGATGATTTAGGAAATGGTCTTCAAAATACTTGGGAACATTCTCCACTTAAAGATGAACAAAAACAACATCTAATTGATATGATGAACGATGACGAGGATTTAGGTTTGTATAATGAAACATTTGACGAATATTTGATAAGATTAAAAGATAGACGAACAGAGGACAATTACAAATATACCGACGAGGATTTTGAAAAGTACGATGAATACATTATGGATAGTTGGAGATGTGGAATGAGTGTGTATAAATGTCTTGAGTTTATGTATTTTGCTGAAAAAGAGATTCAACCAGAACAAGTTTGGAACGAAGAAAAAAAGAAAGGTATAAAGCAATTGATACAAGACCATAAAAAAGAAACACTTGAAGAAGCTGCTGAAAGAATGTTCCCTTATAAAATGGAAGAATATGATATATTTTTAATGGGTGCTAAATGGCAACAAGAGCAGGGTGCAAAGGATATCCAATTATTAAGAGAGGAAATCGGCTACTTAAAAAGAAATAAGATATGAAATCAATTAAATTAGGAAGTCGTATATATGTTCATATATTTCTTCATCAGATACAAGAATCATTAGAAGAAGCTATTATATCAAATGAAACCGGTTCATATACAGATTACGAAGAACAAGCCAATCGATATATTGACGCTTTAGAAGGTAATGTTTGTGTTGCGTTTTTGGAAGAATTACACAAGGTATGTGCTCAAAGAATTGTGGAGCATTGGGAAGAGTTTGCCCCTGAAAAATTAGAAGAAGAACATAATGAACAATATTTAAAATTTAAAAATAAATAAGATATGGATTCAAAATTAAGAAATAGATTAGGAATGCAATTAGGGTTTTTTGCCCATTCAGGATTATCGGCGAAAGAAACAATTGACCATCTTGAATCAATTGCTCTCGAGTATTCAAAAAAAGAGTGTATTAATTTTGTTGATTGGTGTGAGGATAATTTTTATCCAAGTTCTCAAAAAGGTGTGTGGTTTGATAGACCTGATTTTGACGAAGCTACATCATTCACCACTAAAGAATTATTTGAAAAAAGAAATAAGATATGAGAGAAGTTATGTTTGGTCTATTAGGAATAATTGCAGGGTTATTTATAAGATTTGTTATTATTGAACCATTTAAAAAGAAATAAGTTATGGTAAAGTGGGAGTATAAAATTGAATGGGGTATTATTAGTACAGATAAATTAAATAAACTCGGTGATGATGGGTGGGAATTAGTTGCTGTTGAGACAAATGATGCGGTAGCTTTAAGAAAATGTTATTTTAAAAGAGTTAAACAATGAAAGTAATATTTTTAGATATAGATGGTGTTTTAAATGTCGGGTATCCCGGACACGATGATTATGGTCGTTTATTTCATCCCGAGTTCGTAGATAATCTTAAAAGAATCGTTGATGAAACGGGAGCCAAAATCGTGATGAGCTCAACTTGGAGATTTGCAGGACTTGAAAGAATGAAACAAATGTGGATTGACCGAAATCTTCCTGGTGAATTAATTGATGTAACAGTTGATTGTGTTCAGATTGTTGATGAGGGTAGAGCAGAATTTTACGACAATGTTGAAAGAGGTCACGAAGTAGAACAATGGTTGGATGAGAACCCAAATGTTACCAATTATGTTATATTGGATGATGATAACGATTTTTTAACTCATCAACGAGGAAATTTTGTTAGGACAGCAAATAATATCAATCATCCCGACTCAATAGATATCGGATATGGATTAACAAACGAATGTACAAATAAAGCAATAAGAATATTAAACTCGTAATATATGAAGACATACACAAAAGGAGACGTAATTGTTGAGGAGATTAAAATTGGTGATATTCATTATGAATATGAATTGGGTGTTGGAATTAAATGTGAGGTAATGACTTTACCAAAATTAAATGAAACCGGTCAATACATTTGGGAAAGTAAGAATCTGAAGACGGGTAATATTATTAATTATTTGGTCGACCCCAAGTATCCCCATTATTCATCAAACCTCTATAATTATGAGGCGTATAAAGTTAATACATACATATAAATGTCCGTTATTCCGGACACTAAACCGATATAATGATTTAAATAACATACATTATGAGCAGAACATTTACAATAGATGAAATTAAAAACTATATCCTATCACAGGATAGTTTGGGTGATGTCCTTTATAATTTAAAGGAGGAAAAAATAATTAAGGCGAACGAACTTAAAGAGGAAGAAGAAGACGAATGGGAGGAGGATAATTAATAATATGGAAATGGAAAAAGAAACATTTGAAGAATACTTACAGAGATTAAAAGATAGACGAACTGAACTCAATTCCAAATACACTGATGAGGATTTTAAAAACTACATCTATCATATTTTTGATTGTTATGAAAAAAATGTTAGTGTTTATAAATGTCTTGAATTTATGTATTTTATGGAGAGAGAACCCATTCAAGAATTGGGTATACTTGAAGTGCCGATGCCTATATCAAAAAAAGAAACACTACCTGAATTAGTTAATATACCAATGATGGTTAGTATGGATGGTATAAATTGGAAAAGAAGAAATGTAATTGCAATATCAAAAGGGACTTTTGTAACATCAAATAGTATAAAAACCTGTGTAGATACTGATGAGGAATTTAGGTCAATTGATTATTGGAAATTAGCTAAACCTATTCAATTATGATAACACCGGAAAGAATAGAAGAAGGGTGGGTTAAATTCACTAGAGTTCCTTGTGTTGAGGGATGTATTGATGTTTGGTATGGTGATTGCGCTCATAACCCAAATAGTGAAATTAAACCACATTGGAACTTAAATAGTTTCAGAACCTATGTCAGATTAAATGGTGAGGGTAAATGGTTTAGTAATGATTATAGAAGAGGTTTAAAGAGTTTTACTATGGAAATGGGTGAAGTTTCAACATCACAAGAAATTTGGGACGAAATAAGTAAATTTAATGAAGAATGAAAGGAATTGTTAAAGTAAGAAGTTTTGACTCAATAAAGAAATTGAGTTATAAACGAGCAAAAGGAAAAATTATAAATATAAAATCCTTGAATAGGTCAATTCATAATGCGATTATAACATTAGAGAAAATAGGTCTTTTAACACCCGAGTTATTGTGGGATTTAATAGAAAGACGAAAATATCTATATATTGAAGAATATAAATTAGAATGGTTGATGATACGTAGAAGAAGTTCACTATCTTTGTCTCCTGAAGGAATGGAGGATTTTGTTAATCATTTTTCAAATGTAGGAATAGCAGTTTTAAGAGTTCCTTATGAAATTAGAATAATAGGTGAGTATAAAAAATACATTTGGGAAAGAGATATAAATGGAAACAAATAAAAAAGCGGTACTATTTTTAGATAACGATGGTGTTATCTGTCTCTCCAATAATTGGGGTGGTCGCATGAAAAAATGGAGGAAGTATAAAAAACTTAATCCTGAAGCTACCAGCGACACAATGGCTCCAGTTGAGGTACGATTTGATGATTTTGATAAGAAGGCGGTTAAGGTGTTAAATCAAGTATTAGAAGAAACCGGAGCAGAACTTGTTGTTTCATCTGATTGGAGATTACACGCAACATTAGAAGAAATCGGAGAATACTACCTATCAAAAGGAATCTTAAAAGCCCCAATCGCATTTACCAAACGATACATCGGTTGTGATAAACCAGATGAATTTGAATGGAAACGAAGTACAATGTATGAACAACAAAGATGTATAGAAGTTAGACAATATCTAACCGACCATCCCGATATCACACATTGGGCTTGTATCGACGATTTAGAGTTAGGTGAAAAAGATTCTTACGGGTTTGATAGAAAATGGGGTTTATCCAATTTTGTTCATACGCCAAGAGAAAATGAGGGAATCAAACAATCCGGAGTTAAAGAAAAACTATTAGAATATCTGAATGACTGATATTTATTAATATGATGCAGTATTTTAAAGATATTATCTCGCTATTCTCAATCACTCAACGACTTTGGGTTTTGACTATTCTATGTGTATCAACCTTTTTTATAACATTTGGTTCGGATATAATTGAGGTTTTAAAACCAGACCCATCACAACTGATTTTAGTCGTTAAGAGACAAAAAAAAGAAATAATAACTCTGAATACTCAATTGGATACTTTGTCCTTTAAAATCGGTAATTTAACCCAAGAAGTGATTAATGGACAATCACAGTGTACGAATAAAAGAATAGAGAGAGAAAAAGAAATAATTGCTCAAATTGATGAGTTAGAAAAGATAATAAGAAATTCCAAACCTTACTCAATATCATGGCCCGACACTGATGGAGACAGAGTTTTAGATAAAGACGATAAATGCCCAACGGTAAAAGGTTCAGTTGAAAACAACGGTTGTCCTGAAGTAATGTTAGATAATCTTAAAATTCGAGATAAGAAAAAAAGTTTAATACGAGTGTCTAAATTTAAAGATGTTCCGGTTTCGGATGGAACACCCATTAGTATTACTGATGTTGACTCAATAAGAGTGACTCCAGATGGTAATATTGATAATACTGAATTAGCCATATCGGCATTACGAGAGTTGAAAAATAGGATTAAAAACAATAAATAAAAAACCCCCTTAATTGGGGGTTATTTGTTATTCTACAATTTCTTCTTCTTCCTTTTTTTCTTTTTGAATTTGATTTACGATATACCCGGCAATTGCGAATTCTACCGCCGCCCACATAAGGACATCTGACATTGTTAATGTTTCATATTTTTTAATTAAAAAAAATATCATACCTAATTGTCCCACGCCAAATGCGATTCCGGACTCAACCCGTTTTTTAGAAAAATAAGATTTTGAATTACTGTATTGTTTTCCAATTTCAGTAATGAACCATCTAATGTTTCCCCACCCAAAAAAATACTTTTTATTTTTCATAATACTACTTAATTAATGTTTTTTCTACTGATAACATTTCCTTCATCATCAAAATTTTGATGAACTTTGTTAATACCTACTGTGTATTCTCGGGTTTTATCTTCAGGTGACATTTTTTCTGTTTTATCTCTATATGTTTTAACATTTTCTTTATTAAAGTCGCCCCCTTTTTTAATTATAAGGTCTCCAAATTTATCTATAAAATGGTCAAAAGACCTGCGTTTATCGTTTTCAGTATGATACCTATTAGGTTTAAAAAAAATTTCTGACATTTCATAATATGGCGAATTTTTATAGTCATCATAAGATGAAAACGTATCAATCACGGGATGTTTTTTTAAAATTAAATTCATTTCAGGTGACGCGGGATAATCCCTAATAAATTCAACATATTTACCTAAACCCCCAAATGATGCAAATAATTTTCCCTCTATTTTATCATAAAATTCATTAAACTTTTTTGGAGATAAAGAAGTTTCAGAGGTGTAGTCAAACATTGGACTCGGTTCACTCATTTTATCTAACATTTTTTTAAATTCATCTCCACCGTAATAAGATGTTAAATCCTCGTTAATATTTTTTTCACTTAAATGTAATTTAAGTATTCTATTTTTTTCTTGTTCGGTGATTATGTGTTTTTTCATGATACTTTTTATTCATAAATATCACAAAAAATAAAAAAGGGGATAGTAGCGAACTTCCCCTTTATTTTGTTACCATCACTGATAACGGTCCTAAATGTCCCCAATTAAATGAGGTTTATTTTTCCTTAACTAAGATTAAACATCTTTTAAGGTATTCTTTAGCTCTAGGTGAAGGGTCAGGATGTCTTAACACCTTTTCAATGTCTTTAACAAGGTCTTCACCGTGGTCATTTTCTTTATACAATTCAATAACTTTATCCATAGCTTTTTGACATTCACTGTTTGTTTCGTCAAAATAATTTTTATTTCTAAAAGTATTTAAATGGTTCATTAGATTGTACGATAAATGTTCTCCAGAATCTTCGATTCCTTGGTGTAATCTTAATGTTTTTAACATATCTAAAGTATCAACCATTCCGTGAATACCACCATCTCTTTTAAGAACGGTAGAAGTATAATTGTTAAAATTTTTGGATGGGCCAATCATTGTGTCTAACGGAATAACATTACCGGCAACACATCTTTGTTTTTCTTCTCTATTGTCTTTAGCGTCTACCTGTGATTGCTCCAATAGGTGTTGTCTAATTGATTTACGAAGTTCTTTTTCGTTTATAACTATTTTTTTCATAACTGAATTAATTTTATATTATAAATATCGTCATAAATGTAATTATTTATGATTTTCATTGTTTTCTTCCAATTCCATTATTTTTCTTTTAACTAATTCTAAAGTTGCGTACGCAACCATTTCAGCATTTTGAATATCTTCATCCGGAAATTTCTCCTGCTCTGACTCAATCCAATTAAGTAATTCTTTATAATGTGACATAATAATCTATTTTATTATCAATATAACTAAATTAATTAATAATAAAAGTATTTATAGGTATGATAAGTCAAAATTTAATAGAAAAAATTAATGAGTTGGTAGGGGATAAAACCTTTAAATACAGTGGTGAATTAATTCCTGGGGCAACAACTATTATAAATATAGAATATAGATTTAAAATAACCGGTGTTAAACAAATGATAAGCGTTGGTGAATATTATGATTATTTATTAATTGATGTGACAATTACCGGTCTTAATGACCCATTATCTAGATTAGTGTTTGGGTTTGATGAAAATAACAAGCATTTTGATTTTGAAAAAATGTTTAAAACTCAACTATACCCTTTTTATAATGGGTTAAATCAGGCAATTGCAAGTTATTTAAGATTTTTTGATAATGATTATGTTAGAATAACAATTAATAATCTTAGTTTTGATTTACCTAAATCTGAAAATATTACTGAATCAAGAATGAGTCGGGTGGCAGTTAGAACAACGGTTAAGGATGTGGTGTATAAATTAAAGGATGGTAAATCTGGTGAATTTCGTTTACCAAATAATGATGACGAATATATGTTTACAAATTTACCTTTTAGTTATACGGTGGATTTAACACTTAAAATAGATAATGAATTGGAGGGTTATGAGACAAATGCTAACCATGCTGAAAATGATGTTATAGAATTATTAATTAGGTTTAATCCTAAAACATTAAAGAAAAATTTCTACAATATTATTGGAGAATTAAATGATATTATTGCTCACGAATTAGAACATTTACACCAATATTTTAAAGGTGAGCATGTTTATAATGAACCACCAAAAGGTATCGAATATTATCTACAACCCCAAGAAATTAAATCTCAAAGAGTCGGATTTAGAAGAGTCGCTAAATTAAGAAAATTACCATATAAACAGGTTATTCAAGATTGGTTCGACACTCATAAAGAAATTCACAATTTAAACGATGAAGAAGTGAAAATCGTAATAAACACATTATTAAATAAGTAATGACCCAATCAGACGCAACCGCATTAAAAATGTATCTAACTAGAAGTACCAACAAGGTAGATAGTTTCAAATTTAATTTTGATATTAAAGAATCAAGAATTAATGATGATAAATTAATATTTGATTATGATTTATATATAAATTATGAGCAAAAAGACATTCCGTGGTTATGGGATTATTTTCATTGTAAATCAAACCATATAATAGAAAGTGCTTGTGAATTTATCGGTATTGATTTTGGGAAAGTTAAAGGAAATCATAATGATACATATTTGGGTGTTAAAAAAATTGAAAGATATGGGGGTTATATTCCGAAATGGTTTGAAGATAAAGCTCACGAATTGTTTAAAGCTAACACTGTAAAATCTGTTGAAACATATTTTTATTGTGGAAATCAAAAAAGAATATTAAAATTATATTTAAGATATTATGGTTCCGATATGTACATTGATGATGGTATTGTTAGTAATATCACACTGGATTGCATCGGAATTGCGTTGGATGGTGTGTTAATTAATATAACAAACGAAGAAATACTTGGGATGATAACCGGATATATTGTGGAAATGGATACTATTAAACAAAGTCTGGATGAAGCTATTTGGGATGAAACAAATGAATATATGAAATTAATGGATTGTGAAATTTGGACTCACACATATGTTAACATGGGAACTATAAATGATATTCCGATTGATAGTTATAATTACGTTAGTCAGAGCACTTTTAGTGGTAAAATGTGTGATTTTATTAATGGAGAATTTTAACCTTTAAAACGAGCAATTAATTTACTAATTAAATCTTTTATCATAATTCCACCAACATTAACTAATCCACTACCTAAAATTCTTAAAGTTATTTCTTTAGCATCAGACTCATTAATTTGTTTATTTATCACCATTGTATATAACATAACTAAAATAGGTATGATAAAAGCATAAGACATCATTTTTGTGATTTTAAATAATGTTATATTCAAACTCTCTAAAAATTTAAACATAACCTCTTTCAACTCAATTGATTTATCTAACCCAACTTTAAAAATATCGGATAATCCCTCCTCTCTAATTAGTTTAAGTACTTTTTCTACACTTTTTCTATTATCAATATAATTAACCGCAATAATACCCGTTAAAATTAAACTCAAATCTAAATCAGAAATTTCAGGGAATCTACCTTGCAAAAATTCACTTATTGGAGAGATAAAACCTCCAATACTAGCTCCCCAGGTTATAAGAAACTCAAAATTTAATTTATAATTTTCATTCACTTCTTTCAATACTTTAGAGGTATAGTCATACCCTTCTTCTATTGATTTTGTAAATTCATTGATAATTGATTCAGTTAAAATCAATTTTTTTTGTTGCTCGTTAATTATTAATAACCTTTTCATATGATAATAAATACTTTAATTATATTTATTGTTAAATAGAATCAATAAAAATATGTTAAACCCTAGATTAAAAGTCGGTGATAGAGTGTGTCTCTACTATATGCCCAACGAATATTCAATACCGGTAAATACTTATGGAACGGTCACCAAAGCCCAACACATATTTGGTGAAGACCATTATAGTGTTAATTGGGATAATGGTAGTACGTTAATGTTAATAGGTGGTGAGGATATGTGGGGTTTTGAACCATTAAAAAAACAAGGGGAAAAAAAGAAGATAAAAGAACAAACATCTAACAAAAGTTTTGATATTTTATTAGGTAAAAATGGGGATGTATTTAAATCATTTAATATGAAATTTTTATACAAATACCTTATATTAATTAAAAAGTCGGCAATTGTTAATATGTTTGGGGCAGCACCATATCTTTATATGGGTAAAGAACGAATTGAACACGAATTTAAATATAAGGATATTCACAATGAAGAAGCATTTAACCAAGTTTTAGATTTAGCTAACCAAGCCCAAGCAGAAATGATAAATGGGGTTATTAATGTTTTAGAATCTAAAGGTATAGAAGATACTTTAGAAAATCTTAATAAGTATCTTAGAGTTTATTCATCAAAAGTTCTTGAAAATTACATACACTTACATTAAACAATATATTTATATATAAAAACCAAAAATTATGAATGCATATTTTTTCAAAATGACCAACGAGGAAAGAAATAATATCCTTGACCAACATAAAGAGATTTATGATGGATACGTAACTAGTTACGCTCAACCAGAGAAAAACCAACCTTTATATACGCAAGATTACGCAAACGATAAAGAAGGTGTTACCGTTAACAATAAAGGCGAAGTTTCATCATATAAAACTATGAAAATTAACGAAATGCATGCCGACGGAAAAAGTACTGGATTATTTTCTGATGAAGAACCAAAGGAACAAGGACATATATCACCAGGTTCTCAATATGAACCGGAAGAATCCTTTGAAAGTGAAGAAGACGAAGGACATTATGTTTCATTAGGGGAACAATTAGATATGATTGGTGATGGTGATGATGATTTAGACCACGGAACATTTGAAGATGATGATTTTGAGGAATTAGACGATGAATTATTTGACGATGATGACGATATAATGGCGTTAACCAATCCTGATGATAGTGATGACGATTTTGATTTAAATATTATGGATTTATTTGGTCTTGAAGATGAGGTTGATGAGTTTGAACAAGGTGAACAAGATGACATCATTTCAAACATTACCGAATCTTTAGATATGTTCAAAAGATTTATGAAATATAATTAATATGAAAAAAATTATTAGATTAAAAGAAAGTGATTTAATTAGTATTATAAAACGACTTATTAATGAACAATCCAATTCAAATTTGGAAACAAAATTAAGAAGTAGGGGATACACCGATGCCAATAACACCGGAGGTAGAAAAGTATTAGTTAAAAAAATACAAGGAGCGGGAAATTTCTTTTTTGAATTTAAGAAAGATGGTGCTGTCTTAAAAGTTTTAAAACCTAGTAATAAAATTATCGTGCAATTTAAATTAAAACAATCGTGTATTAAAGGTGATTGTAATTGGTATACAAAAGGATTTCAAAGTGAAATAGAATCGGAAAGATTATCAGAAATGATTGATGTTTTAACATCCCCAAATTTACCAATCAATTAAAAAAAAAATCTATATAAGCGAAGAGGTGAATTCCACGACGCATTTTACAATGAAAAATAGAATATAATGGAAATTAAAGAATTAGAATCATTTTATATAAATGAAACATCTCAAACTTTAGAAGTTACATTTAGAATTCATTCCGATAATGAGGATGAAATTAGAACAGACCAAATAGATTTAGAAGAATCTAAAACATTTGGATATATATTAACCCAAAATAAGTCCGATAATTTTTATGAAGAGGAAGAGGAAGAGGAAGATTATTTTGATGAGTTTTTTGATGAAGATTTTGAAGAAGAAGAAATAATATCATTTTTAAATGAATATTACCTAATTTACCCTAAAAGATTACCCAATACCCAACTATTTTAACAAATATGATTACAGATATTGACCGTATTATTTCTTTAATGAAAGAATACACAACAACAAATTCAAATGAAGAACTTGGGGAACAAGAAGAAGCTCCTGTCGATGGTGCTAGTTCCGAGGGTGGTTCAACTAATACCGTAACAAAATGGACAACAGGTTTAACTAGAGGTCCAGCAAATATGTTAGGATTAAAAGGTGAAAAATGGGAATCAGGGTTAACGAGGGGAAAGGCAAACCCATTAACGTAATGGTTTATTAAAATAAAATAATATTTATATTATTAATGATATTTATAACAAAACAATAATATGGAAAAATTTAATTTAAATGAGGGGAACGATGCTCTTAAACGAGTTCTTCTTATGATGAAATATGATAATAAAAAAACTTTAGTTGAAAATACTTCTTTAATATTTGAACAAACTGAAGATGAATATTTCACAAATTTAACCAAAAGTTTTATGGCTCATCCTGAGCAAATTCCTAATATTTTTGGAAACCCAACAATAAAGCCTGAGGTAAATGCTAAAGCGTTTTTTATGGCTATTAGTAATGATAGAAAGAGAGGTATTGGTAGTATTACGAGAGATATGGACCCTGACCAAGGATTACCCTCCATTATTTCAAAAACATTTAACATATTACCGAATAGTGTTGCAATGATTAAATCGTATCCTGCTGTAGGAGGTGAAACATTTTGGGAAGCAATTGAAGGTGAATGGTTTGCAGATGATTTAAAAGATTCAGTTATTAATCCTGTTAAAACTCAAATACAAACTTGGTGTCAAGACCCTAAAAATAAAAAAAACAACCTTTGTGTTGTTAAATCTAGGTATGGCTTATAATAACAAATATAATTTAAATGAAAGGAATGAAGTCCTTAATCGCGCTCTTCTTATGATGAACTATGATAGTAGAAAAACTTTAACTGAAAATCAAGAATTTTTACCAATGATTGAGGAAGGTTATGTTTTTGATTTTGTCATTACTGAAGATGAAAAATATTTAATTTGGGCGGATAATTTAATTTCTAAAGAATTAGGTTTTATTGGTAATATATGGGAAAATACTTGGGTTATTAATGAAATAATTAAAGAAAATTATAAAAATAGTGCTAATATTATTGAAGAAAGTGTTTTAAATTCTATTAGATGGACTAAAGATTTATTTTTAGAGTCGTTATCTTTAATTAATGATGATGAATTAATTAATGAACAATCAGATTGGATAAAAAATACCGCTAAGTCGGCTTGGAATGCAACCAAAAAAGTTGGTAGTACCATTGCGAGTGGTGCGGCTGAGTTAGCCAAGAAAGCCTTAATGAATGGGTTTTTACCGGCATTAAGATGGATAAGAAAAAATGTTTATACCGTAGCGGGGACTGTTATAGATGTTGTAACGGCAATGATACCTGTTACAACGGGAGCAAATAAATTAGTTTGGGCAATGATAGTTATTTTAGATGTATTTGAGATTATTTCAGGTAATTTTGACCCAGCTGACCCCGAAAGACAACAAGACCCGTATTCAGGGTTATTAATTGATTTAATTTCATTTGTATTTGCCGCTGCCGCAGGTCTTACAACTAAGACTGCTTTAAGAGCGGTCAAAGCGGGTAAACCGGCTAGTGGATTTTTGAAAAATACCCTAACAAAATTATCAAAATCTTTACCGGGCATTTCATCATCACTATCATCATTTGGTAATTTAATTATTAAACATATTCCGGGAGCAAAAACAATCGTTACTAAAGTAATCTCAGGTTTTAATTCTATTATTAAGGGTGTTGATACATTTATATCTCAACTATTTTCTAAACAAGGTGTTACAGCAGTTGTTACGGGTGTCGGTGTTGGATTATTAGTTAGACCAATTGTGTTAGGAATTAACGACACCGGAGATGATGTTTCAAACGTGAATAAGTATTTTAGAGACATTCATAATATAATGTTTCCTGCGTGTAAAGTTGATATTACAAAAATACCTAACGGAAATACATTTACCAAAGAAACTGAGGACGGTGTTAAAAAATTTGCAACTTGTTTCAATAATGACCCTGAAACAGGTAAATACGAAAAATTAAGAACTGATGGAAAATTAGATAATGGTGGTTTAATGGCCATGGGTCTAACAATGGATGAGAGAGGAATTTCAAAATATATCCCACCTAAAGCCAAAGAAACTATGGGTAAAATGGCTAAACAAGGTACTGATTTTCTTAAAAAAAGTTTATCAAAGGTTGCAAAACAACCAACAACATAAAAATATTATTATATTATAAAAATGGAAAAAAATTTAATTACAGAAATACATAGAATATCGGAACTTATCGGTATTGAAAATAAATTCACTTTAAACGAAAGTGCGTTAGGTAGTTTATTTAAAAACGTGGCCGAAACAGAAATATTATCTATTTTAAGGGCTGAAGTTCAAGCCGCCATGAAGGGTGTCGGGGTGATTTCAAAACAAGGAAAAGTTTACTCATCAGTAGAACGCGCAGCTCAAAAATCTGTTATGAAAAAAGCGGGTTTACAATCATTAACCGACACCCAAAAAAGCGGTATTAAAGCGGAATTAATTAGATTAGCTCAAGAAGAGGCTGAAGCAGCGGCAAAACAGGGTAGTAAAGAATTGGCGGATAGGGGTATTGTTATCAATATTACAAATCAACTTAGAAACAACTCTAGACAAATAGTTAATGGTATTACCAAACGAACTAGAGGAGGTGCTAGTAAAACAATAAAGGCCGGTGCCGACGACTTTGCTAAGGCTAGTAAAGAAGGGTTAGAAAAAGTTGTTAGAGAAGGTGGGTCTGAAGAAGTTGAAGTAATGGTAAAGAAAGGGTTATCATTTAAAGAAATAGTTAAATCTTCCGCTGCTAAATGGGGTGTCGGTCTTTTGGCCGCGGGATTGATTGCTTGGTGGATTTTATCAACTATGAGCACAGTTCCGGACGATTTACCTGTAACACCACCTGTAACACCACCTGTAACACCCCCTGGTACAAATAGATATATTGATTGTACAGGTAGAGGTACTTATAAAAAAGGGTGTAAAACATCACCAACAGGTGTTATTGGACAAGTTCAGGCATGTTTAGGGTTAATCCAAGACGGTAAATTTTGGATTAAAACACAAGCGGCGTTAGTTGCTAAAGGTTTTCCAAATGGATTTACCGATGCTGATGTTAGTAAAATATGTGGTGGAACAACACCAGCTCCGGCACCAGAAGAAAGACCAGCACCAGCACCAGAAGAAAGACCAATACCTGATGCTGAGGCTTATGTAAATAATGTTGATAATAATGAATTTTAATATGAAAAAGAGAGAGATTATAAAAGAACAAGTGTCGGACCCAAAAATTGCCGATAGAGCTAAATTGATTGAATTTAATCGTGCGGGATGTTTTCCGAAATGGTTAGTTGGCGGTACTGTCTCAGACTACAAAAATAAGAGAGTTTGGTCAGGTAAAAATAGTAAAAATCAAGATATTGTTTTTTATTTAGATTTAATTCCTGATGGTAGTGGAAGAATGGTTGCTGAAAATATTTCAACAAAAGAAAAAAGAGGATGGTCTTGTGATACCGTTGGAGGAAAATACAATGATATTTTAGCAAATTTTGGTATAACCAAAACTGATACTGAAAAGGCAAAACAAATTACAACAACATTACGAGGATTAATTGACCAAAATGCCGTGTCGGACATATTCCAAAAATGGAATGATGTTTTAACTAATGTGTTTAAAAGTACAGAAGTATTAAAAATAAAACCTGAAAACTCATTACCGGCTAAAACTTCTGATTTACAAATCAAGTATCAACCAAATATGTCAGAACAATTAAATTCTGATTATGGATGGAAGAACATCTCAATTTATTTACCACAAGCAGCAATGGAAACACCAACTACTGTGGATATGAAATTAGACGAGACTACTTGTAATACCATATTAAAAACTTATTTAGATTCCGCATTCCAATACTCATACAATAATTTAGATGCAAGACCGGATGTTTTAAAAATGCAAGGTCAAATTAATAGTTGTTATGGTAGTGGTAAGTACAATAGTTTCTCCGGAATAGATAAAGCTGATTATCCAGGTGTTCCTAATGATAAAAACCCTTTCAAATTATTTAGAAATAAATTAAGATTTGAATTCATTGTAAAATTATTAAGAGGTGATAAACCCAAATATTTACCATCACCAAGTCCTTATTTGTTTTACATCGGAGGAATACAAAATGAGTCAGTTCAAAACGAATTAAAAACAATGATTAAAGAAAGTCTATATCAAAGTTCTAAACTTAAAAAACAAAATTTAATCACAGAATCTAATATTATTGGAAATAGAACCAAATTTTTAATTGAGAATAGAATACTTGAAACAGAATCTCAAAGAGATAAATTCTTCAATGAAATACTTATTGAATCGAATTATTTAAATTCTCAAGGATTCAGAGAACAATTAATTAACGAGCAATTCTGGGACGCATTAAAAGGCTTATTCGGAACTGGTGCTGAAGGAACATTCCAATACTTTAAAGAATATTTGGCAAAACAACTTATTACTAAATTAACACCGTTAGATACTGATGGATGGATTGGTGGTATAGTTGTTAAAGCGGTAGGTAACGTTGGTCTTACAGATATCGGTAAATTAACTAATTGTAATTTTCTAGTGCCTGTTCTAACTAAATCAATTGTTGAAGAAGCTGCGGATAAAATTAAAAAATCTGTTGGTATGACAGGTCCGTTTTATGATATATTAAGAAACTCATTGGCTGAAATGGTAGAACATTCCGATTTCGGACAATCTGTTGAGAGAAATTTATCTACTCTTATATGTCCCCTATTAGGTGGTGTTAAAACTAAAATAGAGACAGCTACTGATAAAATGAAAGAAAAAGTGTTAAGTAAGTAAACTTACCTCCGGTGTAGAAACCGGATGGTATTAACCATTTAAAAAGAAAGGGGAAAATACCACATCTAGCAAAAAGATGTCTTCGGACATCTTTTTGTTGCCTAAAACTTTTTTAAAATAAGTTTTGTTTATTAAATAATTTATATTACTTTTGTCCTATGAAAACATTTGACGATTTAGAGTTTAAACCATATCCAATACGAAAAGGTGTCCAAGCAAAATTGGATTTAGGAAACGATATATTAGTTTCTGTGGTTGGTGGAGAGGGATTATATGGAGATGGTATAACAACTTTTGAAGTTGCCGCGTTCTACAAAACTCTCAATAAATTTGTTCCATTTGAAGATGGTGATAATCAATCAGGGTGGAACACAAAAGAAGAAGTAACAAAAATTATTAACAGATTAGAAAATTTATAAATTATGGCGGATTTTAGTACTTATATTGATGTTGACCCTTCAGAATATGTATCAGAGTGTTCTCGTAGTGAGATTATAGAATTAATTGAGATTCTTATTGAAGAAGGACATTTAAATTCATTCAACGGGAAGGTTAAATTATCGAGTAAAGATGGAATAGATGATGAGTGGTATGAGGCTTTAAATAAATTATATCATTCAAAAATGGTATTGACAAAAGAAGATGAAGACATCATTTTCACTATTTCAAAAAAATTACCGTAATGGACGACATTAATGCTAAAATTTTTTTAGATAAAAAACAAGAGGAACATTTCAAGGAATTTGGTGTTTTTGCTGATACCAACAGTAAAATTGCTGAATGGATGGAGGAGTACCACATAGAGGAGTTAAATAAAATTATTGAAAAAAATTTGACAACTATTTAAACTTTTCGTAAGTTTGATATAATTATAAGAAACACAGGTAGAGATACCACAAAAAAAAGAAAAATGAAAAATACTAATAAACATATGAATGTCGTGATTTGGAACCAACAATTTAGTAATTGTTCGTATCCGCGTATTTCGCATACAAGTTCAGATAGTTTATTAAATGATTTAACGACAATATAAAAGTTAAACATAAAATATAACCAAAATCCTGAACTCAAAAAGTTCGGGATTTTTTTTTATAAAAAAGTTTGGAAGTTAAAAAAAAAGGATTACCTTTGTCCCATCAAAATAAAGGAATTAGTTATTTGACATATTGGTAAGAATAAAATGGAAGAGTGGACAGTGGTCGTTAAGTAGTCTTGAAAACTATCGGGTGTAACAGCTTTGCAGGTTCGAATCCTGTCTCTTCCGCAATTTTGCCCCTTCGTATATCGGTTAGTACACATGGTTTTGGTCCATGCGGGAGTGGTTCGATTCCATTAGGGGTAACGAGGGGTTCGGTGGAAACCCACGAATAGGTGATGAGCCTATATCCACCAAAATACTGATGTAGCTCAGTGGTAGAGCACTTCTTTCATACGGAAGGTGTCGGTGGTTCAATCCCACCCATCGGTACAAAAAATTAACTAGTCATCGTACCCAATCGGTGGGCGTCAGTAAGTATTCTGAGCGACGTTTAAATCCTGATAGCAATTGTTAATTTTATTTACCTCGTTGGCGTAATAGGAGCGTATTTGTTTTACATACAAATGGCGGTGGAGCATAACCATCACGAGGTACAAAAAGGGATGCTTCAGTCACTGGTGTGATAAGCGGTCTGTAACACCGTTCTGTAGTAGGGTATGGTTCGATTCCATAGTGTCCCACAAAATGATGAATTTCTGTATGAAAGAATGTCGACAATTCTGATTACAATAAACGAAATTATAACCCTCTGCCTGTGCACAGTAAAACTACTATTAAGCAGTCAAGAGTGAGACGAAACGGGTATCTCACCATCATTTTAATTGGGGATTAAGCTAATCTAGTGAAAGCATTGGTCTGAAGAATCAAGGAGACCGGAGCGTAACCGGTAGTCCCCACAAACAAGGAAACAACCCCCGAGTTGGTAAGCGCTTACCCGGACTCAAGAGAAGTAAAGTTACCAGATGGGTGCGTAACGCCTTGGACTACTATGACTTAACAATGATACGAGCTTCATACGTTCGCAAAATAACATAGTGGTCATATCTTCCTCTGTCATATAATGGTAATTATGTTTGACTGTTAATCAAATCATGGTGGTTCAATCCCACCCGGAGGAGCGAGGTTACCCCCACACCTCCTATATGGCACTCGGTCCGTTAAGCCGGGGAAGTGGGGTAATATGGAGTTTGAAGCTTTAACGGTGAAGCGTTGGTTTGTGGTACCAAAGAATTCGGTTCGATACCGAACTAACTCCCAAAATTATTTGTTATGGATGAAGATAAAAAAATTGAAGAATTAGAAGGTCTAATTGTTGATTTGAAATTTGATTTAAAAAAATCCAAAGATAAGGAAATGATTTACTTGGACATTCTATCTAACATTGATAATTCATTGAAAGTGTTATTCAAGAGGGAACAAGAAAATGAAAGATTTAATCTTGGTGATAATGTTAATTACCGAGAATGTATTGTAAATCTGAAGTCGGCGATGGATGATTATAAAAGAATTTATAAATTACGGTTATGAAAAAGGTATTGGATAATCTTTGAGGTCTGCTAAACAACAGACTCAAGATTATGAGTGTAAACACAAACAGAATGAAACTGAACAAGGCAACTTGTTCCAAAGATTACAGAGTAATTTGGTTAAAGTTTGAATATCCACCTTATTGGGATGAGGGTGTTCATTATAGAAGAGGTCAGTTCTCTCACAAATACAGAGAACATAAAACTTGGAAGTATAACCGAAAAACTCAATGGAAGTAAAATGTGTTGTTCCTGTGAGAGGGGAAAATAGAGTGGCTACACGGTTATTGCAATTAACTAGTAAAGACTAACACAGAGGAGTTCTCAACCTCACAGCCGTGTTGTTCCTGTGAGAGGGGAATTAAGTATTAAAATTAGGCCAACCTACTTGCGTAAGTCCTATTTAGTGTATAAAAAGTTAGTCTTAAACACACAACACAGAGGAGTTCTCAACCTCAAATTGTCACCATAGTTCAACGGATAGAATTTTGATTTACGGCATCAGAGATAGGGGTTCGAATCCTCTTGGGGACACAAAATGGAGAGTAAAACAATCAGGGTATTGTCACCGCCTGCTAAGCGAGTGGTTCTGTAAAAGGGATGGATTTCAAGTATTCTGCTCTCCGCAGAAAATAAAATTAAAATCTAGATGTGGGAAAGTTGGTTAATCCGCTACACTTGGAATGTAGAGACCGCTGGTTCGAGTCCAGTCATTTAGACAAAATAACTACCATTAGGGAATGATACGAGCCTGCAAAGTTCGAAAAGAGTCAGGTGGTAGTTTATTATTCGGGATATAGTCTTGGGGTGAGACGCTTGGTTTGGGACCAAGAGGCGGCAGGTTCGACCCCTGCTATCCCGACAATATTGTTCCGTAACTCAGCGGTAGAGTTCTGAACTGATACTTCAGCGGTCGTAGGTTCAAATCCTACCGGAACAACAAATGTGGCTCACAAACTTTGATTATTAAGCTCAAATTAGTTATGTTTTGAGCCAAATAACAAAGTGAAATGAGCTCAAACTCCCCCAAAGCTTTAAGGTGAAGCACGATACTTTTAATATCGGGAAGTTGGTTCGATACCACCTGGGGGAACAAAAAAATAGAAATAATGATAAACAACATCGAACAACTGAAACCATTGTTAAATTTCTCCGAAAAGGGTGATTTTTATATGTTATATGTTTTTAAGCGTAAAAAAGACCAACCCATCGATGAGAGGGACAATCACCAATCAGTAAGAACAATTAAAACTTACTGTATTGATAGTATTGAGCATTTGGAGAAAAGGTATGATGAGATTATCCAATTATGTGAGATGTTTAAAGCGAGAGCTTACATCCACATCCAAAAACAAAATCATCGTGATGTATCTTTGGATATGTTAGCACTTCTTGCTGAGAGAATCAAAAATGGGGTTCAAAACCAAAAAGGTTTATTTGATTCGGTTGTGGGTCAAATTAAGACACAGGAAAAAAGATGGATTGTAGATATTGATACTAAAGATTTTGATACTCTTTTTGAAGTGTCAAAATTTCTAATTGTTTTACAACCGGTTGGTGATAAAGTTGAGGCTGTCATCCCAACAAAAAATGGTGTTCATTTAATTACCAGAAAATTTGATGTTAGAAAATTCCAAGAAAAATTTCCGGAGATAGACATCCAAAAGAAAAATCCAACACTTTTATACTATCCTGATAGTTTAGAGTAAAAAAAAATGTTTAATTAAAAATTAGAAATCGTGAGTAGTTACCAAAAAACTTTGGTTTTAGATTCAAGTTTCATGGCGAGGAGTATTATTTCCACAGAGAGGGCTTTCGTCATTTCTTATAAAGGTAATGCCGATGTTATAAACGAACATCCGGAATCATTCAAATTAGTAAATCCTGAATTGGACATCAAAAAACCATCAATCATTCGGGTATATAAGTATGTTAATCAAATCATACAAAAAGTTCCTTTAAATAGAGAGAATGTTTATCGTAGAGATAACTTTGAATGTGTATATTGTGGGTGTAATAACAGAAAGACATTAACATTAGACCATGTAGTACCCCAATCTAAGGGGGGTAAAGATAGTTGGGACAACTTGGTTACCGCTTGTAGGAGATGTAACGGTGAGAAGTCCAATTTGACGTTAGAGGAATATGGTAAAGACATACCTCAACCAAGACGACCACATTATCTGATGTTAATGAAACAAGTTCATCACGATATCCCAAAAGAATGGGAACCTTATTTATTTTTTTAAAATAAAGTTTGGTAGTTTAAAAAATTGTATTATCTTTGTCGAAATTAAATATATAAAAATTATGAAAAAAAGTATTGTTGTTGCGGGATTGGGAGAATTGTCTATGGGTGCGGGAATTGAGAATATTACTCAAACACCATTTATTAGTTTTAATAAATTATTAAAACCAAGAATGATTGGTGATAATATTTATTCTTCAGACGAATCGGAAGAACTTCTAACTGTTTTCTTTAAGAATCTTGAATCATTGGAGATTTTAGAAAAAATGTGTAAAAGAACAAGGAAGGTATTGGCGAAACAAAGTAGAGTTTCCCAACCAAAAGTTGAGAAAAAAGTTAAAAAAGGTAAAAAAAAGATTAAAAGTGTTACGATTGTAGGATTGGGTAAAAAATAGTATTATCTTTGTACTCACAAAACAGATGTATTATGTTATTAGAAAAAGAAATTTTAGATTTTACGATTTGGTTGTATAGTAAAGGGTGGAAATTATCATCCGGAGGAAATTACACCAATATCCAAACCGATGAGGTTAAAAGTGTTGGAGATTTAATTATTCAAAGTAAAACAATCGACAATTACGCACCACAAACATTCCAAGTGGGTGAAGTGGTTATAAACAAAGATGGGGGAAATGAAGTTGAATTAACAAGAATTGATTGGAATCGGTACGAGCGAGAATACAAATGTTGGTACGAAGATGAAAATGGTGATGAGTGGTACGGATTTGAAGACGAATTTGAGAAGATATGAAAAAAAGTAATTTAACCACGGAGGAGATAATAACCGAAATTATTAAATTGGATTGTGAGATAACCGAATCAATATTTAGAGGTCATAAAGCCAATGATGCTGATGAGTATGTTAATCATAGAAAAAGATTAGTTTTTTTGAGAAAGATTCTCAAAAGTAGAAATGTAATTGTATCGTTGTAAAAATAGGTTAAACATTGAAACCTTTGTAAATAATAAGTGAACCAAAGAAATACGTGGTAGCATTTGTACAATTGTCTTGGTTATTTACATAAAGATACTATCAGAAATGGTAGATGTGTTGTTCCCTTGAGAAAGGAATAGGTAAATTAAACGTATAGAGAACGCCTCTATCAACACAAATGAGTTCTCAGCAAGTAAGTTATTTGGGTTCATCCAGTAACTACGTGACCCTAAGTTTATATAGAGACCCTAATAAGGCATGGCGCTTGAGAGATTCAGGCTATATAGACAAGGGTGCTAATATAAAAATAGAAATGATGATACCAAAAAATGAAATGGTTGAGGGGTGGTATAATGGTTTCTGTAGAAACAACCACGTCGCTTATTGGGACGGAGAGAAGTTCCAATACGTTAGATATCAATTTGGATTTTACTTGGACACCATAGAACATTTTGAAGATGTTAAAGACAAAGGATTTGACGGATTTGTTCCGGTGGAAAAGATTGAAAGAATCCCCATTGATAAACAATGGGAGGTTAAAGATGAAATAGGTTATTAAATTAACATTAAATATAATTTACAAAAATGGGTGTATTTGTAAATTATATTTTACTTTAAATGTTCAGGTGCTAGAGTGGTTGATTAGATTGGTCTGCAAAACCAATGACGAAAGTCCTCGTCGGTTCGAATCCGACCCTGAACTCAAATAACATAATTATTTAACTCACGAAAATGGGCTTGAACTACCGAACGGAAAACGCGTTTCTTAATAGGGGTAAAAAAGAAAATTAGATTTGGAGGCATCCGGATTGTGTGAAAAAGTAGGAGGGTTGCCCGGCAGGGGACTACGAATGATTATGTTATTATTTTTGGTAAAACATAGGTTATGGTGAACTTTGGTATTTTTTAAGATATTTATAATAAAAGACATAATATGAACTTAAAAACTATTACAAAAGAAGAGTTATTTGAAATTTTGAATAATTCAAAATCTATGAGAGAGGTTATTTTATTATTTAATTTATCACCAAATGGTTCGGGTGGTTATAGGAACATTAAAGATAGAATAATTAAATTGGGATTAGAGATTCCTAAATATAATTATTATGGGACTGGACCTAAAGAGGTTAGATTAGATGAGGATGTTTTTGTTGAAAATTCAACATTTCCAAGACAAAAAATTAAAAATAGAATATTAAAGAAAAATTTACTTGAATATAAATGTATTGAATGTGGTAATAATGGGGTGTGGAATGGTAAAAATATTAGTCTACATTTAGACCATATAAATGGAGTTAATAATGATAATAGAATAGAAAATTTAAGATTTTTATGTCCTAATTGTCACTCCCAAACTAGTACATATTCCGGGAAATCCAATAAAATTAAATATCATTGTGAATGTGGTAGTACAAAAGATAAAAAAAGTGATAAATGTATTAAATGTTCAAATAAACAAAATAGAAAAGTTGAAAGACCGTCCATAGAACAAATAAAACAAGATATTATTAATCTTGGGTATAGAGGAACAGGTCGTAAATATGGTGTTAGTGATAACGCTGTTAGAAAATGGTTAAAATAATACGTTTGTGATGTAATGGTAGCATAATTCTCTCCAAAAGAATTTGTATGGGTTCGAGACCTATCAAACGTGCAAAATCCTTCTGTAGTTTAAAAAGAGCAAAACACAGAGACGAATACATCTCCCTCCGGTAACCATTCCAAGAATGTATTAAGAGTATGTGGGTTCGATTCCCACTGGAAGGGCAAAAGATTTATTCATATAAGGTTGAATAAGGTGACAGACGAAAGTTATCTCCAAAAGATAGGAAATATAAGGCTGACGCTATAACCGACGGGTTATTAGATGGTTTGATTCCATCTCCATAGTGTTCCGAGAGTATGGGTTAAAGGTATTAATAGCGACCTAAAGACTGGGGTAAATCTTGATAGATATTGTAAAACTAAACTTCCACATAAGGTGAAGTCGGTCATAATTGTTGGTGTGGATGTACTTCAAAGCCGTCTGTTGTTTTACAAAGAATTAAAAACAGACCTATAACTTACGTCAGTGGTAGTGTAGGGGTGAGGTTTGGAGTAATCAACCAAACCAAGAGACCGCCGAGGGTAAACACGGGTATGATGCCCGTCTAGTCCCCTAAGACTGAAATATCGGAGAATCCCCATTGTCTGTTTTTTTATTTACCAATTAGGTTAATACCGGCGATAATCGCCGTTATGTAAGAGAATATTAAATTAAAAAGTTTAACAACCGGGGTGTCCATACTCTAAAAAACTAATGGACTAGGTGTGTTGATAGGGGTGACCTCCCAACAGTAGCACCGTAGAAATACGGTTAAAGGATAGATAAGGACTGGTACGCCGGTGAGGAACACAACCAATTCCGGAATTCCCACGAGAAGTAATTCTCAAGTTGCCCGCTACGACCCGAGGGCGGGGTTGTTAAGCTTTTTTTTATTTAACTTAAAGGCATAAAAAAAGGTTAGATTTCTCTAACCTTTTTCTGTTTATTATACTGTAGATTTTTTAGCAACAATTGACCAAATTACACCAGTTAATGTTAATATCGCTCCGGATAATTCAGTGTACATACTATCAGATATGTAACCTTGTGCAATGACAATACCACCAATGGCAGTGAATACGTGGCGAATAACACCAAAAATTTGTTCTTTATTCATAATTGAATTTTTAAAAGTTTATTTACTATAAATATCTTAAATTATGATTAAGTTTAAAAAATAATTTTAAAACCACTTGACACTTTCACAAAATGTCGTATATTTATTAGAAATTACAATAACACAAAAAATGCAAACTTTAAACATATTACTTACGATAGCGGGAACTGAGGGTAGAGATACAACTTGGAAGACGATGGTATGATATATATTTAAGTAAAAAAATATTTAAAAATCCATCTTCAAAAAAAGGTGGATTTTTTTTTTGATTTATATTTGGTAGAATGAAATTAAGTTGTATCTTTGTCAAAAATAAAAGGGTTATGAAAAAATTAATTTTAATTATAGTTATCCCACTATTCTTATCTTGTTCTATTAATGAGTATGTGAGTTGTAATTGTGGTTTAGTGGTTAGTAATAGAGTACGAGATTATTCTGTTGTAATTAGAAATGAATGTACCGGTGATGATAAATTATTTTATCTATATCCGAATGATTGGAGAAACGCCCAAGTGGGTTCAGAGTTTTGTATTTATAACACCAATACTTGGTAAAAACAAATTAAAGATATGGAAGAATATACAGGAGAACAATTGGTGGTTATTATTAGTGGATTATTGATATGTTTTATTTTATTAGTAGCCGTAGGTAAAAAATATGTGGATAAAATAACTAAAAAATAATAACAGGTATGATTAGAGAAGAATTGGTTATGGATTACTCACCGATATTGGGAGTAACCTACGGATTAAAAAATGTTGTTGATGAATCAGAGTGGGATGAAGACCACGCATTAGATTTGGTTCTGAATAATATTATTGAAGAATAAGTTTGGTGGAATGAAATAAAGCATTATCTTTGTACCATCAAAAACAAACAAGTTAATTGACATATTGGTAATACAAAACGGCCCTATCGTCTATCGGTTAGGACATATGGTTTTCATCCATAAAAGTCGGGTTCGACTCCCGGTGGGGCTACAACTGACATCTCCCAAGGGAGAAGGTACTGGTCCGGATAGAACCTCATCTATCCAAAATTGGGGCTGTCGTATAAAAGCAATTACAATGGTTTTGCAAATCATAGAACACGGAGCGTTACCGTGTAGCTCCACAAAAAAGGTCTATTGTTAAGACCAATTAATTTAAAATAAATGATTAATGTTTAATTTATTAGACCTAATAGGAACACTGGCATTTGCCATATCCGGAGCTTTAGTATCCATAGATAAAAAAATGGATTTATTTGGTGTGTTTATAATTACATTCGTAACCGCATTAGGTGGAGGAACACTGAGAGATGTAATGATTGGAAGAACACCGGTGGGATGGATGCTCAACATAGATTATATCTATGTAATAATAACAGGGTTTATAGTAACATTATTATTCAAACAACTAATAGAGAAATTTAAAATATATCTTTTTATATTTGATACAATCGGTTTAGGGGTATTCACATTGATTGGGTTAGAAAAAGGAATAAACATTGGTCTACATCCCATTATATGTATCGCATTAGGTACAATGACCGCTTGTTTTGGTGGTGTGATTAGAGATATTCTATGTGCTGAAATACCGGTTATCTTTAAAAAAGAAATATATGCTACCATTTGTATATTAGGGGGGATTGTGTTCTTCATACTTAGGAAATTTAACCTAAACTCAGATGTGTTATATTTAACCACTTCATTAGTGATTATATCAGTTAGAGTAATGGCGGTGAGATTTAAATGGTATTTACCAACACTTAATAAAATGGTGTAAAAAAAAATTGGTTATTAAAGATTTAATAACTATCTTTGTAAAACAAAACAGGAAGACAGAATACGGGAAGTCACTACCCGGGAAACACGGTTCTTTCTCTTTCAATTGTTATAGGTTTGTCACCTTTGGATTGAAAATTTTGGTCTATTCGTTCAACGGCTAGGATGCTACCCTGTCACGGTAGAGATGAGAGTTCGATTCTCTCATAGACCGCAAAAAATAATACATCGCGAGGGGGAGGTATAGTATCTCATCGGTCTCATAAGCCGACCAAAGCAGGAGCGTTACCTGCCCTACGCTACTAATTTAATAACTAAATCCGTATGGCAACAGCAGCGAAAAGGTCAAGACAACAAAGAGTTCTTGAAGTGTTGGAGAAACAATTAAAAAATGGTGTAAAAACCGAAAAGGGTACTATGAATACCAAGATTCCTTTAACTGATTCTGATAAGAAAAGAATCGAGAAGGAGATTAACAACCTTAAAACGAAAGTTTAAGCTTATAAGCTTAAAATTAAAATTTATTTTAAAGGTATAAGCTTAAAAAAATAGATGAATAGACCACACCCGGGGTTAGTGATTTAATTATTGGGTCTCATTTCGGTACACAAGTCCGAAGTTCATCTAAACTGCGAATGTCGTATAATGGTCATTACTCTTGACTTCCAATCAAGGGATGAGGGTTCGATTCCCTCCATTCGCTCAAAAATAGTGAAAAAGTAATTATATGAAGTAACCTTCGGGGACACTGCCGGAACCCTTTAACACATAGGTTGGTGAAAAGTATGATGAAAGACAACGGCGCACCGGTCATCCATCTGGGAGTAATTACCCATAACGGACATGGAGATGAAGTCATAGCTCCTTAAGACCGCAATGGTGAAAAATTTGGTCAAACTATTTTAAAAATTATATTCTGTTTGACGTTAGACAGTATGGTGCCCTCGATATCTCGGAAACACAAGTGGGGAAGGAAGTTACTCACCACATACAGAAAACATAGATTCGCATGTCTAACGGAAGGTTAAGTGAAAACGTCGGCATTCGTCAAGAATGTGGCAGGATGATAATACGGGAGTGAAAGGGTTTGGGCTTTCACACTTAATTACCAATCTATGTCGGTAACAGAATAAATTGGCTCCATCGTTCAACGGATAGGACATTTCTCTTCTAAGGAAATTATCGGGGTTCGAATCCCTGTGGAGTCACAAATGGTGTAAAAGGGTTGAGTGATGGTAATTTGTAGGTAACACTCCTTAATACTAGGATTGGAGAGAAGAGTTGGTGCATATTACAAGTAATTCATCGAGGTAGGTTCGATTCCTATCTACACTACTAATTTTTCTTTCTTTATGTTTTTGTTATAGTCAACAGATGGGTTAAAGTCCCATCAATTTACCCCTGTGGACAAACGGGAAAGTCGCTTCACTTAGGATGAAGAGTTTTGTGAGTTCGACTCTCACTGGGGGTACAATACATTATCATAACTCGGTGTGATACACCGCCAACTACCTCCTTAAACAACGTGGGAACTGCGGTTCTCCCAATGTGGCCGAAGTGATGATGTTTTAAGAAACAGAGAAAAATCTGGACAGCGAAAGCAGGATAGACCTTGGACAGTTTCTTTTAGTAGTTTAAGAGACAGAGTTGACTTCTACTTAAAAAAAATACTCTGCAACAGGCTTCCGTCGCATAGTGGTTGATTGCACCTATTTTGTAAGTAGGACCGAATGGCACGTTGGTTCGAATCCAACCGGAAGCTCAATTGAGATAGAGATACTCAAGAGATTTGGCATCGTTTCTTAAACAAAGATGTAGCTGACGCCTCAAACGGTTTGATAGATGAGGTCTTTGGAAAAAAGGGAGCATACTAACTCACCTCCAAGTAATAGTTGACTTTTATGTGCGGGTAAGACCGTCTCGACTTTTGAATAGAAAAACCGAAAAAATTCTACCCCAAACTAATCTCATTGGGGGAACACATCTGGGTGGTGAAATGGTATACACGCTAGACTTAAAATCTAGTTTTCCGAAAGGAGATTGAGGGTTCAAGTCCCTCTCCGGATACAAAATATTATCAATATGGGAAAAAAGATTATTAAGGTAATAAAGATAATACTACTAATAACAGTATTTTTTTTTACTTGGAGATTTAAACATCATTTTATTTAAAAAATTAAACTAATTAATATGAAAAACAACCAACCCAACTCCACATAGTTTTAGCTATTAGCTAAAATTTATGACTCAGAAATTGAGAATTTGGAGAGTAGTCCCTACCAGTAAGACTGGTGTTCAGGCTCCCACTTTTTTCGTAGAAACTACGGAAGAAGGACGTGAGAAGGCAGAAGTATCTGCGGTTAAACAGGCGAGAGTAAAATCTGGCTTAGGAAAGTTCGATAATTGGAACTTTAGATTGGAGAAACTCTCTGTGAGGGTTGATAAATTTGGGAGGTACATTAAGCACCACCAATAAATTGACATATGTTTTATGGGTTCATTAAAAACCCATAATTGGTCTCGTAACTCAGAGGTTAGAGTGCTACACTCATAATGTAGAAGTCGGGATATCGTAATTCTCCGGGACCACAATAGATATTTGAGTGTAAGTATAGTATAATATCAGTCGTTGGACTCTTACAGGTCGCGAACGATGGTCTGATTGTCGTTAATCAGTGTAGATACCCGAGAACTCCTACATAGAACCTCCGAGGAAACTTGGGGGTTTTTTATTTACAATAAAACAAAACATCCTTATATTTATAAATGAAACCTTGTTGCTGAGGTTCTCGTGTCCAAAGTGGCATTTGAGTTGGAATTGATACCAACGAAGAGAAGTTCAATAAACATAAAAAATAAAATAAGGAAATTATGTATTACCAAACAAAAACAGGTACGCCTTGTGCGTATATCACAAAAGACAAAAAACGTCTTAAACAAGTTGGACAAAATGTCTATCTTAAAAATGGGGATGAATTCCAACTAGAATTATTTAACCCCTCCACTAACACAGTATTATCTAAAATTAAACTTGACGGAAATTATATCTCCGGAGGAGGAATTGTTCTTAAACCGGGACAACGAATTTTCCTTGAGAGATATCTTGACGATGCTCGTAAATTCAAGTTTGAAACTTATGAGGTTGACGGAACATCAAATGAGGTGTTGGATGCCATCTCCGGAAATGGGGATGTTGTTATTGACTTCTTTGATGAGTATAAACAACCGGTGTGGACAAACAATATTAGTTATGGGGGTTCATTTGGTGGACCAACTTATTCTACAAACACGGGTGGGTCATTTCAACCACCTACCCACACAACAAATACTGGAGGAATTACATTTACAACTAATGGATTTGCGGGTTCAACAACCGGAACGGCATCATACAGTACATTAACTGCGGGAATTAGTTCAGCTATGTTTAATACCTCATCAGGAAATATCAATATTAGTGGTAAAAAAGAGGTTACTATGGATTCATTAGAGACCGGTAGAGTTGAGAAAGGTGGTAAAAGTGACCAATCATTCCAAACGGTGAATAAATCGTTTAATCACTACGCATGTTCTACTTCTATATGGAAGATATTACCTGAATCACAAAAACAATACAACAATAAAGATTTAAAAGTTTATTGTGGTAATTGTGGTAAAAAAAGAAAAAAAGATTCTGATAAATTTTGTTCTTCTTGTGGAACTAAATTTTAAAAAATAAACAAATAACAAGGTTTCATAAAAAAACCCCTCCGTTTAAGAGGGGTTTCTTATTATTTAATTAAAAGGTTGTATTCAAGTCTTCCGTTTTTTGGGATTAAATCAACATCTTTTAACTCAGTAGAACTACCCCATAATGTTTCTTTAACAAGTTCATATGGAAATTTAATTGAGTCTTTTATTGTTGTTTTAAGTTCTAAAACTGTTGTAGTTTCAGTTACATCAAACTGAGTTAAGTATGATGTAAGTTCACCTTTTGGTGATTCTTTATCTATTGTAATTCTTACTGGTTTTTTCATATTTATAATTTTTTATTTAATTTTTTTTATTAGTCCCACCAAATATAGTCGTTAAATGTATAATAATTATTATCATCTGTAAGTATTGATGGTGATATTTCGGTTTCACTTACCAAATATATGTAGTAATTACCATTCTCATTAATTCTTTGTACAAAACTATTTCCACAAGCTCGTGGAATATTAAAAGTTGTATGTGATGTTACAAGACGATTTAATCGGTTACCATTAAAATCATATAGACTAATATTTGTATTACCACTTAAATCGAAAAATGTATACATAAATTTATCATCTCCAACAGCAATATTAAATGAACTACCATATTCACCAATCTCATATAAATCAAAGTGTTGTGTATAACCTGTTGATGATAATATATTATATTCTTTAGTAACATAATCAACAGACAATAGTAAACTAGGAAGTAAAAAATCTGGTCTGAATTTGCCTTGAACGTAATAAACTTGGGTTGTCCCTGAATTAACTAAAGTATTACCTGTTTGAAATAAGTCAGACATTTCGGTAATATAATAATCATCACCTAAAGAATTACTAAACTGAAATAATCCTCCGGTATTATTAGCATCAAATGCTCCTCCTATTCCAAATGTAATTCCTGAGATTGTATCACTCACAACACCTTCTCCGTTAATGTATGTAAGGGTACAACCTGTTGAATTATTATCTGTGTAAAATAAATTAACAACTCCGTTGCCAACATCATAAACTTCATTTCCACCATTATCAGATGTTAAAATCCCACTTGAAGTGATTGTAACACCACTTGAATTAATAACTAATGAAGAAACATATCCATCACCATTATCACAAATTCCATTAACTATATCACTTACACGCATCGAATTACGTATTGATTTATCTCCAGTCCCACTATCTTGGAAGACATATGTGGTAAAATCAGTATCACCACTTAACATATAAATTAAATCACAGTAATTAACAACCTCTCCAATATTGTTATAACTCGCCGTATTTTGAAGTTTTATTACCAAAGCTTCTGAACCTCCAGGATTTGGGAAAAAATTATCTCTTGAGGATATATTTCTATAATCATAATTTGCGTATGCGTGTGTTGTTGTGATTAATGTATCGGTGTTACCGTCATATTGGAAGATAAGATAATCAACTAATGGGTCACCATCCTTATAGAATAAACCACCTATTTTATTATCACCGTAAGGGCTTATATCGTAATCTGTGTAAGTATCCCCTGTTAGGTTTAATGTTTGTAATAAAGTTCCGTCGGTTCCATCATAAAACTTTAATGTTTCATAATTATCAGAACCAACGGCGTAAATCGATTCAGGAATAGGAGGACCAGCGGAGTAAATCGTTTCAGCTATCCAACTACCACTAAAATAGGTGATAATATTTTGGTTATATCCTGAACTATTAAATTCATTAAATGGTATTAAAGTTGAACCGTTAACAATATAACTAACTGCGGTACCACTAATTGTATTATAAATAGTTATACTAAAGTTATCATTTGACATAACACCGTCCCAAGAATCATTAACATTAATATATTCACTTGATGTGTCGGCAGTTAATGTATAGACATCTTTACCATTAAAATATTTTAATATACCGTTAAAATGGTCATTAAAATATATCCATTTTCCACCTAAATCGTCATAACCGTAATCACAATCACAATTTGTTTGGAAACTTTCCATTATATTACCTAATACATCTGCAAAAATAACCCATTGTAAATTACAAGTACTATCATTTTGAAAAAAGTATCCATAACCATAATCTGTAATTGGGTATATATCATTAATGTACCATCCGGTGTAATCAACATTTAAATCAATAATTTGAGCAGTTAAATCAGTAAAGTTTAATGTTACCGCTCCGTGATTATTGCTTCCGGTTAATTTAGACACAAAACTAAATGTTTGACCACTAGCTCCTTGATTTATTACCACCTCATATGTCTGGTCATATAATGGTACATACACTTCATACGTACCGTAAGGGTATGGTGTTAAGTTATTAAATGGGATTGTTTGTTCTCCCAAATCAATTGTTCCACCTGTAAATGGTAAAAAAGTAACATCTACGGTTTCACCACTTAAATTGTTACTTAATATTCTTGCTCCTATTGCCATAATTTTTGTTTTTTTTTTATTGTTAAGTTATTTGTTTTTAATATAATAGTTCTATATCCAAATCATTGTTTGGTATTAGAGAATAATTTATCTATATTTTTATATTAAGGCGTTAAATTTATAGTACCCGCCATACTAGCATGGAATTGACAATTATAATAAAGGATAAATGGTGTACCATATTGGACTGTAAACGTTATTGTCCCGTCATCAGTTCCATTATTAGTTACTCCATCATTATATGAGTTTTCTGTGCCTGTTGAATTTACTGTTTTAATCCAAAACGGATGTCCAATTGCTGATATGTTAAATGTATAAGTTTCCCCTTCAGTTATACTTAATGTAGGGTTTGATTGTCCGTTTATTATATAAGCAGAGGAACCATCAGCAGTTACATTAAACACATTTGAGACAACTGTTGGGGTTGGAGTAGGTGTTGGTGTTTCTGTTGGAGTTGGAGTTGGTGTTACTTCAGGGAACACAGCTTTTAATGTTGCGGTATTACCGGTGACAGTTACAATGGTATTAGATGAATTAGGTACAGGTAAATCAACATTAGTACCCTCCCAATTTTGGAACAACCCACTACCATTAAACGCAATAATAGTATATTGTTGATTTTTAATAACATTGATTGTTGTGTCTGATGTATATGTAACCCCATCAAATGAAATACCGTTATAACCCTCAACTATATCAATAAATAACGATGCCATTACGGGACTTATTGTTGGTGTAGGTGTCGGTGTTGAGGTTACTGTTGGTGTAACACCTGTTATTGCTTCCGCCGTTGGTGTAGGTGTTGGTAATTGTTCATTCGTTGGTGTTGGTGTAGGTGTTACATTAAATGTTGAACCTGATACTTCACCTGAAAAAATATATTGTGGTAACCCTACCTCTTCAAACGTTATTCCAGTGAATGAACTTTCTTCTGTTAAATTATTATAGTCGTAATCAATAAATGTTTGAGTAAAACCACTTGTTTGTCCTGATAAGATTTCAACAGAACCACTAATTACTAGCGGTGGTCCTGTAATAGTTCCTAATATATTAGTAAAATTAATAGTTACATCATCGATTAATGGTTGGTTAGCAATTGCTTGATATCCAGCACCTACCGAACCTGAAAAGTAAAATCCTTCTAATGAAATAGTAAGGGGTATAGGTTCGTTAATTATTGTTATCACTAAAATATCGGTAATATCTAAAGGTAATCCCGTACCAAGACCCAATCCAACAGGGATTTCTGTAGAACCTGAAGAAACCACTAAACCATTAATCTCTATTAAGTAATTAATAACTCCTTGACCAGATATAGTTGTACTAGGTTGTCCATCCGTTATAATAGAGTGATACCCTGAAAGTGTTTGTCCTGAAGTCACAGGGAATGAACCAGTTAAGTTAGTTAATGATATAAACCCTGAATTATCAATAAAATCATCTATAGATGCAATTGTGGAATTATTTATAAATGTAACATTGGGTGCAGGTGCTGAAGTTTCCGTAGGAGTAGGAGTAGGTGTCGGTGTTTCCGTAGGAGTAGCTGTTGGAGTAGGTGTCGGTGTTTCCGTAGGAGTAGCTGTTGGAGTTGGAGATAAAAAGGCGCAACAATCTGAACAAGTGTCATATGGTGTCATTAAATCTAAATCGACTATTGTCATTTCATTACCTACTGATAAAATTTCCCAACAATATCCTGTACCACCTGAAAGGCTACCTGGGTCTTTATAAAATTTACCAATTTCTAAAGGTGTTGTTGTTGATTTAACTGGTAAACTTGGACCTGCAAGAGCACAATCATATGTACAATCATATAAATTTGCAATATAGTGATATCCTGCTTCCATTGTTTGTGTTGGAGTTTGTGTTGGGGTAGGGGTTATTAACGACACATCTGTTGGTGTAGGTGTTTGAGTTGGTGTTGGTGTTTGAGTTGGTGTTTCTGTGTTAGTTGGGGTATTTGTTGGGGTTTGAGTTGGGGTTTGAGTTGGCACAAATGTTTTAGTAGGCGTTGGTGTAGGTGTTGGTTTTTGAATTATTTTCTTAGGTGGCCAACCAATATCTGAAATAATTGATAAATCACCTGATGTGTGACTAAAAGTTCCTTTAACACACCATATGTGCCTAACTTGATTTGGATTTAAAGATACGTTGTCTCTTAACAAAAAATCACTTAAATTTATATATTTTAATGTAATTTTTGTTGTGCCGTTATTTTTAATTATTAATCTTTGTCCTTTCATAATGTTTTTATTTATAAATAGTTATTTTATTGATTTTATGTTGATGTTGGTGTAGGTGTCGGTGTCGGTGTTGATTAGTCTTTTATTAATCTTACTGAGAAACCGTCTTTCTTATTGTAGGTGCTTCTGCTAACATCGTTATTGTTGGTACTCAGGTTGCGGTACCAGGCTCTAGTAGAAATGTCCTCTGACGAACTCCACCAAAAACCGAAGATGCCAATGGCGTTGAACGACACATTGCTGTAGCGACCCCCTCCAGGAAGACCTGTAAAACCACTCTCATTAGTTGCTCCTGTATTAGGGTTTGTCCAAAGCGATGTTCCTGTTGATTTCATTTTACCTCCTGCTACACTTTCTCCTCCTAAATATGTTGTTAATGTAGTCCATTCTGCATCTGTTGGAATATGATAACCTAAAGGTGCTAAATTTCTTGGTATTCCACTACCATCTATTCCTGCAACAGCATACCAATTATATAACTTTCCGTAAACAACTCCATTAGCTGTATTGTTTGCGTAATAGCACCAAGCTCCAGTGGTTAAATTATCCCAAGCTGTTTGACCAGTTACTTGTGGTATTTCAGTACCATCTCTATACGTTGTAACATCAAGGTTACTATTAGTAAAGATTTGTGTACCTATAAAAACTTCTGTCGGTGGTAATGGTGTTCTTGTTGGTGTTTGAGTTATTGTTGGTGTTGGTGTTGGTCCCGGACAAGTTCCCCATATTGGTTTTGGTAATACCCAAGATGTTGCTTGTGTGTCAAAATCTGCGGGCGTTGTTGGAATAAGAGTTACGCACCAACTACTTAAATCTTGATTAAATGAGGGTGCAATATTAAACATATTATCCATATTAGTTACATTACCAACATTCCAAGAACTAATATCTTGATTAAATGATGTCGCCCTATAAAACATACCATTCATAGTAGTAACATTACTAACATTCCAATTTCCTATGTTTTGATTGAATGTGGAATTTACAAACATAAATAACATACTAGTTACCCGACTAACATCCCACTCATTCATCCTACCAACTGTGGTTAATGATGTGCAATCATTAAAAATATTAGAAAGAGTAGTAGTTCCATCTAAATTCAGTATGTCTGTAACTCCACTTAAGTTTAAGTTAGAGCAATTACTAAAACACTGAGTTTGATTACCTAATCTAAATGAACTTCCCCATTGACTAATACTTCGTATTTTAACAGCGTTATTTAGAGTACTACTAACTCCAAAAGACCATCCATTTATTGTTCCAAATACAGTTACTGTGTAATCACCAGGTGTAAGGTAAGTATGAGTTCTGTTAGAATAAGAATTACTAGATATATTACCATCACCCCAATCTATAGTTCCTGTGTATGCTCCAGATAAGTTATAAGGAAGTGTTATAGATTCATCAAGAGATGTTGTTCTCCATATAGATATAAATTCTGTAGGTGGTAATGGTGTAGGGGTTGGTGTCTTTGTCGGAGTTGGTGTAGGTGTTGAGGTTGTAGTTACTGTTGGTGTTGGTAATTGTTCATTTGTTGGTGTAGGGGTTGGAGTAGGTGTTGGTGCGTCACACCCCACATTAGCCCAATTTCCTTCGTATGCGCAAAAAGCATCAGAACTAGCCGCCCATGTGGTATTGTCTTCCGCATAAGGTATAGGTGTACCATCATTGTAATGTGTAACCATTAAATTTTGTGCTAACCATACTTGGTCTCCTATCTTTACTGTTGAGTAAACATTACCATCATAGTCAGTCATTGTTCCTGTGTTATCAGAATTATCTTTAATAAGTCTGATAGAATGTCCGTGGTTGATTGATTCACTTGCAGTGTACATATCACCACAACATCCATAAACTTCAAAAGCTCTTTTATTATTATCATCTTGTGATGCCCAAAAATAAACAGAATAACTCATTTGAAATTCTCCCGATATAGTTCTTTCTCTATTATTCCAAACATTAAACTTTAATGAGTTTGTACAATCTTGTGTGTCCTGATAATCTACCCATTTTGTACCATCAATTAAATCATAAGAACTGTTTGACAAGAATGTTCTTAAAGTGTTAAATTCTTCAATTGTTGGTAAGTGCCATCCAGCTGGTGCAATTGTGGTATTACCTGTACCACTATATGTCGCGGCTTGCCAATTATATAGTAAACCTTCATTCACACAATCCACAAAAATTGCTGTTGGTGTAGGTGTAGGTGTTGGTGTCGGTGTCGGTTCAATCAATTCATAGTATAAATCATTATCCGGTAATAACATGTATGTCAAATCATTTGATGGTGTTGGTGTTGGGATAGGGGTTGGTGTTGGGGTTGGTGTTGGGATAGGGATTGTTATTTCTATAACTGTCACATCATTATTATCTATAAGATACTGAATGTCACCATCAGGAAATCCCCCATTACATGTCATTAATATATTTGGAATAGTTAATGTTATTGTTTGTCCTACAATAAAATTAAAAACATCATCATTTAAAACTGAACCACCTAAATTAATACAAGAAGGTAAATTTATTGTTGTTAAATTAGTACAAGAATCAAAACTAGAATTGTTTAAAGCTATAACACTACCTGTATCATAAATAGATATTATATTAATGTTATTATAAAATAAATTATGTTTAATAGTTATTTCAGAACCACCCATTAAACTAACCGTATTACCACTTACTTCTACATTAATAAATTGATTTCCATAAGTGGGAAGGTCAAAGAAAGTATTCCAGTTTGTTATTAATGATACATCCCCAACAAGTAAATCGGCGTTAGTGATATTATCAAATGTTAAATTTAGAGATAAGTATATCTCAGCTGAAGTCGATATTTCTACGACTGTCACCTCATTATTATCTATAAGATATTGTACATCTCCATCGGGAAGTCCTTCATTACACGTCATTAGTTCAGAAGGTATTGTTAATGTTATAGTTTGTCCCGTTATATTAGCAAACACATTATTATTCACAACAGTTTCTCCTAAATTAGTACATAAAGGTAAATTCATTGTTGTTAATGAAGAACAATAAGCAAAAGAAGAAATACCTATAGTTGTAACCCATGGTAAATTAATACTTATTAAACTAGTACAATTGTAAAAACAATCATCACTTATAATTGTGACTAACGGTAAATTAATTGTTGTTAATGACACACACTGTTCAAAACAACCTCCGTATATTCCTACGCTCACTACTGATGGGAAATTAAAGGTTAGTGCGGATGTACAACCTAGAAAACTATAATTACCGATTGACATAACACAACCTAAAGTATCACTTACAGAAATTAAATGAATATTATTTAAGAATAATTCATCTTTAATAATAATCTGAGAACCACCAAATAAACTAACTGTATTACCACTTACTTCTACGCTAGTAAATGGATAACCATAAGTTGGTAAATCAAAGAATGTGTTCCAATCTCTGACCGATAAGGAATAACCCATTAAAGTTTCTGCGTTAGATATATCATCAAAAACCAACATAAGAGATGGTTGTGTAAAACTTGATGTCTGTACATCTACAATTGTTAACGTAATGTTATTATTATCTATAAGATATTGAATATCGGTATCCGGAAGACCTGTATTACCCGTCATAACATATGATGATACAGTTAAATTTATCGTATTTCCCGTTGTACCGTCAAAAATTTCATAACTATCAAAAGTTTCCCCAAATGCCAATATAGAAGGGATGTATAAATCAGTTATTGATGTACAATTATTAAATCCGTAATTCTCTATTGATATTAAATTTGGTAAATAAAATTTTGTTACATTACTACGAGAATTAAAACAATATGAACCAGCATTTATTAAACTAGGTAAAGATAATTCGGTTAAAACTGATTCTCCGTTAAATGAATTTGAAAGTGCCACCATTAAATTCGGTAAATTAATAACCTCAACTTTTGGGATGTTATTAAAACAATATTCGCCACAATATGTAACACTTGGTAAATTTATTGTTGTTAAATTTAAACAAGAAGAAAAAACATAATCACCTAAACTAATTACACAATTAAATTCGTCGACAATCCCTATTAAAGAATTATTCCCTTCAAATAAATTATTTTTTATTGTGAGATTACCACCTCCAAATAATATAACATTAACATCGTCAATAGTTACAGATGAAAATGAGTTACCATAATTCCATGAATCAAAAAAAACATTCCAATTTAAAACATTGGTAGGGTCGCCAACTAATAAATTTATATTTTCAGTAGTGTCAAATGTTAATCTTAAACTATGTGTGAAATTTGGGGTTAAACTTGGGGTAGGCGTAGGCGTTAATGTTTTCGTTGGTGTTGGTGTTGGAGTTTCTGTTGGTGTTGGTGTTGGTGGTAAAGATTTCGTTGGTGTTGGTGTTGGATTTCTCGTACCAGTATCGTCAGTTATTTCCATTACACCATTTGTAACGTATACAATGTTAGTAGACACATAAAAACCATTAATTGCTTTACATCCGGTACGTCTATCATATAAAACCATTCGTTGAGGGTTGTAACTATAAATTGAGGTGTACGTTCTTATTTCATTTCTATTAATGTAATTTGGGTCTGATTTTAAATACATCCAATCATTAATTGGGTCAAATGTTAAATCAAATGTTATAATTTCACTTGGATTCTCAAGTACGATTGATGTTAAAACATTAATCGAGATTAACCCATCTGGTAAAACACAGTTAGATGTTCCAATTACTGGTGGTTTAGCCAGTGGCCAATCAAGGGATGATAAAATTACAACATTTTTTGATACGGAAGAAAAAGTTCCTTTAACACACCATATTTTCATGATTTGGTTAGCTCTTAATATCACACCATTTCTCCATATAGAATCATTAAAATTTTGATATTTTATTGTTGTGTTTGAATTACCGTTATTTCTAATTTCTAATTTTTGACCTTTCATATTATTATTTTTATATAAATACTTTTTTTTAACAAAAAAAAACATTATCTTTGCCTTAAAATTAAATAATATGAAAACACTCTGTAGAATTTATCTCGATGATGTAAGAACTCCAACCGGAGATGATTGGATTGTTGTAAGAGATTACGACGATTTTGTTAATGAAATTAATAAAATTGGGTTAGAAAATATTAGCACAATCTCCTTAGACCACGATTTGGGTGATTCAGCTATGAAAGAGTATTTTGATAATGTCTCGCCAAATTACACTTTGGATTATAACAATATTAACGAGAAAACTGGATATGATGCTGCTAAATTCTTGGTTAATCAATTTTATTATGAATTTCCGGAAAGAATTAATATGACAAGAAATGAAAAAAAAGACGGTAAATTTACTTTTCCAACGATATATGTTCATTCAGCAAATCCTGTTGGAGCACATAATATTTGTGGTTGGATTAACAATTTCTTAAAAAATGAAAAACAACCTGAGACCTGTGTTAGGGTTCGAATACCTATTAAATAACCAAACATTATTGTTCGTTAGGTAAGTCAAAAAGTTCCGGAGGTTTTATTTGGAGATATCATAAATTTGATAAAATTGATGAAATCTGTATAGAAAAAACAGGAAGAAAAAAAGGTTCAATCCCTTGGAATAAAAAAAAATAGTTGTATCTTTGTCCCGTAATATTTAAAAATAAATAATGAATATATTTTTCTTGGATGAGAATCCTAAACTATCGGCTCAATACCACGTAGATAAACACGTAGTTAAAATGATTTTGGAAACCGCTCAATTATTATGTTCGGTTCATCACGTAACCGACCAAGTTAACGACCAAGTACCGTACAAGTTGTCTCATAAAAATCACCCTTGTGCGGTATGGACTCGTCAGAGTTTATCAAATTATTTGTATTTGTGTGAATTGGGTTTGGAATTAGGTAAAGAATATACCCACAGGTATGGTAAAAAACATAAATCAATTGAAGTGGTTTTATGGTGTATTTTAAATAGACCTAACATCCCGGATATTGGTTTTACTCAACCAGCAATGGCAATGCCGGATGAGTTTAAGGTGGATTCTGTTGTGGAATCTTATAGAAATTATTATATGGGTGCTAAAATTAATTTAGCGTCTTGGAAAAACAGAGAAAAACCTTTTTGGTTTGGAAAAAAAGAATTAGATTTGCAGTATGATTAAGATAGATAAAGATAGAAAAGTTTGGATTATATCCGACACTCACTTTGGACATAAGAATATATGTCGTGGTGTAACAGAATGGAGACTTCCGGATGGGAGTGTTCCAATTGCTCAAACAAGAGATTTTAGTAATATTGGGGAGATGAACGACGCTATCGTAAACGGTATTAATAGTGTTGTTGGTCAAGATGATGTTTTGATTCATTTGGGTGATTGGAGTTTTGGCGGATTTGAAAATGTGAAAATTTTTAGAGATAGAATTGTATGTCAAGAGATTCACCTTATATTGGGTAATCATGACCATCACATTGAAAATAACCGAGGGGATTGTCAGGAATTGTTTTCAAGTGTCAATCACTACACAAAATTGATGTATAAATTTGATACTTTGGTTTTAATGCACTACCCTATTGATTCTTGGGATGGGTTAAATAAGGGTCATATTCACCTCCATGGACATGTACATCTCCCAACGGGTAAAATCTTTGGTAAAGGTCGTAGAATGGATGTTGGTATTGATGGTTCATTGTTTTTTGCACCATACTCATTAGACAATGTTATTAAGATTGTAAAATTGAGAGAAATTAAATCAAACATGGATGATGACCATCACACAGATGATATGATAACCGACGAAGGTCGAAAAAGAAAATAATATGAAAATTACTCAAACACAAAAAGATTTATTCATCTGTTCTTGTCATAACACAGAACATCAAATGGTGGTAATGTATGATGAAGACGAGATTGATGGTGTGAAATATCCGATGGTATATATCCATACTCATTTAACTAAACGACCTTTTTGGGAAAGAGTTAGTTATGGTTTGAAATATATTTTTGGTTATCAATGTAGGTACGGAGCGTTTGATGAGTTTATTATTAATTCGGATGATACCGAAAAATTTGAAAAGATTGTAAAATATTTAAAAAATTAATATGAAAGAATTATTTTTAGTTCGTGGTTGTCCCGGCTCAGGTAAAACAACATTGGCGGAATCATTAGGGGGGTTGCATATGGAAGCAGATAAATACTTTACCTACGAAGGTAAGTACGAATTTGATGGTTCTAAATTAAAAGAGGCTCATGCTTGGTGTCAAAACGCTGTGAGAGTTTTTATGGGAAACAAAAGCAAAAGAGTGGTAGTATCAAACACATTTACTCAGGAATGGGAGATGCAACCTTACTATGACTTGGCAAAAGAATACGGATATAAGGTATTCTCCATCATTGTAGAAAATAGACACGGTGGTGTTAATGAACATGGAGTTCCGGAGGATAAATTAGTACAAATGAAAGATAGGTTTGAAATAAAATTATGATAGGGTGGCTTATTTGGTCCTTCCTCATGATGGGAAATGGGAATGTATTCAAAGGGGGAAGACAAATCCCTTTACCCCCAAGATATTTAGAAAGACCTGAAAGACCTATTAAAAAAAAGAAAAAGAAAAAATAAAATTATGTTAGAAAAACTAAACAAATATTACGAAGACGGATTACTTTACAAACAAGTACATCCAACACTTCCATTAACCATATGGAACTACTCTGAAAAAGTTCAGTACGAGAACCTATGGGATGAGGTGACCCTTATGTGTAGAGGTTTAGTTACTGACGACAAAGGAGACATTGTTGCAACACCATTCAAAAAATTCTTTAACATAGAAGAAGGAAAATATACTCCAACTGAAACCTTTGAGGTTTATGAAAAAATGGATGGTTCATTAGGTATCGTATTTTGGTATCAGGGTCAATGGGTGGTTGCCACTCGTGGTTCATTTACATCAGACCAAGCAATCAAGGCTACCGAACTCTTACAGAAATACAACACTGACATAATGTTCAGACATATGACATTTTGTTTTGAGATTATCTACCCGGAAAACAGAATTGTTTTGGATTATAAAGGTGAAGAGAAACTGGTCCTATTGGGAGCATTCGATAATTGGGGTAAAGATTATGACATCACAGATTGGGATGAATGGGGTTTTGATGTCGTTAAAAAATACGATGGTATCAATGACTACAAACAATTAAAAGAAATGGTTAAAAACGACCAAGAGGGGTTTGTGGTGAAGTTCTCAAATGGGGATAGGGTTAAGGTTAAAGGTATTGAATATTTGCGTCTTCACAAAATCATGACTAATGTATCTACAACAGGTATTTGGGAGTATTTAAAAAATGGTGAAGATGTGATGGAATTATTAAAAGATGTTCCGGATGAATTTTACACTAAAATTAAAAATTATGTAAAAGAATTGCGATATTTTTTTATGTCAATATCCGAAGATGCTGGTAAAAGATTTGATGGTAAAATGTATGGTAAGTATAACGATAAAGAACCCATCACAGATAGAAAAGAATTTGCTCAGTGGGTGTCAGAACAACCTAAACATTTATCAGGTATTTTATTTAGAATGTTTGACCGTAAGGATTACTCCGAGATTATATGGAATTTAATCAGACCGGAATTTAAAAAGTTGTAAGAAAAAAGATAAAAAGTGAGGAATTGTCCTCACTTTTTTTATTTTTAAACTATTTATTTTGATATATTAACAAATTATGAATACATCGGTAATAGTAGCGTTTATCACGGGGGTTTTAGGTCCTGTTATATTATTATTTATTAAAAATAAATTAGATAAAAGGAGTCAAAAACCTGATATGGTTATAGAAACCTTAAAAGTTAGTGAACTTGTAATGTCTAAATTGGACCGTATCAAAGACGAATTAAAACCTGATAGAGTTTGGGTAACCCAATTCCATAATGGAGGTAATTTCTACCCAACAGGTAAATCAATGGCTAAGTTTAGCGTTATTTACGAAACAGTAAGAACCGGTGTCTCATCCATTCAGTCAAACTTCCAAAATATCCCCGTTAATTTATTTTCAAAATCTATCAACTATTTATTAGAAAACGAATCTATTGAAATCGCTGATTACAAAGATGAGACAATAGCAACTTTTGGATTAAAATATGTTGCCGAAGATACCGGATGTAAATCCGGATACTTATTCCCAATCAAATCCATTGACGGAAAGTATATTGGAACATTGGGTTTAGATTATACAAAAAGAAAAACTAAACTTGATGAAGACGATATTCAACATTTAAAAATGTATTCAGCCTCATTGGGTGGTGTCTTAATGAACCATCTACAACAATAATATGAAAAAATTAATAACATTATTGGAAATTTCATCATCAGAATTTAAATCTAAACTTAAAAGTGTTGGGAATGCTGAAAAAGGAAATGAATTAACTTCAGGGGGTGAATTACAATCTGATTTTTTAGATATATTATCTAAATTCATGGATGATTGGAAAAAACTAAAGAGTAATTGTCCTTTAACTTTCACATCCGGTAATGACGCTTTCCATAAAAAAATTACTAGTTATACTAGTCGTCATACCAAAGGTGAAGCGGTTGATGTGACTTTAGATAGTTCATGTCATTCATCTTTTAAGTCATTATTAGATTCATATAAAACAAAATATAATGGATTTTCATATATTGATGAATATACAAATCCAACAGCCAAAGCCACCGGAGGACATTTTCATATTTCATATAGAAGTGGTCAACCAGAAGGGTCAAAAAAAAATAGTTCAACAGAAAGTGGTTTAACCAATAATGATGACACAACAACTACTACCTATGTTGATGGAAAACCGGAACTTGGAGGTGATTTATTATCTGCTGGATTATCAAAAATAATGTCGCTAAATAATGAAAATTTTTTTAAAAATAAAAGAATACTTGAGAGTATTAATCGTATAAAAAATTTATTATAATGAATCATTTCATCTCACCTTCACCTAATGGTAACTTAAACCAAGGTATGTTATCAAAAACTGTCGGTCTTTCATCATACGATAACGATAGATTAGTTAGTCCTTATGATGGTATAGTTGTACCATCCTTTAATCGTTGTGATGGAAATCTTAGTATTGAGCATAATGTTAATGGGGAGACATTTTATTCAGATTTTTGTGAAATAGGTAGAGTTATTGTTGGAATTGGTAGTACAGTAAAACAAGGACACACTATTGGATATTTTTCCGATAAAGAAATATCATTCTCAATACTAAATAAAAACAAATCAAAACAAAATGTTGATAATTTTTTAAGTGGTCATCAATTTAACAAAAATGTTAAAGACTCTAAAACCAAAGAACCTAAAACCAAAGAACCTATTGTAAAATCAAATGAACCTAGAATTGGGGGGTCTGATATTTTTTCCGATATACTTTTAAGTCCAATATCGTTTATTAATAAATCATTGTCCGACAAACCGAAAAAAAAGAAAAAAGACGATGACCTTAACGAAAATATAATTAGAATTAAACAACTTTTAAAATAAAAAAACCCCTCCGTTAAGAGGGGTTTCTGATTACTTAATAGTGTCTACATTTACTGAATTTTTTTATAAATTTATCTAATCCAATAATACCCAATTTCTTTATTTCCATTAATTCTTAAACAATTAATATTGTAAATATTTTTAACCTTGGTGGTTATTGTATTTGTGTTCCATAAGTCTTTGAATACTTCTGGTTGAAATAATTCAGTCTGATATAAATATTCTTTTAACTTTTTACCATCTTTGTATTGTATAGATAAAAACCCCTCATATTCAGATTCAGCAAATTTATATGTTGCTATTACATTTAAATCTTTATCGTATCTATGTTCCCATGGATGAATATCCTTTTTAGTAATAACATCATAATGAGAATATACAGAATCAAATATATACTTATCTTTAACAACATTGAACTTAATTAAGTTATGTTGTCCATATATGCTAGGAGATGCGATATATACTGCATCAAATTTGTTGTTAACGAATCTAACTAAACCAGTATTAGAATAATTTGGTTTCCAAAATTCATGTACTTCTTTTGGAATTAATGGGACTAATTGATTTATAAATTCTTTAGTAAATGATATGTCATTGTTAATTGTTACCATACTAGTCCCATTAACCTTGATTACTTAACAGTATCTACTTTTACTGTATCCACTTCCACTGAATCAACCTGTATTGAATCCACTTGTGTGGTATCAGTTGCAACTTCTGTAGTTGATTCTTCATTTTTTGTACCTTTCCAACAAGAAGTTAGAGACAAAGACCCTGCGATAACAATCGCCAATAATAACTTTTTCATAATAGTTTGTTTTTTAATTCTGTAAAATTATAGATAAATATCATCGTCATGTCAAGAAAAATAGTAAATAAATTCACGGAATCGTTATCGTAAAAAAATTTTTTAAAAAAAAATGAAATAAAGTTTGGAAGTGTGGATTTAATGCTTATCTTTGTATCGGATTTAAAACTAATCATTATGGCTAAAGAGAAATTGTATAGAAGTGTTAACGGTGAATACCTTTATTTGTTTAATTGGATAGGTGGTGGATTTAATGATGTGTGGGCTTCAAGTAAAAGAGAAGCTTACGCTAAGGTGGTGAGAGAGAGTAAAGAACACGAGAAGAAATATCCGACTCATGTTAAGTTGAGACCCGACTATTCCTCAATGAGAAGATGTACTTATAGTGAGTATCAATCTCAAAACCGAATGGGTTGGATGATGAGTGTGTAAAAACTACTTGAGTAGGTGGGAGTGGTCAATCAACAACCCGCTGAAGTTTCAGGTAAACTATATAGTTAGGATGGGGGAGCCGAGATAGTAAGTACCAAGTTGATGTGTTTTTACAGTGATTGAACAGTTTTTAACATTAACGAAACATAGTCAGGTAGCACATTGGAGATGCACGGTATGACGAACTCATACGAGGGTACACAGGTTCGAATCCTGTTCTGACTACTAATTAAAAAAAAGAAAAAATGGAAATAAATTATTCAAGCGAAGTTCTAACTTCAGCAAATTACGATTATGATGGTCAAACAGAGGATGGAAGAGAATTTACAATTCACGCGTTTTGGGATACTTGGGACGATTATACTGTAGATAATATAGAGTGGCATAACGGAGCCGAAGGGACAGATGAAGAGGAAGATGAGATTACCGAAATGTTCTTGGATAATATGAATTAAAAAAAATCAAAAAAGATTTGACAGATTAAAATAAATGTATTATCTTTGTAGAAGAAAATAAGTTCATTGAATTAATGGTGTGGGTGTTGTGTCGAGGTTTCAAATCCCTCCGGTTTCAAATCCGTAGCTCAGATGGTAGAGCATACACCCACATTATTTTATATGGTATTATAGCTCAGTGGGAGATTTATCTTCCTTGGTAGAGCAAGGGTTCTGAAAAACCCTGTGCCGGTGGTTCGAATCCATCTGATACCACTATAAATGTGTCGTGTAGAGTCGTTGGTTCGATTCCAACAACCGTAATCCTGGTGACCAAGGTTTAGCTGCAGTGGTAGAGCTTACACAACACATTTTATTTTTTAAAAAAAAATTACAAAAATATTTGACTTTAGAAAAAAATCACTTACCTTTGTAAAACAATTAAGGGAAACCTTAAAGACGTTCTTAGAAATTTTAGATTATCCATTATAACACTTCGGTGTTGTATCAAAGATAATAGGTGGCTTATCATCTTTAAATAATCCCGGAAACGGGGATAAAATGAAATCATTTGTGTTAGTGATTTTGTGGTTTGGGAAACCGAACTCGAGTAAGCAAGTGGGATATTAGTAGTCCTGTAGTACCGAGGATAACTTCGTAGGGAAATGGAATACTAACTTGGCAATGTGGATTGTCCGGTTGATTGAGGAATCAAGATAAGAAGAACCCATAGGAATCAAGTAAGAAATAGGGTTATCCGACCTTATAATTGCGGGTTCCAAAATAAAAGGAATCTTAACGCCGAAAGGCAAGATTAAGTAACAGGTGGTGCTGACTTTATCCCTATCAAATATCTACCAAGATATTGATTTGAAGAATTCTTGAAATTTGGAGATAGGGATATCTCATCGGGAAGTTTAGTATTCTTTAACCCAAAAGGTTAGGGAGCTTACGGTAAACTACTTCCTGAATACATCCACAACACATTAACTATTTTCATATGGTGAAAAACTAAATAGACAATAGCAAAAATGTTTACCAGGTATCGTCGACAAGTTGCCTACATAGTAACGAGCCGTTCGTTGCACAGGATGACCGCAAGTCTGAATGTATTCTCGCCAAAAACCTCTACGGAGTCGAATCCGGAGTTAGCTCGCAAGGTTAAAGAGAGTTGAATAATGAGAGAGTAGATGATATCTCAAGGAGTGATTGGTCTAACCAATCGGCAATGAGGGTTACCATTCAAAAGATGGTGGAAACGAAGGGAAACAATAATCCTTCCGAAGATTCTCAATAAGACGAGTATTCTCATCGTATTAAGCCAAAAAGGTGGTACATTAATTTGTATCACCTTTTTTTGTTTATATCAATTTTTATATTATCTTTGTCGTATGAAAAATTCAATTAACATAGTCAATAAGAAAGCCAAGTTTGAGTATTCATTCCTACAGACATTAATTGTGGGAATCAAACTAGTTGGTTCAGAGGTAAAGTCCATTCGTCAGGGAAAGGTATCCATCTCTGAAGGGTATTGTTATTTCAATGAGGGGGAGTTATTTATAAAGGGGATGAATATCTCCGATTATGGGTTTGGGTCCTTCCACGAGACCGTAAAGGATAGAAAACTATTAGCCAAACGAAAAGAACTTAATAAGTGGGAGAATGAGTTAATCAATGGTGTAACCATCGTTCCTTATCGTATCTTCATAAACGACACCGGATTAATTAAAATGGAAATTGCTCTTGCCAAAGGGAAGAAAACATACGATAAACGAGATACCATCAAATCTCGGGACATCGAAAGAGATATGAAAAGGGACTTGAAATAGTCCCTTTTTTTATTATAATTAATTATCAGTTCAATAATAAACAAATAAAAAAACAGAAATTATGGTAGATTTAACATCGTTCATTATGGGTATAGGTTTGGTTCTCGGGGTACTGGGAGTTGTGGTTATGGTTATAATGTGCATTCAGATTAACAGATTAAAAAATAAATGCAAACAATTAGAACAAGTTCAAGGACATATCTTTAATGATATTAATAGTGGTGGAGATTCTCTAAACCGTCGTATTGATGGGGAGATTGATAGGGTTGATAGATTATATACTGAAACAAATATGTACACCAACAAAAGAATGGATGACGTAGATAAAATGTTTAGTGATGTATATAGAAATTTTGATTCAAGATTAGATAAATTAACATCCAAATTCACATCTCCGGTTGGGGATAAACAAGTATTAAAAGATTAAAAAATAAACATTTGAACTGATAATAAGCCACCTTCGGGTGGTTTTTTTATTGGTGATTATCAATAAAAAAAGAGACCATTTAGGTCTCTTTTTTGTGTGGAGGTGTTGGGACTCTCCAGTGGACGTGGAAGTGTTGGGACTCGAACCCAAGTGTTATTTGTATTACCTATTAAGGACTACACGTTTATTCAGTTAATTCTCAACTGACAAATAGAAGGTTCTAATTTTTCCATCATTACCTACAACTGTGGGAGGTTCACTTTAATAGGTAGACCCTCAAACGAGACCTTGACACTCTTCGGGTGGTATCACACCTTAAGATATTTCTGTTGCTAGGTACACATATCCGTCGACCCCAATGTGTGTTTGCTTACGCTACGTTCACAAGCTCATCTTGACGTACAAGACCTACTAGAGCCATTTTGTTTAAAACGTTTCCGTCTAAATTGTTGTACCCATAGATTTAAGTGATAGAGAACATCTCACTACGTGCCCCGAATAACTATTACGAATAGTCAATTCCGTGTCACTCCCATATTTTAACTCTACAAAGATAATACATTTTTAGATAATTCCAAATAAAAATATATTTATTATTAAAATAAATATCTATGCCCACTAAAAACGACGCTTACGAGCAAAGTCAAACTATATTAAACACTGAAGATTGGATGATAGTTGAGCCAATGACAGGTTTGGCGTTTGAATATTTTGCACCGGAAAAACTTAAACCAGAATGGACTAATAAATTTAGGGATGGTGATGTTTATTTTGTTATTGATAAGGATAAAGAACCGATTCAGACATACACTATTTTTAGAAATGATACCGACCATAAGATAGAATATATTGGTAGTGAGGTTATGAGAAATAGAGTCATAACTAGAAATGAATTATTCCACGAATTACCTAATGATGTTAAATCAGAACTTGAACCCATAATTGGTTATAGTCCAATTTATGACTTGTTAGTTAAGATTAAGAATGGTGAACAGGTATCATCTAATGAAATGGAACGTGCTGACAATTTAATTTATAAATTTAATTACAACGAAAAAAATCCGGGTAAAAGTACAATCAAATTACATTTTGATGATATAGAAGATTATGTTAAATTATTTGAGGTTGAAGAAGATGATGTTTATTATGTTAGTAGTTTATTTTCGTATTATGATAATGGATATGATTATATTGATTATGAAACAGCGGTTGATGATTGGAATGGGGGGTATTTTTTCGGTTGGTTTTCAGATGAAAATAAGGGTAAATTAAAACAAATTTTAAAATATATTTCACCTGATTTAATTTCTTTAGACGATGATGAAAAGAAAGAAAAGGCTGCTGAAAAATTGTCGGATATGTTTGCGGGTAAAATTGAAAGTATGTTAGAAGAGTATGTAGACCTTGAAAATAATTGTCGTCACGATGAGGCTAAAAAACAAATTAACGATGAAATTTGTGAAATTTTTCAAAATTATGGGTTAATCAATATAGATTGTTTTAGAACTTATTATACCACTGTTGGTCTTTTATTATCAATGTTTAAGATTAGTCAAGACCCCACTAAAGACATTAAGGGTGTTTTAACAGATATTGGACACACATTTAACACTGGTGGGTGGGATGAATATAGATATGAAATACAATGTAACGATTTTGATGATGAGCGACTTAATCTTGTTATAGGGGAAGAATTAGATGAAATACTTGAGGAATTAGAACAATCCGATAAGTATGTTGATATTTTAGAATACTCAGATATCTACGATAGAGTTATATCTAAATACCCGACTAACACTAGAAGTAAGACTTCGTATGGTAGAGAATTTTTTATTAGAGAAATTGACCCGGCAACAAATAGAATACATATGGATGTTTTCACTAAAAATGGTGTTGCTCGTAGAAGTTATACCGAAGAAGAATTTAATAACTTTTTAGTTTCACCTGAATTATTTGAGGGTTTTGTTAGAATAAATTAAAATAATGTTTTTATGTTAATTATTTTCCTTATATTTGTGCTATGGAAAGAAATTATCAATTATTAAAAGATGTATTGTCGGTTCCGACAAAAACATATCAAGAGGACAGAATGGTAGATTTTCTAATCAACTGGTTAGAGGAAAATGGGATTCCCTTCAATGTGGATGAACATAAAAATATCTACGCTATAAAACAAACAGACGAATTTATCGATTATTTTCCCTGTGTAATTGCTCATACAGATACGGTTCATAACATAGACACGATAAATATTCGTGAGGAAATGTTACAGAACAATCAATATGAACTCAAACCAGCGTTAAAGGCTTATAACGATTTTGGAAATCCAACCGGTATTGGTGGTGATGATAAATGTGGTGTTTATGCTTGTTTGGAATTATTAAAAGAATTGCCAAATCTAAAGGCGGCTTTCTTTGTATCTGAAGAAACCGGATGTCACGGGTCCAAAAAGGCTGACCCCAATTTTTTTATAAATGTAGGATACGGAATTCAATTTGATGCTCCGGGAAACAGAATGGTTACAGAATTTTGTATGGGAACACAATTGTTTGACCGAGAGAGTGATTTTTTTAAGACATGTGATAATGTCTTAACAGAAAACTTTAAGGGTGAACAAGAATACTTTTCAAACCCATATACTGATGTTTATGCTCTGAAGAACTTATTTGACTTCTCCTGTATCAATTTTGCGATAGGTTATTACGACTATCACACAAGAAATGAGTATGTGGTTGTTGAGGATGTTTATAATGGAATAGAGACCGGTAAAAAGATGATTCAGGATTTGGGGTATAAAAAATATTTATACAAAACGGATTCAAAATATTTTTATAAATTTTAAGAGACTTCGGTCTCTTTTTTTTTGTAATATATTTATAATAAAAATTAATATGAAAAATTTATTTAATAATATTTCTCAAGAAGAAAAAAGTAGAATCCTTGAGATGCACACAGGAAAAAAAACCATAAATGAAAATTTTGGGGAATTTTTATTAATGACATTAGGTGTACATATATTTATGAAATTGTTTGGTCGTCAAATACTTGAATCCATATTAATGTCTGGATTAAAACTTGATGATAAAACGGTGTTCAAAAAAATGTTCAGAGAATTTGAAACTAATCCCAATGATTATAAATTATCGTATGAAAAAATTGATAACAGTATTGATTTACATATTGATGGAAATAGGTCTCACATTTTTAAACATCGTGATAATATTAAATTACCTGTTAATATAACAATTGACAGTGATGGTAATGTTGATTTATCTTACAGAATTAACGATGGGAGTAACAAAACAATCAAATTTAATATGGGAAGAAAGTCTTATCATCGTGTTGAACAAATTATAGATAAATATGGTGAGAATAATTCAAATGACAAAAATTAAATAAAAAACCCCTCCGAAAGGTGGGGTTATTTTTTTGGTATTTAAAGAGGGGATTATAAATCCCCCTTTTTCTTTCTTGTCTTTTTCACAACTTCAACAACCTCTTGAAATTTAATTTCCTTATCAACAGAGGTGATTGTGTATGGAGTGTTTTCTACAACATTTCCTTTTATAATCTCTTCAGATACAAAATCCTCAAGTTTATCTTGGATAGCTCTTTTAATCGGTCTTGCTCCGTATGTCTCATCAAATCCAACATCAGATATTAAATCTAAAACACTACCATCAAAAGTGATGTTATATTTCATTCCGGTTAATCGTTTAGTTAGAATATCCAATTCTAATTTCACAATTTTTTTAACATCTTCTTTCACTAAAGAATTAAAGATTACAATTTCGTCCACACGATTTAAGAATTCCGGAGTAAAGAATTTCTTTAATTCCTTTTTCAAAACATCTCTACGATATTCCTCCTCAACATAAGCACTTCCCCCCGTTTTAAAACCAACACCTGAACCAAAATCTTGTAATTTTTTGGCACCAACATTTGAGGTCATAATAATCACACAATTTTTGAAATTGATTTTCTTACCTAAACTATCGGTTAAGTGTCCTTCATCCAATACTTGAAGAAGTGTGGAGAAAATATCTTTATGAGCTTTCTCAACCTCATCAAATAGAATAACAGAATATGGTTTATTTTTAACCTGTTCGGTTAGTTGTCCCCCATCTTCATACCCAACATATCCGCTAGGAGCTCCGATTAATCTTGATATGGTATGTTTTTCTTGGTATTCCGACATATCCACACGAATCATATTATCCTCACTACCGAACATTTGTTTGGCGAGTTGTTTTGCTAGATATGTTTTACCAACACCAGTTGAACCTAAAAAGATAAATGAACCAATTGGTTTGTTTGGGTCTTTAATCCCGATTCTACTTCTTCTAATTGACTTGGCAATTTTTGAAACTGCATCAGATTGTCCAATAACCTTATCGGATAAATTATTTTCCATTTCGGATAATAATTTAGTCTCATCAGAGTTTAATTTGGTGATTGGAATTTTGGTAATATTGGATACAACCTCATAAACCAAATCAACAGTAATCTCTTTTTTATTAGTTAAGAGTTCCTCTTCAAACTTTTTCTTTTCAGTTTCAAGTTTGGTTAAAACTCTCTTTTCTTTATCTCGTAAATTTGCCGCTTCTTCGTAATCTTGTCGTTTAACAACATCCATTTTTTGTTGTTTAATATCGGACGCTTGTAATTTCAATTTTTCAATTGAATCCGGCATTTTAATTTCAACCTGACTTCTCGCCCCAACCTCATCCAAGATGTCAAACGCCTTGTCCGGAAATTCTCTATCGGTGATATATCTTTCTGCTAAATCCACACATAGATTTAAAATCTCGTTGGAATAAGTTACCTTGTGGTAAGATTCATATTTTTCCTTTGATTGTTCCAAGATAAGTAATGTTTCCCCTTTGGTTGGTGAATCAACAACAACTTTTTGGAATCGTCTTTCTAACGCTCCATCTTTCTCAAAGTTTTTTCTATATTCATCTAATGTTGTTGCTCCAACACATTGGATTTCTCCACGAGCAAGAGCTGGTTTAAAGATGTTTGATGCGTCCATTGAACCTGATGAATTTCCCGCTCCAACAATGGTATGAATCTCATCAATGAATACGATGATGTTTGGTGCGTTTTGTAATTCTTCTATAATTACTTTCATTCGTTCTTCAAATTGACCACGATACTTTGTTCCGGCAACGATTGATGTCATATCTAATGATACGATTCTTTTATCCATTAAATTTCTTGGACAATCCCCATTATAGATTTTAATTGCGAGACCCTCAACAATGGCGGTTTTACCACAACCAGGTTCTCCAATAATAATTGGGTTATTTTTCTTTCTACGAGAAAGAATTTGAGCAATTCTCGTTATTTCACTTTCTCTACCAATAACAGGGTCTAATTTCCCTTCTTCAGCCAATTTTATTAAATCTCGACTAAAATTGTCTAACACTGGTGTTGCTGATTCGGAAACACTTGTGTTCTTACCTCTTCCTTCGTTACCATCCATAGATTCTATCATAATTAATTTGTTTTATTTAAGTATAGGGGTTAATTTCATTATTTCAAATGATTGGACAAAAGTAATACATATTTTTAGATTACCAAAACATTTTTTTAATATATTTATAAAAATGGATTATAAAAATGCTTGGATGAAATATATCGATACTTTAGGTATTGATAATGAACTAACAGAAACTTATAGGAATCTTAGATTGTCATTCCAACGGGAAGGTTGGTCTGACGAGGATATTAAAAAACCCCCATATTACCCAAATGATATTATGAGAAACTTTCAAAAATTCTCAACATTAAAGAATAATGTTTATTCAGAATTAAGAAGTTTTTTTGGTGATGTTGATAATAATGAGTTTAACGCTTATCTTATGGATAAATTACAAATAATTGATTTAGAAACACCTTTAAAAAATGGCAATAAAAAAAGAAACAATAGACGGGACTAAAATTATTAATGAAATTGAGTCAACAAATATCGTAAAAACTGAATACGATACCGAAACTAAAAAATTAATCGCTGAGTTTAAAAATGGTATGAAATACGAGTATGAGGCAGTTCCTCATAATGTATATACAAAATTCAGAATGGCGGAATCACAAGGTAAGTTTTTTACCACAGATATTTCAAAGGTATTCAAATACAAAAAATTGTAACAATTATAAATATTTAAGTATTTATAGTTAATGAGCAATTTAAAAAGTATATTATCCAGTTTTAGATTACAAGACGAACTAAATCCTAAATTTTGGAACTCACAAGAAGATGAAGTAGAAACGATGGCTCCCAAAGTAAGGGAACGTCTTTTAGAAATTGCTTATGAGTTCATTGATTTTTTGGGTGTTGATGTAATTGTCTCCGATGTGGTTATGACCGGTTCGTTGGCAAATTTTAATTGGTCAAAATATTCTGATGTTGATTTACATATAATTGTGGATTTTAAACAATTTTCGGAAAAAGAATTACCATTGTATGAAGAATTGTTTAGATTAAAAAAAACTTTATATAATGACAAACATAATATAACCATATATGGATATGATGTTGAATTGTATGTTCAGGATGATGTAGAAAAACATTTTAGTAGTGGTGAATATTCTGTTTTATTTGATGAATGGGTTAGCGAACCAAAAAAAGAAAATGTAGAAATTGATACCCAATCAGTTAAAATAAAATCAGAAGAATGGATGAAAACCATTGATGATGTTATTGAAAACGCTAAAGATGAATCATTGGACGATGCGAAAAAATTAATAGATAGGTATAAAGATAAGTTAAAAAAGTATAGAACTTCAGGGTTAGAAAAAGGTGGGGAACTATCAAATGAAAATTTAGTTTTCAAGGTATTAAGAAGAAATGGATACCTAGAAAAATTGTTTGATTTTCAAAATGAGTACATTGATAAATCATTATCCTTAAATGAAATACAATAAAAAGAATTAAAATCTCAACATTTTTAATTCTGAATATATTTATATATAAATTAATTTAAAAAACAAAAATAAAAAAATGGGAAAATTAAAACCAGTTGGTAGTGAAAAATTAGAGGGTATGGAAAAAATTACTCGTATAATGGAAATTGCCAGATATAAAGAAAATACTCCAAATTCAATTAATGAGAATAAATCAGTTGAATATAATAAAGTATTGGCTGACGGAAACAATTATCAAATTGTTAAAGAAAGAAATGGTTATGTAATTAAAAAAACAATATCCGAATCTACCGGTGAAGGTGATTATTTAGACCCTATGAAAAATAGAAAATATTATTCATCATATTCACAAGCCTTTAAAAGACTTAACTTAATTGCAAAAGAAATTAATGTTAATGAAGGTCAAGAAAATAATGTTAATTTATTTTTTGAAAGCGATAATGACGCTACGAAATATATTTTAAAAATAGATGCGACAGAACAAGTAGCACCGGCAGCTGCTCCGGCTCCTGCACCAGCACCCGCTCCTGCACCGGCACCTGCCCCCGCTCCTGCACCTGAAGAAGAATTAGATTTACCTGAACCGGAAGAAGATATGGATTTAGGAGATGACCAAGAAATGGACGATGAGGTTGTTAACCTTAAAGTTATTCAAAAATTAACAGGGAAATTAGCTCAAAAATTAAGAATCCTTGAAGATAGTGAAGAAGAAAATCTTTCATCAAAAGATGTAAAATATGTTATCAACTCTATTTTATCGGCTTTAGATTTAGAATCTTTAGAAGAAGAAGATAAAGAAGATATTATGAATAAATTAGAAGGTATTGAAGATGAAAATCCTTTTGATGGTGGAAATGATGAAGGTCAAGACGAAATGGGTTCTGACGAAATGGGTGATGAAGAATTACAACCTGAAGTACCAAGTGGTGAAATGGGTGAAGGAATGTATGGTTCATTTGGTAATTTAGATAGAAAAGATTTCAAAGGTGATAAATATTTTGATGAAAAAGATAGAACACCTAAAGATTCTGAGTTATATGGAATAGCTGGTGATGATTTTGATACTGAAGAATTTGAAACTTTTAAACAATTACACGACAAATATGGTGATAAACAAAACTGGTTTGGACCAAATGATGGTGAAAACGCTTTTAATTACTATAAAAAAACAACAGGTAAACCATTTAAAGTTAAAACTAGAAAAGATGAGATGGGTGAAGGATTTAGTTATGATGATGTTAATGATGAAAACCCGGATGATATCTACGATGAATTACCAAACTATCCAAAGCGTAAAAATAGACATCATTCTATGAGTGACGACCATTCTAGTCGTATGGAAGAAATGATAGAAGGATTGTTTAGCGAATCAAAAGTTGATAGTATTTTGGAAAAATATTTTAAAATCAATGAGAAAGAAAAACAAATTTTAGAATCTAAAATACAACAATCAACTTCATTAAAGGAAGTTAGAAAAGAAAAAATTAGTAATATTAAAAAACTTTCTGAAAGTATTTCTCAAGAAGTTGCATCAACTAAAGTGATTAACAAATATCCTGAAGCAAAATTAATTGGTAAAACTAACAAAAATAATTTAGTGTTTGAAATGAACAATAAACAATTAAGAGTAAACACCAAAGGTCAAATATTGTAATGAATTATTTAATATATGTTAATGAATTAGGTCCAAATTATAAGGGTGATAACATATATGAATTTATTTTTTCGGATAGTTCAGAAGATATTTGGGGGGAAAACTGGGATTCAAAACCATCTAATGGTTACCCGTTACCACCTGATTTAGAACATATAAAAAAAGTAGGAGTTTTGAAGAATGACGTTATAACAATGTCAGTAATTCAAAACTCTGACTATTTCTCGATGATTGATACTATTGATGGTATTATATCATTGTCTTGGGAAAATGAAAACGATGATGTTGATTTTAACCACCAAAAAAGGTTGGTTTTTAAATTTGGAGAAACCGAAGAATCGGTTAAAAATAAATTATATGAACGAGATATCGTTTTAGAATTTGAAAAAACAATTATATATGAACACTAATCAAAAAAAATTAAAGTTAATTGGTCACGGATTAAAACCATCCACTTTAGAAAATTTAAGTGAATCTCAAGTTAATTTATTATTTGGTAAATTAGCGGAATCTAAAAAAGATACTAAAGAATCAGTTACAAAAACCTCCACAACAACTACATTTGACCCAGCGGTAGATACTGATAGAAAAGCAGCTCAAGATTTGATGGCTAAAAAAGGTGTTCCAATGAGTATAGACCCGGCAACTAAAAAATTAACAGTTGTGTCTGAAAAAGACGAAACGGTTGAAGGTGAAGTAGATGAAAAATTTGAATCTAAAAAACAACAAAAATATTTCTTCGCTAAATGTGGTGATGGAAAAACCAAAGAACAAAAAAAATGGTGTAAAATGGCTGATGAATTCTCAAAAGATACTAACTTTGCTAAACTACCCGAAAAGAAAACAGAAACTAAAGAAGGTTATTTAGATATGGTACAAAACGCACACACTAAAATTATGTCAAATAAAGTAGGACAAGTCCAACCAAACCCTAAATTTGTAAGTGAATTGGAAAATAGAATTACAAAATTAGTTGAGAAACACATTACTCCAAAAATGAGTAAAAAAGATTTTTTAAGTCTTTTAGATGAAGGGTCAGAAACTGCCCCTGCAAAACCAAAAGTTAAACCAACAACAAAACCGGGAACTGATTCTCCATACAAACCTAAACCTGGTGTTAAACCAGCTCCAAAGGCGAAAAAAGAAATTGGTGAACAATCTCCTGAAATTGCTCCGGCAAGACCAACGGTTAAACCGGGAACAAAACCTAAAAAACCGGGGTCACCATATAGTCCAAAACCAGGACCTAAACCAGCTCCAAAAGCAATTAAAAAGAATTTACCAAGTTGGTTGTCTTTTAATGAAATAGGTATTAAACTTAAAGGGTAATGAGTGTAAATTTAAAAATGGAAAAGATATTGAAATCAAAGGCGAATTTAGAAAAAAAATTAGTTAACGAAGGTTTAACAAAAAAAGAACAGTTAATTTTAAATGAAATTAAATCTAATTTAAAAGAGGCTCCTATTAGCTATGAAGGTCCGGAAAGAATGGAACCGGGAATCGAGAGAAAAATAACTTCAAGACAAACTCCTTACGCTGAACATCCGGCATTACCAAACGATGGTGAAACTGATTATATTGAGGTTATATCCTCAAAACGTTTTAAAGACTCTGTAGATAAGGTAAGACGTTATTTGGGTGATACTTCCGCTATACAAGGAAATAACCCTATGATGAACATTATGCAAACCGTAATGAATAGTCTACAACAAATTATGAGAGTTGAATCTCAAAATAAAGAATATCTTGAGAATTTGGCTGTTAATTTGGTTAAAAAAGAATTGGGTATACCTGAAGGGTCTTTACAATTTGACGCTCAACTTATCCAACGACCAATGGGTGCCGCTCAAGGAATGCAAGCAGAACCAACACAACCTAGTGAAGAAGAAGTTAAAGACGCCTTCAAAAAGGCTGAAGAACATAGTGAAGAATTACAAGATTTTGCCGACGAATTTGAACAATTCAATTTAGAGAAGGCAAAAAGAAGAATGATTAATTCTCTTATACAAGGAGCAGCATTTAAAGGTGGACATATGTATGTTTTACTTAGTGATGAAATTAATAGATTAGACCCTAATTTATTAAACCTTTATGGTGTCACACAATCCTTAATGGAACATTTATATTGGTTATATCCTGATATGGAAGGTATGGCAGCCGGAGGTGGTGGTCAAATGGGTCAAAGTGAAGTTGATGAAGAAACCGACCCACCAACAGTTAAAGCAAAAGCAATGACATTCCCTTTATTAATTCACGAATTAGTGAAAGGTGTTTATGAAGTTTTTGGTACTCACGGTTTACCTGATGACCCAAGACAAGCTGAAATGGTTTTAGGTTCTGAAGATACTTTACCTGCTGAGGTATGGGATTCTAGATTAGGTCCAATATTTTGGGAGAAATTTATAGAATCATATCCGGACAAATTATTTGAAGATGATATGAAACATATCCAACATTACTTATTTGTTAGATTTTCAAAATTATCGGCAGCAGAATTTATGAGAGTAGCTAAATTAATTTTAGAAGGTGACCCAAAAGGCGGTGAATTTATTCAAAGAATGGTAAATGAAATTACTGAAGATTTGAAAAAAGACGAATACGATGAAAAAATGGGTTCCGATGATGATAACGAAGACTACGGTGATGACGACTTTGATGATTTTGATTTGTCAGAACTAGGGTTCTAAACAAACAAAACGACAATGTATGTCAAATTTAACAAGAGAGCAAGTATTAATAGAATATGTAAAATGTCATAAGGATGTAAGTTACGCGTTAAAGACGTATCTACAAACTTATGACAATACTGTATCAAAATATGTCCCATTAGAATTATTCCCCGACCAAATAACCTTACTTGAGGATTACGAAAACAACAACGAAAACATTGCGTTAAAATACAGACAAGCGGGTGTAACAACCGTTACCGCAGCTTGGGCGTCAATGAAATTATCGTTTGCCAAAAAAACAAAACCCGAGAAAGTCTTAATTATTGCCAACAAACTTGATACATCTATTGAAATGGCGAACAAGATTAGAGCATTTGTTGCTCAATGGCCTGACTGGGTTGGTATTGGATTTTCCCCTGATAAAAACGCTCAAAAACATTATAAATTACTTAATGGTAGTGAAGTAAAAGCCGTTGCAACATCAAAGGATGCACTTCGTGGATTTACACCTACAATATTAATATTTGATGAGGCGGCGTTTATTGAAGCCGACAATGACTTCTGGTCTGCCTGTATGGCATCCCTATCTACGGGGGGTAAAGTAATTGTGGTTTCTACACCCAATGGATATGACCCAATTTACTATGAAATTTATGACCAAGCTTTAAGAGGTATGAACGACTTCAAGATTACCGAAATGTATTGGTATCGTGACCCTCGTTATACTAAAGATTTATATATGGTTAAAACTGAGGATATTATTCATTACCTTTTAAATAAAGAAGATTATGATGAAAAAGAAACCATTAGTTGGGCTAACATATCACCATATGAAAGAGACTATAAAGAATTAAGAGTTTTAATGGATGATGGATACAAACCTTGTTCTTCTTGGTTTGAAGCGATGGTTAAAAAATTAAAATACGACAAACGTAAAGTATCTCAGGAGTTAGAATGTAATTTCCTTGGGTCAGGTGATAATGTATTTGATTCTAAAATGATGCAAGGAATCCATGAAAATATGGTTAAAGACCCTATTAGTAAAATGATGGGTAACGCCCTTTGGATTTGGAAAGAACCAGTTATCGGTCATAAATATATTATGGGTTGTGATGTATCTAGGGGTGATAGTGAAGATTTTAGTTCATTCCAAATTGTAGATTTTGACACTAATGAACAAGTTGCCGAATATGTGGGGAAAATACCACCCGATGTTATGGCAGAAATCGCCTATAAATGGGCGACAATGTATTCGTGTTTTGTTGTTATTGATATTACCGGAGGAATGGGCGTATCAACAGCGAGAAAAATGCAAGAGATGGGATATAGAAATTTATATATTGATGGGGTTGACTCATCAAATAAATGGAAATACGACCCAAAAGCTTTAGATAAAATACCAGGAATAAATTTTAATAATAAAAGGGTTCAAATTATTGCGTCTTTTGAAGAAGTATTAAGACACGGATTTAAAATTTATAGTACTCGTTTATGTGGGGAAATGAATACTTTTATCTATATGAATGGTAGACCTGACCACCAGAAAGGACACCACGATGATTTAATTATGTCAATTGCTATGGCAACATATGTGGCTGAATCATCATTTAGTAATTTAACCAAAGTAACAGAACATACCAAAGCGATGATTGATTCTTGGTCGGTTAGTAATAATCAGAACATAGGACAATCCATTTCTTTTAATCCGGTTATGCCAAATTTAACCGAAAGAATAAACCAATTTAGTTCCAGTCAAGTTTCTAAAGACGATTATATGAAATATGGTTGGTTATTTGGTGGAAGATAATATTTATTAATTAAAAGAAGATGGGATTTGTTAATAGAAAAAAATCAGGGAATATTATTGGGGGTTCACGACTAGTTGTTGATGGACAAAATATCTTTAATGTTCAGGTTATCCCACCAGGTTTTAATAAATTAAGTAGTAAACAAGATAATGATTCTTACCGTAAAATTCCGGTAACACCAACACCGGCATTTATAATTGATTGTGATTTTACTGGTAGTTTTGAATTAATTCCTACACCTAAATTTACAATATCGACAAATAATTACAGCGGATATTGCGGAAATATAACCTATAACCCTCTAACAGGAGGTACAATAGATTTAGGTTCTGTAGTATTACCCTATGTATATTATACAGAATATTATTATGGTCAATATGTTATATGTATCACTGAATTAAATAAGACTTGTGTTTTAAGTTATTTACCACCACCACCAACGCCTACTAATACGCCAACACCAACTAATACGCCTACTCAAACACCAACAAACACTCAAACACCAACTAATACTCCTACTCCGACAAACACCCAAACACCAACTAATACTCCTACTCCGACAAATACTGAAACACCAACACCAACACCAACACCCACACCCACACCCACACAAATTGAAGATACAAACTATTTATTACAAGAGAATTATTTTACATTAGACCAAGAAAATAATAATAAAATTCTAATCAATTAACTATGCCTAATTTACCTATATCACAATTACCATTAGTATCATCCGGTCAATCAGACTCGTTGATGGTTATTGTAAACTACGATGTTATCCCGTCAGGAGAAACCAATTCAATTTATTTTTCAGCCTTAACTCAACAATTTTCGGGAGCTAGCGGTTCATCGGGAACAAGTGGTGAATCAGGAACTAGTGGTGAATCAGGAACTAGTGGAACATCGGGAACTAGTGGAACATCGGGAATAAATGGTCAAACTTGTAAAAGTTATACGATTGATAATAGTGGTGGTATTACCACCATAAATTATACAGGAACAACTTGTAATTACATCATTCAAATTGGTACGGTAAGTGCTGGAATGACATATACAGATTGTTATATGTCAGGTGAGATATTTGCGGATGGTGGCGCAACCATTATAGATAATGGAATATGTGTTGGTACTAACGGTACTTCAGGGACTAGCGGCTCAAGTGGAACATCAGGTTCATCAGGAACAAGTGGTTCATCAGGTTCTAGTGGTTTTTCAGGTGATTTATATAGAACAACATCTTCGACACCTTTAACAATCCAAACAGGAAGTACAGGGACTTTTGTTGTTGGGACTAACTTAGGGTATAGTATTGCTCAAGACGTAATTATAGCCTATGACCTCTCAAACCATATGATTGGTATGGTTGTTAGTTATAACCCGTCAAATGGTGATATGGTTGTTGATATTAGTAATATAGTAGGTTCGGGGAATTATTCATCTTGGCTCGTTAATTTAGGAGGTGCTGCAGGTGGAAATGGTTCAAGCGGAACAAGTGGTTCATCGGGAACATCAGGGGCCAATGGTTCAAGCGGAACAAGTGGTTCATCGGGAACGAGTGGGGTAAATGGGAATTCAGGTTCTATGGGACCAAGCGGTTCATCAGGAACAAGCGGTATTAACGGATTTTCAACAGGGTTAGTTTATTACTTCAATAGAGATACACCTAACCAAGGTGATGGAAGTGCATCATATTATGATTTAAACCGGGTAATTAGTATTAGCGGACAAACATCTTTATCTCAAACATTATCAGGAACAACAGCACAATTATTTGGGACATTTATAACACCTAATAATGACCCCAATATTAGTAATATTGTGGGTGGAAATTGGAATTTTGAATTATACGTTAATACTACGGCAGTAAACGCTGACCACGGAATATATGCAAGAGTATATGCGTATCATACTGGTGGAACAACTACATTGTTATCTACAACTACACCTATTCCTGTCCCGATAGATAATTACCTTGTCCCTACTTTAAAACTATGGTCAATACCTATTCCGGCATCTAATATTGTACCGTCAGATAGAATTCTTATAGAATTATATGGTATAGCTATTAATTCACCTTACACTAAAGTACTTACAATGTACTTTAACGATGCAAGTATCGGACAAGTAACAACAACATTATCACCGGCAATTGCGGGGATTGATGGTTCATCAGGAACTAGCGGTTCTTCGGGAACGAGTGGTTCTTCAGGTTCTAGTGGTACTTCACCAGTTTTTCCAGCACCATTAGTATATGGACTATATGTACAAACAGCTAACAGTACTATTGTGAGCGATACAATAACTGAATCAACTTTAATTGGTACAGGAGTTGGTACATTAAGTGTACCTGCTAATGGTTTTAGTGTTGGAGATAGTTTTAGAGCAGTTTTTGGTGGTGTTATGAATGCAAACAATAATCAAACTATTATAATTAGAATGAGAACAGGGTCTACAATTCTTTTAGATAGTGGTGTACAATCTCTTGGAAGCAGTGTTGTAGACGATGTGTGGTCTTTAAATGTTGATTTTACAATTAGACAAGTTGGAACTACTACTGTAGCATCAATTGTTTCTTTAGGTAGTTTCCATTACACAAAAACTAACAATGCTTCTGTCCAAGGATTCGGATTTAACGTATTGAATAACACAACATTCGATACAACAATCAGTAATACATTAAATGTTACAGCTGAATGGGGTGCTGCATCTACAGGAAACAACATCTATAGTGATATCTTTATACTAAATAAAACTTATTAATAATATATATGATTAACTATAATTATTTTAATATGGTAGATAACAATAATAACCACCAAGTTTAATCCAACTTATAAACTATTTATTAATAAAAAAAAATATTTAAATTATTAAGATGGAAAACAATCAAAATAACGACTTAACTGTTTGGCAAAGATTATCCAGAGCTTTTGGTCCAAATGCTCTTTTAAATCAAGATTATCCAACATATAAGTTAGATAAAAAAGAATTATTAAAAACTACTTCCCAAGCCGAATATGAACGAGAAAAACTTCAGGCACAACAAACATATTATCTAGCCAATCAGTGGACAAAAATTGAAAGTAATTTATACACTCAAGCGGTTTATTATGAACCAACTCGTTTAGCATCATTTTATGATTATGAGAGTATGGAATATACACCGGAAATTTCGGCAGCTTTAGATATCTATGGTGAAGAATCTACCACAGTTGACCAAAATGGTCATATGTTACAAATTTATTCAGAGTCAAAAAGGATAAAAGGAATTATTTCAGATTTATTTAATAATGTTTTAGACCTTAACACCAATTTACCAATGTGGACAAGAAATACTTGTAAATATGGTGATAATTTTGTGTATTTAAAACTTGACGCCGAAAAAGGAATTGTTGGTTGTATGCAATTACCAAACATAGAAATTGAGAGATTAGAAAGAGGTATGGCAGCAAAATCGGCAAATGTTGATGAACCTGCAGAAAACAAAGGATTACGATTTAAGTGGAAAGCTAAAGATATGGAGTTTAACTCTTGGGAAGTCGCTCATTTTAGATTATTAGGTGATGATAGAAAACTTCCTTATGGTACTTCTATGTTAGAAAAGGCTCGTCGTATTTGGAAGCAATTATTATTATCTGAAGATGCAATGTTAATTTATAGAACATCGCGAGCACCTGAAAGAAGAGTTTTTAAAGTGTTTGTTGGTAATATGGATGATAAAGATGTTGAACCATACGTACAAAGAGTTGCTAATAAATTTAAAAGAGACCAAGTTGTTGATTCTAAAACTGGAAATGTGGATATGAGATTTAATCAAATGGCTGTTGACCAAGATTATTTTATACCTGTTCGTGACCCAGCAGCGACATCTCCAATAGAAACATTACCAGGAGCACAGAATTTGGCGGAAATTGCCGATATAGAATATATCCAAAAGAAATTACTAACAGCTCTTAGAGTTCCTAAAGCATTTTTAGGATTTGAAGAAACTGTTGGAGATGGTAAAAACTTATCATTACAAGATATTCGTTTTGCAAGAACTATCAATAGAATACAAAAATGTATGATTGCCGAATTAAATAAAATAGCAATTGTTCATTTATTTTTATTAGGGTTTGAAGATGAATTATCCAACTTTAGATTAAGTTTAACTAATCCATCAACCCAAGCAGATTTATTAAAAATTGATGTTTGGAAAGAAAAAATATTATTGTATAAAGATGCCGTAACGGCGATAGAAGGTATTGCACCTGTATCTGTTACTTGGGCTAAAAAACACGTATTAGGATTCTCTGATGATGAAATTAAATTAGATTTACAACAACAAAGAATAGAAAAAGCTGTTGGGGCTGAATTAACTAACACAGCAACAATAATTTCTCACACAGGTATATTTGATAATATTGATAAGTTATATGGTAGTAAATCAGGAACAACACAATCAGCTGAAGTTCCAGCACCACCACCACCGGGCGGTGGAGGAAGTTTTGGTGGAGGTGATTTTGGAGGTGAATCAGAATTGGGTGGAGAACCTGCATTAGGAGGTGAAGAACTCCCACCAGCACCAGAAGCAGGTGGTGAAGGTGAACTAACACCAGAATCATTTAAAAGAAAAGAAAATTGGAATATTTTATTGGAAAGTGGTAATATGACCGATGACGATTCTTATATTGATTTATCTAAATCTAGAAATTCTTTAGGAGATATTGAGACTGAATTGAATAAACTTCTAAATGATTGATATTTATAATAAAAAAAGAAAAATGACAAAGTTTGGTATATTAAAATCGAAAATAGAAAATGTGTTATTAGAATCATATAATAACGGAACATTTAAACAAGAAATAAAAAATTTTAAAAAATTGGTGTTAGAGAATAAAAACATCAGTAAAATTTTCTATATGTACGATGAATTAAATTCACCGAAAGCATTGTCGGAATCATATGTGAGTGATTACATTAACGAATGTATCACTATATATGAAAACACTGTAAACAAAATATCTACATCAGAAATTAAAAAATTAAACGAATGGGTTAAAGATTCTAAATCAAATGACTCATACGATAATATTGATAAATTATTTTCAAGAGATGTTCTAACAATCGAATCAAGAATTAAAAGTAAAAAAATTATTTCAGAAACTTTAAGAAAATTACCTATCACTAAAACTGAAAGTGTTAACATACCTTTAAAAGCGATGGTTAGTATTGCAAATCAAACAATTAGTAATTACATTGAATCTTTAAACGAATCAGATAAAGACGAATTGTTTAAATTACTATCTGAAGATGATAGTACTCTTAACGAAGATTTTAATGTGATTAAAGAAAGTGTTGTTAGTAAATTAACTAAAATGAAATCTACCTCCGATGATAGTTCAGTTAATAGCAGAATCAATGATACCTTATCCAAGGTAATATCTGAGAAATACGACAAACTAACTTATTTTAAACTTAAAAGTTTAAACGAAACTCTTTAATCGTTATTTGACTTAAATTTCTTTTGGACATACTTTGCCTTAGAAAGTTCAGCTCTTTTAATAACAGACTCTTTAACAAATTCTTTTCTTTTAACAAGTTCAGAACTTTGTCGAGTTTTTATTACCTTACTTTTATAAAGTTTTAAAGCTCGCTCAATCGTAGTGTTTTTATCTAATTTAACTATTAACATATAATACATATATCCCCATCTTTTCAAAAAGTTTTGACTATTGTGGTAATTTCACCTATTTTTTTAAAAAATAAACGAGAAAATATGGAAATTAATGAAAAAGGGGAAAACCTCACAAATTCATGGGTTTAAAACTGCCAAAATAATATACGGAACAGTGGACTCAATGAGTTTAAAATCTCTCTACCTAAACATTCAAACATGGGTAGAACCAATCTACGAATCTAATAACTGGACAAGGACAGTTCTTAATATGAGTAGAGGTATAAAACATTCAGTCTATGAATCATTAGACAAAACAATTTTTGATGCAAATTTTATTGTTGATTTAGATTTAAGGTCAAGCGGTTTATCAACCGGAAAAAAATCTTTTATGAATTTAGAAATTAATTTTTTTATAATTCAAATTGGTATGGACTTTAAATCTGATGAAATTAAAAATTCACTAAAAGAAATTATTAACCAAATCTTTTTAGATAACTTTTTAGAAAATGAAAATTTTAAATTTTATCTAACAAAAAAAATCAAATCGTCAGAAGAACCAGTACAAATTGAGAATGTTTAATATTTATAAATAAAACATTCAAAATGAATTTAACAATTTTAAAACCAAATGAAATAGGGAGGGGAATATTAATTGAAGAAGATGCTGGGTTTATTTCACCGACAGATAAGAAAAATGCCGCAATGATTAAAGAGTCTAAAGAAGATTTAGACCACTCAAAACCTTTTGAATTTTATGCTGTTCTACAGAAATATAACACACCAAATAGAAATGGTAGATTGTATCCTGAAAGAATATTAAAAAGAGAAGCTGAGAACTATAAAAAAATGATTAACAAAGGCACTGCCCTTTCTGAATTAAATCATCCAGAATCATCGTTAATTGATTTAGATAGAGTGTCTCACGCAATTACAGAGATATGGTGGGAAGGACCCGTTTTAATGGGTAAAATAAAACTATTAACATCCCCTGGTTTCCACGAAAGAGGGATTGTGTCAACCAAAGGTGATTTAGCTGCAAATTATCTTAGACAAGGTGTTACATTGGGGATATCTTCAAGAGGTGTAGGGTCTCTTAAAAAAGTGGGGGAACAAAATGAAGTTCAAGACGATTTTGAATTAATCTGTTTTGATTTAGTTTCATCACCATCAACACCGGGAGCATACCTTTTTCAAAATCCTGACGATAGATTTAATTTTGATGAAAATTTGGAAGAAGAGAAAAAAATGAAAATAGAAAGACAAGTTGGCGAATCTGGAAACAAATCGCTTGACTTAATGAAAAAATTAAACGATTATTTAGGATACTAAAAAAATTAAACATTATGGACGAAAAGTATTTCATCGCAAAAATTACATTGGATTCAGTAGATACTGAAACAGGAAAACTTAAAAAGTTAAGAGAAGAAAAATTGGTTAGTGGTTACAATCCCACCGACGTAGAGGCGAAAGTCACTAAAGTATTTGAAAATTATTCTATGGAGTGGAGAATAACCGCTATCGTTGAGAGTAAAATTAACGAAGTTATAGAATAAAAAAATTTTAATTAATTAAACTAAAAGGAGACATTTTGTCTCCTTTTTTTGTTTTTTACATTTTTGTGATATTTATTAATAAATAAAAAGATGTTGTGAATATTAGTACAAATGTGCTTTTTTCATAATATCATATATTTATATATTAAAATAACATAAAACAAATGGCAAAAGAAAAATCTTTAGTTGAAGAAGCTATCATCCAAATGAAAAATTTGGAAGAAGCGGTAGCTGAAAATGCAAAAGGAATACTTGCTTCTACTATGAAGGAAGAAATCAACGAACTAGTAAAAGAATCTCTAACTGAACAAGATGAAGATGAGATTGAAACTGACATTGACATGGAATTACCTGACATGGAGGACGAAGAGTCTGACGATGAAGAAGGTGATGAAATGGATATGGATAACCTTGATATGGACGATGACGATTCAGATGATGAAGATGAAGATGTTATCGACCTAACTAACATTAAAGATGACGAAGAAATCTTACGTGTATTCAAATTGATGGGTCCGGACGATAATATTGTTGTTACTAAAGATGATTCTGGTAACATTAATATTAAAGACAACGAAACCGATGCTGAATATATGGTTGTTACAGAAGGTGAAGAAGAATATAATGAATTTGAGCAATCAGAAGAATTTAATGAATCAGGCGAGTCTATTGAAGATATTGTTGAAAGAATGTTTGGAAACGACGACGAAGAAAAGGAATTTTCTTTTGATGACGAAGAAGAAGGTGATTTTGAAGATGAAGAAGACGAATACGAAGGATTCGATGAGTCTGAAGAATTAGTTTATGAAATTGAACTGGACGAACAAGAAGACGACGATGAAGACGACGAAGAGGAAGAAGAAGACGAAGAAGAAGAATTAGAGGAATCTATTTTTGAATCAAAATCTACTATCAAACCTAAAGGTACTGGAATCGGAAGTCCTAAATTCAAATACGATGCTAAACCAAACCAAGGAAAAGGATTTGATGTGAAGAAAAAAGAAGCACCAAAATCAGTTGGAACAGGTAAAGCTAAATTTGAATACAAAGAGGGTGAAAACCTTGATGGAGAATTTAAAGACATCAAAAAAGCACCGGTTAAAAAAGCGTCCGTTAAAAAAGTAGAAACTAAAGAAGCTGCTCACACATACGGAAATGGTTCTAAATCAGGTAGAGGATTAAGAAAAGGAATTACTCCTAACAGAAATCTAACATTTGAAAATACAGAATCAAATGAATTAACAATTCTTAGAGAAAAGAATGAAGAGTATAGAAAAGCTCTTAATGTATTTAGAAATAAATTGAATGAAGTTGCAGTATTTAATTCAAACTTAGCTTACGCTACTCGTTTGTTTACTGAACACTCAACATCTAAACAAGAAAAAATAAATATCTTAAGAAGATTTGATGGTGTTGAAACTATTAAAGAATCTAAAAATTTATATCAAAATCTTAAAGAAGAACTTTCAGTTAAGACTACACAACCAATGAACGAATCAATGGAAAGAGCAATTCAAAAAGCACCATTGTCAGGTTCAGCAATTAACTTAATTGAATCAAAAACTTATGAAAATCCTCAGTTCCTTAGAATGAAAGATTTAATGGGTAAATTAAAATAAAAATAAACTAAAAATTAATAAAAACCAAAAAAATGGGAGCATTATTAGAATCAGGTCTAGTTGGTAACATCGGGTTAAAACACCTTAAAGTTATTAAAGAAGACACAATTAACAAATGGGATAAATTAGGATTCCTAGAAGGACTTAAAGGTCACTTAAAAGAAAACGTAGCTCAATTATATGAGAACCAAGCGTCTTTCCTAATCAACGAAGCTACTTCTGACGGGTCTTCAGGTTCATTCGAAACTGTTGTATTCCCTATCGTAAGAAGAGTATTCTCTAAATTATTAGCGAATGAAATCGTATCTGTACAAGCAATGAATTTACCAATCGGTAAATTATTCTTCTTTGTACCTAAAATTCAAGGGTATGACGGTGGAAGTGCAACTGAATCAGGAGAACACTATTCTCCATACGGAGCACCAAACGGTCCAACTCAAATAGGTGCAGGTTATAATGAGGCTGATTCTTCAGGTACATACAACCCAACTTACAAGAAAAATCTTTATGATTTATTCTATGAAGGAACTGAAGGTCAATTAGACCCTCCAGGATTGTTTGATTATTCTAAAGGACAATGGTCTGCGGTTACTGCTACAACAACAGTACAAGCATGGGTTGATGGTGGATTAGATGATGCTGATGGTGCTTATGATAACCAAAACATTAGAAAAGTAATCGTTAAAATGTCAGGTTTCGCAGATACTGGAGCAGGTAAATTAATCGGACCTGATGGTAACGAATATGATTCTGAAACTTTCTTATCTGATTTGAAAATTTTCGCTAACGGTACTGCAACAGATAGTACTTGGTCAGGAGCTTCTCCTTGTGATGTAGTATTTAACGCTGCTGGTACAGCTAATTCTTTATTGTTTAGAGTTGTTACTCAACAATATGGTAAAGGTATCGTACAGTATGGTGGTCAATCATCAACTACTTGGGCAACTAATGGTAATGGTGGTAGCTATAATAACATCTGTGGTGTTGATGGTATCATCTATTTAGAAGTTGATTTATCTTGTCCGGTATGTATTTCATGTGGAGCTGACTCTTTAGACGGTTACACAGGAACAACAATTGGAACATTAGCAAATAATGACTTCAGTGCTGTTTTCAGAAGATATAAAGAATTAGAATTTGAAGATAAAATCGGTGAGGTTTCTTTCGAATTAGATTCAGTTACTGTTTCTGTTACAGAAAGAAAATTAAGAGCACAATGGTCTCCTGAGTTAGCTCAAGACGTTGCAGCTTTCCACAACATCGATGCTGAAGCTGAATTAACAGCTTTATTATCTGAACAAGTTGCTGCTGAAATTGACCGTGAAATCTTAAGAGATTTACGTAAAGGTGCTGCTTGGAACTTGAGATGGGATTACAATGGTTGGAAACGTTTATCTTTGACAACTTCTTATACTCAAAAAGATTGGAACCAAACATTGATTACAGCAATCAACCAATTGTCTGCACAAATCCACAAATCTACTTTAAGAGGTGGAGCAAACTGGATTGTTGTATCTTCTGAGGTTTCTGCTATCTTTGATGATTTAGAGTACTTCCACGTATCTAATGCTTCTCCTGAACAAGACCAATATAACATGGGTATTGAAAGAGTAGGAACATTGGCAGGACGTTACCAAGTTTACCGTGACCCTTACTTCCCAGCTAACCAAATATTAATTGGGCACAAAGGAACATCATTGTTAGACACAGGTTACATCTACGCACCATACGTACCGTTACAATTAACTCCAACAATGTACAATCCGTTCAACTTTACACCTATCAAAGGTATAATGACGAGATACGCGAAAAAAATGGTCAACAACAGATTTTACGGAAGAATTACTGTTGATGGTGTTAGAACATTCGATTTAAGAGAATTGAGATAATCAAAATCTTAAAATATTTAACAAAAAGGGACTATATGTCCCTTTTTTTATATCTTTATTTTGAATAATAGGTTTTTTGGTATGATTGTTGTATATTTATATTATATGAAAAAATTTATACCAACAGAAGAAGAACTAAAGAACATACTTAAAATGTATAATGAAGACCTATTGGGGTCACATACCATTTCTGAAAAAACAGGAATTAGTAAACCAATAATTTTAAGAATATTAAAAGAAAATGGAGTTATTATGGGTCCATCCGGTAGAAGATTTATTGGTGGTAAAAAGGCGTCAGATAAAAGAACTTATCACAAGCATAAAGAAAAAAAATCAGAATACCATAAAAAATGGGCGGAACAAAATAAAGAACATTTAAAACAGTATATTAAAGAGTATCGAGAAAATAATGTTGATAAAATTCGTCAAATAAAACGCGATTACGAAAGAAATCGTAAATCGAGAGACCCCCTCTATAAACTAATTTCTAATTTCAGAACGGCAATTTACACAGTACTAAAAGAAAGTAATGTGGACAAATACGGTCATTACTTTGACATCTTACAATACACACCGGAGGAATTGATAAATCATTTAGAGAAACAATTCACGGACACGATGAGTTGGGATAACTATGGAATTTGGCATGTTGACCACAAACTACCAATAACATCATTTGATATACAGGAGATGGGAGACGAGGAATTTATGAGATGTTGGTGTTTGGACAATCTCCAACCTATGTGGGGTGAAGAGAATATTCGTAAATCCAATAAGATATTAGAGGACAATTAGTCCTCTTTTTCTTTTTTAGACAATACTCTAATTGATTTAGAAATCACCTCAGCTTCACCGAGAGAGTATATTCCGGAATGAAAGGCGTATTTAACTGCTTGTATTAAAAAGTAGTTAGCTCTATCGTTATCCATAGTATCTAAAAGAATATCTAAGTGTTCTTCAGTGTGTAGGGGAATTGATTCAAATAGTTTTCCGAATATTTCAGGTTGTTGTTCCATATTTAATTATATAAGATATTTATAATTATACTATGAAAAATAATAAAATACATATTAACGAATCAACATCTGATGGTGGGGGGAGAGGTTCATATATTGCTCCTATGCAACCGGGAATTAGAATATTTAAAAAATCTGATATACAACCTTTTAACATCCCTGTTTCTAAATATGATAATGCAATGTTGGAGTATGATAGTTATGACGGGTCTATGGATGAGCCAAAAAAACAAATCAAAAAGATTGAGTCTAAAGCTAAAAAAATTTCCAAGTATATGGAAAAACACCCAAATCTAACTGCGGGTGATGAGGAAGGAAATAACATTAATCAGAATCCTGGTAAAAAATTAAAGATTGTTCCCATCGTTACCGAATGGATTGAGATAACACAGGACACCATATCCGAAGATTTAACCTCAAATGATACTTCGGATTGTTTTAATAAAATTGTGTCCGGAAAACCACTTAATATTAACCAAAATAAAAAATCCCAAAACGAATCGTTAAGGGATTTAATTAAAAAAGTTTTATCTGAAAATACTACGACAATTTAGTTAGTATTGTTGATAAAGAATGTTTTATTTGAGAACTCATCTCATTTTCAAATTCTTGTCTAATCTTCTCGGTTTTATTATCGTACATGTTTGTAACTCTTTCCCAATTTCTATTACTAATAACCACATCATAATGATACACATGGTTAGTAATACTAATTCGTCTATCTTGGAGGACAACAAATAATTCTAATTCATCATTCTTAATATATCTTTTCATAGAAAGAGGGGCAATCAAGAATTTAGACTTCGGATGATTAATTAATTTTCTACACACAGAAGTGCATTTTTTTTCAGTGTCCTCAAGTATCGGCATATCATTACTCGTAAGATGTCTTAAAAATTTAACAATTCTATAATTAGTTTGTCTCGATAATCTTTTTACACTTTTCATCATTTCTATTTATTTTATTCTACAAAGATAATAATAAAAATGATGTAAAAAAAGAAAAATTAATTTTTAATTAAAAATTATTTCCTTCTTGTGATGCTGATGTATAAACCGCTACTGATGTTGTCCCTAATTTAGTTGCGATTGTTGATAATACCACTGAATCATCTGTACCCCAATTTGAAAGTTCATCTCCACTTAAATTAATATTTGAAGATAATAATTCTTGGAAGTTAGATACTTTACCGTTAGTAATAGTTCCGTTTCCAAAAGTTACTTGAAAGTTAACTTTTGTTGTTCCTAATGTGTATGGTCTTGCCACAGCGTACATTAAATCCGCTGATTCGGTGATTGCTGAAAAAGGGGTTACTTGTGTTGTTTTTTCAGCTGCTGGTGTAATTTGTGCGTATAACATAATTTTAATTTATTTATTTATTTATTTTTAATTGTTTAATCCGTTTATTCCTCCTAATGCAATTGCATTTAATTGAACTACCGCTTTACCTAATCCATTTGTGTAAGTCGGATGAGGGGGTATTATAGATATAGTGTTACCACTACAATCTAATGCACATACATTATATTCAGTTCCCGCTGAGAATGGAGCATTACACTCGGCACAATCGTCAAATGGACCATATACGAATGTTGTATTAGTTTCTCCGGTTGTAGATGCGCTAAAATCCAATGAAACACAATTTAAATTAATATCTTGATATGTTTTTCCGGTTAAAAGACCTTCAACCGAAATAAGTTCAATTGGTGAATCATCAATACAAGATGTCCCTGAGTAATATATGTTTGCCATAATTTTTTATTTATAAATATCTATTTATTCTGAATATTTTACATTAACAATCTGAAATTTGATTTGTTTTTTGTAAGTGTTTATTTCCCCACTACTTTCGACTTTTATATCTATGTAATATTCATTTGGTATTTTATCTCTTGTGTCGAACATAAAATAATACTCGTTTGGTGTTCGATTAATTTTTGTCCAGTCTTGGACTTGAACTTCCGTTTGACCTTCTCTAACATAAATTCTATAATACGCGCTAACATTTTGTAATAATTTTTGTGTTGAGTAAGCTTGTTTAATAACCACACCAACTTTTCTCATGTCGGTATTATATATTTTCTCATCTTGTTTTAAACCATAAAAGTCAAAACCATATAATTTAGGTTCAGATGAAACAGCACCCATTTGAATTGAATTTTTTAATGGGTATATAACAAAATCGTTAGTCATTTGAGGTAATTCAAATCCGTTTAAATTTAAATCATACCATCTATCAGAAAAAGTACAAGGTGTTTTATAACCTATAAGAGGTGGAATAATTACTTCATAAACACCTTTAGTTTTTTGACAAGTGCTAAGACCAATAAGACCAGATATTTCCGTACCGGTTGCATCTAAAATATCAACGGATGGGTTATAATCCAAATTAATAGGATTTCCATTATCAAAAAGATATAAGAATAGTTTGTTAACTTTACCCAAACTAAAAGAATTTCTATCATCCTCAATTAAATCATCATAAGATGTTTCTAAAAATGGTTCGTAGAATGTTTGAGTATGACGAGTAAAAAATTGAACTTCGTAATTATCGGTAATACCTGTTATATTTTCAACTTGTGGCTTGTAAGCAATCCCCCATCCTGAAACATTTATTAATTGACCGGTTAAAATATCGTTAATTTCGTCTGACATATTAAAACTAACATTTTCATTACCAAATTCAAAATGTTGGGTATCAACAATAGTTAAACCACTATAAGGAACATTACCGATATTTTGATTATTATATATTCCTGCTTGTTCCCAAGTACCAATAGTTGTCGTTTGAAACCAGTTGGACGGTCTATCAGAAAAGTTTTTATCTGAAGGACTATAATCATATATTAAATCCGCAAAATCATAACCAACACCTTCATCCCAAACTTGAGGTTGGTCTGGGTCATTATCTATATAAGGTATTCTAAATAAAATTAAATCAAATGAAGTTGCCCTCATTCTACCTTGAGATGTGGTAGTATTTAATAGTTCGTCATTAAATGATGAAGTATTTACCATTCTTAAAGTATGTGTTGGAAGTTCACCACAATTTAAATTTATGGTACCATCAGAGACTTTTTGATTTAATAAGGTAAAATCTAAATCAAAGATAAATCTACTATATCCATTTGGGTATTGAGAACTAATAACTGAACCAAAAAATAGTTCTGTGACAGGATTTCTTCCTGTATTTACAAAACTATTTGAAGTAATTGTATTGTTCTTGCTGAAATACGAGTTATTAATTGACATTTAAGTGTTTTATTTATAAATATCAATTAATTCGAATATTTTGATTTAATATGTCATTTTCCGCATTAGCTAAGATACTTTCTATCTCAAAACTAGTTTGTCCATTACCTGATGCTACCGGAACTGGTGCCATTGTTGCAATTGGGTGTACGTGACCGGTAACAAAGGCGAACATTTTTCTAAGTAATATCATCAATTGGTCTCCTCTAACAACAGGGTAAGTTTTATTGAGAATACTTCCCTCACCTCTAACAAACTTGTCTTGGGGAATACCATAAAGAGTTTCGGATAAATCAATTAAACCTTTTGGTCCTCTTGAATCGTGAGATAATAAATAAATTCTTTGACTACCCAATATCCCATAAGTTATATCTGAATTATTAAAATCATTTAATATTGAAATTTCGTCTTTTTTATCAAATTGTGGGCCTATAAGTGGGGCTCCTTTTGAATTTGTTGTTGATATTAGAAAAAAACCGGTTTTAGTTTGTGTTGAATTACATTTAATCTTAGAGTAAAATTTAATGTAATTTGTTGCGTCAGTTATGTTTGTCGGATTTGGGTTAGAATTATTACCTATTTCATAAGATAATTTTGATGGTGTAACAATTAAAGGTAAATTGGCTCCTTTTACAAAATTTTGAGGATTTTTAACTGCATATCCCGGAATATCAATCTGACCGTTGAAAACTGAAGAAATAAATTTATTAATTTTATTAACACAAGTGTCAAAGTCATCACCAACAAAAGAATAACTCTCAACCGCATTTGTATAGTTAGTTCCAACACTTAAAGATGTAATACTTTCCGGTTTAAAATTTTTAGTGTTAACTGAAATACTTGGTATTACATTATGTAAACTAACTGTTCCGGTAAAATTAAAATTACTCTCTAAATTTGAAATATCCCATATTATCATTTTTTTAACCATATCAACAACTTCCTCAAATCTAGTGTCCATTGTTGGTGTCCCAGGAATTTCTTGTGTTGAGAAATTAGATAATTGTAAAAACCCTCTTTTTGTATTGACTTCCGGTAATGCTCCGGTAAGAGGTTTTGATTTTCCAGCTCTAATTATCACTTCTTGTTCTTTCACAAGAACATCTGCAGAACCTCTACCCAATAAAGCGTTATCACCTGGCTCAGGATAAATGCCCTTATTTAAAGTTGGGTTTCTATATTCACCATTTTGATTTTTAATTGATATTCCCTCTTTTATTTTATCACCTGACGCTAAAAAAGTTTGAGAAGCATTAAATTGTTCAAACGATGTTTTTGTTGGTGAAGAAAAAGGCCCTTGAATATAAAATTGATTTTGATTTGGAAATTTTTTGTTCATATAAATTATATGAACATATTCGTCAATTTTAGGTGTTTGACTAAGATAAAAAGGTAATAATGGCATAAAGACAATTGGGTCTTTACTTGTCCATTTATCTGTCTCTTCAGACCAATCAGGTACTGCACCAATTATTGCGGAATAATCTTTACTTTCAGGTAAAACACGTAAACGACCAAGCATAGTGGGGTCTTGGTTGTCATATACTCTACCAGCAAATAATATTTGATACTTATTTTGACTATCTATTTGCATTATTTAGTGTTTGTTCTTTTTTGATATTCTTTTAAAATTGTATTATAAGTAACCTCAACCTTATCTAAATGTTCTGTTAATTTTATAATAGTCTCTTTTGTTAATTTAAAATCTTCTTGAATAAAATCCATAACAAAAATTAAATCCTTGTTTGATGAAGATTTATAATTTTTTATAATGTCTAACGCCTTTTCTGATTCTTCTATTTTTGTCATAATTATATTTTTTTTCCGAAAGATTTCATTGGGATAGTTAAACCCGCTGGTGTCATTGTTAATGGTCCTATAGCTATCTCTAATTTACCATTTGAATCTTCTTCTTTTGCCATGGCTCTCATTTGCCCAAATTTTGATAATATGTCTAAATTTGGGCTCCCATCTGGTAATGCACCTGTTGGGACCCCGATTTTTTGAAACTCCTCAATAGAACCAATAAAAGCTCTTGATGCTGAATACCCGTCTAATAGTTGTGATGCGAATAATAATGGTAATGGTATTCCCCCACCAAGACCAGGTATTGATGATGTTATTAAGGATAACATTGATAATATTTCATCGACAACGCTTTTACATCGTCTCCAATCACTAATAAAACTTGATACAATTAATAATAATTGTACTAATTTTAAAATCATCGTTAATCTTTTATCAATTTTTTCTTTTATTAAATCAGTAATTACTTTCTGAACTAACGCCATTATATCCCTTTTAATTAGTTCAAATAATTCTTCGATAAATATTGCACCAACTTTTGAGATAACATTAATAGCAAATTTCTTAAACTCTTTAATAAAAGTCATAAAAGAATTAATTAAATCAACAGCAGATTGACCTAAAGATTTTAACATAATGTAAATTGGTAATAATATTTTTGGTGATAATAATGATGACGCAATACCTTGACACATTAATTTTATAAAATTAAAATCAACAGTCGCTTGTACATCTATTTGAGGTGATAGTCCCCATATTGGGTCATTAATTAATGAGTTGGTTAAATTATCCATAGCATCAACTAAATCATTATCCGGTACAAAATTTAAATTGTTTAAATCGTCAAAAATTGCATTTGCATTCACAGGAACTTTAATATTATCACACCCTTCAAATTCGATAACCCCATTTTTTATATTTGTGATAGTCTGTTCTATTTTTCTTAAATCAATTTCGTTAAATTCAAAAAATGATTCATCAACACCATCTAAATCGGCTAATTTGGCAATTCCACTAACATCAATTTCTTTTCTATTATCAAAACATAATCCTAATATTCTTTGAACAATCGCGCCAAATTTAGTTTGGTCACCAATTTGACCAATACCTGCGTTAGCTTTAATTGAGGCAGCCCCTGACAAGGCTTCCATAATATTTGCCATTATGTTTGTGGTATCAACAACTTTAATTGTTTTGAAATAATCCACCATGAATTCACCAACTTTATTTATGGTTCCTCCCCCAATCCCAATACGGTCTTGTAATGTCACTTTATACCACGGTCCGGTAACAAAAAAATTATCTTTTTCAACATATTGTATATCAAATAAATTTTGTCCCGATTGTCCTTTATATAATTGACCATTAGTCGTAGAATACGGATTACCAGTTTGAATTAATTCGTATAATTCTTTATTCATTGCAAATGGATAATTTTGTACATCAATTTGTTGTTTTTCGTACAATGGTTTTCCATCGTCTTCGGTTGGTGATAATTTTAAAAGATTAATTAAATCGATTGATTTAACTTTAATATATATGGTTTGAGCACTAAAAGATTGCTGTTGGTCACACCCAACAGCGTTTAATGCCTCTTCAGATAAAATTTTAGCAATTTTAGGTTCAATATTTTTAAGGGCGGTTAAAAATAATCTTTTAACATATTTAGTTGAATTACCCCCCTTACCACCAGTGATTTTATTAATATCTAATAGTTGCTCAAGTTGAGTTTTAATCTCTTTTTGATATCTTTTAGATTGATTTTTTAAATTTTGAATTTGACCGGTGATATCTGATTTTGCGTTCTCAAATGCTTCTCCGGCTTTTTTAGTAGTATCATCATACTGACCTTTTAAATCGGTATATGATTTTGTCGCATTTATTTTATTTTGAACAGAATTATAGTCAAAGTTTAAATCTAATCCCATTTTAAATTATTTTTTCATTTTATAAGAATCAGAACTTTTGGATATGTCTTTTTCAATTAAGGTTTTTAATAAATCATCGTCGTCACCTAAATCAGTAATAGAAAAACTTTCACCACTATTATTGTTATTAGATTTTTCCCACATACCAGCTTGGAGTTTAGAAAGAGTCAATTTTTTCTCAACACAATCATTAATTATTTTTTGTTGTTTCTCAATCACAGGTCCTATGATAGTCATATCTTCAGGTTCCTTCATCATTGTCAACATTTTATTTTGAATTCTGATTGCGGTATTTCTCTGTTCTACTAGTTCATTATAGATTTCTTGCATCAATGATAACATTGATTCTTTAGATAAATTAATTTCGTTTTTTTTCGGTCTTGCCATAATGATAAATATTTAAGTGTGTAATTTATTTAACCATATTTTGAATTAACACCAAATACATATTTTTAAATTTTTTCATAGACCCTCTAATTTCTTTTGTTGTTAAGTTTGTCATCTCTCGTAACGATAATAAAATAATGTTTTTATTAAATTTATTATTATCGTTTCCTACAAAAATTTTATCGTAATTCTCGAATATTTCGTATAACGCATGACCTAATTTAATTTCATTTTCTGAAAGATTACCATCTTTAATAAATTTTTCTAACTCTAATAAAAAATGTCTAATAACTCTTTCGGGGTCTAATCCATCGTTTTCTATACTATATGAAAACATTTCATTATTTTCGATGCTGGTTGAAATATCCTCGTATGAAATTTTTCTATTTGTTTCTTTTTGGTCTTTAATGATTTGACCCATTAAATAATTTTTACATATGGTACCAAAATAAGAATATGCCTTCTTTTCTCTAGAAGGTTTAAATTTTTCTATCTTGGTCATTAAAAATGAATGAGTATCTACGTGAATTTCGGTGAAATCCATGTCTTTTCTATATAATTTATATCGACGAATAATCGAAGATATCATCTTATCTAAAGGTTGTTTTAAAAACTCATTATAAATTTTATTTCTTTCTTCATAATTTTCGGTTGCTAGAAACCTAACAACCGCTAATTCTTCCCGAACATCAAAATAATTTAATTGAGTTGGTTTTCTACCTTTCTTTTTTAACTCAACAACGGTATCTCCTGTTAAATTAACTATTTCACTCATTAAACTTCTTGAGGTTCGTATTTTATGTTTCTGTCATTAATAAACAAATATTCTTTTTTTGCCGATTCAATCCAAAACTTAACTTCATCGTCAGTTAAAACATTTTCACCATTTTTATAATTCCAAAAAATGGACCCTTGTCTTAAATTTGTATGCTTATAACCTATTTTAGGAATTGATATAATTTTTACCGAGTTATGTGTCATTCTTAAAAAGAATTCGTAACCAAAGGTTAATTTAAATGATGATTTAATTAATCCAAAATCAAGGAATGACGATTTTTTAATAACCATACCTGACGTTTGAAAATTCTGATAGTCAAGTAATGTTTCATTAGTTAATACACCCATTTCTTCAGTAAAATTGGCAGCAAAAGTCGCTTCATTAGTGAATCCGGCAAATTTACCTGATTCATCTGTATCAACAACAATTGGTAAAAACGCGTTTACATCAGGATACACACCACTATATAAGTCAACATTTTTAAACCAAATACTTGAATATTCATCATCAAATTCAAATAATGAAACCCATTCTGAATTTGAATTTCTAACCCCGTAATTTATTTGGTCAGCGTAGTTAGGGTCTTTAGTCCATTCGTATTTCTTAACAGTTAAACTTCCGAAGTCAAACTCGTTTAAATAATCAACCAAATAACTTTCGTTAGTATGAACAATTATTAGTTCGTTTATTTCCACTTTTTGATTTTGTAATGATTTTACACATTTTTCAAAATACTCTGTAAATCCTAATGTTTTACCTGATTTTATTGGTAATATTACGGATACGTCAAATGTTTTAGTTTCTTCCATATTATTCTATTGTTTCTAGTTTAGATAATTGCTCTTCAAACGATTCTAATCTAACAGACAAGTATCTTTCAAAAAGGTTTATTACTTCGGAGTTGAAAGTTTCTTTAGTTGACAATGTCCCAACAGTTTTTAACATTTCACCTTCTAAATTTTCGTTAATGCTATCCTCTAACCAATTTTGTAAAAAGTCAGAAATATAATCTACGATTTGTATTTTATTATTAATCCAAATACCGTTATCTTCATTCATCCATTCCGGAACTAAATTAGGTGCTAATCCTAAAACAGGAACATTACATTTCATAGATTCTAATGGGAAGGTACCGTATGAACTTGTTTCATCAACCCAAACAGAAAGAAAACACTCTTTTAGAGCTTTAGCAAATTCAGTCTCAGATAATCCTCTCATATCTCTAAATGTAACCCATCTATATTGTGGGAATTTAATATAAAAAGATTTTATAATATTAGTTGACTCTCTTTGGTCTCTAGCGTGTATTGCTATAATTGGTTTAGCCGGTAATGGGTTTGGTACAAAATCATCAGAAATGAATGGTTTTAATATATCAAATGAGATGTTTCTCATTATATTTTCTAAATATTCTTTTTGAATCTCTGATGTTGTTATACATTTGAAAAACCCTAATTGAGACCAAGTTTGGCCTGGTTGTAAAGTTTCTAATATATGGTCATATGCTTGACATAAAACTATTTTACCACAAGGTAATTTAGAAATTTGACTCATTACAAACCCATAAAGTTCAGGTAAAATAATAAAATCTTCAGGTGAAACCTCTAAATTTTCACCTTCAATTGGTTTATGAGACAATAAATCCATGTACTCCTGACCTAACCAACTTTGAACTCCTGTGTAGTCAGATTTTTCGTGTAACATAATTGGATTATATCCTTCATTTAATAATGCCATTCCTAAATTATAGATATAGGATAATGAGGCTTTTGCGTTACCTTTAGTGTCTTGAACTAAAAGATAAATTCTAGATTTCTTATCTTTCATGTTCTGAATAGATTTCTCTAATTTTGAAATTTGTTCTTGTGTCATTGTGTTATAATTTATTTAATAATTTTTTATATAGTAAAGTGTTGAACGCTAGTTTAAAAGGTATTGATAATTGGCTAACACCTTTAATTCCTAATTTATCATCAATATCTTCGGTTTCATCCATAATGATTTCTAACATTAATTTAATTGTTTCGTATTTTATAATACTAATCGCGGTACCCTCGGTTTCTCCGGATGTTGACACTTTTTCCTCTATTTGGACATAAGAATCAATTTTATCTAAATCCAAATAATAATTTTCACCTAATACTTTTAACATTCTATTATTTTTTTTAATTTATCTTCCAATTCTTTAATTGATGTAATAGAATGGATTGTGTTAATCTCTTTATTGTACTCCGTCTCAAATTTTATTAATATTTTATCTGAAGGATGTTCTAATAATAAGGTAGGATTTGATGTAAGTAAAACATCAATTTCCTCCCACATAGAATTTATTGTAGAATTACTATAAAATTTTACTTTTTCTAATAAACAACCAAATTTTGATAAGAAAAATAACGAAGCTGGTTTAGACCTACCAATTTCATCAGACACAATTAATAACTCGTGATTATCTCTTAAATTTACATATAATTCGTTTAAATCAGTGAATGTTGAATACTCCGACGATTGTGAGTGACCAAATATTTCCATTGGAAATTCTTCATATAAAAATGAAAACAATTCATCATCATCTTGAAATTTGAAATGGTCTTGTAATGTTAGTGAAGTTACGGGTAAAGACATACCATAACTGAATATCTCATCTTCAATACCATCAGTTTTATCAATATAATATTTTTGATATGTTTGTTCTATTTTATTAATAGTGTTTCTTAAAACACCATTAATTTCAATTGCTATTCTCATCTGATTCGTTATCGTATTTACGTAATATTTTACTAATTAAAGGATTTCTCACAATATCGCTCTTATCTTTAAATTCAAATGTTGATACGTAATCATCATCTCTAAATTTTTCAATAGCATCCCATAAACCACTATGAGTCTTATTTTTATATTTGTCTGACTGTTCTACATCACCAGAAATAAAAAACTTACTATTATATCCAATCCTTGTTAAAAGTAGTTTCATTTGACTTGGAGAAGCATTTTGACCTTCTTCAAAAATTAAAATAGAATTATCAATGTTCATACCTCGCATAAAAGCCAAAGCAAATACTTCAATAACTTCAATCTCTTTTAATTTTTCTCTAGATTCTTTACCTATAATTTTATTTAATAAGTAATAAGATGGAAAAATATACGGGTCAAGTTTTTCCTCAACATTTCCTGGTAATGAACCTAATTTTTCCTCGGCTTCGACAGCTGGTCTAACAATGATTATTTTTTCATAAGGGGTTTTTGAATCTGAAAGTAAATCAATAGCTGCCTTCATTGTTATATAACTTTTACCAACACCTGCCGGTCCGGAACAAATTGTTATTTCACTATCAATTAAAGTGTCGTAATACTTTTTTTGATTTAGAGTTAAAAACTTTTCTTTAGTTTTTCTCTTAATGATTTGACCAATTAAATCTTTTTTATTTATCGGTTTACCTGTTGGTTCAGGGGTAGAAGTAGTTGTTGTTGGTTTCTTTTTTCGTTGTTCAGCCATTTTATAATTGTTTTTATTTTATAAGAATACTTCTTTTAATTTAAATGTCTATGTTTTAATCATTAAAATATGTTTGTGTAGTCTCTCTATATTATTAGAAACAAATGGAAATAAATTATTCTTAAAATCAAGTTGTAATTTTTTTAAATTTTCAGGGTCATCATTTCGAGTTTGACTTTCAAAATGATACGCCACTAAACTAGTGTCGCAAATATTCCGATAACCTAATAAAATAGATTTTAAATTTAATTCAACATCCTCAAAACAAGAAATATAATTTTCGTTAAAATAACCTAATTTTTCAAACATAATTTTTTTAATCATCAGTAGTCCACCCGTTGAACCGATAACATCATTAACTTTATATGTTTTAGAATAGTATTTATTTAATTCTATATGTCCTACTCCAAAATTACCAACAGAATCAAAATTGGCAACAATACCATTATGTTGTATTGTGTTATTTTCGTAATGTAATCTACACCCAACAGTCCCAATTTTTGAATTTTCTTTAAAATTTTTTAACATCCCGTAAATAACATTGTTAAGGATTTTAATATCGTTATTACAAAATAATAAAAATTCATATTCATCGGTTATACGATTTTTAACCACATCATTATTAATTTTTCCAAAATTATAATAATCGTACTCAATTAAGTTTATCTTAATATTGGTTTGATTTTCTAATATAAATTCTCTAATTTCTTTTTTTTCAAAATCTGACGACCCAGTGTCGGCGATAAACACATCAAATAATTGGGGATTACAATTTTTTATAAAAGAGTTTACACAGGAAAATAATAAGTCTGTCTTACCTTTTGTTGGTATAATTACCGCAACTCTACCAATATTTTTTAATTGTTTTTCTTTTATAATCGGTATATGAACCTCCAAAGGTTTTAAATCCAAAGGTAATTTATTACCCCATTTTTTAATGAACATATCTTTTGAATTATAAAATTCCATATTAGGTTTACCAACGGATTCGTGAGTGATTTCAAAAGATGAGGTAACACCAATTTTAACACCATCTAAATAATTTGGTACGCAAAATAAATGGTCATAAAAATGAAATTTACCAATTGTCTCATCAAATTGATGGTTAATCTTTAACTTATTAAATGATATGAATAACCCATCAATAGTTACAACAGGTATTAAATATGGTAATTTTGATGAATAATTACTTAACCATTTTTTCTGACCTTCAGGGTGGTGATAAACCTGTCCAACCATTGTTTGATTCATTTTTTCCCAGTAAATCCCTGATTCAGGGAAATAACAAGAACCAGCTTTACCTATAATACCATAATCAGGGTTTTCATCAAAATCATTAAGTAATTTTTTACCCCACCCATTTTCAAGTTTAATATCGTTGTGACAACAAACTATTATATCATAAATTGATTCTGAAATCCCTTTATTATATAATTCAGATAAACTAAATTGATTGTGGTTAATATATTCTAATATTTGAATATCTTTTAAACCTGAACTTTGTAACAAATGTTGTCTAAATTTGTTATTATAATTTTCATTTTTATGTGTTGAGTATATTATTGTTATCATATTTTTTAATATTAATAGTTAAGTCATACGACTTATTTTGTAAATCTTTAAACTCATTCTTAATTTTATTCTCATTTGTGATATGTTGGTACCCCCGGCCATTTTGTTTATCACTTTCTGGCATTTTATTTTGAATCTGTAATTTTCTTTTAATTATTGAATCGTTCATTGGTGAAAATCCGTACCATAAAATTATAAAATTGTCAGTATTAATAATGTTGTAATGTCGACCTAAAGGATAAGTAGAATAAAAATTACTTAATTTTCTTCCCCTCCTGAATCCAACATCTTTAAACCCATTTAAACGTTGAGATATGAGTGATTTATTTATGTTAGGATAAGTAAACTCCTCATTAACATTATCAACCATAACATAAGAAGATATTATAATATCTTCAGGTTTATTAATTTGGGATAACTTTTCAAAATCACCAATTAAAAATTCCGTTGTGTTTAAAACGATTCTCCACCCATCTAATTTTGATTCAATCTCCATAACTTCAACATCTACATCAGCGGCGTCAAATTCTTTATTTTTACTTTCAACAATCTCCCAAGTCGGACAAATTTCTTTAATAATATTAACTGAATTATCCGTAGAATGGTAATCAATCATAATTCCGTGGTCAAAAAATTGTTTGTGATGTTTAAGCCACCAAGGGAGAAGATACTCTTCATTGTAAAAATGTGATATAATTGTTTTCATTTATCAGTAAATTTTGGAAAATATTTTATATAAACATCATTCTCATTATTTCTCACTTTTTTAATTTTTTCTTTAATTTCGGTGAAAAAATTCCACGCCAATGGAACGAATACTATATAATCATCATTGTTATAGTCATGTAAAAAATTAATCGATTTAATTTCAGTGTTAGTCCCAGGGGTGAATAACCCTTGTTTTAATTCATTATCGTCAATTATAAAATCCATCTTTTCATTAGCAAAATTTAAAAAAGTCATGCCTTTGGCTGCCGCACCATACCCAATAATTTTATAACCTCTATCACGATATTTTTGGATTGACTTTTTAAAGTCATTAACTATTTCTGAGACATTTTTTTTGTAATTAATATATGTCTCATAAGATAATAATCCTTTTTCTTCTTCAACTGAAATTAAATTATCAATTAAAAATTTATTTTTTTCTTTTTTACTTAACACAAATAAATAACTAATACCGTGTACAGGTGTTTTAATAACATCAATTAAATGTAGATTAGTTCGTTTTGTCAGTTCATTAAATGAATTAATATTAAAAAATGAAATATGTTCGTGGTAAATTGTATCGAATTCATTGTTATTAACCATTTCGGATTGCGACGTTTGGATAAACAATAAAGAATCATCGTGCATTAATGTATAACAATTATCCAAAAATTCTTTAGCGTTTTCATTATGAGCAAAAACATTTTGTGCCGTAATCACATCGAATTTTCTATCAAAATTTTTACTATCAAAATAATCACAAACAATATTATGATTTTTTGAACTTACATCATATAAATTTTTAGACGGGTCAATACCATATGTGTCCCAACCTTTATTTTTAAAATAATCTAATTGAGTCCCATCATTACAAGCAATATCTAATACTGACCCGGTTTTTAATTCACAATACTCATTTACAAAATCAACAAACCAATTAAAATACTTTCTTAACGTATTTGAAGTACCGCTAACATATAAATAATTTCTAAATAATAAATCCGGGTTTACAATATGTGATAATTGTAAATGATAACATTTACCACATAAATTAAGATTTAACGGGAAATTAGGTAATATTTCATTGTCATTATTATGGTACGAATTCGCCAATGGTTGCTCACCTAAATTTAAAATTTCAGTTAAATCGTTACTACCACAACAAATACATTCTTTTTTTTTGTTATAATTCATAGTTAATTATTTTATCTCTTATAGTTAATTTAATGTTTTCAAAGTTATCAACAATACTTTTGGTAATACTTTCAATTGTTTCTTCAAATTTAAAGTCAAAATTTTCAATAAATTTATCACAATTAATTGAAAAATTATAGTTTTTACTTTCAAGTTTATTTGTTGGGTTTTTATTTGGGGATTCCATTTCAATAATATCGGCCCCTGTAATTTTTGAAACCCCCATCGCGATTTTTTCTGAAGTACTATTAAACGAAGCTAAATTATAATGACCTCTCAAATCTTTTGGCTCCTCAATAATTTTAATAATTGCTGAAGTTAAATCATTAATTCCCAAAATAGGTCTTAATGTGTCTTTAACATATAACTGAATTTTTTTAGTATTTAACGCTGAGGATGTCATTGAGTTTATCATCACGTCACTCCTCATTATCGGGGAATATCCATTAACCGTTCCAAATCTTAACCCATAATATTCCACTCCTGAAAATTCCGCATAAACATCGATTATATGTTTGGTTATGTCATAATTATTATAAGGTATGAAACTATTATAATTTTCATCAACAATTAAATCCCCTGTCATGCCATATACACTAGAACTACTAGCGTAAATTAGTTTAATTCGTTTTTCAATTAATTTAATTTTATTTGTTAATTTTAAAAAATTAACAACATTATTATTAAACGCGTTCATATAATCCCCTTGACACATTTTAACACTTGAATGTCCCGCCAACAAAATAATAACATCTTGTTCCGATAAAAACGATTCCGATAAAGTACCAAAATCAACCGATATTGACTCATTATTATCAAACCATTCGATATCGACAGAACTTAAATCATAAGGTAGTTTTTTTCTCAAAAAACTACCAATATAACCACTACCACCAATTATTAATATTTTTTTATTAAAACAATTTTGTTGAACTAAATCCATTTTCACCTCTATCTTTTTCGTTTTTATTAAATATTATTTTAAACCATGACCCATCACCAAATATTTTATCCGGAATCCCTAAAGATTCATTTATTGCAACTTTAACCCCTGCAATATGTGGATGAATCCTAATAAATTCATCTGTATTATAATCGTGACCGGAAATTACTTTCGTGGTTAATGGTCCCCAATGTTTAATATCGTTCATAACACACTCATATTTATGACAAGCGTCGATATAAACCATATCACATTCGATTGTGAAATCTGTCGAATATCCTTTTAATTTTGTAATGTTATTAACAGATGATAATCTTAAATCAAACTGTTCTTCAACATCAATATAATCGGCGTGACTAGCGGAATCGGAATCGTCAAACCCACCTTCCCACGAATCTATACATATAATTTTCCCATTAGGGAATTCTTGAGAAAAAATTAAACTACTTTCACCCATATATGAACCAAGTTCAACAATTGTCGGAGAATCTCCTAATGTTTTTTTTAATTCTTGACAAAACAATCTTAATTCATGTTCTGACTCATAAGGTCTCATTACCACTTTTAAATCTATTGAGTTATATCCCTGTACTTCCAAATCCATTTTCACCTCTATCTTTTTCGTTTATTTTATTAACTTCTACCAAGTCAACCCACCCCCCATTTACAACGGGACATAAGACAGCTTGACCTATTTTCATACCTTTAGGTATTGTAAATTCAAAAGGGTTAGTATTAAAAATAATCCCCTTTATTTCTCCAGTGTATGACGAATCAACTGTTCCGGGAGAATTTAATATCATAAGACCCTGATTAATGGCTAAACCACTTTTGGTTCTAACTTGAATTTCATACCCATCTTTAATATCAAAAGATAATCCAGTAGGGACTAATGCTCTTCCAAATGGGGGTATGATTATCTCATCAATAGAATGTAAATCAAACCCTGAATCTCCTTCGTAATTATATTTTGGTGTTGTTGCGTCGGGATGTAATTTATTAAATTGTAAAGGTAGTTTAGTTCTATGATTTAACATTTTATCCTCTAAATCTTTAATATCAACACCCAATTCATTCATCATTTCGGTCATATCTAAATCTTCGAAATCACCCTCTAATCTTTGTCTTAATTCTTTAGCCTTTTCCTCTAAAAAATCTAAATTATTATATTCCATTATTCTAACTCTTTTAATTTTTTTATTACATCAATTAATACCAACACATCTCGTTCACAATAAGCGGTTATTTCTGGTAACATATTTTTATTCCAATACGCGTCGTGAACTTTATCTCCAGTAACATCACCTTCCTTTGGTGATGGAACATCCATACAAGAACACATTAAGTCCAAGGAACCAATTGCGGTGTAAGCTCCGTATTGCCAAATTTCTTTGGTGTCAATCGCTTTAATCTCCCAAGGTTTGGTATTATAAGATGGTAAAATTGATGATGGTTTTAAACCATTAATAATCATTCGTTTTGCCAACATCGGAATGTCAAAATTCTTTAAGTTATGTCCACATAGATAAAAATCTAATTTACCACAACGATTAAGTAATGTTTGACAATCTTTTAGTAATTTTTTTTCATCGTCTCCGGAGAATGATTGTTTTTTAATATCCCCATTGTCCATAACAAACGCTACACTAACACAAACAATTTTTGAAAACTCGGGAACTAAAGCCGCTCGTTTTTCAAAAACATAGTCTAATGACTGACCAATATCTTCCGGAAATCTTTTTTGAAACCAATCAAAATACTTTTCAAATTGTTTGGCAACATTAGGATTATTAACTTTACACTCTGTATAGTTTGTGCAACCACCGACTGTCTCAATATCAAGAAACAATATTTTGGTTAAAGGTATGTTTATCATTTTTTTATTTAATTAAAGATTTGTAAAATTCTGCTCTTGTAATTGTAACATTTTTTAAATCATATTTGTCTTTAACGGTCTCAAATAATCGTTCACCCAATTCAGTAATCATTTCAGGGTTTTGAACCAACTTTTTAATTGATTTAGACCAATCACTATGATTTCTATTTTCAGGGATTAAAATTGCATTACCATCTGTGAAATTACCATTTTTCAAACAATGTTTCAAATCAATCGTGTAAGGACCAATTTCTGACGCAATTAACGCTTTCTTATAAAACCCAGCCTCAATCACTTTTAATTGAGATTTCATTCTATTGAAGATATGATTTTTAATCGGTGCCAAAGATATGTCAAATTTTGAATAATTCATAGCATAAGTTGTAACAGGTTTTGTCCAAACTCTAACATATGGCAAATCACTTGTTGATAAGAATTCTCGTTCTTTGAACTCTAATAAATGTTTTTTATAGTTCTCATCTATGGTTTTATACTTGTTAGTGAAAATATCTTCATATTTAGTCCAAACAGTTTCGTGAGGTAATATATCTCTTTTTCTTTCTTCACCTGTTTGTGGGTTAAGTTCTGTTACGGTACCTCTAATATCAAAACCACAAATAACATATTGTAATTTATCATTTATGTCTTGATTTTTCTGAACAAAATCCCCCAATAAATTTAAATCCTCAATGTGTGAACTACCTCCGAGCCATCCAACTCTAATCTTTTCTGACGGTGGTGTTGGTTGATTAAATTGACCTTCTTTTGGATTTATAGCGTTTGGTAAAACTAATACATTTTTATTGAGTTTACGAATTTCGTTTGCAAATAAATCAGTTGTCGTTGTAACATAACTGGCTTCTTTTAAGTTTGCAACAATTTTCTCGTGAATTTTATGTTTTACGATAATACTATGGATTGGATGGTCTACTGTTGGTAACCAATAATCATCGATATCAATAATGACAATAATACCTAATTCTTTTAATCCTTTAATTATTTGTGCTGACACTTCGTAGTTATTACCAATAGTTCTATGAGCGTGAATTATCTGATATTTTTTCCAATAATTAATATCATCTATCTTTGGGGTATAATCTATATCCACATGAAAATCATCAGGATATTGGTTTTGTAAGAATACATGAGGGTCTACCGAACGAAATTTTCCAACACCTGAAGTATCTGATGGTAGAACTAATACATTAATTTTTTCTTTCATATTATTAAATTATAAATGAAAATATAACGATACTTAATGAGAATATCAACCATTGTCCCATAAAAAAACCCCCAACTTGGTAGATGAGGGTTAATCTTGAGAGTAAATAAAGTTAAGATAGTTTTTTTATCTTTGTGACCTTACCTTCAAATATATGCTTTCCAACTTTAAAAGAAAAGAGTTCGTTTGATTTTTGTGTTGACTCGGCTAATATACCATTTTCTAATAATACTTCTTCCACAACTTCTTTTAACATTTCTTTTAATTGTTTGTTATTAAAATTTGGTTGAGATGATTGTTCTGTAACTATTTGTTTTGGTTGTTGAGGGCCTTTTAAATTCATTAGTTTAGATGCTTTCTCAACTAATTCATCCGACAATACTGAACCACCCCCCATAGAATTTGGTTGATTAATTGGATGTTCAATCATCAATCGTTTTATCTCATCCGGTAATTTAGACGACATAACTCTATCTTGAGTCATTGGTTGTTGTGTCGTTGGTGTTTTTGGGATTGACGATAGATAAGGTTCGTTTGTTGTTGAGTTTTCTTGTAAAAACTCTTGAGGTAAAACATAATTAGCTTTTGGTGCGTCGTATGTTGCAACTTCTGGTGAATTATAAGAATCCATAGAAGGTAATCCCCCTCTTGGTGTTTGATTGTGGATATCCATCATTTTTTTAGATATCATTAATTTTTCCATTAAACTATTTTCGTTTGTCATAATGTTTTAATATTGTGTTGGTTCTGTTTGAGTTGGTTGGTCATTAAAAACCGCATTTATGATAACTCTTGTCATACTTTTATCTCCGGCTGTATTATAACCGGGCTTTGGTGTGTCAAACTTTTCTCCGGATGGTTTAAAAGAGAGAATTTTATCTGCTCTAAAAAGTCTCCATCCTGGTAAGGGTTGTTCTCCTTTATAACCGGTGTGAGACGCTCCTTGAGTATCCCAAGCTCGTAGGACAGGGTTATCGGCTTTACTGTATCCGAAACATACAGGTTCAATTTCCCTTAATCCACGACCACCTGGTTCATCACCATCGTAGTAAATTATTATCTTGTCTTTATTTTTTATAGCACTGACTATTGAGTCAACTGACGCTACTTCTAAAATAAGGGACTTAAATGTATTGTAAAGTTTCATTAAGCGCTTGGTGTGGTGTAAGGTGCGTTTGGTTTAAAGGTATTCACTACTATTTCAGATTTTCTTTCTAAAATGTCTTGGATTGCTCCTGCTCCTTGATTATAAACATCTAAATCTCCACCGGTTCCTTTACCTTTAGTATCACCATCCGCCAATGCGTCAGGATTAACCGAAGAATATTGGTTGGTTGTTTTATAATCGTTTTTTGGGAATAATATTGCTCTTTGAGCTGTCGCAATTGACGACAACTTATTGTCTGGTTGAGCTAAGTCTGTTGGGTCTATATTTGCCATAACTTAAATTATTTTTTTTATTAAATCGTTTATTCTTTGTAAATTCTCAACAATTGCTGAATCATATCTGTTAACCGCTGATTTATGTGATTGACTTGGTCTATTCATTGTGGTCATATCATTTTTTTCGTGAGGTTGGATAAATTGATTTGGTAATACTTCAGATTTGTTTTGTTTAGTATTCTCAACATTATCTCTCATTGAATTTAATGTGTCATTGACCCAATTTTTTACATAATGCCCACCATTTAAAATATGTGTGGTATCATTTTCGTGACCATCAAAATTATCAAACCAATTTTTCATTCTTTTTAATTGTTGGTATGTAACTTCTTTCTTGTCTCTTAAATCTTTATTTCTTTTAAATCCTTCGGTTGTTTCATCTACTTCACCAACGGCTTGATTGCATTGATGTAAATACTCAACAACATCTTGAGGAATGACAAAAGTTTTTCCGTATAAATCTTTATTCATTTGATTTTAGTGATTTAATTAACATATTAATACTAATACCTTCTTTTTCGGCGATTTTCTTAATAGATTGGATATTTTTCATTAATATTTTACTGATACCATTATTTTTAATAACTTCAGAATCATTTTTTGATTTTTTGGTTAAAATATCCTCAACCATTTTAGTCATTTGTTGTTTTTGTTGTTCTTCTATTGTATCTTTTTCTGATAATCTTTGTTTTAACTTACCATCGTGTTTTTTTTGTTTTGGAAGTTTTCCAAATTCTTTAGCTCTTTCTTCAGGATTCTCAACACCCATTTTAGCGAGAGTTTTAACCGTATTATCATAATCCATATTTTCAGTTTCAACATATCCAAATGCTTCTGAATAGTCAACCTCATTTATCATCTCATCACCCTTTTCTTCACCCTCACCATAATAAACTCTATAACCTCTAGTAACAGGGTCGTTAGTTGTTCTTGCCATAGGAACAGTCTGGTCCATCGTTTTTCTTGGAGATAGCGCTGTATTAATATATGGTATTCTAGATGTTAACATTGTTCCATCTTCATCAACAAATTCTTCTATTTCCGTTTTGGATTTAACATTTTTTAAAGTTTTAGTTAAATCGTCTTTTGATACTTTTTTCTTTGACTTTAAAACTTTAGACATAACATCTTTAATTTTTTTTGTGTCTTTTTTATCAAAGTCAATCTTCTCATCTTTTTTTCTTGATTCGGTTAAAGTATCCGCAACAGAATAATATAGGGATATTTTATCTCCCCTATCTTTTAAAAAGAAGTAATAATTATTACTGAAGTACTCCGTGTTAAAATTTATCATATAACTTTTTCATATAAATACTTCGTTTTAGAGTATTTATCATAAAAAAGATGGCGAGTCAAAATATAAATCAATATTATAAGTCAAATTGGTCTCTAAAGTTGAGTTTAGACTCACAAGATATGTCGTTAGCTAACGATGAAAGAGACTATAATGAGGAAGTAATTTTCTCACCGTATTTAATTGCTCAAACATATGGTAATAAATTACCATTCTATTTTGATATAAATAATCCTCTCACAGTTCAAGACCAAACATTAACTTATAAAAATTATAATGTTAATAATATTTTTGTTTCTCAAAATTATTATAACCCAAATAACGATGATTTTTCTTGTTTTTCATCATCAACATCTTGTGATATTGGATTAACAGGAATTGACAATGGTTTAGTTGATAAAATGAGCGGTGAAACTATTAATTTCACTAAAGGACTATACTCAGATTTTATTAAATTTGATAGGTTATCATTTGATAGAAGATTAAAATTATTTCAAATAACAGGACATACTCAATCACCTAATGTTAGATTTTCAGGGTTTGATAAAACCATACTATATGAGGTTGTAAGTAAAGAAGGATTATCGGAAGGTAAATACCACGAATTATATGGTGGATTTTATCAAGGGTTTTATAAATTATTTGGATATGATTATGAAATTTTTCCTGAACGAGTAAATAAAGGGTGGAGCGTTGAGATGGTTTTAAAACCTCGTTTAATTGATGAATACACACCAAGTTCAGGTGAGACAACTCTTAATGAGATATATCCCCAAAATAAGAACACATTCTTTTATTTAGGTACAAGGGCGGAAAATAAATTTTATCATCACGCAAATGGTACTCCAAATTGTTTTACAGGATATACAAGAATAACATCTGAATTAACCGGTGTTACAACTTGTGCCTGTTGTAATAATACAATAACTAATAGTCGTTGCATTTATGTTTATCCACCTAGGTCTATAAATAATCAACACGATACTCACGCCAATTATGGTTGTGATTTATGCGGGGGGAATCCCGTAACTAAAGTTAATTGTGGTTGTAGTTGTAATGAAACTTCTTGTGCGAGTTGTGGTTGGGAATGTCAGAATCATATTTGTGAGACAATTATTAATATAACACCAACTCCAACACCTACACCAACATCAACTCAATCTAATTGTGATATTACACCTGTTTGTACACCAAGTTGCAATACCTGTACCACTTGTGATACTTGTGACACTTGTAATACCACCGGATTTACATCAATAGAAAATACTTGTGAGGTTGACCCATTATATGACTCAATGTCCAACGCATTATCATTTAAACTTTGTGGTGACCCAAAAAATCCCCAAATTGGTGTAAAAGTATTACGATTCACCGGAGGATGTGAAACAACTGGTAGTTGTGAAACGACAGGAATTACTTACACAACCGGATATACCATTACAGAATATTGTTCACCTGGTGGAATATACCCAGATTGTGAATTAATTAATCCAGCTTATTTAGAAGAGGAACATTGGTTTCAGTTAAATGCGGTTTGGGAAAGATATACTTGGTTAGACACTTGTGATTTATGGTATCGTGGGGGACTTGGTGATATAACAGAAAGAAAATATTTAGAATCATTAGCCAATAATACGGCATCGTTAATCACAGTACCTTATACACACACAAATGGTCGTACACCAGAACAAATAGAATTAGTTAATTTAAATGAAAAATGGTTATTAGATAAAGACTATAGAAAAGGTAGATTAAAAATATATATCAATGGTAAGTTATTTTACACTATTGAGGATTTTGAAGAGATTATTCCAAGGGGATTAAATACCGATAAAGAAAAACAAGTTGGTGTTCCCTTTAATGTTTCGTGGGGTGGGGGTACTCAAGGTTTAAGAGAAAATTTAACATTCTCTTCATCCACATCTCCATTAGGTCCGTACATCCAAGACCCTGAATGTTTACCAACTAATGATTTAAGCGGAACAACATTTTCAGGTCTAAACACTAATATATTAATAGAACAGAATTTTGCTGGAACTTTTGATGGGGGGATATCTCAATTTAGAATGTATGTTTCACCATTATCAGCACCTGAAATAAAACATAACTTTAAATTATTAAAAGACACTTTCAAAATGTTTAATCCGGATTGTCCGGATTGTAATACTAATGTTTGTTTAGTTGATGATTTTACTTACGAAATTTTAATAGATAATATTGCCACAATTACCGGATATATTTTCCGAGGGTCTATTGGTGCTGGTTTCTTAGTAGAAACTCAAGTACCCGTAATTTCTGATTTTACATTACAATTTATTGCGGAATTGGGTGTAATAACCGGAGGTACTATTCCAGTACCTGTTACTATATTAATTCCATTAGGTGATACTTCAGGTTTTACTCAAACATATGTGCCAGATGGTGATTATAATAGTTTAGACGGAACCGGAACGATAACCAATATTAGTTATACTGGTACAGGAATGTCGTTTAATTTTAACTCTCAATTTATATTTAATGTTACTCCTACGCCTACACCAACTCCAACACCTACAATTACTCCGACAATCACTCCGACACCTACAATTACTCCGACAATCACTCCAACACAACCGGAAGAGTTTATATATGACGCTATTTTAGTCAATAATAATGAATACTTGTCGGTGGGGGATGAACTATATTTGAGATTTTCCGGAATAGTTCCAACACCAACACCAACACCAACACCAACCGTAACCCCAACAATTCCTGAACAAATAATTGATGACGCTATTTTAGATGAAAATGGTGATTATATTTCAGTGGGGGAAAAACTTTATTTAAAATTTATCGGAATAACCCCAACACCAACAATAACCCCTACAGAAACTCCAACAAACACACCAACTGAAACCCCAACTCAAACACCGACACCAACAAATACTGAAACTCCTACACAAACACCTACTGAAACTCCAACACCAACTCAAACGCCAACACCTACATCTACTCCTCCACCAGCATTTATCTCTATTTGGAGAACAACCACACCTAATGAAAGTATTACATTACCAGTGTATGCCGGTGGTGTTTTCCCGAGTGGAACTATTAATTGGGGTGATGGAAATATTTCACCAAACACTAATGGTAATTATACTCATACATATTCAGTTGCTGGTGATTATACTATTACAATTGATGGGGTAATGCGTTCTTGGAGGTTTGCTGGCACACCAACATCAAAAGATAATATAATTGAAATTTTACAATGGGGTTGTTTTAATATGGGTAATAATGGAGCTCAATTCTATGGATGTAGTAATTTAGTATTAACGAGTGTTGTAGATGTTCTTAACTTAACTAATGTAACTAATTTGGAGAATACATTTACTAATTGTACTTCAATAACAACAATTAATAGCATTAATAGTTGGGATGTAAGTAATATTACATCTATGAATGGTATGTTTTACGGAACAACATCGTTTAATCAACCTCTCACAGGTTGGAATGTGAGTAATGTTATTAATATGTCCAATATGTTTAGAAATAACACATTATTTAATGGTGATATTAGTGGTTGGAATGTTTCAGGGGTTACAAATATGAGTTCTATGTTTTCGAGTTGTCAAGCATTCAATCAAAATATTGGTGGGTGGAATGTTTCAAATGTTACAAATATGGATAGCATGTTTGAAGGTTCAACGTCATTTAATCAAGATTTAAGTAGTTGGTGCGTGACTCTTATTCCAACACAACCAGTTAATTTTGACACAGGAGCAACATCTTGGATATTACCAAAACCGGTATGGGGTACTTGTCCGTGACCAACACCGACAGTGACACCAACAAATACAACAACTCCAACACCTACACCAACCAGTGTATAAATATATTTCAGTATGAAATATGAAGTATTTAAAATTTAATTAAAAATAAACAATATTTATAAATAAAACAAAATTATGTTAACAGGAAAAACAATTAGCGAATTACCATTATTATCGGTTTTAAACCCAAATATGGTTGCTCCAGTGGAATTAAGTGGTGTAACTTACCATATTAACTACTCTCAAATTTTATCAAGGTCAAATGGTTCATGGACATCCAATGTTAATCAAATTGTGTCGGGGTCAAATACACCAACTGTTGTTACAGTTGATTATACCGATATTGAAGTCGGTATAACTGTGGTCGATGGTTCGAAATTTACAGTATCGCAGGATGGGACATACTTGTTTGGTGTGTCTTTTCAGTTAGATAAAACAACCTTAACACCTGGAAATCAAACGGCTTATTTTTGGGCTAGAGTAGATGGTGTTAATGTTCCTGGAACCACAGGTGAACTTGTATTATTAAATAATAATAATGAACAATTACCCTATATACCTTATTCCTTCGTTTTAACCGCTGGTCAATATGTTGAATTTGTATTTGCATCATCAGACGATACTATGTATTTAAAATTTGTTGATGAAATAATGTCTCCATATGAGAGACCAACAACGCCATCAGTTGCAATAACATGTACCATTATTTCGTAAAACACTATAAATGTCACAATCAATAACTATAAAAAGTATAAATTACGATGGTGAATTTGCGAATATTTTATTTAAACCTTTTAATGAACTTACAGTCATTAATTTGGGTAATCAAGAATTACCGTATTTATTCTCACCTGGATTATTAACACCCCCTAAAGATGTATATGGAACTTATACTATATTAGTATTGGATAGTGACTGCCCTAACATTTTAAATGTTCCAAGACCAACACCTACACCTACACCAACACCTACGACCACAAAAACTCAAACTCCGACTCCTACGGCAACACCAACTGTTACACCAACTTACGACCCTTGTCCGGGACCATCTCAAACACCTACACCAACAGAGACTCCGACAAACACTCCGACAAATACTCCAACACCAACACCATCGTTAACACCTTGTTATCCACCGAGTGCTACTCCAACTAAAACACCAACACCTACTCCGACACCGATGTATTATGCCCATTTATTTATTGAGCCAATATCGGGAGCAACGGAAATTGGTCAATGGATGTATGATAGTGGTTCTAATTTCTTTGGATTCACAAATAATAGTCAGCCAAACCAAGACCAAACACAATTCAACATTGATATGAATCGTTATGTTGATTTTAGTGGTTGGACTAGCGGTTTATTCCCGTCAGTTATTAGACAATCAGTTCCACAACAAAGCGGCGGATTCGATACTTTCGGTAATCCAATTGTTAGATACAATTTCTTAACAACAGAAATTTTTGAACATACAATTCCTGTATCGGCTTGGTATACTTGGATAATACCAATATCGTTAACCAATAATGAACGACAAACAGCTATTGATGTTAACAGTGATGGTGACCCTAATTCATTAGTTACGGTGAGTACAGAAAGTGCAATTAGCACTTATACTTTCACTTATAGTGGAGGAACAATACCGCCGGTTACTTATAGAGTTTACACCACTTTTCCAAACAGAATTTTCGCATTAAACAATAATCAAAGTATTTATTTCAGAGGAAATACTGTTTCTTCGTAACAAATAATTATCAAAATATGTCTAATTTAAATTATAAAAACCCATTATCACCTATAATCGCTTTAGGGAGTCAATCTTCATTAAGAACTAGCACATTTGGAACAACATTTAGCGTTTTAAATACGGGGGGTTTTATGGAGGTTTACACCTTAAATGATTTAATTTATACCATACCTTTTGGAGATACCGGTGATATTGAATTTTCGGGTAATACTATTCCTATCCAATTTTATAAAGGGATTAATAGTTCATTCTCATTTGACACTATAACTTTAAATTCTGACAATATTTCATCAGGTAGAAGACGATTGGGTATGTTGGTTTATGTATATGAAACAGACCAAGTATATCAATTTTCAATAGATAATTATAACACATTATGGTCTGACGCTTTAGGCGCGTCAGGACCTGGGGGTGATACTGTCGTTATATCAGATTTTGGGACAACAGTTAAAAATAATTCTTTAGAAGGTCAATTATTTATTAATACTTGGACAGGGTCAACGATTGAAGATGTTGATGGTGTCACACGAATTAATGCTAGATGGAGAAAATTTGCAACAGCAATACAAGATATATATGTTACGGGAGGAACTTATTTTTCCGCAACATCTACTTTAGATTTATATAGAAATGACGGTGCAACCGTATCTATTGATACCACCGGGATTGATGGTACATCGGGTACTAGCGGAATTGATGGTACATCAGGTTCGTCAGGCTCTAGCGGCTCTTCAGGGTCAAGTGGAACTAGCGGTATTGACGGAACTTCAGGGTCAAGTGGAACTAGCGGTATTGACGGAACTTCAGGTTCTTCAGGAACATCTGGTTCTTCAGGAACTAGCGGTATTGACGGAACATCTGGTTCTTCAGGGACTAGCGGTATTGACGGAACTTCAGGAACTTCGGGGACAAGCGGTATTGACGGAACTTCAGGGTCAAGTGGAACTAGCGGTATTGACGGAACATCAGGCACTAGCGGTATTGACGGAACTTCTGGTTCTTCAGGGACTAGCGGTATTGACGGAACTTCAGGTACTAGCGGTATTGACGGAACTTCGGGTTCTTCAGGAACATCAGGTTCTTCAGGTTCTAGCGGGACAAGTGGTTCTAGCGGGACAAGTGGTTCATCAGGAGAAAACGGTATTTCATCAGGACAAATATTTTATTTTAATGAATCCGTAACACAAACACCGTTATCGTATAAACAGATTAGTTCATCAGCAACAACAGCAACTACTCAAACAGTAACGAGAACAACAACAGGGTTAACACCTGTGTTAGTCGACACTTTTATAACTGATTCATCAGGGTTAGGTGTTACCGTTATTCCACCAGGAGTACAGAGATTCCATTTACATTTCTTAAAAAGTGGACAATCATTTTTAACAGACACATTCTGCACAATAGAACTAGCCGATAGTACTGGAACACCATATTCAGGAACACCCCTCTCAACAAATCAAATAGAAATTGGTTGGATTGGTTCTATTTTACCTGTTGAAGTATATGTTGATTTAGTTATACCAACATCATTTACTATTCTTCCAACTGATAGAATGATTGTTAAAATTTATGTAGTTGACCAATCAAATGGGAATCGTGATGTTACGTGGTATACGGAAGGTACAACCAATTATTCTTATGTAATAACAACTCTTGGAGCTGTTTATGGCTCGTCAGGTTCTAGTGGAACAAGTGGAGCTAATGGAACATCCGGAACAAGTGGTTCTTCGGGAACATCAGGTGAAAGTGGGACTAGTGGTTCTTCAGGAACAAGTGGTGATAACGGAACATCAGGTTCTAGTGGTTCTTCAGGAACAAGTGGTGAAACAGGTTCTAGCGGAACAAGTGGTGATAACGGAACATCAGGAACAAGTGGTGAGAGTGGTTCTTCAGGAACTAGTGGTGAAACAGGTTCAGCAGGAACAAGTGGTGAAACAGGTTCTAGCGGAACAAGTGGTGATAACGGAACATCAGGAACAAGTGGTGAGAGTGGTTCTTCAGGAACTAGTGGTGAAACAGGTTCAGCAGGAACAAGTGGAACAAGTCCAATAGGTGGTGATAGTATAATCATTACAGGAACAGGAGTTAATTCAACTATGAGATGTGGTGTTGGTAATATTGCTTCGGCAAATTTTTCAGCAGCATTAGGTGGTAGTGGAAACACGACAAACGCTAGATTCTCAATAATAGGTGGTGGACAAAGAAATACAATTCAATCACCAACTGACGAATGTAGTTCATTAGGTGTAACAATTGGAGGAGGTATTGGACATAACTCATCAGGTGGGACATTTGATATGTATACAGGTTATTTAACCGAAACAATTGATTGTTTTAACTCTGGTAGATTATCAACCATTGGTGGTGGATTTAGAAACTCTGCAATGGGAGCGTGTTCAACCATTGGTGGTGGTGCCTATAATGTTACCTCTTATTGTAATCAAACTATTGGTGGTGGTGTTCAAAATAAAATGGGTGCGAGTATTGGAGGAACTATTGGTGGTGGTTCAGATAATAATATTTATAGTGGTAATTATCCAACAATTGGTGGTGGTCAAGGTAATAGAGTTAATTATAGTCAAGCAACAATTGGTGGTGGTGTGGGTAATTGCGCTACATATATATCAACAGTTGGAGGTGGTGGTAATAATTGTGCCAAAGGTTTCTACTCAACAATTGGTGGTGGTAGAAGTAATAAAGCATGTGGGAAATCTTCAACAATTGGTGGTGGGTGGTATAACTGTGCTTTAGGTGACTATTCATTCGTTGGTGGTGGATGTAGAGAGGGTACAACTTATATTAGTAACACAGCTTTCGGATTTGCGTCTGCTGTTGTTGGTGGACTAGGTAATGTTGCATCAGGAACAACATCATTTATTGGTGGTGGTATAAGTAACCGCGCAACAGGTAATTGTTCAACAGTTGGTGGAGGTATTAGTAATATCTCGTCTGGTAATACCTCAACAATTGGAGGAGGAGGTGATAATATCATATTTAATGGTTGTTCAGTTATTGGTGGTGGTCAAGGTAATATATCAAAAGGTCCTGTGTCAACTATTGGTGGTGGAGTAATGAATTTTATTTCAAACACACCAAGATTTAACTCCGTTTGTGTTAATGGTGCATATATATATGTTTCAGGTAATCTTGTTAGTCAATTTACCCCTTACTCAACAACATTAATGGTTTACAACCAAACAAATAAATGGGTTAATTGTGTTGCGGTTATATCTTGTACGTATGGTGTAAACTATTCATCGGGACTTACAAAAATCCCAACAAACACTTATTTTACTGCCGGACAAACACTCACTTTTACAAACACATCTTGTACCGGAACAGTTGTTGGATGTAATATTACAATTGGCGGTGGTGTATTAAATAGAGCTATTGCTGATAACTCAACAATTGGTGGTGGATGTTGTAACACTATTTGTAATTTTACCACTAACGGTAATCTTTATAGTATTATACCAAATATTATTGGAGGAGGTGGTTGTAATACTATCCACTCAAATAGTGGTGCATATAATATTGTTGGTGGTAATACCATTAATGGTGGTTATTGTAACAATATATTTCCTGAATATGGATGTAATACCATTAATGGTGGTTTTCGTAATGTTGTTTGTGGTAATTTTTCATCAATCCTTGGTGGTCAATTAAACACAATATCATCTTCCTTTCCTCATTCTAACATCATAGGTAGTAATATAACCGCAAATAGAACTTGTACAACATTTGTTAATGACTTATCTGTTTGTAGTTTTACTGGGTCATCTGGATGTTCAATCTGTGTTGGAGCAAATGGTTTATTAATTCCTGTTGCTTCTGGTGGTGGAGGTGGTGATAGTATAATCATTACCGGAACAGGTGTTAATTCGACTATTAGATGTGGTGTTAATAATACAGCATCATCGTGTTTTTCAGCCGCATTAGCGGGTAGTGGAAATACTGCATCATGTAATTTTTCGACAGTTGTTGGAGGTCAAAATAATGTATCGTCAGGAACAACATCATTTATCGGTGGTGGTTGTTGTAACAGAATATTTCCATCACAAAACTATAATAATACATCTCCAAGAATAGGTGATGTTATTAACGGTGGAAATAAAAATACTATTAATACAAACGTATATGGAGGGGTTAGTTTAAATACTGGTGGTAATACAATAGGAGGAGGTTATTGTAATACCTCAACTCCTTATGTTGGTTTTACAACCATTGGTGGAGGTCGTTGTAACACTGTCGGTGGAGTTCATACAACCATCGGTGGTGGTCATTTTAATATTTCTTCAGGAAATACCTCAACAGTTGGTGGTGGATTTAAAAACTCTGCAACGGGACATTGTTCAACCATTGGTGGTGGTGCCTATAATGTTACCTCTTATCTTAATCAAACTATTGGTGGTGGTTGTCGTAATAAGACAGGTTCAGGTGCTTATACAACAATTGGTGGTGGTTATAGTAATAATATTTGTAGCGGTAGTATCTCAACCATTGGTGGTGGTCAGGGTAATTATACTACGTGTTCAACTGCAACAATCGCTGGTGGTTCTAATAATTGTGCTAAGTATATATCAACAGTTGGAGGGGGTGATGCTAATCATGCCAACGGTTACTACTCAACAATTGCGGGTGGTAGGAGTAATAGGGCTTGTGGTCGTTCCTCAACAATTGGTGGTGGTAAAGGTAATTGTGCTTTAGGTTACTATTCATTCGTTGGTGGTGGATTTTGGGACCCTTTGACTTATATTGGTAACACAGCTTTTGGATGTGCGTCTGTTGTTGTTGGTGGTATAAGTAACATTGCATCGGGGACAACATCATTTATTGGTGGTGGTTATGGTAACGCTAGTTGTGGAAATTGTTCAACAATTGCTGGTGGTAAAGGTAATAAAACTTTTAGCCCTTTGTCAACAGTCGGTGGTGGTTGTTGTAATTCTGTTTCTAGTTCTTATTCATCAATCCTTGGTGGTCAATTAAACACAATATCATCTTCCTTTCCTCATTCTAACATCATAGGTAGTAATATAACAGCGAATAGAGCGTGTACAACATTTGTTAATGACTTATCTGTTTGTAGTTTCACTGGTTCATCGGGATGTTCAATCTGTGTTGGAGCAAATGGTTTATTAGTAACAACATCTGGTAGTACTGGTAATAGCGGTTCTTCAGGAACATCAGGAGCCGCAGGTTCTAGTGGAACAAGTGGAATAGGGGTTAGTGGTTCATCAGGGACATCAGGAGAAAATGGTATTGCGGGAACATCAGGAATGTCAGGTACTAGTGGAACAAGTTCAGGTGGTGGAGGTTCAACACCAATTAAACTTACAGGTCAAACATTAACCGCATCATCGTGGACATTAGTGTCAGGATATTACACATACTCATTCAGTAATGTAAATATTACCGCAAATTGTGATGTATCTGTCACACCACAAAATGCAAGTTATCTAACAGCGTATAACGCACAAGTATTACCTTATGTAGGTGTTGCTTCAGGAGTCGCAACATTTTACTCTCAATTTCCACCTGACGCAAATATGACGGTAGATATTATAATAACACAAACAACATAATTAAATGGCTTTTAATGTACCAATAAATTCAATAGCGCCAATTGCAACACCATCTGATTGGGTAAGACCTTCTGACTGGATAACAATTACTGACACCGCAAATGAGGTTCAGTTTTTAGTTGCCGATACAAGTGCGAAGGCATTTGCAATTCAAACCACATTTACAAGAACTTCAGGAAATATTTATATTGATTGGGGAGATGGTACCGTAGATACAATATCAACTATTACCTCTACAACAACTGAACACGTCTATTCAACAGGAGGTACTCCTTGTTATAGAGGGTATAACACATTTAAAATAAGAATATATGGTGACGCAACCTGTGTCATAACTAACGCCAAACATTTGTCTAATTTTACGGTTACCGGAGGTGCTATTTATTATAATGTTGGATTGTTAGAGGCGTATTTTGGGGATAACACTTGTAATACAACAGAATTAACCGGTACTTATTTTTCTTCTGCTGGTGGTACAACTTCAGTTTCCACTTTTGAATTATTGGAATATGTAAAACTACCTTCTTCAGTTGCTTGGACAACTCAAATGGTAGCTATGTTTATGAACTGTGGTAGTTTATATAAAATTGTGATGCCAACATCTGCCGATTCATTAACTAATTTAACAAGCATGTGTAATAGTTGTACTAATCTACGAGATATAGTACTGCCATCAAATGCTACTACCATAACTAACTTAACTCTTACATTTAATGGTTGTATAAATCTTAGAACAGTATTATTCCCAACAACATTAAATAGTTGTACAACCCTACTAACAGCATTTCAAAACTGTGCTAGTTTAAAAAATATTACCTTACCTAGTATTAATTTAGTAGTAAGTTTAGAGAGTGCGTTTGGTTCTTGTCGCTCACTACAGTGGGTTAAATTTACATCACTACCATCACCAGCCAGCCCCGCAACAGCAGTAAACCTTACCACAGCATTTAACCCGTCATGTACTAGTTTACAGAACGTATATCTACCATCAACCTGCTCAAGTAATGCCGTATATAACCTAACCTCAACATTTAATGGTGTTGTTAATTTAAAGACTATAACTTTTCCAACAAACTTTAATGCTTCAGCATTATCTAGTTGCTTTCTTGGATGCGAGTCACTAACAAGAGTTGTTTTTCAATCAGGGATGGCGAATTTGACTGTCGCTACTAGTTGTTTTAGTGGATGTTATCTACTAACATCTGTTACCCTACCAACAACAGTTGGAGCAACTATTGGAATGGCCGGAATGTTTGATAGCTGTTATGTATTACCTTCAATAACAATACCGTCTGGATGGACAATAACCAGTTTAAGTACTGCTTTTCAAAATTGTATTAATTTAAAAACAATAGCTCTTCCAAATAATACTCAAAACAGTATTACCTCAATGGCGTCTATGTGTTTGGGATGTAACAAATTAGAATCTATAACGATGCCTACCAGCATGACAGCAGCAACATCATTATCAACAACATTCCAGAATTGTTTACTACTTACTAGTGTAGCTTTTCCATCAACAATGAATTTGGTAACTACTGCAGCTAACTGTTTTAATACTTGTGAATCTCTATCCTCAGTTACAATGCCAACTAGTATGAATGGTTGTACAACTTTTCTTAATACCTTTAATGGTTGTTGGTCACTAACTTCCATAACAATGCCGGCAACAGTTTCTGCATCCTTAACAACCTTTGCATCAGCATTTGTACAATGTGTTAATTTACAGACATTAACATTACCAACAACTCAAACATCAGCACTAACTACATTAACCTCTATATTTGCTCAATGCAGTAACCTAACTACAATAAATAATCTAAATAAATTAGGTAGTTTAACAGCTACACCTCTAGTATCAGCTGGTGTTATTACTCAAGCCAACCGACTACCATCACTAAGTTTTAGTTGTCCATTCTCGTTATTAGCAATTAACGGTACCAGTGCAACAAACTTCAGTAGACTAAATAGTCTAAGACTTTTAAATACAGGAGCAGGACAATGGACAGGAACATCACCACAAATAAATGTTTCTTATTGTGATTTAGATATAGCAGCGTTGAATCAGTTATTCACAGACTTAACAACAGTAACAACAAAAACAATTAATATAACAGGTTGCACAGGAGTAGCAGGTTGCACAAAAACAATTGCAACAAATAAAGGCTGGACAGTAACATTTTAAAAATATGGAAAATACATCAGGATTTTATAAACTAGAAGATGGGAATTGGCAATATGCGCCAAATGCTATTTACGCACCCAACTATACATTAGAAAAAGAATTAAAAGATACTTACACTTACCCCGTCGATGGATGGACTTGGTATGACGAACAACCTTATATAAACAATAATAATTAAAATTTATGAATAATTTTTTTAAACAGCGATATTACCTACACATACTTGGTGGTGCTTTAATAGTGACACCATTTATTTGGTTATTAATAAAATACGACCCCTCCTTTGACATCGGAAAGATTGGACAGGCATTTGTTGCAGGTCTATTTGGATATGTAATAGGGTTTGTTTGGGAATGGTATCATGGAAAATATCACGAAGCCCCTTTTGATTACTATGACATCGCCTTCACAACATTAGGTGCTATCATCGGAACAATATTACTATAAGGTGGTTGCTACGGGAATTGGCTGGTCGGAGAGGACAAGACCACTTTATTTTTTCGAATAAACCCTATTAAAAATTACTTCAATAGGGTTTACAACAATTCAACATCCATTTATTATTAACACAAATATATGTTATAATTTATGGATAAGATAATCTTTTTTAACTCTTCTCTACCTAGAGCAGGGTCAACCCTATTTCAAAATTTAATCGGACAAAACCCCCAATTTTACGTAACCCCAACTTCAGGATTAATTGAGTTGGTATCGGGAGCTAAAAATCATTATAATGGTTCTCAAGAAATTAGAGCACAAGACCCCAAATTAATGGAAAAAGCATTCATTAATTTTTGTAGAAAAGGGATTCAAGGATTCTTTGAGGAATTAACAGATAAACCATATGTGTTAGACAAGAGTCGAGGGTGGGGTATTAATTACAATCTATTGAGTTTATTCAAAGAAGACCCAAAGATTGTTTGTATGGTTAGAGACATTAGATGTGTCTATTCCTCAATGGAAAAAAACTTCAGAAAAAACCCCCACAAAGAAAATCATATACAGAACCCAAACGAATTGGTTGGAACAACTGTAAACAAACGAATAGATATTTGGGCTAGTGGTCCACCGGTTGGTGTGACATTAGACCGACTACAAGATATCTTCCAACAAGGACTTCATACTAAAATTTTATTTATTAGATACGAGGATTTGATGGATAACCCTGAAAGAGAATTAAAACGATTTTACGACTATGTTGGACAACCAATGTATCAAGAACACAATTTTGAATATATCGAACAGGTGACAAACGAAAATGATGTTGTTCACGGTATATATGGTGACCATGTATTGAGAAAAGAATTTAGAAAATTACCGGATGATTATTTGGATATATTGGGTTATGAATTATCAACCAACATTAAGAATCATTATAAATGGTTTTATGATTATTTTGGGTATGTCTAACATATATTGGATAACAGGTCAGCCGGGCGCTGGTAAAACAACATTGGGAAAAGAATTATCTTCATCACTTATTGATATTAAAAGGGAATTATGTTTCCACATTGATGGTGATGATATTAGAGATTTATTTGATAATAAAGATTATTCTGAAGATGGTAGAAGAAAAAATATTCAACTTGCTCAACAAATGTCCCAATATCTCAGTTCTCAAAGTGTTAATATTGTTGTTTCATTAGTATCACCATATAAAGACCAAAGAGATAAATTTAAAAAAAAGATGGGTAGAAAAATCACAGAGATTTATGTTCACACATCCGAAATTAGAGGTAGGGAGAATTTGTTTGTTGATGACTATGAACCTCCAACAGAAAACTTTATTGATATTGACACAACAAGTATTGGTGTTAATGAATGTATAAAAAAAATATTAAACAATTAAAAAAAAACAAATATGAATATAATATTTTCAATAGAAGGTGGATTGGGGAAATCCGTAATGGGAACCGCCGTATTAAAAGCCATTAGAAGACAATACCCTGACGGTTATATAATTGTAGTAACTGGTTTTCCGGATGTTTTTATTAACAATCCAAATATGAACAAGGTATTAAATCACGGACAATTATCAGGGCTGTACGCTAAGTACATTATGGACCAAGACGCCAAAGTGTTTGTTGGTGAACCATATCAAACATCAGATTACATTACGGAATCTAAACACTTAATTCAGATTTGGTGTGAAATGTTTGGTGTTGAGTATAGAGGTGAATTACCTGAAATTTTTATATCTGAAGCCGAAAAACAATACTTCACACAATTCTATAAAGTGGATAAACCAATTATGGTTATACAACCAAATGGTGGTGCTGTAGGACAACCTTTAAAATATAGTTGGACTCGTGATATACCTCAACCAACAATAGAGGAAGTGATTAGATATTTTAAAAATGATTACGCAATTCTTCACATTAAAAGAGAAGACCAATTTGTTTATGAAGACACTTTACAAGCGTTAGATGATTTTAGAAGTATTGCAATTTTATTGAGTTTATCTAAAAAACGATTATTAATAGATTCAAGTGTTATGCACATTGCGGCATCATTAAATCTTCCATCTGTTGTTACTTGGGTTGGAACTAACCCTAATGTATTTGGATACCACACCAATACAAATATAATGGCTAACACACCAACAAAAGAACTAATGTTAGACCATGGTCATTACTCTAAATATTTATTATTCCAAGATATGACAAGTATTCCGTATAATGACTTAAATGAAATTTTTGATGTAAATCAAATTATAGATTCAATTAGAAAACAATAAAAAAACCCCTTAATTGGGGTTTTTTGTTATAATAAATGTTGTATCTGTTTTATCACCATTTCAGAGGTTATTGATTTATGACACTCAAATTGACGAGGAGTCCCCTTATGTTCGGGACACCAGTTCCAATCACCACGGTCAAACCTAAATTCTGATTTATTCCAACATCCATTACACACAGAATCATTTGTTATCCTAGTACAATTTGATGTAAATTCGTGGTCAGATTCAGTAAAATTAGAAATCATTACAACATGTTTACCCAACGCCCATGAAAGCCAAGACAACCCACTTGATAACCCTATAAAAAATTCACTATGGTGAATATAGTTCATAGTATTTTCTATTGACGTATCTTTTAATTTTGTAACATTTTTATAATTTCCACCGTGTTTAGATATATTAATAATTTTATAACCTAATCCGGTTAAATAATCAATAAGTTCTTGCCACCCTTTTGGGTTATTCCATAGTTTTAATCCGGCAGTTGACTCATCGGCTATTGTTATATATTTTTCAACCATAGGTTTTACTTTAGGTATAAAATCAAGTATTGGTTTAATTTCTGTATGTTCTAATTTTAAAAGATTTGTGATTGTTTTTTGTAATGGTATTGTGTTAGGGTAAAAAGGTTCCTTTGTTTCATTTTCAAACCATCCAATTCTATATAACGCAAATAGATTTTTAACAGTTGAACCTGGTTCAACAAATTCTAATTCAGGGTAGGATTTTTTAAATAATTTATTCCAAAAAGTTGAGACAATTACAATACAATTATGTTGTTTTTTAAATTCTAAAACATATGGTATCCAAGCAATACTATCTCCCAACGAACTAGATTCAAAAGAAATGAAAACTCTTCTATTTGTTAAATCAAGGTTATATTCAAAAACAATGTCATTATCACAAGAAACTTTGATATACCAATTTGTAAAGTATTCTCTACTTACTTTAGTCCACATATTTGACGATAATTCCGTGTGATGATGTAATCCACCACTATCATAAAATCCAACATTAAATTTTTTATCGCTATCTCCTAATATTTCAAAAAAAGGTTGATTAACAAAATGAAAATTATATTTTACATTTGGTTTTACATTTTGGTTATTTGAGTTTATTAATCCCATTGTTTTCGTTATATTGTTAAAATTTTTTATAAATAAATTTTTAGTTTCGTCAGATGTGTATTCTTTTTTTATTAAGGTGACTACCTCATACATTTTAACCATTCTTTCGCAAATGATTGACCAATCAAATTTATCTCTATTATTTTGAGTTAAATCCACATAATGTTTGTATTGGTCCACTATTTCCGAAATAGAATTTGCTACTGAATCAGAGTTTCTCTCTGTTACAACCATACCATCTATTTTTTGAGAACCCTCATATGTTCCGACAACAGGAAGTCCACAAGACACCGCTTCCAATAATGTTAAATTTGGGTGACCAGCTTCTAATATTGATGGGTGTAAAAATATTGAATGTGATTTATATAACTCTAAAATCTCATCTTCACCTAAATTAGTAAGTAATAGCGTTAATTTTTCATATTCTAATAAGTCAGGATGATGTTTAAAAAATGATTTATTATTTTCAGGTCCGGCAATTGTTATTGGAAGATTTAGTTTTTTTGCCGCCTCTATAGCGTATCTAAAACCTTTTCTATCAAACGATACATCACCACCGATACCATTGTTCGCAATACAAAGTAATTTATGCTCTGACCTATATAAATTATCCACTTTAAAATAATCAACCTCAACTCCGTGAGATAAATAAAATAATTTATCAGTCCCATCAAAGTAATCAACCAAATATTCCGCATGACAAAATGATATTACAGATTTTTGTATTGCCTCTAAATTTTGTTTATAATTAAACGAATCTTTTCCGTAATGAACAACATGATGGTCGTGTAGGGAAAAAATATAAGGAATACCTCTTTCCGCAGCGTCTAACGCCAAATTAGCGATATGGATATGTATTATATCTGAATTATCTGTCGACGCTTCGTTTAAATATTTAATTGTGCATTCGTGTCCTAAAGAATTAAATTCTTTATAATAGCACCATAATATTTTTTCGACGGCTCCCCATCCATTAGGTGGAACAGGGATTACTCCTGGTGTTACTTGCGTTATTCTCATATTGTTATTTATTATTTTATAAATGTTTTTAATTCTTTATCGATTAAAGAAAATCCGTCTGCCTGAGTAGTTATTCTATTCTTTAATATCCCCATATTTTTATTTGAAAAAATAATGTTAAAAAATGTATCCATACAATCCCATTTTTCAGTTCTTAATTTATTGGTAAGATATTCTCTAGTTTTTATTGGGAACATCACACATTGTAATCCAATTATTTTATCGGTGATAAAAAGTAAATCTTGATTAGGGATTTTTCTAATCTCATTGGATTGGTGCCACCCAAAATCTAATGTTTTGGTGTCACCAAATGAGAAGTAAGAAATGTCTTCATTGTTAATTATTTCACAAACCATATTAACTTTATTAACAAATTCTTCCGTAGGGACTTCAATAATACAATCACCTTCACAAACAATTAGAAAATCTAACTCTTTATCAAATTCTGATAAAATACCTAACTTAAATGAATCAAAACAACCATAATGAGCCGGTGTTAAAGCATTTCCGTACTCAGGGTCATCAATATTATCGTATTTCTCTAACCTAACATTGTGAGGTCTTAAACAATTATGTGACGGTGGTAATGATGTGTACGGAACATTTTTATGTAAAACATAATTAAAACCAAAATCATTTAATTTCTGAAGAGATTCTCTTGATAACTGTTCTCTAACATCGTTTATAGTTGTTTGTAAATGTAATATTTTAATGTTATATTTCGGAGATTCAATATTAGATATTAAAGATTGATTATTTTCTTTAAAAAACCCATTGTTATAGTATTCGTGAATTGTAATATCATTTAATTCATAAGTTTCTGTTTTATGTAAATTATCTCCATCATAAAATGATATGACAATTTCAATAGGTTCTCCGTCATAATCAATATGTTTAAAATATTTTGCTCTATCCGAAACTAAATCTGACTTACGTTCGGAAATAATTATAGAATCTTTAAAGATGTTTTTCCCCGATTTATTAATAGATAATTCTAATCTACGATTATCAATATTATAAGTATAAAAATAGAATACCCATTTATTTTTAGTTTCATTAACTGGTAAAATAGAATAATATTCTGAATTAGATGATACACCCAACCCCGAATTCGGTAAAATAGTTTTTTGATTGTTATGTTCAATCCAAAGGTTTTCTTTACCTTCTAATATTTTCATATAATAATTTTCCAAAAAATTGTGACATTTCAATTCAGAACAATGATTATTAAAGGTTACTTCATCAGTAATGTCTAAAAAAGTATTTAGAAAATAACTAGTTTTAAACACCATAGATGTTGTTTCAATACCATTGTCCATATAAGATAAACAACAGTTCCAAGTTGTTAATTTATTAAAATATTTTTCAATTAATGGTATGTCCAAATCATTTAGAATAACATCATAAGTGATTATCATAAATTTGGTTGCACCAATATCTTTGGCTAATTTAGCACCATTCATAAAATTCATGTGTGCCGCCAATGATTGATTTGAATTTGATAATCCATTGATGTTTATTTGGGCATTATATTGATTCGTATTATTGTAGAAGTGTGTATAATATGAATGAGGTATCATCAAATTATTTGAATCAAAAACATAATAATCCGCCATCTCGTGTATCTCATTTGGTACCGGATAATGAGAAACTAATATAATTTTTCTACCTAATTGTTTAAAACTCTCAATACATTCAATTGTTAGATTTTTGCGTTTAATAGTGTCAGGATAAGTGCTAATAATAATAACTTCATCATCATTTATATGGGAAGTTAATGAATCATCAACCTCAACCCCCAAAATATTTAATAAGTTTTCCGAATCTTGTTTTAAATCGCCGGTTAAAAAAGTGATTGATTTTTCATCATTGTATTTACCACAATAAACCTCCAAATTATACATCATCATTGGTATCTTATACTCTAAAGCTTCTTTAATTGCGATAGGGTTTAATTCCTTATTATTTCGGTCACCTTTCGATGAAAAGAAAAACACATCAGATGCCTGAATAAAACTATCCACATCATTTCTCTCACCCCAAATAATGGCGTTCTTAGGTTTGTTAGTAATTAAAGGTTCCCAATAATCTTTAAAGTTATCAGCTTGATTCCCAATAAAATGAAATTTAATTTTATAATTCTTTAAGTATTCGGCAATCTCAAAAAGATATTTTTGATTTTTTCTTGCCGTAAATAAACCAACATTAACAACATGTTTCCAATCAGAACTTAAATCTAATTTCTCTTGATTCTCTTTTTGATTTTTTATTTTAACATCTACAGGATATTCAATTATCTCATATGGAATATCAAAGATAGAATATCTGAAAGCGTTAAAAGCACTTACAAATATAAATTTATCCGGAAAATATCTTTTTGATGTAACAGGAAAACTAGAATCGTGAGTGGTTTCAAAAATAGTATATCTACGGTCTTCTTTATATATTTCTTTTGTGATATTATCATCCATAAAGAATTCAGGGAATTCTTCCATACTAACAACATCAGGGTTAAAATCTTTTAGAATATTAATAAGTTCAGATTTATTATCGCCTAATGAGTGAAAATTATCTAATAACATATTTTCAAGTGGATTTCGTTGAATGACGTAGTTCCAAGCGATAAAGGAATATTCCACGCATTTAATAATACAATCGTCTTTTAACAACTTTATTTTGTTAAGAGTTACTTGTGGAGCTCCACCTGTACTTAAATGGGGGGTTATAATTAAGATTTTTTTCATATCCATAAAAATAACAAAACGAATATGTTTGTCAATAAAAACAATTTAATTAAAAAAAGTTATAATTATATTTATCAATATGCAGTCAATAGAAATCACTAGTTTAGTAGGTAATTCACCCTTTAGTATCACAGTATGTGATATAACATACACTTATTGTTATTTTGTAATTAGTGGTGTGACATCTGCACCTATAACAATAACACCACCAACACAACTAAATGGGGTTAACAAATTATTGGTGGTTATAACCGATAGTAAAGGATGTAAAACAATGAATTACATCAATTGTTTTACACCTACACCTACACCAACATTAACTCCGACACCAACATTAACCCCAACAAATATCTCGTGTAATTGTATCGCCTTTATTAATGTTGGGACTGGTAATTTAAATTTTGGTTATACTCAATGTAATGGAACTATATTTACCGGTGTAATTCCTCAATCAGTGACTTTTTATTTTTGTGGTAAGTTACCATTTGCGGATGAAAATGTGAATATATCAGTTTATGATATTTGTGTTAACAATAGTTGTCTACCAACTCCGACTCCGACAAATACACAAACGCCAACAATAACTCCAACAAAAACACAAACGCCAACAATGACTCCAACAAAAACACAAACGCCAACAATGACACCAACAAAAACACAAACGCCAACAATGACACCAACACCTACATTAACACCAACACCTACATTAACACCAACTCCAACTAGTAATCCTGTTGTATCAACTTGTGCTGTATTATATAATGATAGTAATGATAAAGTTTGGGTTTATAATGCTGATACTGGTGATTCAACAGAGTTAACAATGCCAAGTCAGTATAGTGGTGGGCTTGATATTGCTCATACAGCCAATAAACTTTGGGAGCCTGGCGGAACAAGTTTTTATGAATATAATATAACATTATCACCATTTACCGCAACTTTTAATCGTGAAATATTTTACCCTTCCGGTTTTAGTTGTTCCGCAGGATTGGCAGCAATTTCAGATGATGTTATTTTGGCGGTAAATAAGTCGACATCACCACTTGAGGTGGTCGAAATTAATATTTCAGGGGTTACGACGGGGGTTATGACGACTAAATTTCCAATAGTCATTAATAGGGGAATATCAAACATTGAATCTTCGGGAATAACTGGAGATTTTTTCAGAACAACAACTGATAAATTTTTAGCACTTAATTATGTAGATGTTACTGTTGATTTTGATACTATAAGATATTGTTATTTAACACAATGGGACTATTCAACTGGTGTGATAGAAGTTGATGTACCTTTATTATCACCAATTACTTGTAGTACTTATGGTATTTTTGAGAATAATGGAAATATTTACATAACTGATACTGTTAGTACGACTTCGACTAATATATATTTAATTAACACATCTTCCCCATACGGTTTAACATTAGTTGATAATGTTGTAAATAATATTGCCGGAGCGTCTCAAATACCTAGTTGTCTAACAGTTAATCTAAATAGTGTAGATGTTCCGACATTAGTCACCGCAACTATTGTAAATATTACTACCACATCCGCAACTAGTGGAGGAGTATCAATAAACGCAAACAATGGTACTATATCTGCTAAGGGAATTCAGTGGAGTGCTACCCAAGATTTTGCGATTATATTAGGTAGTACATCTGATGGAACGGGTACAGGTGATTTTAGTAGTAACCTTACATCTCTTACACCTAATAATACATATTGGGTTAGAGCTTTTGCTACTAATCAAGTTGGAACAGGATATGGTTCTCCATTAAGTTTTATAACAGCGCAAACAGTAGTACTTAATCCTTTTGACTATATCATTGTAACGTATCAATATGGACAGAATTATGATTTAGATACACTTACTACTTTTAGGTATCCAACTAGCGCATTGTCAGGTACTTCATCAAGTAATACAACTGGATTTATTCCTGGAACAGGTGTTGTTGGTTGTGGTGCAAATGATGATTTAGACCCTATACCTGTCACATCTGATATAAACACTTCTTACCTTTACTTTGGAGGTGATGACGCTGGTCAATCAGTTGCTGGGACTTTTGGGGAATCAGTTGTTATAAACTTTAAAAATCTTGAAAATAGCGGAATTCTAACTCAAAATGATATAATAGCGGAGTGTTTTGCTGGCTGGCATTCTGGACCCTCTGGCACAGAGCCAATCACTGTAAAATATGAAACATTTATAGGTGGAGTTATTTCAAAAGAGGTTGTTGATGGAATTGAAACAAATAGATTTGTAAGTACTGGTACGGTTGTGGCTAATTCCATTTCGACCCCTATAAATGTTATTACAGGATTATGTGGAGAAGGAGTTAATATAAAGAGAAGAGTGGCTTCAATATCTTATAATACAATTACAGAGGTTGCATCTATATCATTTTTATCATATCCATAAATCATAAAATATAATTGTAAATCATTAACATTTCTTAATTTTTTTATATTTATAAAATAACGAACAATAATTGTTTGAAAAAGTCAAAAACTTAATAAATAAGAAATTAATAAAAAAAATAAAATGTCAATAATACAGAGTGGACTCATATTAAATTTAGACGCTGGAAATACAAGTTCATATCCAGGCACGGGAACAATTTGGACAGATTTATCAGGAAACGGTAATAACGGAACACTTATAAATGGACCAACGTTTGATTCAGCAAATAATGGAAGCATTGTTTTTGACGGTGTTAATAAATATGTAGACTTAGGAAATATTCTTGATTACACATCAGGAAACTTTTCATTTTCATATTGGGTTAATTTTAATAGTCTAGCAACTAATCAAGGAGGGCAAGGACCTATAGTTATTTTTAAAGGTAACTATCGTACAAATGGTTATTATGACCAAATAAGTACTACAGGGAATATAATATTTGTCACCAACCAATCAGGCGTTAATCAAGGTACATCAACTAATAGTGGAGTAATAGCTCCCGGTAATTGGTATAATATTGCTTATTCTAGAAATGGCAGTTCTGTAAGAATATATCTTAATGGAAATGATATAACACAAACATCAGGAACTCACATTAATCCACTACCAAGTGGTAATAATTTTAGATTAGCCAATTATGCGAATGGATATATCTATGGTAATTTTAAATTATCCAATCTATTATCGTATAATAGAAATCTAACAGCAACAGAAGTACTTCAAAACTATAACACCACAAAAGGAAGATACCCAACAACAGTACAAGGTAGTCTTATATTAAATTTAGACGCAAGGAATATAAACTCATATCCAAGAACAGGAATAATATGGACAGATTTAAGTAGTTATACAAGTATTGGGTTGATAACAAATGGACCAACTTTTAATTCTGAGAATGGTGGGAGTATTGTATTTGATGGGGTGGATGATTATGTTTCTCTATCAGGACCAAAATTTTTTACCACACCTAACCCTAACTTGTCTCAAGCAATTACAACACCAACATTTGATGTTGCCCCTTGGTATCCCGTTTATGATAATTTTGCATACGAATTTGTATGTAAACCTACTAGTGAGGCAACTATAGTAGGACAATCCACAACAGGAACCCCAGGAACTAGCGGTCAGAGATATATTACAAATGCTAATAAATCTACAGACGGTCAAAATAATGGAAACTTTGTAATATCTGTTGGGACTAATGTAATACAGGTTTTTGACCATGGAGATGGATATATGCCTTGTTTATTATCGTACACTGTAAATATTTCTAGTACTGTACATATAGTTATAACAGTAGTAAATAAACAACCTTCATTATATATAAACGGTGTTTTTATAAAAAATGGTTTAGCTTCTCCTAAGACAAAAGTAGAACTATCCGCACGTGGAGTAACAGTTAACACAAGTGTCTATGGAAGATTCTCCGGTAATATTAGTATTTATAGATACTACAACCGAGCTCTTTCATCACAAGAAATATTACAAAACTATAACGATACAATAGCACAAAGTTGTCTTATATTAAATTTAGACGCTGGAAATACAAGTTCATATCCAGGTACGGGAACAGTTTGGGCAGATTTATCTGGAAACGGTAATAACGGAACACTTATAAATGGACCAACGTTTGATTCAGCAAATAATGGAAGCATAACATTCAGTAATACTAGTAACCAAAGTGTTTCAGGTACTGTTATTTTATCACCATCATTTACAGTAGAAGTTATTTTTATGCCCATAACTATGGGTGATTATTCGCCAGTATTTACCGTAGGTTTAAATAATGGTTCTGGGAGTTGGGGAGATTTTGTTCTACATACTACCGCCACAGGTGCAATATATTGTGGTACAGATATAGCAACTAGACTTACACCTTCAGATACGGGATGTGGACCTGGTACTTTTTTAGTTAACAATATATATCACATGACATTTACTTTTAGTGATGGAATTGGTTCTCTTTATAAGAATGGTGTGTTATTAAAATCAAAAGCGATGACTAAACCGTTAAATGGTTCAACACCTGGACCCTATAGGATTCAAAATATTTCCGGGTTTGCGTCTAGTATGAGAGTTTACGATTTTAGAATACACTGTAAGGCACTCACCTCAGAAGAAGTACAACAAAACTATAAACCCACAACCCCTGATTGTGAAATAATTGCTGGTGGTACCGAAGTATTCCCAAATTCGGGGACAACAACTTTTACAGTATTATATGAAAGCACATGTGCTGGAGGTGCAGTATCGGACGGACCTACCACAGGAACGACAATAACTAAAGTAGGTAAAAATGGTGTTGACAAATATTTAATTACCGCAATACCTAGTAAAGGGTCAATATTCAAAGGATGGAATCAAAATAAACAGACAACCGGACTTATTACGAAAAGATATGTTATAGCTTCCACACAATTATCTGTTAATTTTATGATAAGTGATAACACCACTTGGTTTGCCATATTTGTTAAAGATTGTTCTTATATTGATATTCCATTCTGTTTTAGCACCAATAAAGATAATTTATGTTTATCGTGTAATGAACAAAAAACTGTTTATTTTAACAATATTAACAACCAATTCATTAATAATGGTAGTAATATAAACGCTCCAACTATTTGGTTTAGCTCTGCAAACTTCGAAAGTCTAATAACTTATGAGATGGTTAGCAACAATATCCGACAACCATTTAAATTTAATTTTTCATCTGCGGGGGTTGCCGGTGCCGGTACTTTTACAGACGTGTCTTTAGGTAGTTTTTGGACAGGAATCTGTGATTGTTGTAGAAATAATATTAGTTGGAAAAAATTATCTCTTAGTTGTGAGCCATCAAATAAAAATATATCCTACACTATTTTTTTATATACAAACGGTGTTAAAACCAATACTTTTGTAAGAACCGGAGATTCTTATATATCTGTTATATATTACGATTCAAATCCAAACCAATATAACAACACATACAAAATGACATATTTGGTCAATAGTGCTATGACAATCAAATTTTTTGCAACCATGCAATCTTCATTTCATTTTAGCGATTGTTTTGGTGGTGGAGATAATTCCTATTCATCGGGTGTTTATATGCGGTCACAAAATAATGCCGGTTCATACACTACAGATGGGTATTACACCCAACTAATTAACGGTGAATATTCTAATTATAACATTATTTATCGTGTTTATGAAGGACAGGTAATACAGGTTTTAGATTGTCGTTCAGATATTCTAGATTGTAATGGTTAATAAAATTAATAAAATTAATAAAAAAATAATATAATATTCATGTCACAAATTCAATCACCAAAATATGTTTTCGTAGAACCAGATTTTGATTCATCAGTTCCAAAATTTATGGGGTCATCAGATGGTCCAAAAAATTTAAAATTTGCAACTAAAATTATCCCGATAAGGTTAGACAATACCAAACACGGTGTTGTAACTATCGATATTTATTATGAAGGTGATGTTGACCACGGTTGTATATCGTTCTCACAACCCAATAGTATTGATATTTCATCATCCGACGATTTATCGAAATTATTTCAACCAAATCAGACCCTAACAACAATCACATGGGTGTTTAGTGATAATGGGGTAAAAAAAGGTCAAAGATATTATGTTATTGTAAACTTAGACCAATCTAAAGTGTCCGACATACTTTTAGTTAATATAGGTGTTGGTCAAACTATTAATCAAGAATCAAATATAGCTTCTGTATGGATAGGTTATAATTGTCCAAGTGAAATTTATAAATATACTGTAGGTCTTCACGTTTATTCACCATATGATTCAATATACACACCCAAATTAAGAACTAATTTATATTCATTTATCCCAATATCTCAATGGACATTAAATACTTTAGTTTACTGTTCACCTTTTTTAAATAACCCCGCATTACCTTATTATTATGGTTATGCGGATAAAGTATATAAAGTAGGTGGTCCAATTGATAGAGCCTTTGGTACCACAACTAATTATAGAGTAACTTCTCGAAGAATTGTGACATGGGGTGGAGTATTTAACAAAACAGAACAAACAATATTAACTGATGGGCCCAAATCATTTTATGACCCAATTAAAGATGAATCGCCTGCTTGTGTTACACCAAAATTGCGTGATGTGGGTAAAATTAAAGAAATATATTTTAAAACAAATTTAGCCAAACCTTCTCGTTATCGTTATTACCTTGGGTATGACGATAACATTAGAGATGATTCAAGTAAAAATGTTTTTACAGTATTCAACTTTGCTAAATTAGAACATTATAAAATTATTGGTTCTCTCCACGCATTAATTAAAATGGGTTCGGCTATTGTAAACGGTTACGACCCGACCTTAACTAATTGGCGGTTAATCATGGGTAACGCAGGATTATCAGGGATATTTACATGGAAAAACGGAAATAATTATGTTGCTACGGTAGCCTTAATAGGTGCTCTACTTATCGCATTTGAGAACTCCCAAGTGGTGAATTTTATTGCAACTCAGATATTTGACAAAGGTGTTGGTTGGGTCACCCGAATAATAACAGGACAAGCCTTGTCAATAGATTTAGGGGCAAAACTTTTATTCGGTTTAGGTCTCGGACCTCTATTAGCTATTCTTGCTGGGGCAATCGCCGTATACCTGATATTGAAAGCCTTTTTTAAAAAAACTGTAACTCCTTTAATTGAAGATTGTAAAATGTTCCTTCATAGATATGTTCCAACACCATATATGGAAATAAACCAATCGTTATTAAAAAATGAATACTCAAAAGTACCCAATGGGTTTTATTCTGAAGGAATTTATTACTACCAAGTAAGTAATGGTTTAATATCCTCTAAAACACTATGTTCAGGAGTATTTTACGATTATATTGATGAGTCGTTTGAAAATTCAAATTACATCCAACAAACAGGGATACAACCTGATAACCCAATATTAATAACTGATTTTTTAAGATTAATCATCTTAATATATACATCCGGTAAACCAGAACCAACATGTTTAGGTCAAATATATTATAGCACATTAATGGAAAAAGCCGTTCCAAATAAGTGTTGTGAATTAGAAATACCTACTCAAACGAAAATTAGTATACCCGCTAAACAAGAATTTAGTTGCGTTAGTCAATTAGATGCCGATAATAAGGCAACACTTTTACTTAACGCATCTTACGAATACGCAACAACGGTCGGAAATTATTCAGTATCTATACCAGATGTAAATATAGGGATTTTAGAGTCAATTTACACAAATTTTTCGTGGAATGAAGAAGGTACATCTACTTTTCCTGCTAAATCTGAAAGTACTACCCTATATTTTAATAATACAGATAGTTTAGGTTTAACTATTGGTAAAACTGTTTATTTTGATGTTTCTGGGTGTAAAAAAGTCTTAAAAGGATACTATACGGGAGCTCCGACCGGTGGTTTTGATGAAGAAACCCCATCAAAATTGATTAACCAACCAATTAAAACATATCAAATAGAATCCGGAAAAATTAAATCTATAAGTAATGAGGTTAAAACTAAATCACCTTACCCATCATATATTAGTAATTGGTTTTTATTTGACATTAATTCCCCTATACCTTTAGATATATTACGTAAAGATATGGATAATTCTAGAGTTTTTAACCCATTAACATTAGAAAATAACCCAAAATGTTATCAGGGTTTAATTAAAAAAACATCAACAACCAATTATTCAGGTGTTACGGATTTTTTAATATTATCAGGTGGTACTTATGTTCCCGCACCAGACGGGTATTACCAACCATTAATTGATTGGATTAGACATGACCCATTTTTATATAAAAAACAGGTTGATATAATGTTAAATATTTCTGAAAATTGTGATACATTAACTGAAAGAGGATTTTATATTTCTGGTGTAAATAAATTAACAAATTCTGCAATACCAACATATAATTCTGTTAAATTAGAAGTCGTTGTTAAAAATACTAATAATTTCATTAAAACATTTACAGCAACAACTTCACCATCATTATTTAAAACATTAATACCTTTTGGTACCATTTTTAATGGAACTACTATAAATGAAATGTATATTTCCAAAATAATAACACAAAGTCCATTAAATAATTACACATATTCAATTGGTAATTCTTCCGTATGTTTAACAGCACCACCTACTATTATAAGCTTTAAATATAGACTAGAACCAGACAACTTTACTCCGGCAATTGAAAATAGGTACGGATTTGTGTTTAATGATAGTAAAGATTCTATTTCATTCTCACCATATGGTGAATTTAGTTCAGATACTTATGGTATAAGAACAGCTGGTTTGCAAATAAAATCCGCAACAGGAGGTGTCCCAATTACATTAATAATATATAAAAATAATGTTCGTTTTCATAGTGTAACGTCATCAACTGTGGCAAATGATTGGTCCCCAATTAGGTTTCTATTATCCGGTGTTAATATGGACCCTAATGATATTTATACATTTGGTGTTGAACCTAGTAAAGTAATAACTTATTCTGCTAGAATTGTAATGTCCATTCAACATAGTTATACAAATACTTCAGGACAATACTTAACTAACCAAAACTATTCTTTCCACATTGTCCAACAAATACCAGTACCATTAATCTCTGACGTAAGATATGCTTATTCAATTGACACAACAAATAGTGGGGGTAGTGCAAAATACGCATCTTTTATTTTTCAAAGTTACAATAATGTCAGTGGTTCGTCCTTACTCGACAACGATTCTAGATTCGCCGCATTATGGTCCAACAGTTCAACTGCTGTTGTAGGGGCGACATTATATATAGGTCAAACTGGTCCTACAGTATTTAATGGAAATTCTCTATGGTATCAACAATATGGAGCAGGAACTAATCCATTAGTATTTAAAATAGGTTCCAATGGTATAATTTTAGACATCCAAACTTCTTTTTATGAAAACCCTAATGTCCTTCCGACCGCACCTACTAGTTTTACAGGAACAAAGGTTGGAACCGGAACTGGTAGATATTTTAATTTTTCTTGGAACGCTTCAACTGACAATGACATGATTCATCACTACATCATATCTTACACTGAACCCGGCGAATTTAAAACATATGTATATCACTTAGTACCAGCACGTGGAACTGTACCAACACTATTCGGGAATACTTATACAGTACAAATTAACACTTGGGGATACCATTTTGGGGCACCTATGAGTTGGTCAGTAAAATCTATTGATATATCAGGTAATGAATCAGCGAGTTCAAACACATATAATGATTTAAGTGGTGGTATTTGGTAATAATAATAATAATAATAATAATAAAATAATAAAAAGAATTAAAATAAAATGAGACACTTTGACATAAAATTAACCAATGGCCAATTAGGAGTTGATGGTATTTATACCATTTATTATTATATAGGTAATACAAAATCTATTGCCAAAAAATACAATCCAACTGGTGTATCAACATTATTAGCAACAAATTTATCATATTCAGAATTATCATTAGACAATGGGGTTAGAGTTGAATCCCCCGACAATGTTTCAAGATTTGTTGTTGAAAAAACAACTCTTGATGGTAAATCACAATTAACATTTACAAATTATTATAAAAGTCCGAATTATACATCTAATGATAATGGTTTTAGTTTTAACAATGTTAATGATAGTTTTTCATTTGCTCCGTTGGATATTTATCGTCTTAGAGAAGTTGGGTTAGATATTAGTGTTTGGTCAAATAAGTCATTAACATTTAAAATACATTTGTTTAAAAATGGTGTTGAAATTATTTCCTCTTCTAAAACAATTGTAGTAACAGCATCTATTAACCCAAATGGGTATCCGACAGTTAAATCAACAAATGATTCGGGTAATACTTCCAATGTACCCATAAATAATTATAAACATTGGTTTCTCGGAACTAACCCGATTAATAAAGGCGACGCGGATAGCGGATGGTATGCTGACACCACATGGGTGTGTTGTACGGCAATGGGTGACAAATATCCAATTTGGGGTCATGATTTAATAACCGATAGCGATATGATATATCCAACGGACGGGTTTTTTGTAAACCCTCTTGATGTGTATACTTTTAAAATATCATCAACATCATCTTTTGAATATAGTAGTACATTATTTTTTAGTACACTAATAACTGGTCGATATACGAGTCCGGATTTAAGCTTATACACTACAATGTATATTGCCGACAATGGAACATCACCTAGAAAACAATATTTAGCATCAGGTCCCGTATCTTTTGAGTGCGACACAACTATTTGGATTGAATCACCAACACCTACACCTACCCCAACTAAAACACCAACTAAAACACCAACACCAACTAAAACGCCAACTAAAACACCAACACCAACTAGAACACAAACTCCAACTAGAACACAAACTCCAACACCAACTAGAACACAAACTCCAACTAGAACACAAACTCCAACACCAACTAGAACACAAACTCCAACTAGAACACAAACTCCAACACCAACTCAAACACCAACACAAACTAAAACACCAACACAAACACCTACACAAACTAGAACACAAACTCCAACACAAACTCAAACACCAACACAAACTAGAACACAAACTCCAACACCAACACAAACTAAAACACCTACCCAAACCCCTACCCAAACTCCTACCCAAACTCCAACTGTAACTCCAACACCTGGATTATCCCCAAGTTCAACACCAACTAACACCCCAACTAAAACACCCACAGTAACCCCAAACGCTTCCCCAACACCAACTAAAACACCTACCCAAACTCCAACACAAACTAGAACACAAACACCAACTAACACTTCAACTAGAACACAAACACCAACACAAACACAAACTCCAACACAAACTAGAACACAAACACCAACTAACACACCAACTAGAACACAAACCCCAACTAACACACCAACTAAAACACAAACTCCGACACCAACTCAAACACAAACACCAACACAAACTCCAACACAAACTCCAACACAAACTAGAACACAAACTCCAACACCAACACAAACTAAAACACCAACTCAAACACCTACCCAAACTAAAACACCAACTAAAACACCAACAAACACCCCAACACCTACATCAACACCACCAAAATCATATTCAAGTACTTCAACACTAACATTTGCTAGTTACGATTGTCGTATTGTTGACGGAACAACAAACGTTAGAACCGGTACTTGGACATTATCAGACCCAATACAGGGGTCTATTAAAATATCTCGATGGTCTGTTCGTAACTCTAACCCAGGGGACCAAGTGGTATTCCATAGAACATGGAATCAATCTAATATGGATGTAGGTGATGAAATAGGGTTATTGGATTCCGTTAGTTTTACGTTACCGATGATAAATAGAGGTAGTACTGTTGCGGCTGTTGACACTAATGACGACATCTATATTAGAGATAATTATGTGGATATCTCCACTTGGGACGGAACAAATTGGATTCTCCCTTTTGTTAGACGATACAATGGGGAATTTTTTACTATTCAAACGCCTGGAGGTGCGGTGACAATAACAGTTGTAATACCTCTAACTGAAACGCCTAATAAAGTAATAATACCTATATTAGGGAAAATTAATCAATCTGACGGTACATATTCCGTTGGTAATCGTTGGGCTGGTAAGAATTTAGATGTAACAACTTATCGAAACGGTAACCCACTTATCGACGCTAGTAATTATACCAATCAACAGTGGTTCGCATTAACTGAAGGTGCTTGGTGTTACCCAAATAATCAAATAAATTACGATGAATTTGGTAATAAATTACCGTATGGTAGACTTTATAATTCATATGCGGTAAATGACCCAAGAGGATTAGCACCTGTCGGATTCCGTATCCCAACAGAAACTGAATGGAATAATTTAATTACGTCATTAGGTGGAGAATCTTCAGGTGTTAAAATGAGTGCTGAGGGAGATTTATATTGGATTCAAAATGATTTATTTAGACCAACAAATACAACAGGGTTAACTATTTTACCAGCTGGAAATAGAAGTGTAAATAACACACTTGGTTTCGTAAATTACACCGATTCTTTTAAATATTCCGCATCATTTTGGGCATCCCAAAAAATTGATGGTAATAACGATACTTTCACAATTAACTCTTATAATAATAGAATTTTATCAAACTACTATTCATCTAATAAAATGAACGGTCTATCAGTTCGCTGTGTAGTGGATGATATAGTTCCTTCGGGGTTAGTAGTTCATTTAGATGCTGGAAATACAGATTCCTATCCAGGTACTGGAACAATATGGAAAGATTTAACCGGAAATGGACATAACGGAACATTTGCAAATCCTCAAACTTTTGATTCTGGAAGTGGTGGTAGTATCGTATTTAATGGAATTAATAATCGTGTCACTTTTGGTATAGTACCAGCTGCTTTAAGATTTACAAATAATTTTACAATTACTATTTGGTTAAAATTTAACTCATTATTAAACCCTCAAACAATAATTTCTTGTAAAGAAAATGCTGGATATGGAATAGTTGCCAATTACCTATCACCTAGTCAATTAGAAACTCACTTTTGGATAAATGGTAGTTTTACACCTACAGCTGGAGAAAGTATATTAAATTATAATACAACATCATGGTATAATATAACAACAACTTTTAATGGAGGAGTTATTAACTTTTATAGAAATGGAAATTTAATACAAAGTACTTCTAAGGTAGGAAATATTGCGTACTCTATTCTTATGCCATTATTAATAGGTGCTAATCCGACTTTGGGGCCAAATACTGTAGAAAGATTTTTTAATGGTAAAATTTCTCAAGTACTTATATACAACAAAGCACTTTCCTCACAAGAAGTAATACAAAATTATAACTTAACAAAAAGAAGATACGAAATAGTTACTTCGGGATTATTAGTTCATTTAGATGCTGGAAATACAAACTCCTATCCTGGGAATGGAACAACATGGACAGATTTAACCGGAAATGGATATAATGGAACATTTGCAAATCCTCAAACTTTTGATTCTGAAAGTGGTGGTAGTATCGTATTTAATGGAATTAATAATCGTGTCACTTTTGGTATAGTACCAGCTGCTTTAAGATTTACAAATAATTTTACAATTACTATTTGGTTAAAATTTAACTCATTATTAAACCCTCAAACAATAATTTCTTGTAAAGAAAATGCTGGATATGGAATAGTTGCCAATTACCTATCACCTAGTCAATTAGAAACTCACTTTTGGATAAATGGTAGTTTTACACCCACAGCAGGAGAAACTATGTCGGCATATAATACAACTTCGTGGGTTAATATAACAACAACTTTTAATGGAGGAGTTATTAACTTTTATAGAAATGGAAATTTAATACAGAGCACTTCTAAGGTAGGGAATATCACATATACTTATTTTATGCCATTATTAATAGGTGCTAATCCGACTTTGGGTCCAAATACTGTAGAAAGATTTTTTAATGGTAAAATTTCTCAAGTACTTATTTATAATAGAGGACTTTCCTCACAAGAAGTAATACAAAACTATGACGCAACAAAAGGAAGATACGAATTATCTTCGTTACCCACACCTACACAAACACCAACACCAACAAAAGGTACCATACCTCCATCACCAAGCTTAACACCAACTAAAACACCAACACCAACTAAAACGCCAACTAAAACACCAACTAACACCCCAACACCAACTAGCACAATAAGACCAACGATACCTAGTGTACCTATATATAATCAGGAATGGTCAAGCGTTAATCTCAATGTAAGTACTTACAGAGATGGAACACGAATACCTCAATCAACCACTGAAGCAGAATGGGTAAGTTACGGTAATAATAAAATAGGGACCTGGCGTCACCTTGATGATAACCCAGCTAATGACGCTATTTATGGAAAACTTTATAATTGGTTTGCTGTGAATGACTATAAAGGGTTAGCCCCAGCTGGTTATCATATACCTACTGATGATGAATGGACAATTTTAATAAATAATTTAGGTGGAGATGGTTTAGCAGGAGGCAAGATGAAATCGACGAGTATACTTTGGAGGCAACCTAATGCGGGGGCTACCAACAGCAGTGGGTTTTCAGCTCTTCCAGCATCTTATATCTATAGTTATGGTAATTTCTTCCCAAGTGGTAACGGTAGGTGTGGATGGTGGAGTTCGACAGACTGGAGTATAACAAACGCTTATACACGAGAACTGACTTGGGACTACGATGATGTTAACAGATTCTACCTAGGTTATGATAAAAAATCTGGTTTCTCGGTAAGATTAATAAAAGATTAATAAATTAATTATTTTCATATTTATCTTTTTCGTTTAAATATTATTATTTAAATAAATTAAGATAAATATGAAAATTTTTGTACAAATCGCTTCCTATCGGGACCCCCAACTTATTCCAACAATTAAGTCAATGTTGGAGAATGCAAAAAAACCTAAAAATTTGGTAATTGGAATCTGTCGTCAATATCACCCGGAAGATGGGTTTGATGATTTATCCGAATACGCAAAAGATAAAAGATTTAGAGTTGTTGATGTTTTATACACAGAGTCCAAAGGTGTTTGTTGGGCAAGAAACCAAGTACAACAATTATATAAAGGTGAAGAATATACTCTACAAATCGATTCTCATATGAGATTTGAGAAAGATTGGGATGACACCTTAATCAAAATGGTTAAACAACTTCAAAAGAAAGGATTTAAGAAACCTTTATTAACGGGGTATGTTTCTTCATTTGACCCCGACAATGACCCAGCAGGGAGAGTTAGAGACCCATGGAGAATGGCGTTTGATAGATTCATACCTGAAGGCGCTGTCTTTTTCTTACCTGAAACAATTCCGGGGTGGGAAAACCTTAAAGAACCCGTTACCTCAAGATTTTACTCCGCCCACATGGCATTTACAGTAGGACAATTTAGTGTTGAGGTTCAACATGACCCTGAGTTCTATTTTCACGGTGAAGAAATATCTATTGCCGTTAGAGCATTTACCCACGGATATGATTTATTCCACCCACATAAAACTGTTATTTGGCACGAATATACTCGTAAGGGTAGAACAAAACAATGGGATGATGATAAAGAGTGGGGTAAGAAAAACGAATTATCTCATTTAAAGAATCGTCAATTATTTGGTATGGATGGTGAAGAAGTGACTATGGATTTTAGTTATTACGGTTTTGGGACTGAAAGAACATTAAAAGATTATGAAATCTATTCAGGTCTTAAATTTTCAACGAGAGCTGTCCAACAATATACTTTAGACAAACATTACGCACCAAATCCAACAATTTATGAAACCGAAGAAGAATGGTTGGCAAGTTACGCTAGTATCTTTAAACATTGTATAGATATTGGATTTACTCAAGTACCAGAAAAAGATTACGAATTTTGGGTTGTGGCTTTCCACGATGAGAATGATGAAACTTTAAATAGGAAAGATGCTGACATCAATGAGATTAATAACATGATGAGAGACCCTGATGGGTATTGTAAAGTTTGGAGAGAATTTCAGACAGTTCATAAACCAAAATACTGGGTTGTTTGGCCGTTTAGTACGTCAAAAGGTTGGTGTGAAAGAATAACGGGTAATTTATAAAATATGGAACATTTTTACGATAAAATAATTAGTGGAGAAAATTGGTTTGATTTTCAAGACATATATAAAAATATGGTCGATACATCAGCAGATGGTTTTCATTTTGTTGAAGTTGGGGTTTGGAAAGGTATGAGTGCTTGTTTTATGGCGGTAGAAATAATTAATTCAGGTAAAAAGATAAAATTTGATTGTGTTGACACTTGGCAATTTTTTGATTGGTTTACAGATATAAGTAAAGAAAGTTTTGAAGGGTTATATGATACTTTTTTAAACAACATTGAACCTGTTAAAGATTACGTTAATGTTATTAAAAAAATATCTTGGGAGGCTGCTTTAGATTATGAGGATGAATCCCTTGATTTTATTTTTATTGATGCTAGTCACGACTATGAAAGCGTTAAAAAAGATATTAACGCTTGGTTACCAAAACTTAAAATTAATGGGTTAATATCTGGTCACGATTATTATCACATACCAGTTTCAAACGCGGTAAATGATATTTTTGGTGTTGAGAATATATCCCCAACAAGTACTTGTTGGACTTATAAAAAAGTAAAATAATATGAATAATGTTAGTTTCTTCACTCAATGTTATGAAGGAGATTGGTACGCAATAATAAATCAAGGTGGGTTATTAAGAAAATTTGAAAATCTTAATTATGACTTTCATAAAAAAACATTAATAATAACTAATGTTAATGATAGAGAGTTAGTTGAAAACTCCTTAACCAAATTAATAGTTAATAAAGTCATCGACAACTATTTTTTTACTGATGATTATAGTGATAAAGTATTAGAATATTTTAATATTAATAAAGAATCATTTAATGGTGGGTATTGGTATTCAATAGCCCCTTTATTATCGGTGTATTTGTGTGAATCAGATTATATGGTTTATTTAACCGGTGATTCATTAACAGATAAAAGTGGGTATGATTGGATAACAAATGGTATTGAAATATTAAACACAAATGATAAGGTTAAAGTTGTTAACCCTATTTGGAATTTACAATATAATGCAGCGGAAGATGATGAAAAATATTATATATTAAATGGTAATGAGTTAATAAATAAACATCCTGATTGGTCATATGGGATGGGATTTTCTGACCAATGTTTTTTAATACCCACAAATATTTTTAAATCTCAAATTTATAATGAAGAAAATACTCTATCAGAGATTCAATACCCCCAATATGCTGGGGACTCATTTGAAAAGAGAGTTTCATCTTTTTTAAAAAACAATAAATACTATAGAATAACAAGTAATAAAACAACTTACTATCACCCAAGATGGTTTTAAAAATTTAAATATGAAAAATATATTAGTATCGGCAATATCATATGTTAATTCAGAAAGAGAAGGGTCGGAAATTTACACAACTTTTGCTAAAAGATTAATTAATGATGTTTTAACAAAAACACCATATGACATTATGGTAACAACAAACGCTCCATCACATTTTGACGATGAGTATAATAATAACCCTAACCGTGTTATTATTACTGAAAATAAATTAGAAAACCATAAAACTCACGTTGGTGCGTTTAATCAACTTTTAAAATTTTCAGCAATTAAAGATATCAATCAAAAATATGATTGGGTTCTTTATTTAGATTGTGATGCGGGATTAAATAGTGAAGTTAATACAGATGTTATTGATTCTAAAATAAATGAGTGGGAAAGTAATGGTTTTGATATGTTAGTTTTATTGGCAAATAGGACTTATGAATGGGCTGAAAATCAATATTTAGAAACAATTAAAAACGGAACTTATAAAGCATTATTTGACGATAAATTTACATTTTACGGTATTAACCCTGAATGGAGACAAGCGTCTTTACCAAGTGAACACATATTGTTAATTAAAAATAATGAAAAATTACCAATAATGTGTAATGAATTTGAAAAATTTTGTACTCTATTTGAAACTCAACAACCGAATAACGTTATTACTTTTGATATGGAGGCATTTGAAATTGGTGTGTCAGCATTAATAAGCGGATATAATGTTGGTGAATTAGGTTTTGGTAATGAATCTGGGGTTTTTAAAGTTAGTTTTAACTATAATAATTGGGAAAATATAAAACGATGAAAAAAATAAAAATATCCGCAAATTACGATTCTTCGGAAAATTTAACAGAAAGATTACTTAAGCAGTTTAAAACACCGGAAATTGATTTGACTAATATAGAGTTTGTTTATGACGACTCTTACGATACTATAGTTTTTTTTAATTACACTAATGTTGAGATTAAACCAAATTCTAAATCATTTGTATTTCCCCACGAACCTTCCTGGATTGGTACACATCAAAAACATTTTATAAGTGATACTGTTATTTGTGGATTTTCAAAAGAATTATATGTTGGTAATTTTAAAGAATCTATTGCACATACTTTTTATGGTGGTAGAGGCCCTTGGGTTGACACATTAGATTTTTGGTGTTACGATAATCTATTAAAATCAACATTTAATAAAACTAAGATAATATCTAGTTCAATCACAAGATTAAATACTGATTATGGAGGAACTTGTTTATACCCTCAAAGAGTTAATATTTTAGAAAGAATTAAAGAAATAAACGGAATAGATGTTTATGATGGCAATATTAGCCCAAAACGTAAAGACGCATTAGTAGATTATAAATTTAATATTTCAATTGAAAATTCATATGAAAAAAATTGGATTACTGAAAAATTTTATGACAACATATTAACCGATACTATACCTATTTATTTTGGTTGTAAAAATATTAAAGAAATATACCCGGAAGATGGTTATATTTTAATTGATGATATAAATGATGTTGATTCTATAGAACAATTATTAAAAACTATAATTGAAAATAGTGATGAAATATATCAACAAAAAATAATTGGATTAAGAGAAATTAAAAAAAGATATTTCCAAGAAAATAATCTATTAAAAAAAATTATAACGTTATAGAATGAGTTTAAACGACAACATTACTCGAAGAATTAATTTAGACCAAAATGATGGGTTATCATCATTTATGGGATTAAGTTCCCAACAAACCGATAAAGTTTATGAAGTATTTTATAACTTTTTAAATAAAACAAAACCAAAAAGAATTTTAGAAATTGGTACCGCTCTTGGTGGATTTACACAATTTTTACAATGGTCATCAAACGAACTTAAACACCCTATTGATATTTTATCGTATGATATTGTGGAACATAGTTGGTATAAGGATATAATAAAAACTGGTATTGATATAAGAATTAAAAATGTTTTTTATGAAAATTATCAAAATGTGGACCAAGAAGTTATTGATTTTATTCAACAAGATGGGTTAACTTTAGTTTTATGTGATGGTGGTGATAAAATTAGGGAATTTAATATTTTATCAAAATATATTAAAGTTGGTGATTTTATTATGGCCCATGATTATTCAGAAAATAAAGAAATTTTTGAAGAAAAAATTAATAAAAAATTATGGAATTGGTTTGAAATTTCAAATAATGATATAAATTTATCTTGTGTCGAACATAATTTAGAATATTACGATAAAGACATTTTTGAAAATGTTGTATGGACTTGTAGACAAAAAAAATAGTAAAATATGAAAAATTTTTTAAATGAAATAATGAATTTCCACAATAAACAAGTGGACTCATCAATAATTAATGGTGAACAAATAAAAAAATTAGTTGAATATTTGTTAGATGCAATTGAGAATGATATAGACGGAGATGTTGTTGAACTAGGTTGTTACGTTGGTGAATCAAGTAAATACCTAATGAAAACCCTAATTGAAACTAATTCTGATAAAAAATTATATGTATATGATTCTTTTGAAGGGTTGCCGGATTTATCTAAATGGGAAATTAATACGGGTTGGAGACCTAGAACATTAGTAACCAGTGAAGACGTTTTAACAAGTAATTTTATTGAAAATAATTTACCTCCACCAATAATAACAAAAGGTTGGTTTTGTGATATTCCAAACGATAGATTACCTGAAAAAATTTCATTCGCATTTCTTGATGGAGATTTTTATGATTCAATATATGATAGTTTAGTTAAGGTTTATGATAGAGTTGTTGATGGTGGTTATATATTTTTCCACGATTACAAAAGAAATGATTTACCAGGTGTTGAAGCGGCAATTAAGGACTTCTTTGAATTAAGAGGTATTGAGAATAATGTGATTGAAGTTGTTACTCAAGTGGGTGGATATAAAAAAAATTCAATAATAGTTAAGAATGATGTTGTAAAGGTTGAGACAACTAAGTCTAACAATATAACAACATTAGTAACAGGGTTATGGGATATAGGTAGGGGAGACCTCCAAGAAGGATGGTCTCGTTCATTCCAACATTATTTAGATAAATTCCAACAACTATTACAAGTTGATGTAAATATGATAATTTTTGGTGATGAAGAGTTAGAAAAATTTGTATTAAACAACAGACGTAGTGAAAACACTCAATTTGTTCGTAGAGATTTATCTTGGTTTAAAAATAATGATTTTTACGATAAAATTCAAAAAATAAGAACTAACCCTGATTGGTATAATCAAGTTGGTTGGTTAACAGAATCAACTCAAGCTAAATTAGAAATGTACAACCCTTTGGTTATGTCTAAAATTTATCTTTTACACGATGCGAAAATATTAGATAAATTTGATTCAGAATATATGTTTTGGATTGATGCCGGATTAACCAATACAATTCATCCTGGATATTTTACCCACGACAAAGTTTTAGATAAATTACCTAAATTAATTAAGAATTTTCACTTTGTTTGTTTCCCGTATGATGCCAATAGTGAAATTCATGGATTTAAGTATCAAGAGTTATGTGAATTAGCTGGCAAACCTGTTAATATGGTTGCCAGAGCAGGTTTCTTCGGAGGTAAAAAAGATACAATATCTGAAATTAATTCAATCTATTATGGGTTAATGAATGATACTTTATCACAAGGATTAATGGGAACTGAAGAGTCGTTATTTACGATTATGACTTACAAATATCCTAATTTAATTAGTTATTCAGAAATTGAGGGTAATGGATTAATGGGTAAATTCTTTGAGGATTTAAAAGATATGACAGTTGAGGTTAAATCAGAAGTGTCTAAAGATGTTGTTGTGAATAAATTGGACACTTCAAAAGTGGGTCTTTATGTAATCACATTTAATTCACCAAAACAATTAGAGGTTCTTATCCAATCTATGTTGGACTATGATAAAGATTTTGTTGAGAAACCAAAGAAATTCTTATTAGATAATTCAACTGATTTAACCACAACACCGAGATATATTGAATTATGTGAACAATATGGTTTTGAACACATTAAGAAGGATAATATTGGTATTGTTGGTGGTAGAGTATTTGTTGCTGAACATTTCGATGAAACTGATTTGGATTGTTACTGGTGGTTTGAGGATGACATGGCGTTTTACCCTAAAAAAGGTGAGGTTTGTAGAAATGGATTCCCAAGATTTGTAGATAACTTATATCAGAAATCGTTAGATATACTTTCTAAAGAAAATTTTGATTTCCTTAAACTTAATTTTAGTGAATTTTTTGGTGATAATAGTGTACAATGGAGTTGGTATAATGTACCCCAAGATTTCAGACAAAAACATTGGCCAAATAACCCTAAATTACCCGTACAAGGTTTAGACCCCAATTCTCCAAAAACAAAATTTAACGAAATTCATATTCACAAAGGATTACCGTATGTTACTGGAGAAGTTTATCTTTCAAATTGGCCGATTGTCTTATCGAGAGAGGGTAATTACAGATGTTATTTAGAAACTAAATGGTCTCATCCTTACGAACAAACATTAATGTCTTATAGTTATCAAGAAACCGTCAAAGGGAAAATCAATCCGGGATTATTATTGTTAACACCAACAGAACACAATCGCTTTGAACATTATGATGGTTCATTAAGAAAAGAGAGTTAAATCATTTATTTTTAAAAATCCAACTATTTATAATAAAAAATAATAGATGGATTTTTTTATTAAGAAAAACTCGACTTTACCTGTTTTAAAATTCCAAGTCGTAAAAGATGGAAGAAGTGATTACAATAATTTTATGAAAACCATAGAGTTATCGTCAATTTTCTTTTCAATGGTAGATGTAGAAACGGGAATACCAAAAATTACTTCAAGACCGGGCGGATTTGTTGAGAAAACCTCAATGGACCCCAACGCCGAACCAGAATATTACATATACTACCAATTCACATCCAAAGACACTAATCGTGTTGGTAGATATGAGGGTGAGTTTATGTTAAGAAATTCTGATGGTGTACTTATCTTACCAATTAGAGAAAAACTTAATATTAATGTTCAGGAATCCTTCATTGCTGATGATTTGGTTTATGATAGTTGTTATGTTTCAGAATTTCCTTGTTGTGTTAACGAACCAACAGTTTTGGTGGAAAGTATTAATAGAACATATCAATTGGGTAGACAATATGTTCCTGATGAAAGAGACCACAAATATTCAATTAATAATATTTTAACCGCCGCACCTGTTAGAATTACCAACAGATATTGGGATGATAATGGATGGTGGGGTAATCAAGGTAATACACCCCAATGTGTTGGGTACGCTTGGGCTCATTGGTTAGAAGATGGTCCGGTACCTCAAAGTGGAATTGCTCCAATAATACCACCTAGAATTATATATGAAAACGCTCAAAAACTTGATGAATGGGTAGGTGAAAACTACGCTGGAACTTCAGTTAGAGGAGGTGTTAAATACTTACAAAGTGTTGGTAAAGTTTCTTCTTATTATTGGGGATTTAATTTAACAACTTTAATAAATTCCGTTTTAAATTTAGGTCCTGTTGTAGTTGGAACTAATTGGTATAATGGAATGTTTTACCCTAATAGAAATGGTTTAATTAAAATTAGTGGTCGTATTGCCGGTGGACACGCTTATGTTATTAATGGTGTGAATACCGTTACACGACTATTTAGAATTAAAAATAGTTGGGGTCAATCTTGGGGTCAATCGGGACACGCGTATATATCATTTGCCGATATGGAAAGATTGATAAGAGAACGAGGTGAAATTTGTTTTGCCACAGAAATTAGGTCCTAATTGACTTCTTTATTTTAAATAATTATATTTATAGAAACAAGACAAACCTGAAATTAATCAGAGCTAATATGTCATTCTAAAAAACATAATTATGGTTACACAAGAAGAAATTAAGGCGTTCCTAGAAGGGAATGACCCTGAAGAACACATCGTCGCTATTGAGTATGATTACGCATCAGATTCAATCTACAAAATTAAAGAAATCCCTGGTCAGGGAAAAATAATCAAAAAAGATACATTTACGGCATTTGCTTGGGTTGGTGATTTGAGGGATTTGAATTTTTATTCAAAATCCAAAGACCAACAACGAGACGCAATGAAAAAACACGGAATCATCATTGAGAAGTTAGAAACCAAAGGTAATGAGAGATTAGAAAAAGGTCTCAAATATATGGTTAAATCAATGAAGGGTTATCGTTCACTTATCCAATTCTTTAGAGATGGTGGTGTTGACCCATGGGGTGAAAAAACAAAAGGAAAATTAACGGTACTTCCACCGGTAGAACAATTCCTGATTTCAAGAGAAAAAAGATTATTCAAAGGGTATGAAGAATACAACGACATCACCCGACTCGGATTTGACTTGGAGACGACCGCTTTAGAACCTAAAGATGGTCGTATATTTATGATTGGAATTAAAACCAATAAAGGATACCAAAAAGTTATTGAGTGTTCCGATGAAGACCAAGAGAGAAAAGGGTTAGTAGAATTCTTCAATATTATAGACGAACTTAAACCATCCATTATCGGTGGATATAATTCAGCAAACTTCGACTGGTTTTGGATATTTGAGAGATGTAAAGCACTTAACTTAGATATCAAAAAGATTGCAAAATCTTTAAACCCGGCAAGACCTATTGGACAAAAAGATGGTATGTTAAAACTTGCTAATGAAGTAGAGAGATTCTCTCAAACTCAATTGTGGGGTTATAATGTTATTGATATTATTCACTCTGTTCGTAGAGCTCAAGCGATTAACTCAAGTATTAAATCAGCGGGTCTTAAATACATAACTCAATACATTAAAGCTGAAGCTCCCGACCGAGTTTATATTGACCATTTAGAGATTGGTCCAATGTACGCTAAAAAAGAAGAATATTGGTTAAATGTTGAGAATGGAAAATATAAGAGAGCCGATAATCCGGATTTCAATAATTTAGACACAAGATTCCCCGGAAAATACTTAAAGGTGACAGGTGATAATATTGTGGAGAGATATCTTGACGACGATTTAGAGGAGACGTTGACAGTGGATGATGAATTCAACCAAGGAACGTTTCTACTCGCATCAATGGTACCAACAACATATGAGAGAGTTTCCACAATGGGAACCGCAACTCTATGGAGAATGATTATGTTGGCTTGGTCTTATAAGAATAAATTGGCTATTCCCGCTAAAGAAGAGAAGACGGACTTCGTAGGAGGACTTTCAAGACTACTTAAAGTGGGGTACTCTACCAATGTATTAAAACTTGACTACTCTTCCTTATATCCATCAATTCAGTTGGTACACGATGTGTTTCCCGAGTGTGATGTAATGGGTGGAATGAAAGGTATGTTAACTTATTTCCGTAATGCTCGTATTATGTATAAGAATTTAGCTTCCGAGTATAAATCAATCGATTCTAAAAAATCATTATCTTTTGATAGAAAACAATTGCCATTAAAAATCTTCATTAACTCAATGTTTGGTGGATTATCAGCTCCCCATGTTTATGAATGGGGTGAAATGAATAGTGGAGAACGAATTACTTGTACCGGACGACAATATCTTCGTCAGATGGTAAAATACTTCGTTAAAAGAGGGTATACACCTCTTGTACTTGATACTGACGGTGTTAACTTTAGTTTACCTGAAGGTGGTGTTGATGATAGAGTTTATATCGGAAAAGGGTTAAATTGGTTGGTTAAAGAGGGTAAAGAATATCGTGGGTATTACGCTGATACTGCCGAGTATAACGATTTGTTTATGAAAGGCGAAATGGGGCTTGATTGTGATGGAACTTGGGATTCTTGTATTAATTTAAGTAGAAAGAATTACGCCACGATGGAATCCAATGGTAAAATTAAATTAACGGGGAACTCAATTAAATCTAAAAAATTACCACTATATATTGAGGTGTTTTTAGATAAAGGTGTGAAATTGTTATTGGAAGGAAAAGGACAAGAGTTTATTGAGTGGTATTTTGAATATCACCAAAGAATCTTTGACCAACAAATCCCATTAAAACAAATCGCCCAAAGAGCGAGAGTTAAACTATCTATCGATGATTATAAAAAACGATGTACTCAAAAAACAAAGGCGGGTTCACTTATGAGTAGAATGGCACATATGGAATTAGCTATCAAACATAATTTAAAAGTCTCTTTAGGTGATGTTATTAGTTATGTTAACAATGGATTGAAGGCGTCTCACGGTGATGTTCAGAAAATAACTAAAAATAATTATACTAAAAAAGAATTAGATTTATTTACATCTGTAAATGGTAAAGAACCGGAGGATAAATCAACCTCAACAATACAATTAAATTGTTATATGTTAGACCAAACAGAAATTGAGAACAATCCCGATTTAACAGGTGATTATAATGTTCCGAGAGCAATCTCAACATTTAATAAAAAAGTGGAACCATTATTGATTGTTTTTAATAAAGAATTAAGAGAAAGTTTGTTAATTGCTAATCCGGAAGACAGAGGATTTTTCACTAAAACACAATGTGAATTAATTGGGGGTGTCCCAAATAAAGAAGAAGACCAAGATACGATTGAGGATTTATTAACTATCACCGATTTAGAATTAAAATTTTGGGATAGAGTTGGTGTTAGTTCAGAATATATTTATGAATTGGCAGAACCAGGGTGGGAAGAACATATTAGTTAAAACAGAAAAGGTGTCGAATACGACACCTTTTTTTTATTCTAATTTTAGTCCATCACTTGAGACTATATACCAATTATCTTCAATTAAATAAAATTCAACACAAGCACCTTTATCAATAAAAATTTCATCATAATACTCATCAATTTTATTTGAGCTTGGTGTTATATAAACTTTTGTTAATGCTTTAATTATTATATGTTCCGTGGTTTCTGAATCTAAAACTATTCTACATTCACTAACACCTTTAGCTAAAATTAAAACCTCACCTTTAGTATTATAAACCTCATCCGTGATAACTTTTTTTATATCTTGAGCATTAGTTTCATAAACTTCATTATAAAATCGTTTATCTCCAACAACTTTTTTTTCTGTCTGTCTATTTAAATTTATCATATTATTTAAATTACATAAATTTGTCTTGGCATTGCTCTAAATTTCAAAGATTTATTTAAATTCTCCGCTAATAAAGCTTCCCTTTCCATCATTTTATCAGGTCGTAATCTCTCCAACCTTAATTTTAATTCTTCTTCAAGTTTTGATTTTTCGTCAGCACCTTCTGTTGCTAATGATGCGTAATCCATAGTTAATTCACTATCCGGTGTTTTAACATTTCCACTAAATTTACCTCTAACTCTCGCCAATGTTTGTTTAACATACGCCGTGAACCATCTTCTAACCCATTGTTGTGCAGGATTATTTAAATCAGACCAAGAAATTTCTTCAAATGGAACATCAGATGGAAGTGTAATAATATCAGGGTTTGCTTTCAAACACTTATCCCTATCCGCCGGACCAACATCATAATACCAATACCATACTTTACCTCTTGTTAAGGTTGCATTACCGAAGTCAAATTTACCACCAGGTGTATTCATTAAGTGTAATGCCTTTTTACCTTCAGGAAGAGCTGTAATTCTATATGTTAAGTCACCCGCAATTATTCTTCTTTGAATATTAATTTCTTGCATTCTCAATAACATATCAAACGCTGGCATCATAAAAAATGAACCCGACATACCCATTTGTGAAAAACCACCCGGACCACCTAAACCACCGGCACCTAAAGCCCCAAAAGTCCAAGGGTCAAACAATAAATTATTAAGTTCTGCAGGTGTAAACCATAAAACTTCATTAATTTCTCTATTTGCTGGAATTTCATATATTTGTTGGTAACGCTCAAGTTGAATGTAATCTTTTTTAAGTTCCCAATCTCCACCAGCCTGTAATCCAACAATTTTAGAATACGCATAAGTGTATCTCGTTTCAAAATCTAAACTTTTTGTTATAAAAGCTTTTGATAATGATTGAGTATCAAGATTAAGATTATATAAGGATGTCCATTGAGATTCTATTAACCAATCTTGGACATATTGAGAATAATCACCGATAGATAATTCTAATAAACTATCCATCATTTCGTCTTCAATTTCTATTGAACGAAGTGGTGCTCCAAGTAAATGTTTAATTCTTGTGTATAACGCGGTTCTTTGAGGTTCTGGAATTATTGACATAGTTCTTTTTATTTATAAATATCAATTTAATGAATAAATTAAATCTCCTTTAGGAAAAACATATTGTCCATTAACAATTTTTGAATTTTTATTTCTGAAAATTAAAACATCTTTATTATTTCTAGTGAAAATTAACCAATCTGTATAGTATTTTTTAACGGCTCCTGAACCAATAACAGTAATTTCTTCACCGGTTGTTTCAATACTTCCAAAAGGTTTAATTTGACTACTTAATTTTCTACCATTAATAATAACTTCACAATCTATACCACCAATCATATCAGCTTTACTACCTAATTTACCGATGGCGTTAACATTATCTTTTCCAAATTTTTTCTTTAAAATCTCAATAGTTTTATCTTCACGAGATTGACCCCAAGTATCTGTTTGGGTTAAAACTTTCATAATGTTTTGAAATGTTGCGGAGGTTTGTTTGAATATTCTAAATTTATATTCGTGTAAGAAAATAAGTAATTTTTTAGTTTCTTCAATTTGTTCCAATGGTTTTAAACCAACAATTTTAATTTCAGGTAAATTTGTAGATTTTAAAACTTGATTTGTGTCGTTAAGAAGAACACAGAAACAACTATAGTTTGTGTTTAATTTATTTAATACAGAACGACCATCTCTTTCTAAATCATACACACCAGACATTTCACCTTTAGCGTATTCACCATACCCATAATAGTTATCCGGAAAAACTTCTTTAAGGATGTGGTTAATACCTTCCATAAAAATTTGTTTAATTTTTGGGTTAATATTAAAAACCATACGAATAGCTTCGTTCTCTTCTCTACCACATCTTTCAGACTTACCTTCAGAAATAACAGACTTAAAATTTAAACTTTCATTTAATTTAGTTTCAATTCTCATTGTATATAGTTTATTAACAAATTCCCAATTAACACATTTCCAAAAATTCTTAACATAGTCATTTTTTTTGTTTCTATATTTTAAATAATATGCGTGTTCCCATAAATCTAATCCTAGTATTGGATAACCACCATCATCTATAACATTCATAAGAGGATTGTCTTGATTTTCTGTGGTTACGATTTTTAAGGTATTTCGTTTTGTTAAAACTAACCAAACCCAACCTGAACCAAATTTTTCTTGAGCAATTTCCTCAAACTTATTTTTAAACTTGACAAAGGTAGTAAAATCTTTTTTAATTTGCCTAATAATTTCACCATTTGGTGTTTGTTTTTTTGGAGTTAACATTTTCCAAAACAATGCGTGGTTAAAGGCTCCTCCGGCATTGTTCCTAATTGTCTTATCAAATCTACTTATTGATTTAATAATTTCTTCTAATTCTAAATCACCATAATCTTTCTTTTTAAGAGCGGAATTTAGTTTATCAACATATCCTTTATAGTGTTTATTGTAATGGTAATCCATTGTTTCAGCATCAATAAATTGTTTTAGTGCTGAATAGGCGTAGGGTAATTTTTCTATCCCTATTTTTTTCATCTCATTAATGAACATTTGTTGATTTTCGTGGGTTTCAACTTTTTTTAGTTCTTCTGTTATGAGATTGATTTTTTTTTCAATCTTTTTCATTTGGCTTATTTTGTTATTCTTATAAATATCTTAACAACTGAATTAACCTCGGTTGTTAATTTTATTCATAAGTTCTCCGATGAAATCACCCTTCTCTTCTATATTATCACCCATTACGGTTCCAATATTTTGTTTCTTATGATTTACCATATCATAAATGATTCCTTCTATACTATTATCGAATATTGGGTAATAAACTGATACCGAATTTTTTTGTCCATATCTGTATGCTCTATCTTCTGCTTGAGCTAGGTCTCCCGGAACAAAAGATAGGTCATTAATGATTACAGCTTCAGCGGCGGTTAAAGTAATTCCTACACCGGCAGCCTTAACATTCCCAACAAACACTTTAATTTTCTCATTATCTTGGAATTGGTCAACAGCATATTGTCGTTGAGGTTTTGATGTTGAGCCGTCTAATTTAACCGCTTGTTTACCAAAATGGTCAGCAATTTGATTTAATGTTTCAGTAAAATTGGTGAAGATGATAACTTTTTTATCTTGTTCCAAAATATTTTCAGCTAATTCTATTGTGTCCTTAACTTTTTCTTCGGCAATCACTTGACGAACTTTCATTAACTTACTGAACTGAACGGTAAGCGATGTTGATTCGTCAGGGTTTTTATTATACCAATCATAGTATTCTCCCATCAACCCTTCATAAAGTTTTGATTTTAATCTTAAATAAATTGGTGTAATAATTTTTTCAGGTAAATCTAAAACTTCAGTCTTTAATCTTCTCAATACTTGCCTTGATGTTCTGTCTCTTAATTCTTCTAAATTTGATGCTCCCGAAACATTCCATATTTTTCTTTTCCCCGCCATAAATTGATAACCTTGACAATATCTAATAGCGTAAGCCATCCAATTTTGTGAAACAGGACTCTCAATAAGAGATAATAAATTAAAATAATTCATCGGACGATTTGTCATAGGTGTCCCCGTTAACAACCACACTCTTTCACAATTTTTAGAAAAACTATTAACAAGTTTGGTTCTCGCGGCTTGTCCATTACTCACATAATGCGCTTCATCCAAGATAATTAAATCAAAATTTCCTTGAGTGATTAAAGAATTGTCTTTATTTTTTAAATCATAAAAGTTTTTAAGAATATCGTAATTAACAATAACAAAATCGTGTTCTATTGAGAAATTCTTACCTTCAGAGATATAAACACTTCTGTCGGTATAGTTCTCAATCTCTCTCTGCCAGTTAATCTTTAAAGATGCCGGACAAACAATTAATATTTTCTTTGCTCCCGTCTCTAAAGCCGCAATAATCGTTGCCGTGGTTTTACCAAGTCCCATATCATCAGCTAAAATAAATCTTTTAGACCCGGCAAGTTTCTCAATTGCAAGTTTTTGATGTTCAAGTGGTGGACGATTAGAGTATTTATCATAATCAACAACAACATCTTTAATAGTATGTGTTTTAATTAACGCACCTTTTGGTAACCAAAAATCGTGGATAGTTTCACCGGATAGAACTTTACCCCAAACATGATATGATTTTTCTTTCTCAACTAACAACTTTTCCACCCATATTTGTTCAGGAATTGTAAGTAATAATTTTTCGTCAGCAATTTTTTTGGCGAAGTACGGGTCTAAATCAACCCATCTTTTAGCAACCTTTGGAGTCACTTCGTGATAATTTATTATATAGTCCGATTGAGCTCTTGTGGGGAAGAATCTTTTATTTGTTTCCTTTTGAAATTTTAATTTTAGGATGTAGTTGTTTGCCCCTTGATAAGTTTCAAGAAGAGATATTGCTCGTTGTTCTACTGTTAAATTAGAATTTTCAGGTATATTGTTTTCCAATTTTATTCTTTTAATAGAAATATAACATATTTTATAATATTTATCAACATATGAGAATGAGACAAGAGATATTAGACAAATTAATAAATAAAATGATTAAACACATTAAACCTAATGGTGTGTCTGAACTTATTTATACATTAGAACCAACTGATGATACTGGTGAAGAATATTATATGAAGGTAACATATGTTGTCCCTGACGATAGTAAATATCTGAAAGTTTCATATCAGGGTCGTGAAGTTTCTGTAAATTACAGAAGTGGGTGGAATCGTGAAATACAAAAGACTATAAAAGATTATTTTGGTATTAATGTTATAATTAATAATTCAGGTACTCGCTCGGAATCAGAATACAAAAGACGAAAAAATTATGAATAATAAAGTACCAATTACAAGAATAGGTAAATTCTTTGGAGCTGAAGATTTCAAGTTAGAACAAGATTTTGGAACTGAATGGTTACACGGAGATATGAACTTTACATTAGTTCTATATCGTGTTGATAGATATAAGACCAAGACTGACTCTGTCTATGGTGAGACTGTATCTGATGGTGTGAAATTCTTACCACCAGTTGAGTTCAAAGGATATGTTCAAATTTTACCACCTGAAAACAAATTTGTTGGGACATCAAGAATTGACCAATTTGAGCCGGGCAATCTTAAAGTGTCGGTATATCAGAGAGATTTAGATAATTTGGAAGTAGATATTAATTTTGGTGATTACATCGGATATTATGAAACGGAAGATAAAGTAAGATATTATACGGTTAATAATGATGGAAGGGTAACTTCCGATAATAAACACACAATAGGGGGGTATAAACCTTTTTATCGTAGTATTATTGCTTCACCGGTAATGAATAATGAATTTAGAGGTCTATAATGAAAATATTAATAACAGAAAATAAATTATATAGAACAATATATAATTATATTGAAGATACTTTTGACATATCTAATTTAGAACCGTCTCATCCTGAAGTTTGGGATGATGAGGAAATGAGTGAGATTGAAAATCCATATATTACAGATTTTTATTACGATACGTGGGGTGAGGATGAAAAGTGGGTTTTTAGTTATTATTCTTATGAATACTACAGTAATGAACCTTCATCAAACCCTTTGAAAGATAAATCACCAATATTATCAGTTAATGGACATGATTGGCAAAATTTGTCAAGTATGTTTGGAAATTATTGGAAAGACCCTATGAAAAAATGGTTCGAAGATAATTATAAATTACCCGTAAAAACAATCGTAGCCGACTAATGAAAATATTAATAACAGAAAATAAATTATATAGAACAATATATAATTATCTTGAAGATACTTTTGATGTAAGTAACATAGATTATTTTCATCCAACCACATGGAATGATGATGAATATGATGATGAGGAAAACCCATATATACGAGAGTATTTTTATCATATATATGAAGGTGATTACGACCAAGATGGTGTTGCTTTTGTATATATTCAAAAGGAATATTATAGCGATGAACCTTCGAGTAAATCTTTTAAAGAAAAGACACCGATATTAATTGTTAATGATTATGAAAAATTAACCAATATGTTTGGTAGTTATTGGATAGAACCTATGAAAGAATGGTTTAAAGATAACTTTGATTTACCAGTAAAAACAATCGTAGCCGACTAATGAAAATATTAATAACAGAATCTCAAGCAAAAAGATTATTTGAAATTTATTCAGATGACGATTATATTGGTAAAAAAGTAATGGTTTATTATAACCTACATAAACACACCTTTTCGGTAACATACAAGGGTAGATTAATTTCACACTCCGATTATGTTAAATTAGAAGATGTCGAATTTAGAGTTAGACAAGGTGGTAGAGAAAGAGTGGTTAGAGAAAAAAGTAAAAATGTACATTCATTTGTTATTGGAACTTTAATGGATTATTGTGAGTTCCCTTGTGAGAATTTACCAGAAGAACCTAACAATAATATTGTCACCTACAATCCATACAAATATAATTCTTATGTTATGAAAGACACCGAAGAACCTATATTTCATGCCAATGAAGTGGAGATGATTAATTTAAAAAATAAAATTTTTATAACAAAATAAAGATGCCATTACCAAATAAAATAAAAAAACATATTCCGTTAACTCAATCAAAAACTCTTTTACCGAGAAGGGAAGAACTTTTAGATAAGATAAACAAAGATGGGACTTTTTTACCGAAGTCAATTTTACATGCGGATTTAGATAGAGGGTTTTTGGATTTTGTTAAAAATGATTTAAAAACCGTTGTTGAGGGTAAAACTATATCAATGGTTGATATTTTGGTAACAACTCAAAATTGGTCACAGTTTACTGAAACTTGGAATTTACAAAATATAGATAAAAATGTTGAGACCCCATTTATAACCGTAGTTAGAGTACCTGAAGTTAAATATGGCACTAACCCTGCAATAGTTTATAACATCCCAAATAGAAAACAATTCTTTTACGCTCAAGTACCAACTTGGGACGGACAAAGACACGGGTCAGATGTTTATAAGATTCCTCAACCGGTTCCTGTCGATATTTCTTTTGTTGTGAAAATTATCTGTAATAGAATGAGGGAATTAAACGAGTTCAATAAAAATGTACTTGGAAAGTTTGCATCAAAACAAGCATATACATCTATCAAAGGACATTACATTCCAATTGTTATGGGAAACATTTCAGATGAATCAGTAATGGAACTTGAAAAAAGAAAATATTACATCCAAAGTTATGATTTTACAGTACTTGGATTTTTAATTGATGAAAATGAATTTGAGGTTTCTCCGGCAATTTCTCGATTATTACAAGTGGTTGAATTGGACAATAAAACAACAAAGAAAAAGCCAAAAGTAATTAATCCTGAACTTACTGTTTTATTTAACGAAAAAAATAATATTATTTCACAACTTTTTAATTATTCAACTAATTTAGATTTACATAAAAAAACCAATATTCACACCTTTGATGTGTATATTAATAGTGAATTTTATGGGTCTGATTTATCTCATATTCAAATCAACACAAATGATGTTTTAAAATTTATTGTGATAAAAAATGACGAAACTAAAGAGGGGTTAATAATATTCAAAAACCACATAAATTAGTCCTCACCGTAGATATCCTTTTTAGGGGAACACTTTTCGACAATTAATCTTTCCAAGAATCTATACATTTTGATTCCGTTTTTTTCGCAATAAGTTTTAAGAATTTCGTGAGTTTCAACTGAAATTTTCAAATTTTTAATCTTTTTAATGTCTTTATCCATAGGTAGAAAAAAGGTAGAAAAAAGTCTACCTAAAATATAAATAGTTCGCACAAAGTAAAGTCTTTTGTTTTTTTTCAGAATATTTATCAATAAAAATAAATTAACAAATAAAAACAACAAAAAAAATGGCATCAAACAGTAAAGTATTCGTATCTCCTGGAGTATATACTTCTGAAGTTGATTTAAGTTTCGTAGCCCAAAGTGTGGGAGTAACTACATTAGGTATTGTTGGTGAAACCTTAAAAGGTCCAGCCTTCGAACCTATTTTTATACGAAATTTTGATGAATTCTCAGCGTATTTTGGAGGAACTTCCCCTGAAAAATTTATAAACACACAAATACCAAAATATGAGGCGTCTTATATTGCTAAAGCGTATTTACAACAATCTAATCAATTATTTGTAACCAGAGTTTTAGGACTTTCAGGTTATGATGCGGGACCATCTTGGTCAATTACGACAAAAGCAAATGTTGATTCAACAACAATCGATTTTAATTGTCTAACTTTAACACCAGGATGTGAATCTGTGTGTGAAGAATATGAAAGATATGTGTATTCTTACATATTTTCGGGTTGTGATAATGATATATCATCTATCACTATGATTGAGACAGATTTACCTGAATTTTTATTAAATAAAATTGATTTACCATATGAATTATTTAATGGTAGTATCTCAACACTTCGTTCAGATATTAATAATTTGGCATTTAATTCAATAATTAATTTTGACGAATCATATTCTGGTATATCTTATTTTGGTACAATCCCAGCAGATAGTTATTCAGAATTAACATCATATACTGCTTCAACAAATGTTTTTGGTGTTAATAATGTTAGTTCAGATTTAGCGGATTACACAGCACCAGAAAATGACCCTTGGTATTATTCATTATTTGATAATAATGGAGGGGGTTCATATAGTGGTTCATCTTTTTATGGTATTGTTGAAGAGATATCAAATATATCTACAACATCAGATTGTTCAACTTTCTATGGGTTCACTGTTGGTGGATATGTATCATTGTTGGATGGACTCACAGGAGGAACAGGATATGTTGGTGGTAATGGTTATACAACAACAACCGATGGTTTTGGTGAAGGATTAACGGTTGATATATCTGTTGATGCAGGTGTCATAACTGATGTAACGATTAATACACCTGGTACCGGATATCAAATTGGTGATATAATTTTTATCAATGGAGGTAGTCTCGGTAGAATTCTTGTTGATGATATAGGTACAACCACAATTGGTAGTATTAACTATAATACCAACACAATAAATGTTGTAGTACCTGTTGGGACTGATTTATCAAAAATCGTTTGTGGGTTCGATACTTGTGTTCCATATGGATATGTTTCGATTGGACTTTCTACTCAAATAAGTGGGGAAACCGTTAATAATTTTTCAAGTGGAAGTTTAACATATCAATTATTATCTGAAGATGGAAGTAACCCAACAAATTGGATTGTTACTGTCATGGTTGAATCTGTTTGTAATCCGGTTGTTGTTGGTAACATAGGTGTGCCTAATGAGGGGGGATTGATAAATTGTTATTTGGGGGTTATTACAGGTGAAATATATGTTTATTCAGGAACTGCTTATACCGATTTTGATGATTTAGTTATTGCAACACTTCGTTCAAGAGGTATCGCGACTTATGGTAGTGATGACGGTGCGGTTTATGAAGTTTCAGGTTTAACAGACGTTTCAATGGATTGTTCATCAACTTATTCAGGAGTTACTAAAAATCCATTCTCTACTTTTGGATTAAATGTTACAAATAAAGATGGTGAAGAATTTTTCTTTGAAACTTCGTTATCTAATTCTGATTCTAAATATATTAGTAAAGTATTTGGTTCTTCTAATTTTGCAAAACCAAGAACAACAGTACCATTGTTTGTAGAAGAAAGATATCAAACATTATTAACATATGGTTATAGAAAAGGATTTATTAGAGGTTTAAATTGTAATTTAACCGCATTACCTGATGCAAGACAACAAACCGACGCAACATCCATTGCTTGGTATTTAGAAAAATATCAATCACCGACATCTCCTTGGGTTGTGTCTGAATTAAGAGGTAATAAAGTTTATAACTTATTTAAATTTACAACAATAGCTGATGGTGACTCCGCTAACACAGAAGTTAAAATATCTATAGCAAACATTTCATTTAATAACGGAACTTTTGATGTATTAGTTAGAGATTTTTATGATTCTGATAGTGCCCCTGTTGTTCTTGAGAAATTTACAAATTGTAATATGAATCCTAACGATAATTCATTTATAGCTAAGAAAGTTGGTTCTATAGATGGAGAATATGAATTGAATTCTAAATATGTTATGTTAGAACTTAATGAAGATGCACCTATAGACGCTCTTCCTTGTGGATTTTTAGGATTTAATTCAAGAGATTATGCAGGTGTTAAATCACCATTCCCAATTATAAAAACTAAATACGATTATCCTGGTGAGGTTGTTTATAACCCCCCATTTGGTTTAGCGTCAGGTGCTGACGATTCAACTAGAAGTGGTGGTGACAATGTTAGAAGAACTTATCTTGGTATATCTGATAGTATTGGTATTGATGCTAATTTCTTTGGTTATAAAGGAAAACAATTACCTTTAGATGTTGGTAATGATACTACAGGTGATGAGTGGTCAACTAGAACTAAAGGTTTCCATATGGATATAGATGCTAATAGTATCTTAATTCCTAATACTTTTACTACAAGTGGTACACCAGCATTTTATGTTGGAGATGCAACATTTACAAAAGACCCTGATAGTGAATCAAGTCCTTATTATAGACTATATTCTCGTAAATTTAGTTTCCTTGTTCAAGGAGGTTTTGACGGGTGGGATATCTATAGAGAATATAGAACAAATGGTGATACATTTGTTTTAGGTAGAAACGGTTACTTACACGGAGCGGCGGTATCAATTAAATATCCTGCGGCAACAGGTTGGGGAGCATTTAAACAAATTTCTGTTGGCGATAATAGTGAAGATTGGGCTAACACCGATTATTACGCATATAAATTAGGACAAAGAACATTTTCTAATCCTGAGGCGGTTAACATCAATGTTTTTGTAACACCTGGAATTGATTATCTTAACAATTCAGATTTAGTTGAAAGTGCTATTGATATGATTGAGAACGATAGAGCGGATTCGTTGTATATTTGTACAACACCTGATTATAATATGTTTGTACCTTCTACCGGAGACCAATCAGATTTAATTTACCCTCAACGAGCTGTCGATAATTTAGACCAAATAGGTGTTGATTCAAACTACACGGCTACTTACTACCCTTGGGTATTAACAAGAGATAGTGTTAACAATACTCAAATCTACTTACCGGCAACGGCTGAGGTTACGAGAAATTTAGCATTAACTGATAACATTGCTTTCCCTTGGTTCGCTGCGGCGGGTTACACAAGAGGTATTGTAAATGCGGTTAAAGCGAGACGTAAACTAACCCAAGAAGATAGAGACACACTTTATCAAGGTCGTATTAACCCAATTGCTACTTTCTCTGATGTTGGTACTGTAATTTGGGGTAATAAAACTCTTCAAATAAGACAATCGGCTTTAGATAGAATCAATGTTAGAAGATTATTACTTCAAGCTCGTAAATTGATTTCTGCGGTATCTGTAAGATTACTGTTTGAACAAAACGATGCTAAAGTAAGACAAGACTTCTTGGACGCTGTTAACCCTATTTTGGACGCTATCAGAAGAGATAGAGGTTTATATGATTTCCGTGTAACAGTATCGTCAGATGCTGCTGATTTAGACAGAAATCAAATGACTGGTAAGATTTATATCAAACCAACCAAATCATTAGAATTTATAGATATCACATTCTATATTACTCCAACCGGAGCTTCTTTTGAGAATATATAATTAAAATTGTTATGACTGACCGGTGAATTCCGGTCGGTTGTAATATAGCCATACAAAAACATATGTTAAAAAATAGAAAATTAATAGAAGGTATTGATGAAACAGGAGCCCCTGATGAAAAATACTATGCATTTGATTGGGACGACAATATTGTATCTATGCCAACTAAAATCATATTAAAAGATGAAGATGGTGATGAGGTAGGTATGTCAACTGAAGATTTTGCTGAATATAGAGAACAAATTGGTAAAGAGCCATTTGAATATGATGGACATAAAATTGTTGGGTTTGCCGACGAACCATTTAGATATTTTGGTATAAAAGGTGATAAACAATTTATTGTTGACGCTATGTTAGCTAAACCAGGACCAGCTTGGCCTGATTTTGCTGAAGCAATTAACAACGGGTCAATTTTTTCAATCGTGACTGCTAGAGGACATACTCCGTCAGTACTAAAAGAGGGTTGTTATAATTATATTGTTTCTAATTTTAATGGAATTGATTCTGAAGAATTAATAAAAAATTTAGAAAAATATAGAGACTTAGCTGATGAAGAAGAAATTTCTAAAAGTGAGATGATTAGGGAATATTTAAATTTATGTAAATTTTACCCAGTGACTTTTGGTGAGGGTTCTGCTGTCAACCCAGAAGAAGGTAAAATTAAGGCGTTAAAAGAATTTGTAGAATATGTTAAAAAAGTTTCTAATCATATCCAGAAAAAAGCATTTTTAAAAAATAAGATAAGCAATTATTTTATACCTAAAGTAGGATTTTCAGATGATGATATAAAAAATGTAGATGTAGTAAAAAAACATTTTGAAAAAGAACCAGAAAACATAATTAAAACTTATTCAACAGCAGGAGGAATAAAAAAAGAATATTAAATAAAAAACTAGTAATAAAAAAAACTAGTAATAAAAATCTAGTTAGTTATGCTTAATTATAATTTTTAAAGTTTTAAAAGTAAATAGAAAAAATTTTAATTGAGGATATTTATAAGAATAACAATAAAATAAAATAAAATTAAAAACAATTTAAAATGGCTGATTTATTAATGAAAATGCCCATACCGTATGAACCTAAAAGACAGAATAGGTTTATTGTTCGTTTTCCATCTTCTTTGGGAATTAATGAATGGTTTGTTGAAACCGCGGCTAGACCACATATTACAATTAACGCAACAGAAATTCCTTTTCTAAATACTTCAACATATGTTGCAGGTAGATTTACTTGGGGAACCATAAATGTTAAGTTCAGAGACCCAATCGGGCCTTCAGCATCTCAAGCTCTTATGGAGTGGGTTAGATTATGTGCTGAATCTGTAACAGGTAGAATGGGTTATGCTGCCGGATATAAGAAAAACATTGACCTTGAGATGTTAGACCCAACTGGTGTTGTTGTGGAAAAATGGATTTTAGAAGGTTCTTTCTTAAGTGATGTTAATTTTGATTCATTAGGTTATTCTACCGATGCGTTAGCGTCTATTACGGCAACAATTCGTATGGACCGTTGTATATTAGTTTACTAATTTTCAAAATATCTATATAATTAAAATGAAATCCATATGTCATATAAATGATGTATGGGTTTTATTTTTTAAAATATTTAATGTTTATTAAAAAAAGATGTTAACTATAATTATATATAAACAATAAGTTATATGGAACAAGATTTAATTAACGCAGCAACTGAAAATTTTTCATTACCACACGATATAGTAATGTTACCCTCTGGTGGAATATTTTATAAATCAAAAAAGAAATCAATCAAAGTTGGTTATTTAACAGCTAATGATGAGAATTTTTTGATGGGAGCGTCTCAAAATAATAGTAATATTATTATGACTTTATTAAGAAATAAAATTTATGAGCACGATTTAAAACCTGAAGAGTTATTAGATGGTGATGTTGAGGCTATTTTAATTTTCTTAAGAAATACTTCGTTTGGTCCTGAATATAATGTAAATTTAGTTGACCCAAAGACATCTAAACAATTCCCGTATACGGTAATTCTTGATGAATTAAACATTAAAAAAACTAGTGCCCAACCAGATGAAAATGGGTTGTTTACAACAAAACTACCTAAAACGGGGCATACCGTAAAACTAAAACCATTATCTTACGGAGATATCCTTAATCTTTCAACATTAGAGGAGTCTTACCCAGTAGGTAGAACAGCTCCTGTTGTTACTTGGAGATTATCAAAACAAATAGTAGAAATTGACGGTAATTCAAATCCGGGGGACATTTCATTATTTGTTGATTCATTACCAATTATGGACTCAAAATATGTTCGTAATTTCATCAAAGAAAACCAACCATCATTAGACTTAAAACAAACAGTAAAAGCCCCTTCAGGAGACTTGGTAACTTTCGAGATTACCTTTGGGGTGGAGTTTTTTCGGCCTTTCTTCTAATTATCGACAACTTCTAGTCGAAGAGTATTATTTACTCGCTAAATTTATTAGAACATCATATAATGATTTTAACATCATGCCAACCTATATGAGAAAATATTTAATTGATAGAATAATCGAAGACAATACGCCAAAACAAGAATAATAAAATTGTTGTTGGCGTATTTATATATAAACACAATTTGATATGGCAGATATAGACGATAAGGATGGTATTATAGGTTCATTCAAACAAACTATCAAAGAACTTGGTGATGCCTTTTGGACTAATCTAGACCCGGCAAACATTAAAGACATTTTACATCAAGTGGATACCGCAGCATCTGAAGTTATGAGAACTATGGGTGTTAGTAATCAAAATTTGATTGCTATAAAAGCGTCAATGGGTGATGCGGCAACTAGTGTTGCGATTTTAGGTGGTAAATTTAGTGAAATTGTTGATATACAAAATAAAGCGGCAACAACTTTAGGTAGAAATTTAATACTTACTTCGGATTCTTACTCTAAATTATATGCGGCCCAAAAAGTTTCAGGTCAAGGCGTTGATAGTATTATATCAGGGTTTAAAGATGCGGGATTTTCTATGTATGACGCATCTTCCCAAATGGAAAAAGTTGTTTTAAAGGCAAATAGTTTAGGTGTTAATTCTTTAACGGTTTCTAAACAAGTTGTTGAAAATATGTCAGCTCTTAATAAATTTAATTTTGCTAATGGTGTTGATGGTTTGGCAAAAATGGCGGCACAAGCTACCGGTTTAAGAGTTGATATGTCAAGTACTTTAAGTATTGCTGATAAATTGTTTGACCCTGAAGAAGCTATTAAAATGGCGGCTTCAATGCAAAGATTAGGTGTGGCTCAAGGTGATTTATTAGACCCTCTTCGATTAATGGATTTGGCTCAAAATGACCCAGCAGAACTTCAGAATCAAATTGCTAAAATGAGTGAACAATTTGTTCGACTGAATAAAGATGGTAATTTTGAAATTATGCCGGGTGCTAAACGTCAAATGAAGGAGATAGAATCCGCGATGGGATTACCAGTAGGACAATTGGCTAAAATGGCTTTAGGTAGTGCTGAATTGGCGGAAAAAATGAAATCTATTAAGTTTCCGGGCGGTGATATAACTGAAGACCAAAGAACTATGATTGCCAATATGGCGGAAATGAATAAAGGTACGGGGAAATATGAAGTTAGTTTTACAGGTGAAAAAGGTGAAAAAGTGACAAAAAGTGTTGCTGAATTAAGTAAACCTGATATTGAGGCTTTATCTAAACAACCTAAAACACTTGAAGATGTGGCAAAATCACAACTAAGTCAACAAGAAGCTATATATGCTTCGGTGGAGAGTATTAAAAATAGAACTGGTAGAGCTATAGCGGGAACAAAAGTTGGTCAAGCGGCATTAGATGCTCCGAGAGAATTGTATAAACAATTAGAAAAAACTCTTAGTGCTGAATCATCCTCTATTAAAACTATGAGACAAGGAATTGATAAAAATATTGGGGGAGTTTTAGAGGATTTCAACAAGTTTATTAAAGGAGAATCTTCATTGTCTAAAGTTTTGGAAAGTTTACAATCGGCAAGTAAAAATATTCAACAAGGAACTAAAACAGCCTTTACAGATACTGTTGATAAGGCTGATGAATCAATGAAAAATTTAACAAAATCTCAAAATATATTTTTAGAAATACTAACTAATTCTGGTAAAGTGTTAAAAGAAAAGATGGAATCTATACCTGAATTAAAAGAAATTTTTAAATCCAATGAGGTTAATGGTAATACACAGGCAATTAATAATATGAATAATCCTACAACAAATGTGACTAATGTGACTAATGTTGTTAACACAACAAAATTAGAAACTCAATATAAAGATGATTTAAAAAAGGTTGGGGTAGGTAATAGTCAGTTAGCAGAAACAAACACTAAACACACGGTTGATTCAAATGTTAATTTAAATATTAAGATAGATTCTAACAATCCAAATATTGACACGGCTCAATTAGCATTGGCGTTGAAAGACCCACAAATGGTTCAAGCAATATATTCTATTGGTAAATTAGACCCAAATAATAATTTAACAAGTAGCAAAACAGGGTCTAGAACAAAACAAATGCAAGCTTAAAAATAAATATTTTGTCTATTTATAATAAAATAATAAAAAATGTCAGATAGTTCATTATCCTTTACTTCATCATCATCATTTAGAAATATACTTATGGCTAAAAATTTAGCCGCGTATAGTGTTATGGGTGTTTATACCCCCACATCATCAGATTTAAATTATGAGGTAACTTTATCTCAATCTCCGGTGATTGATTCCCCTAATGATTTAATCGCTAATGACCCATACGCAAAATTATTATATCCATTAAATGAATATGGTCCAAATGGGGGTTTTAATACGGAAATCACATACAATAGAGTATTAGTACCAATTGATTCAAATAAAGGTGAATATAAACCAAATGATACGGTATTAGATTTAGTTAATGAATTTTATATTGATGCGGCTTTTATAACAAACTCTTATGGACCGGTAGGGGGTTATAACGATATGCTCATTGTTACAGACATACAAAATAACGATAAATTATATTTACCATATTGGGACCCGAGTAGTTTTGTGTCATCAACATACAGTCCGTATGATATATTATTTTCAAAAAACCCAAATGGGGATAATGGTTCATTATCTCAAGACTCTTACATAGCTAAATTAGGTGCGTCTCAATTAAATTATCTTTTTCAAGAAAGGATTGCCACTGAACTTATTAAAAACACTGTTGGACGAGTAAATTTACAATCATTACAAGACCCTTTTGAGGTTAGTATGATGGTATCGGGGAAACAACCGTTAATATATAAAAATTGGAAAATTACGGTTCCGGAAAACCCTGTTATTGCGGCTGCTGATTTTGCAACAAGATTGGCGGGGGCTTATTGGCCGGTTTCATTAATTCCGGGTGATTACTTTGATGACAACAATCAAAATAGTCAAACCAAACAAACATCAACAGCGTTAAATGTAGTTAATCAATTAACGGGTGGATTTTTAGGTCCAATTTTAAATTTAAAAAGAAACCCCTCTGAAATATTTTTAAATAATACTGGTAATGGACAAAGGTCCGCATTATTTGCTAATATAGACTATAATCGATTTCAACCGTCATATGATAAAAATTACGGTGGGTTATTAGGTGTTGCTCAAGGTTTAGTAAATCTTGCGGTTAATTTAATAAACCCTAGTAATGGTACATTAATTGGTGGTTATTATGTTGGTAGTAAAAATTCTGAACCTTCATCAATAACATCTCCTCCGAATAAAGTTCCCGTTAATGCTTTCGGACAACAAGAATCCTCTCCGGTTTATGGACCTTCTGAATTGGGTATATTGTTTGAGGGTAATGAAGGTATTTTAAAATTTGGTTTAGCCGGAAAATCATCAAGTGATGGTGGGGGGATTGATGGTCAATTAGTTTGGACATCTCCAAAATACAAATCAAATGCCGGATTTCACGCAACACCTGGTGGTGGAAGTGGAAGTTTAGATACAGAGTTTAATGAAATTAGTAGTAGTTTTAGTAGTTCTGAATCTACCAATATAGATTTTAAAGATACCTCAATATTAGACCAAACACAACGATTAGTTAATTCTGCTGATAATGTTTCGGGGATTGCTAGATTAAAGCATGTTGGTAATGCAATTAATCAAGTTAGTAAGGTATTTCACGATGGTTATAAAGAAATAACAAAAGGTTCACAGGTTCTTTCATATACTGATAAAACAACCGGTGAAAATGCTGGTATTGAGTATTGTCGTGTGTTTACTAAAGATACACCATATTATACTTATGCCGATTTACAAAAAACAGAAGGTATTACCACAAAAAATAGAGGTTTTACCAATTCAGTTTTAGATAGTACATTTAATCTAAATATTGCACCACTTTCAAATGGGTCAACAAATATTATTCCGGATGTTAATGGTAAAGGTGGATACGCTAAAAAATATATGTTCTCTATTGAGAATTTGGCTTGGAGAACATCAAGTAAACCTGGATTTACTTATGATGAATTACCTGTTTGTGAGAAAGGTCCAAATGGGGGTAGAGTTATGTGGTTTCCTCCGTATGATTTAAAATTTAGTGATACAAGTAACGCCAGTTGGAATAAACAAACTTTTTTAGGGAGACCTGAACCAATATATACATATAAAGATACGACTAGAACAGGTAGTTTAAGTTGGAAAATGATTGTTGACCATCCTTCAATAATGAATGTAATTGTTAAACAACAATTGAAAGGAAAAAACAAAGATAGAATTAACTCAATTATTGATTCATTTTTTGCTGGATGTGTTAAATACGATATATATGAATTGGCTATTAAATTTAATACTATTCCAACTAAAGATTTATATACTTATCAAACAATATTAAGTAATCCTAATTTAACAGATGAAGAACTTAAAGGAATTAGTAAATCAATTTCTGCTGATAATGCGGGAACAAATGGTAGTTTAGCAACTAAAGAAACTAAAATAACGCCTGATACATCAATAGACAATTTTAAAGAAAAATATAAAGAATTTGCTTTTTATTTTGAGAACGATACTCCCGACCCAAAGACAACAAAAACAACATCTTCTGTAAGTTATGAACAAACATACAATTCATATATAAATCCTGCCAACATTACAAAGTATCAAAATTTTGCTGATGGGCTTTTTAATGAAGGGGATTTTAATAGAAATGTGACGGAATTTTTTAATAAGGTCGTTATAGATAATTTTAACACAATTGCTGGTGGTACAAGTAATTTTATAATTGATGCTTATAATATTTTAAAAGAGAAAAAAGGTAAAATAACAATTAATATGGTTGGTTCGGCGTCAGCTCTTGCTAAACCGGCATATAATACTAATTTATCTTTAAGAAGAAACGATTCAGTTGTTCAGTTTTTAACGAATTTTACTGTAGGGGAAGCCTGTTTAGGTCCTTTTATTAAAGATAAAACATTTATAATTAACCCACCACAAGGTGCGGGTGAAACAACTCCAGTACCAAAAACTTCATTGGGTTTGGGAAAACAAGTAAATTGTTCTGATAATATTAAGGATAAAAATGGTAAGGTAGTAGACCAAACCTCTGAAATTTTTGCTGCAACAGCGATGGCGTGTAGAAGAGTAAAAATTGGTGAGATTAATGTAACTCCTTCACCAACTCCGGTACCAGCAGAACCAGAAAAAGTGACTCCATCAGAGACTGAAAATATAAAACCTGTTAAACCTGAGTTAAATGTTAGAATTGAAGAAAATATTAAAAAAGGTATTAGTAAACAAATTATTAGACAATTATTATCAGAATGTGATTATTTTGAGGTGATTGCGGAAAATTCTCCAATGGTGTATGACTCAATAAAAGAGAAAATTAAGTATTTTAACCCAGCATTTCACTCTATGACACCTGAAGGATTAAATTCTCGTTTAACCTTCTTAAATCAATGTGTTAGACCTGGTGAGACTATACCAGTTATTGGAACAGATAACAAACCAAGATATAATGATGCGGTTAACACTTCTTTTGGAGCACCTCCGGTTTTAGTTTTAAGAATTGGTGATTTTTACAATAGTAAAATAATCCCAAATAGTGTTGCCTTTACTTATGAACCATTACTTTATGATTTAAATCCTGAAGGTATTGGTGTACAACCAATGTTAGCGAATGTTACTATGAGTTTTGATTTTATTGGAGGACAAGGGTTGGCTAGACCGGTGGAACAATTACAAAACGCATTATCGTTTAATTATTATGCTAATACTGAAATATATGATGAAAGAGCTACGGCTACTGAAGATACGTCAGCTTTAGATGCAAGAGTTGTACAAGCAATATTGGATTCTCAACCTGTTGCAACAGTAAATAATATTGATAATAGTCTTTTAAATAATGGTGGAAATACTATTGGAAATATATTAACTAATATTCCGGTAACTGATGGACAGACAGGTCAAACTGAATATTCTGTCATTATGGATAAAGTTTTGGATGCAACAAAAGAGTATTATACTAATATTCCAAATCAATGTGAATCTATAATAAAATCTTACAATTATGGAATATGGCAATTGATGACTCAAGATAGATTATATAGTTCAGGTCATTTTACTACTAAAACAGGTAGACAAATAGTTCCAATATATGGTAAACCAGGTGGAGATGGAAATGTAAGTGTTGAGAATAAAATTAACTTATTATTTTCAACATTATTATCTGATATAAATGCTGATAACCCATCTAATAAAAACTTTATAATAAGTCGATTAGTTAAATATACATTTACAGATTCAATAATACAAAAAGTTAAAACAAATTTAAATAACTATATTAATAGTTATCAAGGAGAATTTAGTAATGGTATTTTTACCAAAATACAAGAGATTACAACTCAAGAAGAAAGCATGGTTCAATTTTTTAGAAAAATTAATTTATTAATGACTAAAACTGATGGTAAAATACTTGAAAGTGGTAAACCTAGAGTATATAACATTAAAGGTACTACAGAAGTTAATTCGGCTAGTCAAGGCGCTCCACAAGACACATATATTGAATTAGCCAAAGATTATGATGAGATTGCGACTCAGTTACAATCTTTTGATATATTCTTAAAAAGACAATCAAATGTTAATGTAATAACATCAAATTATACTCAACCTGGTGGTTTTGAATTTATTTCATCCAAAATATCAACAATAGAAGATAAGAGACAATTTATGGTGTTAGCTCAAATTTTTAATAATAAAAATAAATTTAATGATTTTATTAATAAAATTATTATTGGTGAATTATTAACCATTAAAACACCCTCTAATTTAAAAAATAAGTTTGAAAAAATTTGTGAAGACTTTAAAAAAATTGTTGATAAAGAATTGTTGGATGAAATTAAATATATTACAGATGTTAAAAAATTTCCAGAATATACTAAATATGTTAATGAGTTTGTATATCCAAAAGGTAAATTAAGAAAATTTGAATATACAACAATTCCGGACACGGCAACAGATGCTCAACAACAAAAAGATATTATGGAATTATATAGTGGTGTAAATTCTAATAGTGATAATAAATCCTATGATGGTAAAATCAAATTTAAATAAAAATGGTAAATAAACAGTATTATAATAGATATAATGGGTTTTTAAACAATGGAGAACAAAGTGTTGTTCCCTATGTTACTTTGCCATCAAAAACAACAGATAAAAGATATATCTATAAAGTTGGACAGTCTAGATTAGATAAGTTATCCCAACAATATTATGGTGCGGCGAGTTTTGGTTGGTTGATTTTACAAGCAAATCCAATCTTCGGTGGTCAAGAATGGAATATTAGTGATGGTTCTATCTTGACAATTCCATTTCCTTTGATAGCTTCTCTACAAGATTATAAAAACGAGTTAGAAAATTATTTCTTTTATTATGGTAGATAGTGGTGAAAATATATTAGTAGAGTTTGATTACAATAACATTAGTATTATTGACCCAAATAAGGTTATTGACTCTAATGGTAAAGTTAGTGAAAGGTTAGTTAAACAAGAGGATTTGGTTGTTTATGCCAATTTAGAATGTAAAGTGATTCCAAGAACTAAATTAGCTGTTGGGGTTGCAAATAATGACCAAATACAAACAATATCTGTTGCTGCGATTAATTTTTTAAACCCTGGTAATAAAGGGTTTTTAGATAATAGTTATACCGACGAATTAACTGGTAAAGATAGTACAAAAGGTGAAGGTCAAAATCAAGTAAAATTAGAATCAGTAAAAAACCCTAATAAAAGTGATGATACCTATATTCGACAAACTTTAAAAGGTACTACTGATAATGGAATGTTAGGTATTACTCAAATAACTATCAGACAAGGGTTAGATTTCTTACCACAAATCAATGTTAAATTAGAAGATGTTAAAGGTCGTTCCTTATTTGAAGGGGGTGATAACTCACCTTATGCGGCGTTTTTTAATCTACCATATCCAATGTTTAGTTTGACAATTAAAGGATATTACGGTAAAGCGGTTAAATTATCTTTAATGTTACAGAACTTTACATCAAGATACGACACATATTCAGGTAATTTTGTTGTTGATTTAGTGTTTTATACTTATAAATACACAATATTGAGTGAAATAACTATGGGTGCGTTATTGGCTGTCCCCCATATGTATAAATCTAGAGTTAGTGTTCAAAACAAAGTGGTAACACCTTCAACGGGGACAGATAGTAAAACAACTAAAACAACAGATAGTGTTGTAGAAAGAGGTTTTCAGAAAGTAAAAGAAATGTATAGTGAATATAAGTCAAAAGGTATGATATCTGATGATTTCCCGGAAATTAGTTTAATGGAATTACAAAATAGACTTGAAAATTTTGTTAAAAATGTTTTAGATTCATTTACTAAACAAAATTTAGACCCATTAACAGATTTAAACGAATATTCAAAAATTTTAGGTGAATACGACAAAGATGTTTTCGCTATGAATGGTGAGTCTTGGAGGTCTAAATATTTAGACACTGATAACTTTCTTGTAATGGACAATCCTGAAAAAACTAAAGTATATACCTTTAAAAAAGAATATATACCAGCTAAAAAGAAAGATGAGGCGATTAATAAATTAAAAGAATATATTACAAGTTATACCGAAAAATTAGCAAATAATAAAACTCTTGGGATACTTGGGAAGTATAAAATTAATAATACGGAAAAATCAATTCAAATACCGAATAGTATTAAATACGAGATTTTCCCAAAAACATTACAAGCCGGTGATATAAATCTTAAGGAAACTTATAGACAAAGAAAAAAATTAGATGTTGAACCGTCAAAACAACAATTAGAAGATTTCCAAGCTGAATTAACTAAAGACAGTGTTTTGAATAGTTTAGTTATTAAAAATGATGCGGGAAAACAAACACCTATTACTAATTATTTTGTTTTTGAGGGTAATGGTACTTTTGAATTTTTTATAGATAAAATGGGTAAGGATTTAAAAACTTACCGAGAACAAATTGAAAATGAATTAACTGAGGCTCTATCGGAATTATTACAAAATAAAGATAATGGTATTGGGTTTGTTCCTAGTATTAGGAATGTTCTTGCTGTTATATTTGCAAATGGTGAAGCCTTTTTACGATTAATGGATGATGTTCATACTCAAGCGTGGAGTGTTAGAGACGATAAAGATAGAAAAAAAGCAATATTAACAGGTGTTAGTTCTGATAATTTAACATCCGGAAATAACTCTACGGAACCAGTATATCCTTGGCCTCAAATGATTGTTGAAACAATGACACCCGATAAAGAGGAACAATTTATTATTACTTATCCGGGTGATAGGGCAGTTATTAATCAGACTAAAGCATATTTACCTGAATTATGGCCTGAAGTGGAATTTGTTGAGGAATTTATTAAAGGGTATGTCCAAAGAAGTGAAAACCCACTACCATCGACACCAAACTCAAATGAATTGAGTGATGTGAAAAGAATATCATTATCGGCAATTGAGTTTCCGGTTAGTAATGTTGTTTTTGGTAATAAAGAAGAAATTAAATATATGTACGAAATTTATGAAAGGATATTTTTAACATCTTATTATTCAAAATTAAGTAGATGTAATAATTTTATTTCAGAATCTAATCAAATTTCAGATATTATTTCTGAAGGTGAAAGTATAAATATTATTAATAGTTTATCAACAGATAATCCTTTTATCACTAAAAAATTAGTTGAATATGGGATTAACGCGTCTAATTTTGAGATACTTTTAAAACATATTTCAAATGGTGGTGTTGGTGAAAGTTGGCAAAATTATATACGAGGAATTTTCAACACATCTTATATCAAAAATATAGTTAATAATTCAAGTTTTGAATTTATTAATTCTGGTATACTGAGTGATTCAAGTTCACAACCATTAGTTTCGTTGTCAAATGAAAAGGCATTGGTTGATTATATTTCGGATTCAACAACCACTAATTCTTTTGATTTTGGTGATATATATCCGTTTACCGATTTAACTTGGTGTAATAGTAAATTAGCGGATGGTGGAACTCTTATAGATGCAAAATCGTCTTTTGATACTCGAAAAGTGTTAACATATAATTTAAATAAAAAAGTAATATCTAATTTTTTAGATACGACAAATGACGATACTAAAAGACCGTTTACTAATTTTTCTTATAAAAATATTCAACAGCCAATATTAGATAAGCCTGATTTAAAAACTTTTTATAATGATAGAGATTTTACTTCTCAATTATTAACTGAAGGTAATTTGAATTATATTAACTATAGTGGATTGGTAACATCTTATCAAACAGTTTCAATGTTTAACACACCATATTTCGTTAATTCTATACAAGAAGGTGTACAAAATTTTAGAAATGATAGTATAACCCCATATGTGAGTTCGGCGTATCTTTTTATCAATAGTTTACCCCTATCTACTTTAAAAGAAAAATATAAAACTTATGAAAATAAAAGTGAAAAACCTTTAGATTATATTTTCGCATCATTAAAGAAATTTGGTGCCATCCATAAAATGCCTTATGCTTGGATTTTAAAATTTGGTTCTGTTTATCATAGATATAAAAATTATGTGGAAAATGGTGTTGATATTATTAACACATCTTGGTCTGATTTTAAATATGTCGATAATTATGACCCAACAACCAACAACCCAACAAAAACATATAGTTTAACCATAAATAATTCAAACATTGATATTGTATTAGAGAAAAATAGTACATTAGGGTTAGAAACCTCAACATTAATTAATACTGGTTTTTACCCTAAATTAATTAACGATTTTAATGTTTTTTACCAAGGTTTTGAAATTTATTCGGCGTATACAAGTACCGATATTCAAAAGGGTTTTAGTTCAGGGGTGACTCTTAACTATGTTAAAGATGCAATTATTGATATGGGTAAAGGTTTTGATGAAAAAAATCTTAATAGAAATTTAAGGGTGATTCCTTGGTCGGTTGCTATTGATACTTTTGATGGTAAGTTTACATATCTATTACCATCGCAAGGGTCTTTGATTAATCAAACCAAAGATGAATGTATTACTTCTAATAATAAATTAAAATATGAGATTAGTGGTAATACTGCTATGTATAATGGTTCTACTAGATTATTTTGGACAGCTCCTAATTATGGGTATTTTGATAATAGTAAGGTGGTAAAACCAAGTCCTCTCCAATATTTGAAACAAGTCTTTTCAGGTCAAAGTGGTCAACAAAATTTTTCAATAAATGGAACATCAAATGATTATACTAGTATTGACGAGATATTTTCAGTTTTTGAAAAAAATATATTAGATGGGTTTGAATCTGAGTTTTTAAAATTTTCAAAATCAATGTATGATTTTGAAGATAATTCATCATCAACATTATCAAACATTTCTATTAGTGAATTTGAAACTGATAGTGAAAAATCGTTTAAGAATTTTCAGATGTTGATGATTAGTTTAATGAAAACAACAAAACTTGTTGGAACAACACCGACAGACACAATTATTAAACAACAACAAGAACAACTAACAACGATATCTAATACTTTAACTAAATTTATTAATACGGATGTTGTTTTTAAATATGGTAACCCGTCTAATTTTGATAAAAAACTATTTTATAGTTTTTCGACATATCAAATTTCTGACCCTTATACTTGGGAAAAATATAGTTTTGCCACACCAAACTCTTTACCGTATAGTGGTGGGTCAATCACTTTAAGTAATTCTAAAGCAACTTATCCCCAACAATGGAAAACTTTAGAGACTTATGTTGGATTTTCTGATGTTGATAAATTAATGTATAGTAATAATGGTTCATACATAACTGACTTTTTCATTGATTTAAATATTGCCTTTAATGTTGATAACATTAAGAATTTAGCACCTATTATAAAAATTTATACAACTCAAAAATTAAATGACCCCACTTTAAATATTTCAAAATTTACTATGTTGATGGATGAATATATCACATCTAATGAAACATTTAAAGGTAAAGTTATTAATAATTTAATGCCTAAATTACAGACAAAATTACCAAAAATTGTGACATCGTCTCAACAAACAATTAATTCGGTTTTAGAAGGACCGGCAACCAAAGTTGAACTATGGGAATCGTTTAAGGCAATAAATGATAAGTGGATATCAGGAAATGATTTTAAAACAAAAACATTATTTGAAGATATTATGTTAATTGATAGAGCAAGTCGTGATGTAGGTGATAAAATATTGGTGGATGTTATAAAATTAAAGGATTATTTGGCAACTATTAAGCCAACAATGCCAATGTTGGTGTTTGTTCAATCAATATTGGTCGACAACAATTTTGTAGTAATGAATTTACCATCATATGTTAATTTTTATAATGTACAAGACGCTGTTAAAAATCCTAAACCAAGAGCGGAAGGTTCATTAGAATTTGCCAACACAATGTTTGGAACATTTTTAAATGTTGATTATAGAAACTCTTCACCAAAATTAGTTTGTTTTTATGGTGGTAAGCCAAGTGAACAATTAGATTTAAAAGATAATATTGATTATAGGTTTAGAAGTGATGCTTTTGATTTAAGACGAGCAAGTGATAATCCATTAGTTGAAAGTCAGATAGGTAAAAAGGATTGGGGTATGTCAAATAAGGTTGTTGGTTTTAATGTTGATATTGGAACTCAAAATCAATCAATATTCCACGGATTTCAAGTTGACCAAAGAGGAAGTACAGCAACTGCTGAATCATTAGAACTTTTAAATCAAATGGCTAATCAATCCGGAAATAGAAAAGCGTCAACACAAAATGTGTCTTTATTTAATTTATATAAAACCAGAAGTTATAATTGTACGGTGAATATGATGGGTAATGCAATGATTCAACCCACAATGTATTTTAATTTACGATATGTTCCAATGTTTAGTGGTCCTTATATGATTACAAGTGTTAATCATATAATAAGTCCGGGCTCGTTTGAAACCATTGTAGAGGGGGTTAGACAACCTATTGCGTCATTACCTAAAATAAGTGCTTACATACAATCATTAAAAACTACTTTATTAACAACGATAGTAAACAAAATTAAAGAGGATAAAGTTCCTAAAAAGTCTGATAGTAATGTTAAAAAAGGTGATATTATTAGTCAACGAAATGAGGCGTTAGATAAAGGTTTAGATAATGACGCTACCGTTGCGTCGGCACAACAGACTTGTTCGGCGTCAACAAAATATAATACATATAAAGCGGGTACCCCGAATAAAACAGTTATAAACTATAAAAATATTATTCAGATAATAAACGCAAATACTAACGATATTAAATTAAGGTATATTATATTTGCAATAATGTATTTACAATCAAGTAAAACTCAAGGATTAGAATCTTATGAACATAATTACGCAGGTATTGATATTAGTGAATTTTGGGGTGATGGTAGTTCAGGGTTTTTTAGTAGTTCAAAATACTATTATTGTTCACCTAAACAAATACCCTATGTTTATTTTGATAGTGCTAATAATCATGTTAAAATGTTAATTGCTAGGTTTGAAGGTAAATCCAGTGCTTTTGGGGAAACAACACCTGTTGATATAGCTAAATTCTATATTTTATACTTTAATGCTAAGAGTAATAATCAAAATGTTTATGATTCTATAAAATCAACTGATTCTGTACGATTAAAAAATATTGAATCTGAGATAGGCGAATCTATTTCACTTTATAATGCGATTACTAATAAAAGTTAAAAGATTAAATTTTTCACAATTAAACGATATTTATAAATAAAAGATTATGGACACAAAATTAATATTAGACAACTATTTAGGTAAAAAAGCTAGAAGTACCGAAAAAGATTTGGGAAATGGTTCTAAACAAGTTTGTGATTTAGACACAGGTGATTGTTATACAATTAGAATGAAAGATGGTCTAATCGAAAGAGTAGATAATACAATGACAACAAATAAAAAAATTCAGGTTGAAACATTGACCGGTGTAAAACAATTATTAAACGGATAATAAAATGAAAAAAATAGATAATCAAATATTAGAGGAATTGGCTAGATATAACTCAATTAATAATTATATCACTGAACAAGAGGCTGTTTTACCTCCACCACCAGGAACAGACCCAAATGCTCTTCCTCCGGTTGAAGACCCAAATGCTTTACCACCTATTGACCCAAATATGCCACCGGCACCTGAAGCACCAGTTGAACCACAACCTGTTGATGTTGCTGCTGACCCTGATGTTGAAAAAGTGGGTGAAGAACAAAGTAGTACAAAAGAAATCGATATTACAGATTTAGTGAAATCTCAAAAAAATACTGAACAAAAACAAGAAGAGTATTTTAATAATTTATTCAGTCATTTAACAGATTTAGAAAGTAAACTTGGTGAAATGGATGGTATTATGAATAAATTAAATGACTTGGAAGCTAAAGTTGAAAAATACAGAGAAAAAACTCCACAAGAAAAATTAGAATTAAGAAGCCTAGACTCGGGTCCTTTTAATCAGAAATTAACAGATTTTTTTGTTGATAAAGAAGAAGAAATGGACAAATCGGGAAAAAATGAATATATTTTAACTCAAGACGAGGTAGAAGACTATTCACCAAATGAAATTAAAAAAACATTTAGAAATTTTGAGGACGAAGCTACCTCATTTAAAGAGATTAGATAATTAAAATGGTCTTCGGACCATTTTTTTTTTACAAAACAATTTGACAAACCACTCGTAGACACTTATACTTTTATAAACTTTAAAACATTTTAAACACTATGGCGACAAACAACAATTCATTAGACGCAGTTTTGGCTCAATACGAGCAATCAAAACAAGGAGGTTCTTCTTCTACCTCAAAATTCACACAAGAAGAAAGAATGAAAAAATACTTCGCGGCAATCCTTCAAGATAAGGAGACTCAAGGGCAACGAAGATTAAGGATTTTACCAACAAAAGATGGTTCTTCACCATTTAAAGTTGTTTGGTATCACGAAATCCAAGTTGATGGAAAATTCCAAAAATTTTATGACCCGGGAAAAAACGATAATGAGCGTTCACCTTTAAATGAGGTTTACGAAGAATTACGTTCAACAGGTAGAGATTCTGATAAAGAATTAGCTAAACAATACTTATCTCGTAAATTTTACATTGTAAAAGTTATTGATAGAGATAATGAGGATGATGGTGTTAAATTTTGGAGATTTAAAGACAACTACAAAAACGAAGGTATTTTAGATAAAATTATACCTATCTACAGAAACAAAGGTGATATTGCTGACCCTGAAAAAGGTAGAGATATTATTTTGGAATTAACTAAAGCAAAAACACCAAAAGGAGCTTTTTACACTGTAATCCAAACTGTTATGTATGACGACCCATCTGCAATTCATGAGAATAAAGTTATTGGTGATGAATGGGTTAATGATGAATTAACTTGGGAAGATGTTTATTCTAAAAAACCTGTTGAGTATTTAGAAGCTCTTGCAAGAGGAGAAAGTCCTAAATGGAGTACTGAAAAAGGTGGTTATGTATATGGAAACGCTGAAGATAGTGAGTCTTCATTCGGTGGTAGTGGTAAAACATCTGCTCCAGTTGACCCACAAGCTGGAGTTGAACCGGAAGACGATATGCCATTCTAATCAAACAAAACTTAGACATATGACTTGGGCACCGGGATTACTCGGTGCTCAACTTGTCTAAACAAACTAAAAAATTAAATTAACATAGACATATGGCGATTAAAAAACACGATTTTAAGTCCATTAAGGACAAATTCTCGACATCTGCAAAATACAAACCACAAAGGTTTTTTGATTTAGGTCCTGACTTTTTGGATGCTGTTGGTATTCCGGGACCAGCGATAGGACATTTAAATATGTTCTTGGGTCACTCCGATACGGGTAAAACAACTGCGTTGGTAAAATGTGCGGTTGATGCTCAGAAAAAACAAATATTACCAGTATTCATCATTACCGAACAAAAATGGTCATTTGAACACGCAAAACTTATGGGTTTTGATTGTGAAGAATTGGTTGATGAAGAGACGGGTGAGTTAGAATGGGATGGGTTCTACATCTTTAATAACAACTTCAGTTATATTGAACAAATTACCGATTACATTAATAGTTTACTTGATGCTCAAGAGAAGGGCGAATTAGATTATAGTTTATTATTTTTATGGGATTCTGTTGGTTCAGTTCCTTGTAAAATGACTTTTGAGGGTAAGGGTGGAAAACAACATAATGCGGCGGCGTTAGCGGATAAAATTGGTATGGGAATTAACCAAAGAATATCGGGAAGTCGTAAATCCGACTCCAAATATGAGAATACTTTGGTGATTGTTAACCAACCTTGGGTTGAACTTCCGGATAACCCATTCGGACAACCTAAAATTAAAGCTAAGGGTGGAGAAGCGATTTGGTTGAACTCTTCATTAGTATTTAGATTTGGAAATGAAAAAGGTGCTGGAACAACAAAGATTACGGCTACTAAAGACAAAAGAACTATCAAATTTGCTGTAAGAACTAAAGTGTCTGTTATGAAAAACCACATCAATGGATTAGGTTACGAGGATGGTAAAATTATTGTAACACCTCACGGATTTTTAGCAGGAAAAGAGACAGTAGAAGAAAAGGCTTCAATTGAGAAGTACAAAAAAGAATACTCTGAATATTGGAAAAACATCATCGGAACAGATGGTGATTACGATTTGAAAGAGATAGAAGAAAAAGAGTAGTAACAAATACAAACAAAACCAGTGGTTAAAACCCTATTAGTGGATGGTAACAATTTAACAAAAATTGGATTCCACGGAGTAAAAGATTATTATCATAACGGAAAGCATATAGGTGCCCTATGGCACTTCATCAATACCGTTAGGCGTTTCATAGACGAACAAAACTTTGATAAGGTTGTTGTTATGTGGGATGGTGATGATAATTCATCTGCTCGAAAACTTATTTATCCCCAATATAAAGAAAATCGTAGAGACAGAGAAAACGAGTATAAGTTAGATTCTTTCACTGAGCAGAAAGAAAGAATCAAACAATACTTGGAGGACTGTTATATAAGACAAATCAACATCGATAATAACGAAGCGGATGATTTGATTGCTTATTACTGCCAAATCTCGGAAAACGAACAAAAGACCATCTATTCGGGGGATAAAGACCTTACCCAACTTATATCGGACAAGGTATCGGTGTTTTATCCGAGAACCAAACAAACTTATCATTTAGGGAGTAAAATCAAATGTGATTTTTATGAATTTCCCCACGAAAACATTAAAACTTATAAAATATTGTCGGGGGATAAATCGGACAACATTGATGGTATTTCAGGATTGGGAGAAAAAACTCTTATAAAATTTTTTCCTGAGATACTTGAAAAACCGGTTTCAATTACCGATATTTTAGAAAAGGCTGATAATCTATTAAAGGAGAACAAAGGAAACAAGACATTACAAAATCTTTTGTCCGGTAAAACAAAAAGTGGAATTTATGGTGAAGAATTTTTTGTTATTAACGAAAAAATCATAAATTTGTCCTCTCCATTAATAACTGATGATGCTAAAGAGCTTGTTGAGTTATATTATAAGGAAACTTTAGACCCTGATGGTAGGGGTTATAAGGGATTAATTAAAATGATGATGGAAGACGGGTTTTTTAAGTATCTACCAAAAGGTGATGATGCATGGGTGAATTTTGTTAGGCCCTTTATGAAATTAACAAGAAAAGAAAAACGAAATTATAAAAACAATTAATTAAAATTATGAAAGACCAAGAATCGGTAAAATTAGAATTCTTAATGATGGTAAATGATAACATCATTGTACAGAGATTTTTTAACGTTAGAGAATTTAACGAAAAGGCGAAGTATTCGTTAGAGTTATACGAATTAATTCGTGACTTTAAGGATGATATCCAAACTCAATTATCATTGAAAACGGTGACGTATATGACGGACAATATGTACGAAATTATTAACAACCCGGCTATTTTAGAAACATCATTTATTGATGGTCCGGAGTACTTTAATATTTTTATCAAACAAAATGATGTGACAATTTGTCATAGACAGGTGGACGCTAAAATATACCCTCCGAAGGTAAGATACACTGTGGATGTACGCCCACACCTAAAAAATTTACTTATGTCATTGACTGACATTTTTTCTGACGAAAATTTAACATACGACTACATGGAAGTTAGTCTAAGTGTATAGTATTTATCTAATACACTAAAAGAAAATATATGGCTTCAAACAAAAATTTTGATTACTTAGGTAGCACATTTCAGCTACAATTATTAAACCAAATCGTCATCGATAAAGACTTCTCTAGGTCAATTATTGATGTGATTGAAACAAGTTATTTTGAGAATAAATATTTCAAAATCATCATTCAAATGATTAAGGAGTATTACTCAAAATACGAACATACACCAACATTTGATACTTTAGAACAAATCACCAAATCTGAGCTACAACAGGCTACAGCGTCAAAAATAGTTATTGACACACTTAATAAAGTGAAAGAAGCCCCAACTGAAGGGGAAGAGTTTGTACAGGAAAAATCTATGAAATTCTGTAAACAACAAGAGTTGCAAAAAGTTATGGTTAAAGCTCAAAAAATCATCGATGGTGGTGAATTTGAGAATTACGACACTTTAGAACAATTGGTTAGTAAAGCCCTTCAAGTGGGTGAGTTAGACAAGGGTACTGAAGATGTTTTTCACAACTTGGACGATGTTTTAAATGAAGATTATCGTCATCCGATACCAATGGGTATTCCGGGTATAGATAGACTCTTAAAAGGGGGTTTAGCTAAAGGAGAAATTGGGGTTATTTTGGCACCAACAGGTGTTGGGAAATCTACATTATTAACCAAAGTTGCTAATCACGCATTTAACTTGGGATACAATGTATTACAAATATTTTTCGAGGATAATCCAAAAATTATTCAAAGAAAACACATTACATTATGGACTAAAATTCATCCGGATGAATTATCCACTAGAAAAGATGAGGTTATTCTTAAAGTAAATGAGGTTAAAGACTCGATGAGTAATAAACTTATCTTGAAAAAACTCCCATCTGACACAATGACAATGATGCAAATTAAAAACCAAATTAGAAAAATGGTTTCCGAGGGAGTTAAAATTGATATGGTTTTATTAGATTATATTGATTGTGTTGTTCCTGATAGAAATTTAGGTGATGAATGGAAATCAGAAGGTTCTGTAATGAGAGCGTTTGAATCTATGTGTCACGAATTGGATATGGTTGGGTGGACAGCAACACAAGGTAATAGAAGTTCAATTTCATCAGATGTTGTAACTACTGACCAAATGGGTGGGTCTATCAAGAAAGCTCAGGTTGGACACGTAATTATTTCGGTGGCAAAATCACTACAACAGAAAGAAATGAAACTAGCAACAATTGCGATTACTAAATCACGAATTGGTGATGATGGTGTTGTATTTGAAAATTGTAAGTTTGATAATGGTATGTTAGAGATTGATACAGAAAGTTCTGTAACCTTTTTAGGGTTGGAAGAACAAACGGAAGAAAGAAACAGACAACGAATTAAAGATTTGTTAGATAAGAGAAAACAAAAAGAACAACAAAAAAATTAAATAAAATGGAAAAAATATTAAAACCAAATAATGACAGATTTGTCATATTCCCAATTGAACATGATGATATTTGGGAATACTATAAACAACATCAAGCTGCGTTTTGGACGGCAGAAGAAGTAGATTTATCAAATGATATTAGAGATTGGGAAAATTTATCTGATAATGAAAGATATTTCATTAAAAATGTATTGGCGTTTTTCGCAGCGTCAGATGGGATTGTGAATGAAAATTTGGCGGAAAACTTTTTAAAAGAAGTTCAGTATGCTGAAGCAAAGTTTTTCTACGGATTCCAAATTATGATGGAGAATATCCATTCATTAATGTATTCATTATTGATTGATACCTATGTGTCCGACCCTGATGAAAAAGATGAATGTTTTCACGCTATTGATAGATTACCGGCTGTTCAGAAAAAGGCTAGTTGGGCGTTGAAATGGATAGAAAGTAGTTCTTTCCAAGAGAGATTAATTGCGTTTGCTGCGGTTGAAGGGATATTCTTTTCAGGGTCGTTCTGTTCTATTTTTTGGTTAAAATCAAGAGGTATTATGCAAGGATTATGTAATGCTAATACTCTTATTTTTAAAGATGAAAATTTACATTGTGATTTTGCTATTCATTTGATAAACAATCATATTGAGAGTAAACCAAGTGAAAAAAGAATTAAAGAAATATTATTATCAGCTTTAGAGATTGAAAAAGAGTTTATTACTGAATCATTACCTGTATCTTTAATTGGTATGAATTCAAACCTAATGAAACAATACCTTGAATTTGTTACCGATGGTTTATTGGTTAAATTTGGTTGTAAAAAACATTTTAATGTAGAACAACCATTTAAATTTATGGAACAAATTGCTATTGAGACTAAAGGAAACTTTTTTGAAAGTAGAACAATGGAATATCAAAAAGCTAAGTTAGGTGAATCATTAACATTTACCGAAGATTTCTAATTAAATAAAATATGATGTCATTAAAGATTAAAAAAAGAGGGGGAGAAGAGGTTTCCTTTAATCCCCAAAAAATATACAATAGAGTTAAACGAGCGGCTAAAGGTTTAAATGTTAATTCTGATGAGATATTCATTAAAGTAATAACCTCTGTACCAACAGAGGGTTTTATTACAACTAAAGAACTTGATAAACTAGTTTATGAGATTGCTGCGGCTTACACCGGTAGTCATCACGATTATTCTCGTTTAGCATCTTCTGTGGCGATTTCTTCTTACCATAAAGAGACTGATGAAAGTTTTTGTAATACAATGAGTGTATTACACACTGATGGTGTGATAAATGATAAATTAATGGAGACTATTGAAAAATATGGTTCAGAAAATATTGATTCTGTTATTAATCACGAGAATGATTACAATTTTGACTATTTTGCTTGGAGGTCATTACAAGAAATGTATTTGTTAAAAACACCTCAAGGTAAAGTAATAGAAAGACCACAACATATGTATATGAGGGTGGCTTTATGGGTGACAAAATCATTTGAAGAGGCTGTATCATATTACGAATCATTATCAAATCAGATAATATCACCAGCGACACCTATTATGATTAATGCGGGTACAAAAACACCTCAATTGGCGTCTTGTGTATTACATTATAACAATGGTGATTCTAGACAGGGATTGTTGGAAACATTAAACGACATTTCAACATATTCTTCAGATGCCGCGGGAATTGGATTGTGTATGTCTAATATTCGTAGTAAAGAGAGTCGTATTAATTCTTCAGGTGGATTTGCGGGTGGATTGTTAAAATATCTTAAAATTGTTAATGAATCTCTTCGTTTCTTTAATCAACAAGGTAGAAGACCTGGAAGCGCTGCGATATATATAGAACCTTGGCATAAAGACATTATTGATTTACTTGAAATTAAGAAAAACACTGGGTCCGAAGAATTAAGAGCTAAAGATTTATTCACATCAATATGGTTACCGGATAATTTTATGAATGCTGTTAAAAACAATTCTGATTGGTATTTGTTTTGTCCTAATGACATTGTTAAGGCGGGTATTAAACCATTACAAGAATGTTATGGTGATGAATATGAAGATAACTATGGTAGAGCGGTTGAGTTAGGTCTCGGTAAAAAAGTAAAAGCTCAAAATATTTGGAATAAAATCATTGAATCTCAAGTTGAGACTGGTGTTCCTTATTTATGTTCTAAAGATAGTGCGAATAGAAAAACTAACCATCAAAATATTGGGGTGATTAAACAATCTAACCTATGTAATGAAATTTACCAATATACGGATGAGAGTACGACAGCAATTTGTACCTTATCATCAATGGTATTAAAGAATTTTATTGTTAATGGTAAATTTGATTTTAATTGGTTGTATAGTGAAGTTAAAAAAGTGGTGAGAGCCCTTAACAAGGTTATTGACATTAATAGTTATTCTACTGAACAAGGTAGAAAAGGTGGGTTAGAACAAAGAGCGATAGCTATTGGAACACAAGGACTTGCGGATGTATTCTTCTTAATGGATTATATTTTCACATCTGAAGAATCAAAAAAGTTAAATAAAGATATATTTGAAACTATCTATTTTGCGGCGATTACTTCTAGTATGGAGTTATGTAAATCAGGTGAATATAAACCTTACCAATTTTTTGAAGGTTCTCCAATGTCCAAAAGTGTCTTCCAATTTGATATGTGGGGGTTAGATTATGAAGGTTTAGGAAAAATGTGGGATTGGGATTCACTTAAATTAGAAGTGTCTAAATATGGTGTTTGTAATTCGTTATTTACCGCTCAGATGCCTGTCGCATCTTCAGCTAAAATTACCGGTTCATTTGAAATGACAGAACCAGCTCATTCAGCATTATTTAATCGTAGAGTTGTTGGTGGTGAAATTTTAATAGTTAATAAATACTTAATCAACGATTTTGAGAAATTAGGTATTTGGGGAGAAGACTTAAAAAATGAAATTATTATGAACGAAGGCTCAATTCAAAATATTAATTTTAATAACTATCTTGACCCTGAAGATAAAAATTATAAAAAGAAAGTTAAGAGAGTAGAACATTTAATTCCAAAGTATAAAACAATTTGGGAGATATCTCAAAGAGAATTAATTGATATGGCAGCTGATAGAGCACCGTTCATTGACCAATCACAATCAATGAATATCTATATGTCTGAACCAACATTATCAAAGATTTCATCGTCTCACTTCCATTCTTGGGGTAAAGGATTAAAGACTCTTTGTTATTATGTTAGAACAAAAGCGATATCAACCGGAGCTAAACATTTGGCGATGGATATATCAAAAATACAACAACCAAAAATAACTGTTGAAAAACCAACAGTTGAATTAGTTAAAAAACCGGAGGATTCAGACTTTGAATGTTTTGGATGTGGTTCTTAATTAAAATAAATTATGATATAAATCACGACATATGTCGTGATTTTTTATTTTGGGGTATTTATTAGAAATAATTGTGGCATTATATTTATAGTTATGAGTGATGGTAAAACATATGGGATTAATTTTCCTTTTAGAGATTCGTATGATGGTAAGTATTTAGACCTTTCTGATTATAATGACCAAGAGATTAGAAGTAGTTTAGTTCATTTATTATTGACAAGAAAGGGAACTAGATATTATTTACCTGATTTTGGAACTAGATTATATGAGTTTATTTTTGAACCTTTAGATGGTCCAACATTTTCGGATATAGATGCTGAAATAAGGTCTTCAGTTGAAGATTACATACCTAATATCACAATAACCAATATTAGTATTACCGCTGCATCAGAAGGTGAGGAGGATAAAGGTTCTTATATTGATGGTAATGATGATAGAGTATATAGGGTTCCTGGTATAGGAACTAAAGAACATACCGCTAAAGTTAGAATTGATTATAGACTTAACAATGATGTGTTTAATCAAAAAGATTTTGTAATTATTAATATTTAATGTTATATGGCAAATAAGAAAATTTCATACACAACAAGAGACTTCCAATCAATCAGAACGGAATTAATAAATTTTACAAAAACTTATTATCCGGATACTATTGAAAATTTTAACGATGCTTCCGTATTTTCGGTATTAATTGATTTAAATGCTGCGGTAACAGATAACTTACAATTTAATATTGATAGAAGTATCCAAGAGACAGTATTACAATATGCTCAACAAAGGTCATCAATTTATAATATTGCAAGAACTTATGGGTTAAAAGTTCCGGGTCAACGACCATCAGTTGCTTTAGTTGATTTCTCAATTACTGTTCCTGCATATGGGGATAAAGAAGATTTAAGATATTGTGGTATATTAAGAAGAGGTTCACAAGTTATTGGTGCGGGACAAGTTTTTGAAACTGTGTACGATATTGATTTTTCATCACCATTAAATGCCGATGGGTACCCTAATAGATTAAAAATACCAAATTTTGATTCAAATAATAAATTATTGAACTATACAATAACTAAAAGAGAAACAATAGTTAATGGTATTACAAAAGTATTTAAAAGAGTCGTAACATCAAATGATGTTAAACCATTTTTTGAGATGTTCTTACCTGAAAAAAATGTTTTGGGGGTAACAAGTGTTTTATTAAAAGATGGTACTCAATACGCAAACATCCCGTCCGCTCAAGAATTTTTAGGATTAGACGATAGATGGTATGAAGTACAAGCGTTGGCTCAAGATAGAGTTTTTATAGAAGACCCAACTAAAGTGTCGGACCAACCGGGAATAAAAGTTGGTAAGTATATGTCAACTAATGATAAGTTCATAACAGAATATACACCAGAAGGTTTTTTTAAAATCACATTTGGTGGAGGTAGTCAATCTGCTGACGAACAATTAAGAGAGTTTGCTAGAAATGGGTACGAAATGAACTTAAATAAATATTCCAATAATTTAGGGTTAGGTAGTATTCTTAAATCTAATAGTACAATTTTTATCCAATATAGAATTGGTGGTGGGACAGGTTCTAATTTAGGTGTTAATGTTATTACTCAAATTGGTAATGTTTCGTTTAGTGTTAATGGACCATCAGATTCTATTAATACTAGTGTTGTTAATTCGTTGAGATGTACGAATGTTACTGCAGCAATCGGAGGAGGTAATTACCCAACAACAGAAGAAGTTAGAAATTTAGTTACATATAATTTTGCTGCTCAAAATAGAGCGGTAACAGTAAATGATTATGAATCATTAATTAGGTTAATGCCGTCACAATTCGGGGCTCCGGCAAAAGTCTCAATAACTGAAGAAAATAATAAGATAAAAATCCAAATGTTGTCTTATGATGAAAATGGTAGTCTTACAGAAATTGTTTCAGATACTTTAAAAAATAATGTTGCAAACTATTTGTCAAACTATAGAATGATTAATGATTATATATCAATTGAAGTTGCCAATGTAATTGATTTAGGGGTTAATGTTGATATTGTATTAGATAATACACAAAATCAGGGAGCAATTATTTCTAAAGTGATAAACATTGTATCGGATTACTTCGCACCAACTAATAGACAAATGGGTGAAAATGTTAATGTTTCAGAATTAAGAAGATTAATTCAAAGTGAGAATGGGGTAATATCGTTGTCAGATATACTTTTCTTTAATAAAGTGGGAGGACAATATTCTTCATCTCAAACATCTCAAAGGTATTCTGATTCAGAAACAAAACAAATTGAATTGGTTGATGACACCATTTTTGCGGAACCAAAACAAACTTATCAGGTTAGATATCCTAGTAAAGATATTAACATTAGAGTTAAAAATCTTAAAACCGTTAATTTTTCGTAGAGATTTATTTTAAAATATTATGGACTATCTTTTGAAAATAGTATATAAACTATTTATTAAAAAAGAATATTATGTCCAATTCATTTAGAATAAGAACCAAACCCGGTGTTGATACCTCAATTAAAGTTTTAATAGACCAAGAATTTGAGTATTTGGAAATACTTTCTTTGAAAGTACTACAAAGTCAAATTTATACTAGACAATGCTCCGATTATGGGGTAATTGTTGGTCGTGTAAGTGTTAACAATGGATTTGGTATTCCAAATGCTAAAGTATCCGTATTTATTCCGTTAGATAGTGCGGATGAATCTAATCCTGTTATATCTGATTTATACCCTTACAAATCATTAATTGATTTAAACGAAGATGGGTATAGATATAATTTATTACCATATACCAAATCACATAGTGGTCATAACCCGACTGGAACTTTTTTCACTAGACAAGATGTATTAACTGACCCAACACTAATTGAGGTTTTTGATAAGTATTATAAGTATACAACAACAACTAACAATAGTGGTGATTATATGATTTTTGGAGTTCCACCTGGTTCTCAAACAATAGTTTTAGATGTTGATTTATCTGATATAGGTGAATTTTCATTATCACCACAAGATTTAGTTAGAATGGGTATTGCAACACCAAATCAAGTTGCGGGAGTCGATTTTAAATCATCAACTAATTTACGGGAATTACCTCAAATTATATCTATTAATAAGGTAATAACGGTTGAACCATTATGGGGACAACCTGAAATATGTAATTTGGGTATAACTAGAACGGATTTTGACTTATCATCTGAGGCTAGTGTTGATATTAGACCAACGTCTATTTTTATGGGTTCAATTGTGTCGTCAATTAATGATGATGTTGTAAAACGAAATTGTAAACCAAGAGTTAAATCAGGGGCTCAATGTTCTTTAGTTGCTGGTCCGGGAGAAATATTAGCAATACGGCAAACCATATTTAAAGATACTGACGGATATCCAACTCTTGAAACTATTGATTTAGAAGAAGGCGGTCAAGTTATTGATGAGAATGGTACTTGGTTATTGGATGTTCCAATGAATTTGGATTATTTAATAACCAATGAATTTGGTGAACAAGTAATATCGGACGACCCGAAAAAAGGAATACCAACTAAAGCCAAATATAGGTTTAAAGTAAAATGGAATCAATCGCCATCATTATCTGAAACAGTTAGACGAGGATATTTTTTAGTACCTAATATTAGAGAATATGGTTGGGATGATAGTTCTCGAGACCCATTATCAAGGTCAAGTAATACTAATTATAAAGAAGCGTTGAAATCTTATTCATTTAGTTTAGATTGGAATGATTATGCGGATATACAATCAGCAATTAATTGTGAGGACACATTTTATTTAATGCAGTATAATAAAGTTTACACTGTGTCGCAATTAATTGACCAATATAGGAATGGTAGTTTTCCTAATCAGATTATTAGTATAAAAAATATTTTAGATGATGCGTGTGAGAGTGATAATAATAAATTTCCTACTAACGATTCGGTATTTAGGTTTGATTTAATTTATTTTATCTTTTGGATAATGTTATTTTTATTTAGACCAATTTTTATTGTTTTAATTCCTGTTGTACATATTTTATGGTTTGTTTTAAAAGTGTTAGCATTTGTTGTCACTATAGTTCTTGTTCCTGTATTGTTTATAGTAGCGTTCATTTGTAATCTTATTAAAGCTATATTAGGTGCGTTAGCTCGTTTACCTAGATGGGCTGGTGGTAAATGGTTTCGTCGAAAGTATGATTCATTGAAATGTCAGTCAGCTAAGGATATAATAGAACTTGGGCAACAAATTATTTCTTTTCCTGATAAGTTAAAAAATATTAAAGTACCTAATTTGTCTTATCCTGATTGTTCTTTTTGTGATTGCGGTGACCCAGATAGTTTACCAAAAGACGATAAAGATGGTGTGTTAGCAGAAGGTGAGGGAGCAGAAGAGCCGGTCGAAGGTGCTGGAACATCAATTTTAACTCAATATCAAATACAGAGTAATTATTATAACCGAAAAAAAAGTGATGTGGGTGTTTATACTCAAGACGCAGTGTATCAGAGTATGTTTGCTGGTCGTCCTTTAGGTAGTGCTGAGGATGAAACATTAGTCGCGGACACTAGAGTTCCGGAAATGATACCTACGACATCAGATGACACCAACCCAGATGCGGAAACATCCTTAGAAGCACCTGAATATAATTATTTTACATCTAGCTTAACAGTGTCGGAAAGATTAAATCTTTTTAATACTAAAGGAAAATATTTTAACAATTCGCCTGGTAATCCTGGAGGGGGGGTTAATAGGATAAAAGTGACTTTTCAACCGGAACTAAATCCTGGTAAATTTCATTACGATAATGTTATAGCAATTGTTGCTGATGCAACATCAAAAAGTATGGTCCCGGGGGGTATAATTAGTTTTCAAGATTTTGAATTATCAAAGGATATAAATATTGCCGGAGATGGTACATCATTAAATGAATATGGAACATATTCAATAACAGGAGAGACAATTAATAATAGAAGTAAAATAAATGTTGTATATGCTGACCCGTCTCTTATTATTCCTTCTGGAATTACGACGGTGTATGATATAATTCAATTCTCCGGAGATGCTACTTACGCTAAATTTCCAATGGATGTTGAATATTTCCAAGTTATAACAGGAATGACTTATACTGAATATACGGGTATGTGTAATACAACAACAGTATCAGTACCTAATGATTGGAGTAATATTAATTCGTTTAATAATAGATTTTTAAGTAACTCAATGTTGTTTTATCGTATAGACCCAGTGCCTAATTCAAGTATTGAATTTAACGGTACCAATAGACTTTTTTCACCAATAGTTAAGTATAAAAAACAAGAGAAACAAAGGGTTATTTTCTTGGTTAGGGGGGTTGACCCCAATTCATCTAGAGTTAATGTGTCTTATGATTTAAGTCGTTTATTTGGTTATGATTTTGGTAATAACCAAACAATTGTAACGAGTAATAAGATAGGTGGATTTAAATTAAATCATCCTATAAAGGGGGGGTTAAAATGTACCACACATAATTTGAGTAATAACACATTAGTAGATGGTTTAACCAATCAGAACTTATATTACGATTCATTTCATTTTAAACCTGCAACGAGTGGTGTGTTTAGTTTTAGTGGATTCTCAACAAATTTACATACTCATTATTCTCGATTGGATAAACAAAATTTATCGTTTACCCCTAGTAGTTCATCCCAAAACCTTGCTAGTACAACTAGCCCTCTGTTATCTGGTGATTATTTTAGAATTAGTAATACTTGGTCAAACAATAGTAGTAACGACTTACCACCACAATTCGGTATTTTTGTTGCGGGATTTAGTACGCCATCTTTAGTTCCAAATTTAACTTCAACACAATTGGGTACAGTGGCAACAATTAAGATTTATGCAAATAGTAAAAAAACGGGAAGATTCTCTCAGACATACCTATATGTTAGTATATATAAATTTAATCCAGTTACTCGTGAGGAAGTTTTTTTGGGGCGTAGTTCAAGAAAACGAATTCCTTATACATCCGTAGGAACAACCCCTATTCCTGACGACTATACATTTATAGCTCCAATAATGGGTACAACATATAATAGTTTAGATAGAATTGTTGTAAAAATATTTGCAGATGTTGAATACAATAGTACTGTTACAGTGTTTTTTCAAAATGCGTATGCTGGATATATAACAATACCATATACATCATCATTAACCTATTACTTTAATGTTAATAATTATAACACCAATACTTATTCACAGTCATCTTTAAACAATAATTATTTATTATTAAATAATTTAGGTGGTAATAAAGTTTCCAGAACGAAAGGTTCAGGTGGTGGAATTGGTACCCAAGGGCAGAATGGATTCATAGTTGAGTGGGTGGATGGGTATACAGTTTACGTATACAGTGTATTCAGTTTTAATCCAATTACTTATAATGTTAGTTATACTCTAAATAGACGATATGGTGTTTATAATTCGGGGTCAAATAATAGAGGGTATTTTCCTGGTGAAAACGTGGATGGAGGTAGTTTATTTTATCAAGTTGTTGATATTGCTAAACAAGCTGGTGTCCAATCACCTGTGGAAACTAGGAATCTTTATTACGCTCCAAAATACTTAAGTAGTTTAACAATGAATATTGGATTAGGTACATCTGGAACTCAAATAGTTATGAGGTCGGATAGATTACCGACATCAACTACTCTCCAAGATAATATTGATAATAGTTTCGCATTACATGCAAATACTAATTTTAGTATTTTTCTCATATCGGACGATGGTACGTCTACAAGTCAATCGCTTGCGTCAACAGGGTCAGGAAATCTTACGGATGGTTCGTTTGATACAGCAAATGAACCGGCTGTTTTTAGCTCTGTAATTGATTCATTTAGTTGTAATAATATGGCTCCATTAAATTGTTATTATAATAGTAATAACGAAATTAAGATTCAACAAACCTCAGATACATGTTGGAAAGGTGGTGGAGGTAAACAAGATTTTAGAAACGGGTGTTATATTTTAATGACAAAACCAATTCTAAGTTTAATTAGTGACATTGAGCGTATTGTTGAATGGACGGGTAGAATCCAAACAATTTTTGCGGCTTGTAGAAACGTGTTTTCACATTTATTTACCAATAATTGGATTAATGGTACTCTATATGCATTTACTTTTAAGAATGATGTTATATATACCGGTCCTACCTCAACACCACCAAATTCACCAATAAATAGGTATTGTAGAGATGTAATTGTGTTTAATCCAAATAATAATAATTTTTTCTATAGAAGTAGTCCATATAGTTTAGATTATGGTTTTATTGGTCATGAAAATAAAAACGGAGGCAATTCGTATAATTTAAAGACACCAACGACTATGTTAGATTTAGGTCCTAGAAGTAATTATTTACAAGAAATCATAATGTCTGATGACTTTGATGGGTATGTTGTAAAAGATTTAAATTCAACAACATTTGGGGATGTATCAGAATTATTAAATATGTTAATTGTTACTAGGCTGGCGAACACTTCTTTTCTACAAAATATAACTGGACTTGGCATTCTTTCTTTTTTTAGTAGAGATAAAAAAATGATTGATGGAGATTATTCGCAAATGATATCAATTAATTCTGAATTAGGTGTGTCACCTTTTGAGGGGATAAATTATCCGGATAACCCCAATAGTCAAGACCCAATTTATTATGATGGTAATAATCAAGGGAATGTTATTTTTGGTGTTTTCTTTTCTTCAGACACTATAGTTAGAGATTTTATTTCACCAAAAAGAACAATAATTAATAATCGGATTCCTATTGGGTCCAAATGTGGGTTTAGTAATTTTAATGTTTTTAGTCAATTAGTACCATTTTACCAATGGAGGATTGATGAGAGCTCAAATATTTTTGGAACACAAAAAAATGAATGGGAAACTGTGCCTTTTGGTAGTAATTATGATTTTTTTAGTTCTAAGTACCAAGATTTGGATAGATTAAATAAAGCGTCAAGATATTTTAGGACTTATGATGGAAATCAAACACAATTTTTTAAATCACATATTTATTCAGTAAGTAGTACGGGTAATTATGATTATGTTTTGAACGCTTCAGTAAATTCGTGGGAGAAAAACGATTTAGAATCTAATTGTATTACTGTTGGTGCACCTTTTTATTTTTATTTTGGGTTAAAAACGGGTAAATCGTCTTTTGACAGATTTACTAAAAAATGGATTAATACTAATACAACAATATAATATGGGTAATAGAACGGATACTAGGGTTGTTTTAGGGTCGTTAAGATATAAAACAGCGTCAAATACTAATTTGATGTTTAACGTTCCTTTAGTTCAAACGAGTAAAGAAAATGTTGAATTTGATAGGAATATTGATATTTCTTTATCCCAAGTGTTTGACGATGAGAGGCAAAAATCTAGTATATTCAGACCTTCTTGTAAATTCTCTATTTTATTTAAAAATTCTTACACAGGGTCAACAAATTATGTGCCATTAGAAAATAATCTATATTATATTAATGAAAATAATTCAGCTATAAAACAATGTAATCTTAGCCCTGATGCGGTTTCTTGGGAGGGATTTCCCCAATATCACGAATTTGATTTTATTCGTAGTGATTATAATGTTAGTGGGTATACTCAACCACCTAACAATCATTTAACTTTTATTAATAAAAGTGCGTCAACTTATAATTGGAATTTTTTTGTTAGTTATCCATTTGAGAATGATTATAATAAACAACTTCAGGCTATTGAGAGTAAATCAAACCAAACTTTAAGTTGGTCGGCATCAACCGGTATTCCCTTTATAATTGAAAATACAACATATAATGGTTTAGACATCATTTCTTTTAGGTGTCCTATTAAACATGGGTTATCTGTTGGTGAATCGGTTAAGTTATCATCAGGATTTATCTATAATGGTGTGGACACATTTGAGGTTTATTCTTTAGGTGATGGGGCGTATGGTAGTGGTGAATATATTTTTAATTTATTTAATGTAGGGTTTACCGGTACCACTTTTAATAATGATAAAGAAGGAACATTTAGAAGAGTAATAAATAGTTTGATACCCAACGAAACCATTTCAAAATATTATGTGAGAAGACATAAATTATTGACAAGTCCTGATGATGCTGTATTGGTAAATTCGGGTTTTGACCAAAATATTTTTGGTATTAATAAAAAATTTGAAAGTAGTGGGTCTACACCAAATAGATTGTCTAGAGTCTCAATTAAAGAAGGTTCGCAGTCATATACTTTATCATTTAATTCCGATATTGATATTAATCCAATTAGAGACAATCAAAAACGACCAATAACTGAATTATTTTTTACAACAATTTGGAAGGGGTATTTCGGTTTAATGTTTGGTAGGACAAAAGGTCCTGGGTTAGGTGTTTATGGTATGAAACAAGGTTATGGTTTTAACTTACCGTTAAACCCCACAACTAAATTACCTACTGATTGGTGGAAAGATAGTAATGGATTATCTGACACGAATTTCCCAATGAGTACATATACAACACCTTTGGGGGTTCAATTAAATGGAAGTAAAATAATTTTTTCATATGTAAATTCCTTAAAGAAGGGTGATGTGTTAGATGGTGATTTTTGTGAGTGGAATGATTATGAACAGAAAGAACGAGTTATATCAAATTTATACCACAAATTAACTTATAATCCACCGGTGTTTAATGTTGGGAGACCTAAGAGTTCAACAACTCCTCCAGCTGTAATGGTAACCTCAAACCCTTATGGTTATTATTATCAACCCCACAATAGTATTACGATAAGTGAATATTCTGATTACGTTGAGGAAGGTGATAAAATAAATGTTGCGGATGTTCCGTACTACTCTTATTACTCGGAAAGTAAGGGTAAATTTATATGGAGAGACAAATATACTTATGGTTATATTGACCCTAAAGGAAATGGGGTTGATTATCCTTTCTTAAATGGTGTTCATTACCCATATAAGAATATAATTTTTAGAATAATACCAGAGGGGACTAATTATAATGAACAGACCATAATAGCTGAACCAATAATAGATAATTGTGAGTAATAAATTTAAATTTGTTTTACCGGCAACCGACAAGTATATTGATTTACCAATAGAGTTAAAATGGGACTTTTATGGTAGAGACGATAGTATTGAGATATATGAGCATGAGGTTATTGAGGAAATTATTGGAACCGCTTATGATTTTGAGGTGTTTAGGTTTAGTCACGAACCATATAATGACAATACAAAAACGGATATTAAATATGATTTTCATTTTTTTAGTGTTGATGGAGGTGTTCCGGATAACCCTTCAACACAAGTAATATCTTCAACAACTAATGATTGGATTACTAGTTATATACCCGAAGGATTTACAAAATCGGAAGTGTATTATTATGAAAAACCATTTACCAAATCATTTTTTAAATTGGATTTTTACGATACAACCGAAGGAAAATCTCAAACAAATTATTTTACAATAATTATTCCTGTTCAGCAGGGAGCGACTGAATCAGTTAGTATTTCAGAATATATTCCAAATGTTAATATAAAAATACCATCATATACATTAGATTTTGTTGGTGATAAAGAAGGGTTTTTTATATATTGGTTAAGAAAAAAGGATTTTATAGATATAGACACTTTTTATATGAGTGCAAAATTCTTTGATGCTAGACTGGGAGTGTATGTTAAAATGAGTAAAACTCCTCAAATATTGTTAAAACCTACATTGTTCCAATTTAACGATTTAAATTTTTATTACAAAGTAAAATTAGATTACAATAAAAAAACATATCAAGTTTTTGATAAAGATATTAACAATAATGATGTTAGAGTGGGAACAACTAGTTCCATAAAATGGTATGAATATGTTAATCCTTAATTATGGAAGAAAGAAATCGTTATATTAAAATTTCTCCGGAAGTTATTAAGGGTGATATTTTTAAAGTTATGTATCAAAACACCGATGTTTATGTGTATTCATCTATGACACAGATTTTATCTGGTGGTACATATAATTCGGAGACAACTCAATATGATTCCTTATTAACCGGATTAACAATCCCTATTTTATTTACTGAAAATACTGTGGATATTGGGTATTATTCAGTGTTTGATGGTATGGTTTTACAAAAAGAAACTATGACCAATTTTTTATTTTCGGCAAATACATCAGAACCTTATAAATATAATTTTTATAATACTTCAGATACTGAATTTAAAAAATATTTGGAGTTTTCTAGTTATAAGATAGATTGGGGGGATAATACTTCTCAACAAATCATAACACAAAATTCCCCCAATTTTTATTCCCACCCATATCCGTTTACAACTACGCCAAAAGATTATACAATAACTATGTCAGGGATGAGTCCTTGGGGTTCTAATGTGGTAGTTAAAACCGTGACGGTACCTTTTACTAATAATGTAATTACAAACCCAAAAGGAACGGCATATTTTATTCCTGCTGGTGGTAATTGGTCGGGAACACCTTTAATGTATGATTATATTTTTAATGGTGATGAGACTTGTGATGTTTATCCAGGTGAAACAGACCCGTTTTCATCATCTCCATTAATTATTAGTGGATATACAAAATCATCTGTTAAAGATTTACAAGTTTATGGTAAAAAATCTGATTTAGTTGATGGGGGTTATAAATTAGGTATCCAAGTTACTGGAACATCGGGAGTTGTTGGAATATATTCAGGAATATCAAGAGATGGTTTAAATATTGGTTATAGTATTAATAATATTGATTATTACGACTATGAAGATGGTACAACTATATTTGTGGTTAGTAACGTCGCGCCAATTGAGACGGATTGCTCGATAATTACAAAAAATGAGGTATTATTAAATGTAATTGATGAAGCAGAAGTGCAATCTAATGTATTTATTGATAGAGGAAAACAGTCAGGTTTGGAAAGACTTGAAAGAATGGGTGAAATTGATAATATAGGTGACCTTGAAAAATATGGTTACGGATTTTTTAATATAATAACAATATAATATGGCAACAGGAACATACGGAACGATAAGACCAGCAGATGTATCTCCAGCGGATGTGGAGATAATTTTAAATTACACACCATCAAGAGATGAAACAGATAATTTTGTTTTAACAAAATTAAACTCGGCGGACATATTAAGACCTTATTTTAACAGTCAAACCACTGGTGGTGTTGCGGATGTTGAAATATTGGGTGGATTATACAATTTAAGACTCCCTGCTGACCAATTTAACAAAATAGGTATCTATACCTTATTTATTAGACCAGCTCAAATAAGAACCACTATATTGGATTGTGGGGTGTTGTCGGCATTACCTAATGTTAAAGGTATTATAATTGATTTGAATAGTGTTCCTCCCGAATTTAAAAACAAATTTGTTAATCAAGGATTGGTAGGTTTTAGGGTCGAGTATTTAAATTCTGATAACACTAAAATACCTAATTTTTTTAGATTAATTACATCTTCTTTCTTTTGTGAACCGGTTGTTCAAAACTTGGTTAATACATCTCAAAAGGCTATAAGATATAGATATACGGATAATAGTACTAATTTGATATTTTGTACTATGTCCCCATCATCGGCACCAACTAATAAACCAAATGCGACACCATATATTGGTCAGCCAAATCAAAATATTATTATTAGTAATACTTTCTTTAATCCAATAACATTAGATGTTGAAATAGCTGAACATGATTTCTCAACTCTTGCAATTGCGTTGTTTGGTAATCAAACTAAATCAATGGATGATGGAATTTACACTCTATATGACACAGCTAATAACATATACAAACAATATAACTTATACGAAATTAGAGACCAATTTAATAACTTGTTATATGAAGTTAGACAAGATAGAGGTAGTAATATTGATTATAGTAAAAACTTTACAAATATAACAGAATAATGGCGTTAATAAAATATACTTGTCCCCCGCAATCGGCAACAGGAGCTGGTACATTTTCCGATGATTTAGTTGGTTTCCAATTAGTCCAAGGAGGAGGTTTAACGCAAGGGAATTTTGAATTTACAACATCAATTACTGAAAAGAGTAATAGGACTTTTAACACTGGTAATTTTTCAGAACCAATTAATTTGGATGGTTTAGGGGTTAGTAGTGTTGCTCAATCTAAAATCATATTTGAAAATAATTTTAAGGTATATCCAAATTTTGACCTAACCCAAGTAACTAATTTTACTCAATATGGGTCAATGGTTAAGAGAATTTCTACTTCTGTTGAGACTATTATTGGTAAATTCCCTGCGGCGTTAGAGGTGACTTTAATGGATGAAAATTATGTAACTGGTGAGACGGCATCAAATATTGTTTATCTTGGTTCTGATGATGAAACTAGTTTTGAACTAAATGTTTCTAGAATTAGAAATCCTTTTGATGTTGATTTTACGGTTAATTCCACAAGAAATTTACAATTAAGGGAAGTACAAGTGTCTGTGTTGAGAGATATGACAATACAGTATGCGAAGTATTCGTTATATTATAAGAATAATGGGTTTGATGTGACGGCAATAATTCCAACAACATCATTATCTTCGGGGACATTAAAAATATATGTTAAAGGTAATCCATTTTCGGGGCAATCTATTACTTATGATGATTTAGTTATTAGACCTAATGATTCTGAAGTTAATCAAGTGTTTAATGAAAGTTTAGATGAGGTTCAAAGATTTTTATTAAATAGAAATGTTGTACCAAAGTACACAGCAACATTTCAAGTACCGGCAGATGCTGATGATGGCACGTATTATGTTTTAAATCAAAATGTTACTTGGCCTTTATATGGTAGTTGGAATCTTGATATTATAACGCCAGCCTTCACCAACTATTTAACAACATTAAATGGTTTGAGTGAATCATTTGATTTGTATAAAACAAATTTAATATCAAGATTTTTAACGACAGGTGCGTTTAAAGACTTTGATACCGTGGGTCAAAAGATGGAATCCGTTCTACAAATATATGGTAGAAGTTTTGATGAAACAAAAAAATTCATAGACGCTTTGGCTTATATGAATTCGGTTAATTATAATGTGGGTAATGATATCCCATCTCAATTATTAAAAAATTTAGCACAAACTTTAGGGTGGAACACTAATATATCACCAATAACAAATGATGAATTTTTAACATCAGTTTTTGGTGAAAAAAACAAAAATGTGCCGGAATTTGAGGGGACTAGCGACCAACAAACACCAGATGAATTAAATTATCAATATTATAGGAATTTAATTCTTAATTCAGCTTATTTGTTTAAATCTAAAGGAACAAGAAAATCTGTTGAGATATTATTAAGATTGATTGGTGCTCCGGATGCTTTGGTTGATTTTAACGAATACATATACTTGGCAGACCAAAGAATTAGTGTAAGTGATTTTAATTCTAGTTATGCTGCAATATCTGGGGGGACATATGTTAAAAATGTCCCAACAATCGAGGCTGGTAACACATATAGTTTTCAGGGTGAAGTATTTACAGGATTTACCTCAACAACAATAATTAAAGATGTTAATGTTTCATTAAGTGAATATCCTATTGATAGTGAAGGGTACCCATCAGCACCACCAAATACGGAAGAGTATTATTATGAAAAAGGTAGTGGTTGGTTTGAATCGACACCTCAACATAGAGCTCCGGAAGAAGTTAATCTTACCAATAGTGTTTTTACAGGGTCAAATCCTGATTATCAAACAACATTAAGTCCATATACTTATGGTGCGGAATATTTGGATAGATATGTTAAATTTCCGTTTATGTCATTAGGGTATAACATTACCCAAACAATTGATAATAATAAAAGTTGGGTTGATAATGAAATTGGTTTACGACAAAATTTGGACGGTAATTATAATGCGAGATATTATACAGAAAGCGACAAATTAGTTTTAAATGCTAAAAACACTGATTTATTCTTAAATCCTGGTCAAGGATTATCATACGATGTTTGGGCTATGTCAAGAAAATATAATTTCCCGATACCAAATGAGGGGTTAAATTATGTTGCTCCGACTTATTGTAATCCAACTCCTGTGTCAAATTATCCGGATAGGGGTGGTATTGATAATACAGTTATTAATCCACAACCAAAGAATAAAACATTTTTTGAGTTTGCTCAAACTTTTTGGTTAAATACAATTAATGTTAGAAATAGACAATATATTAGTGACGGTAAAACAATGGGATATCCAACATTAGAGTCTATTTATTGGAAATATTTGGAATCTGAAAAACTTGTTGGATTGGAGAACGATAATTTTAATTATCAAACGATGATTCAGTATGTTAATGGTCTTGGTGATTATTGGGTTAGATTAGTTGAACAAATGATACCGGCAACAACCATATGGAATACGGGTGTTAAATATGAAAATTCTATTTTTCATAGACAAAAGTTTGTATGGAGAAGACAAGGAGGTAGTAGTTTCATTCCTGTTCTTTGTAGACCTTGTTCTCTAACGTCAAATATTTTTACATATGATTGTCCGATTCAATCGGTGTCTTGTGATGCGTATCCGGATGAAACTTTTGGTGGAGTTTTAAGTAATGCATTAAATACTTATTTAGCTGGTACAACTTATGTTTTAAATGACTGTTTGTATGAAAATTTAAAAAGTGTTTGGTATGTTGAAATGAATCTTAATGGTAATGATATTGTAAAAGACCCATTTTTTGTAGGGTCAGGCCTTACCACAAATATAAGTGTACCTACTGATAATGAATGGACGGTGGCTTTAGTAAATAGTTTAAAAAGTTTACTAAATTATGGTTATGCTTATTATTTTAGTAGAAATAATATTATCGTAGAAGAGGGTGACCCATTTAACCAAATAGTGGTTTATAATACGATATGTTCTGTAAACTCGACTGGCACTAATTTTGAATTAAATGTCGGAATAAATTTTGAAATTTTATGTAATTAATGGCTTGTGATTTATATTATATATCTAGTATAACTGGAGATTGTTCTAATCTCTCATTAGGAGGTTTTTCAATAGAAATTCGGGGGTATGCTCCTGATTATGCAATAGAATGGATATCACCTGATTATGGGACAATAGCGTTAGGTGAAGGAGTGACGGAGTATACCATTAATGGTTTATTGGAGGGAACATACACGTTTAATATTCTTGATTCATGTAATGACCCAGGTGTGACAGTACTTCCGGTAAATATTAATATATCGAACGGTACTTGTGTTAGTATAATAAACCAACAAAACACTACTTGTAATTTTAATAATGGAGCAATAACAGCAGCAACCTCATATAACTATGGTAATGCGAGTTACTATTTATATGAAAGTAATAGTGGATATTTATCTTCAGGGTCAACAGAAAATCTCGACTTTTCTTTTTATTCTTTATCGGCCGGAACTTATTATGTTATTGCCGACGATGGTGGTGGATGTTCAGGTAAATCAGAAACTTGTATAATTAAATCGTCAACCAATTTAGATTATGATTTTTATGTTGTTAATGATGCTGGTTGTAATGTTAGTTCAGGTAAGATATTTATAACAGGATTAACAGGAACCCCCCCATATACTTATCTATGGTCTAATGGTGGTACATTATCATCTATTACAGGATTAACAAATGGGTCTTACAGTGTTGCCGTAACAGATAGTACAGGGTGTGTAATACCTAAAAGTGCTAGTGTTGTTAAAGTACCTCAAATAGGGTTAGGGGGGTTCCAATCGATTAGTCCAAGTTGTGCGGAAAACAATGGTGAGTTAACGGTTTTTGTAACAGGAGGTACAGCACCGTATTATTATTCAGGTTCGACTGGAGAATCAAATATTTCGTTTGATTCTGAATACAAATTCACTAATATCCCTGGTGGAACTTTTTCAGTATATGTCCAAGATACTGGTTTATGTAGTTTTGTTGCGTCAACAACAATACAAACACCTTCAGGGTTTAATGTGACAAGGATTACTCTAACTAATTCAAAATGTTCGAATGATGATGGAAATATATCCATAGAGTTACTTGGTACTAATGGTAACATTATTTATAAATTGACAAATTTGGACACATTTAATTTTGATGAAAATACTACTCCTAGTTTAAATCACCAATTTGCTGGTTTAAAATCTGGTACATATCTTTTAACCATTACAAATCGTACGTGTGTTTATAATAGAACAATCACAGTAATAAATGAGTCTTTATATACAATTAATGTTTTAACTACAGGAACTACTTGTAATGGTCTTAATGGTTCTGTTAATATTGAGGTAGTGGGGGGTCAACCTCCATACACAATTGATATAGGGTCTCAATCAATAATAAATACACCATTAAGTTCCGTAACTTTTACTAATTTAGTTTCCGATTCATATACTGTTTCGGTAAAAGATTCTAGCCTAACTCCGTGTCAACAAACTAAAGATTTTGAGATAGACTCATCCGAGGGTGTTGGGTTTATATTAGTTAAAACTGATTCAACAGATGGTTCTGATGGAACAATTAATGTATTAATAACGGGAGGTACACCAACATTTGATTTACAATGGAGCCCTAATGTGAATGGACAAACCGGTTATAGTATAACTAATTTAGATGCTGGGACATATACATTAACTGTGACTGATTCAAATAATTGTGTTAAAGAAAGTTCAATAACAATTTATGGGTATGATAAATTATCGTCTTATGAATCTTATACTATTTGTGATAGTGATTTTGAGAATATTGGGGTAGGTGAATATGGGATATATCAAATGTATTCTGATGGGTATTATACTTTAGTGTCGGGGTTTACTAATTGTGTTTTAGATATGGCTATTTTTAGCTTAATTGTTACAATTGGTGATGAGGAAAAATTTAACGATTTTTATACTAGTTATTTATTAAATGATTATCCATATGATGATTATTTTTATAGCGAATTAAAGGGGATGGTGGATAGTTTTGACCAAATTGGGCAAACAATAATCGACCCTATTGATAATCAAATTAAAATTATAACTAAATGTGATGAGGAATCTTTAGTTCCAAATCATGTTGTTATTGAGCTACGTATTAGTTATACTATTTCGTGTCAATATTGTGGTTTGTTGGCAACACAAACACCTACACCAACACCTACACTAACTAAAACATCTAGTCCAACTAGAACACCAACAAAAACACCAACTAACACACCAACACCAACTAACACACTAACACCTGGATTATCACCAAGCTTAACACCAACTAAAACACCAACACCAACTAAAACACCAACTAAAACACCAACTAAAACACCAACTAACACGCCAACTAAAACACAAACACCAACTAAAACACCAACACCAACTGTTACTCCATCATCACCAAAAAAATACTATGTATATAGAAATTGTTCTAACACTAATCAATACGTTGTTCAAGAATTACCGGGATTTACAATTGTCCCTGGTCAAATTTTAAGAAAAACTGATAATAATACTTGTTGGGAATTTATGTATATATCAAATGGTTATCCATTATTAAACCCATTATTTAGTGTAATAACAAATTCTGGAAATTATTTCACACCAGTTTTAAATCAGATATTCGTGGTTTGTATTGATTGTATAAACTATAGACCATAGTGTTGTGGTGTTTGTTATCTTGATGGAACGATAACTAACCAAGTGGAAGACACTACATATATAAGATAATAAAATAAAAAAAAAACCCACCATAAAGGTGGGTTAATTTTTACCAAATATTTTCTTGATTCATATGACCTAAAACACAAGCGTAAGCGTCGGTTTGGTCAAAATTCTCTTTTTTAAGTGTGTTGTTTTTGGTGTATAACCATTGTATTTGAGGTTCTCTTTTTGCAACCAAATCCCAAATAATTTGTTTTTTATCGCAATCTTTAGGGAGACCACCAAACAATACAAATTTATTTTTATCGTTTTGTTTAACAAGTTCAGGAAAGGCAAATTTACGAGAGTTGTAAGTTGAAATATATTCAGGAACAATACCTAATACATCATAAATTTCTTTAGTAATTAAAGTATTAAATCTTAATAGAGTTTGAATTGTGTATACATTATTAGAATTTAATAGTGGTTCCTCAATAATAACTTTAGTTATACCTAAATCTTTATATTGAATAAGTTTTGATTTAAAGATTTCACTTTTAAGTAATAACTCTTTAATTTTATTTTCTTCTTTTGGTTTAGGTACTGGAGAGATATGGGTTAATTCCAATAGTTCTCTACTTTGTATATCAAATAATGCCCACCCAATTGTTCGGGTAGATACATCAAGACCTAAAACTTTAGGACTTTCTTTAAGTGTTTTTTTCATATTTAATTAAAAATCAAATTTAATTAAAAACTGTTGCAATCCTTGTCTTAAAACGGGTGATTGTAGCTTTGATATAATCATAAGATTATCTTCAGTATCGTAAAGACCTATTTCTGAAATATATGGTTTTGCGGTGCTTGACCATGTAGGGTTAGAACTTGCTTGAAATTCAGTTGCACTTAGATTTACTTTATATTTCATTTCATAAATTGTTGCTTGAATATCAGTTTCTAACGCACCATAAAAATAATATTCATCACCAAAATTTAACGAAGTACCGGTAGAATTTTTACTCGGTATTGAAAGATAATCTAAAGTATAATTGTTGTTTTCGGCGTTATCATAATCGTCGGATGTAATAACAAATGTTGTTCCTGTTAAACCTTCTACGGTAATGTATCCATTAATTGTTGTTGCACTAACCATCGATGTAAAATCAATAACTCTCCACTCTGAAGGGTCTGGTCTAACATCCCCTATTACTTTCTGACATATTATTTCAAATGTGTCGGCAACAAATCCTGTATTAAGGATTGGTGATTCAGGTATTTGATTTAAATATGGAAATTCATTACCAAATCTAATACCAACATTATTAGTTATAAGATTAGTTGGTGTAATTGCTGTTCCTTGTATTTTTGAATAGTAATTACAATGTAATGAATTTGTGGATAATTCACTATTACCTAATCTATACGTGACATACATATATTCTGATGAACCAGATAAAACACCATCTACAGATATTGACCCATTATTTATTTCACAACTATTAGGTGCGATTAAAGATATTCTTGGTGATGGTAATGTCCAGTTTCTATTTGACTTATAAGATAAAGCAGCGATAATTTCCTCATCATCGATAACAATAATTTTTTGGTCAGGAAACACTTTACCAACCCTATTAGGGTATTCGTTTTCATTAGCGTTTGTGTCCCATAAATTATAATATCTAATACCAGGTTGATTCATTTCAGGATTTTTAGTTGATTGAATATAATGAACTTCAAATAATCCTTTATTATCAAACCCAGGTGGGTCAACCCAAAAAGTTTGTCCAATACAAAAGGGTTGTGATTTATGCCACATTAATGTTGGTATGTGTAATTTAAAGTTTCTAGCCTCACCTGTTGTATCTTCAGGGGTTGCATTGTCGTATGGTTCTAACGCAAATTTTTCACCATAAAACAAATCTATACTTTGATTAGTATAATGAATTATTGAAATTGCCTTTTGGTCTTTAGGTGGTACAATAATAACATCTCCAAGTGAGTTGACATAATTAACCGTGTTGTTAATGGTTTGTCCACTATTTGACATATAACCTAAATATTCTTTTGTGCCTAAATAAGATGTTGAACGAAATTTAGTGTAACCTTTATATATACCATCATTTAATCCGGCAGGACTTTCAGACCAAGGGATGTTCATGTTCCAAATTTTAACATCAAATTCATCTGTATTACAAATGGATTCAAAATTAATGACATCATTACGCCAATGTTGAGAAGGTGTGATACTATCATATAATGATGTCATGTTTGGTGGGTAGATTAATGTTCTGGCGTAATAACAATCTTCATTTAAATTAGTAAAATTAGGTAAAGGTCTGTCTACTGTTAATACAAAATTACAAATATCTACAATTTTATATGTTAATATTGTATAACCACATGAAACTGACATAACACATTCCGTTATTGGTTCAGGACCACAACTTGGTGTTGGTGTTAAACAACAAGTGGATGATGGTGTTGGTGTTGGATATATAGCACACTCATCATAAGATGGTGTTACAGTAGGTGTTGGTGTTGGTGTTGGTGTAATTGGGGTGCCTAAATCACAAGAACAATTATTGTATCCATTTCCATCGTAATAAATTGTTATAAAATCTCCAATAGAGGGTTGTCTAACTATATTGGTGTTACAACCGGAATATTTAATGGATACTGTGTTATTACCTATTAATGAAAACATATCGATAACATAATTCGAATTAACTACGTGTTGGTTATCTGTTAACGCACTCCAACTACTTATAGTTCCATTTGTGGTGTTACCTGTGAAAAAACCTCTCATTGTTGCGCTGTTATATATAGGACTAACATCAGAAGCCATATAAGGTATTCCATATGTATTACCTTCGGTTCCATCTACATAGTAAGGATATTTAATATTTTGTTTATTTTTTTGAGGAGAACCGGTTTTATTTTGAGAATTAAAATTTGGTTCTAATATATTAAGGCTTGATAAATTTAACTCACCAAAAGCGTTATAGGTTACTTCACTATCACCTATTTGAAAATAAGAGATGTTAAAACTACCTTGTGATAGTTTTTGTCTTGCGGCGTCTGTTAATCTAGTGTTAATTAACCCTGATGTGTTTTTTAATATGAATCCCATGTATTATAAATATTGTGATTATTAATTTATTTGTTAATCTTCCTGAAAACTCAAGTGTTATATAGAAAGGTTGGATGTAAGTAATATTATTTTTTTTTATTACACTTTTATTTATGTTATTGTTAACTCTTGACTACAATAATAACAACCATCTTGATTAAATCCAAAAGGTTCACTAATTAATTCAATATCATAACCACCTAAAATAGTGTCGCTCTTTTCATAATATGATATACACATTCTAAATCCATCTATCATGGCTAAATAAACTTGATTTTTTATTAATGATATATCTCCTATTGAACTAGTAAGATTTGTTGTTGAATATATATCACCATTATCGCAACTTTTAAATAAATAACTTTGAGGGCATGTTATATTATCATCGATGATATTATAAGTTATTGGTGATGCAAAACTACAATCCCTTCCTATTATAGATGAGGATGTTGGGGTTGGGGTTTGTGTTGGGGTTGGAGTTGGTGAAACACCCTCAATTGTTGCGTCAATATTGTTTGTTAAACACGAATTTGAAGGTGGTGTAACGGTTGGCGTAGGTGTTTTAGTTGGTGTAGGAGATGAACTTGGAGGTGACAGGGGTTCACATTCTAATAAGGCAACAAAATCCAACGAACTACAATTATTATTTGTTGGTGATGGAGTTGGTGTTAAACAAATTCCTGATGAGTAATATCTCTCACATAAGTCGGGACATTCGCTAAAACAAGAGGATTTTCCGGATAATAAACAAGTCCCATCTAATGCTGATGATAAACACCATTGAACATTTTCTGTTGAGTAATAAATAAATAACCCATTTGATTGACCTACCCAATAAAGATTTGAGTTATGTGTCCCACCACTGATATAGTTATCGTCATACGTGATATTACCGGTGTTACTTATACAATATGATTCTAAACACGCCATTTATAGATTTAAATTTAAAATTGATTCACAACCATTATTATCAATAACTTTTAAATTGACAGATGATTGTTCTGATATTATAGATGGGACATTAAACAAATATGGGAATGTTGTTATCGTTTCTTCATACACACATATTGTGATAGGTTCATCACATATATAGATATTAAATGGTGAAGCACCGGTGATATCGTTAATCGTTATTTGTATTGGCATCTTTTTATAATATATTTTATAAATATAAAGGGTTTATAAAACTTTTGTAGTTTGGATATTATAAAATTTATTATTATCTTTGTCTTTATGTCAGACGATGCGGAAATTTTAATAGAATTATTACGAGAAATACTTGGAGACGAGAAACAACACTATGGACATAAGGGTCAAATATCGTTTGATTGTGTTAATTGTGATGAAGGGCAACACAAAGGTAATTTGGAGGTAAATTATTTTCAACATGTTTATAAGTGCTGGTCTTGCGGGGATGTGGACAATACCAAAGGTCCTTTAGGTAAATTATTTGACTTATATGGTAATAAAAAACAAAAGAAAATTTATAATGTTCTCCAACCGGAAGAATATAAACCAAGAGAAGAAAAAAAGAAAAGGTTAGTACTCCCAGAAGGATTTACTTTATTCAAAGATAGTAGTCCAAGATATCCAATTAGGAATCAGGCGTACAATTATCTTAAAATTCGTGGTATTGGAGATGATATTATTGAAAAGTACGGTATTGGTTTTTGTGATAAGGGTAGTTTCGGTGGTAGAGTAATTATACCTTCATATAATGAAAAGGGGTATTTAAATTATTTTATTGCCAGAAGTTGGGACCCAAATAGTCGTGCCAAATATAAAAACCCTGAAACACCAAAGGATGAAATTATATTTAATGAAAACTTAATTGATTGGTTTAAACCGATTTTTATTGTTGAGGGTGTGTTTGATGGGTTATTCTTACCCAATAGTATTCCTATGTTAGGGAAACATATGTCAGAATTATTATTTGAAACATTATATGAGAAAGCAATTAATGATATTACCATTTGTCTTGATTCTGATGCTTGGAAAGATTCGGTTAAATTATATCACCAGTTAAATGGGGGTAGACTATATGGTAAAATAAAAATCATTAAACTAACTGAGGATAAGGATGTTGCGGATTTAAGAGGTGATATTGATGAATATTATTACGAAATAAAGTAGATTTTATTTGGTTATATGAGATAAATGTTATTACTTTGTCCCAACATTAAAACAATAAGTTATGTCCAACACAGTTTCATTTGATTTGACGACCTTCAAAAATTTAAAAAACGAGTACCAAAACGCCATTCAAAACAACATTACAGTATTCACCTTTGAGGGTAATGAATATTTAACTAGTTATGCAAAATATCTAATTGAATATCTTAAAACAAATTTTGAAAAATAAAATAATATGAAAATAGATTTAAACGAGGTTGCGAAAGAGATTAGAGGGTTATTGGATAAACGAAGAGAGGAACTTGATTTAACCTTCGTTGAGGACACCCACACTTATTATATGAAAGATGAGACAGGGGTTGTTAGAAATGATTATCCCTCCGTTAGTAAGGTAATGAAATACTTCTATGAAGAATTTGACACCGAAGGTATCTCATTAAAGAAAGCCAAGGGAGACCCTGAAGTTCAGCAACAACTATTAGATGAATGGAAGGCGGCTGGTGACTATTCAACCAATATGGGTAGTAGAGTCCATTATATGTTGGAGAAGAAAACCATAGAGATGTTTGGGGATTACAAGGAAGTGAGACAACCAATCTTTGAATGTGATTTTACCCAAATATTAAAGGGTGATAGTATGATATCTGCAGGAACAACTTATTTAAACCTTATGGTTGAGAGGGGTGCTGTGTTATTGGATACGGAGATTGTCTTGGGAGACCCTGAATTAAAATATACTGGTCAACCGGATAAAGTATGGTTGATTATGAATAAAGAACAAACCGAGTTTGGTTTGGTGATAACAGATTGGAAATCAAATAAGCCAAAAAACTTTGAGGAATCATTTTTTACTAAAAGAATGTATGAACCATTTGATAAATTACCAAACAACGCATTGGGACATTACTTTACACAATTACCTTTTTACGGGAAACTCCTTATCAAAATGTTAGAGGGTACCAAATACGAAAATATTAAACTATACGGGTGTGTTATTGTTCTTGTTAAAGAAAATGGCGGATATGAAGAATTCCGTGTCCCAAAAGGAGTTCAGGAAACTATCTTGGATATGGATATGAAAAAATATTTGACTAGTAAGTAATTAACAACTAAATTTAGAGAAAAAAATATATGGACGATTTATTGCAACCAAAAATAGATTTAAAAAAACAACCTACCCTTGAGTGTGAGGAATGCGGAAGCATCTACTTCAAGGAAGTGGTTATGATAAAAAAAGTAAACAAATTATTAACAGGAAGTCAGGAAGATACAATTGTCCCATTTCCTACTTACCGATGTGATGATTGTGGGCATGTTAATGAAGATTTTAAATTATTTGATAAATAATGAAAATAATTAAAAAAGAACATATGTGTGCTCCTTGTACAGCATCATTGTGGTGGATACCAACAATATCGTACGCTATTATGTTAATTAATGGGGTTAAATTTCATAATGAGTGGATATGGTGGGTAGGAATATCTACTTTAATTTTAGTATGGGGATTATTAAATTGGAAAATTGAAAAATGAAAAGAGAAACAAGATTGATAAGTATACAAGGAGTTCCTATGGTGATATATGATTCTCCTGAATGTGTGTCAGATGATATTGTAAAGTATGGTAATTTTTGGGAATTTGAGGTATTTCAAAAGTGGTTTAAATATTTCCCAAAAGACGGATTATATTTTGATATTGGTGCTAACATAGGTAGTAATTCACTTCAATTTAAGAAAAATTTACCAAATATTGAAATATGGGCTTTTGAAATTGATTTTAATAATTTTAGTTTGTTGAGACAAAATTTTAAAACTTTTCCGAATATGTTTTGTTTTAATATTGGTGTTGGAAGTAATACATCATTAGTAAGTTTTACAGATTTTTTATTATCAAATGCTGGTGGTATAGGAATTACTAATGATGGTAATAATCAAAATTTAGTAATGGCTTTAGATTCTATGAATTTATTGGGTAAAAAATTAACATTTGTTAAGATGGATATTGAATGTCATGAAATTTCCGCATTAGAAGGAATGGTGAATTTAATTCTAACTCATAATCCAATTATTTGGATTGAAGACTTTTCTGGTCTTGCTATAAAATTCTTAATAAATATTGGATATGAAATAGTTGAATCAATTGAAGAAACTAGCGATTATTTATTAATTAAAAAATAATTAAAAATGATAAAGAAATTAGTTCACTTTAGTGATTTACATCTAAAATTATTTAAAGACCACGATTTATATCGTAGTGTTTTAAATAATATGTTAGAAAAATTTAGAGAGATTAGTCCCGATAGAATTGTCTTCACCGGTGACCTCTTACATTCTAAAAATCAACTAACACCCGAAGTTATAGAAATAGCGTCTTGGGTGTTAACAGAATGTTCATCAATTGCTAAAACAATACTTATACCGGGAAATCACGATGCGTTAATAAACAATAATGATAGGTTGGATAGTATCACACCAATTGTGGATAACTTAAATAACCCCAATATTGTTTATTACAAGAATAGAGGTATCTACGAGGATGAAAATGTGTCTTGGTGTGTATATTCACAATTTCAAGGAAATATTCCACCAGAGATTGATACAGCGGTTGGATTTAAGATTGGGTTGTTTCACGACCCGGTTGCGGGATTAACAACTGATTTGGGTTTTGATTTTGGTTCTCACGCATATGACACAGAAAAATTTAACGGTCTTGACCTTGTGTTATGTGGGGATGTTCATAAACGAGCAACATTTAACATACCAAATGGTAAAAGAGGTGTGATGATTGGTTCTACTATTCAGCAAAATTTTGGGGAAAGTATAAACAAACACGGATTCGGAGTTTATGATTTAGATAGTGATGAGTATAGTTTTGTTGATTTGGATAATCCAAAACCTTTTTTGTCATTTAAGATGAAATCATTTGACGATATAATAAATGGAACAGAAAGATTAGTGAATTAAGATGGTAAGTTATAAACGACATCTAATTAAAACAATCACATGGAGAATTATTGGTACAATAGATACCGTGATTTTAAGTTGGTTGATAACGGGTAGTTTAAAATTGGGGTTATCAATAGGTGGTATTGAGGTTATAACTAAAATGGTATTGTATTATTTACATGAGAGATTTTGGTATAAATGTGTTAAATTTGGTGTGAAAAAATAAATATGGGAAATCTTAGACATAAATACTCCGATGAGGAGTGGGAAGAATTACTTAAAAAAATAGAACAAGAAGACAAAGAGCGTGAATCGAATAGAGTTAACGAATAGTCAATTAACTAGTGTTAATGAGTATTGTAAATTAAACAATATTGAGGACATTGATAAATTCATCGTAAAATGTTTTACTGGTGGATTTAACACAACTAAATATGGGTTACTTGGTGATGATTCGGGAAAAACGAGTATTGTTGAGGAAAAACAGGTAGAAATTGAGGTAATCCGTGAAATACGGGTAGAAGTTCCTGTTGAAGTTATCAAAGAGGTTGAGGTTATCAAAGAGGTTGAGGTTATCAAAGAGGTTGAGGTTATCAAAGAAGTAATTCGTGAGGTTCCGGTTGAGGTTATTAAGGAAGTAGAAATCATTAAAGAAGTTCCGAGTCCCCCCACGGAAATAGAAGTCATCAAATATGTTGATAGGGAAGTCATTAGGGAGGTAAAAGTAGAAGTTCCCGTCCCAATTATAGAGGAAAAAAGGGACGAATCTGAACCAATTATTATTGAGAAGATAGTGGAGGTTACTAAGGAAGTTCCGGTGGATAGAGTTGTTGAGGTGGAGAAGATAGTGGAGGTTATTAAGGAAGTTCCGGTGGATAGAGTAGTTGAGGTAGAGAAGATAGTGGAGGTAATTAAAGAAGTTATTGTTGAGGTTGATTCCGGAAATGATAAATTAAAACTTATCCAAGAAACTTTACAGAAATTAAGAAAAGAACTATCTTTAAAGAACACAAGAATAGAAGAGCTTGAAAAAATAAATAAACAATTGGAATCGAGTAATATGGAGCGTGGAGCGGTTTATATGAAAGGTTCTAACTTAACAGAAAATTTATAATATGGAAATATTAGTTTGGTTCATTTTAAGCTACGGGCTTATGAACATTATGGTATACGGGTCAATCTTTCAGGGATTCAGAAATTTCTTCCAAAAATGGGGGAATAATGAATACACACCACTTAACGGATTAGGACACTTTATATCGGGTATATTAACCTGCCCAATGTGTTTTAGTACTTGGGGTGGATTCCTATTGAGTTTTTTATTATACTCTCCAATACACCAGTTATTCGGTATTTCCGAAAATGTGTCTTGGTTCTTTGATGGGATATTATCATCAGGAGCTGTGTGGATAATAAATTCTATTGTTGAATGGTTTGAGGAGAACAGACCGGTGAAAAATTAAAATATGGAAAGTAAATTAGGTGATTTTGTAATTAAATTTTTGAAAGAAAAAACTTATACTAGAAAAGTAATCAAATGTGTTGATTTTTTTATATTGATAACGGATATGGGTCTCAGTGATGAAAGTAATGAGGTTATGAATATTGTTGAATATTTGGACCAAAATGAGATAGATATAAATTTTGATGAATTAACTGGTGGGGATTATTACTCACGATTCAAATCAATTGAGAGAAAAGTTAAACTATCTAAAATGTTACAAGGTAGTAAAACCGAGGTTCAAAAAATGATTGAAAAGGTGGACAGTATTCAAGTCCAAGAAAGACCTGAATGGTTAGAAATGTATAGGGATGATTCAACAGAAGAAAAAATAGAACGGTCTAAAATGGAGGTGTCAAATGAAAACCCATATCAACGAATTACTGATATGTTAACACAAGAACTGAGTAGACGGGTTGAAAATGAACCGGAAATAACTTTAGAAGAAATAGAAAAAGAAATAAATAACAATTAAATAAAAACAATCATGCCAAAGTCAAAATTACGAGGTGGAGCAAAGGCTCACAAAACAAGAGTTACAACGAGAAATAACTCTCTTAGAGGATTAAGAAAGAAAGCTCAAGCGGAGTATACCGAAATGTTTGAGAAACAAATGGAAACAATGAAAGCTCAATACCAAAACGAGAATGGTGAAACAATGGATATAAATGCTGAAGTTTTAGGTGATGTGAATGATATTAACATCGTTGAAGCTGAGGTTCTAACACCTGAAGTTGAAGTTGAGAACTAAAATAGTGTCCGCATTTCCCGGAGTGGGAAAAACAACTTATCATATAAACAACCCTAACACCACTTTGGATTCCGATTCAAGTGGTTTTAGCTGGATTGTTAATGAGGGTGGTGAAAAGGTTAGAAATCCAGAGTTTCCGCAGAACTACATTACCCATATCAAAGAGAATGTTGGTAAATACAAATACATCTTTGTGTCTTCACATAAAGAAGTTAGAGATGCTTTATTGGATAATTGTATTTTCTTCTATTTGGTTTATCCGGATAGTGATAGAAAAGAGGAATTCATCAAACGATACCGAGATAGAGGTAATGACGAAAACTTCATTAAGTTGGTTGATTCCAAATGGGATGAATGGATGTCGGAATACTATTGGATGGAAGGTGGTTGTGTAAAATTAACGGCTTATGAAGGTTGGAATTTAGACAATGTGTTGGAAGCTCAAGATAGAAGAGACGGAGGAGATGCCATTCAAGAAGAGGTTGAAGAAGTGAATTAAAAGAAATGGATTTATTTAATCCCGCAATAGAATTTAATTATACAATAATGATAAAAGATTTAGATATCACAAACTTGGATAATCCTTACCTACAGATTGTGTGGGAGGATTATGCCGAGAATTTTACGCAAGAAAAGATAAAGAGTGTTCGTCATTATTTCCAAAAGAAGTATGAAACCAACAATGTTAATGTTATTACAAAAACAAAGGTTGCTGACGACACCACACATACCGTAGACATCTCCTTTAACATTTTGGATGAGAACTATCAATTAGAGTTAGTTCGTTCATTCTTGGAGTCAAAAGGGAACATTGGACATTATGATGATATCTACCAACTTAATGGAGTTGTGGATAATAGATTATCAATGACCCAAACCGATGCGGCACCATTTAAACGATGGTATATTAAAAACATTGAGTTTTCAAACTTCCTATCCTATGGTGAGAATCAGAAGATAGATTTTGAGAAATGTGATGGGATTACGGTTGTGGAATCAAACCCACCAAATTTTGGAGGTAAGACGGTTCTTACAGTGGATTTACTTATGTTCTTATTCTTTAATGAGACCACCAAGACATCAAAGGCTGAGGAGATATTTAATAGATTCACTGAAAGAAATAAAGTTGCTGTAAAGGGTGAAATTACAATTGACGGTGATGAGTATATCATATTGAGAAATATTGAGAGAAAGTTATCCAAGAAGAATGAATGGACGGTTAAGACCGAGTTGGACTTTTATAAAAGATTGTCTGATGGTAGTTTGCAGAACTTCACCGGAGAACAACGAAGAGAGACCGAGGCGTTTATTAAAACATCTATCGGGACTAAAGAGGACTTCTTAATGACCATCCTAACCACTGCCACCAACTTGGAAGAACTAATTGATGCCAAACCCACGGCGAGGGGTCAGGTTCTCTCAAGGTTTATGGGGTTAGATTTTCTTAAGCGTAAGGAAGAAACAGCAAAAGAAATTTATAGTGAATTTTCAAAAGGAATGTTGTCTAACATCTATAACTCGGAACAACTTAAAACGGATAACCAAACCAGTCAAGATACGATTGATAATCTAACGGAAACTAATCTTACATTGGATGGTCAATTGGGTGATACTAAAGAGAGAATCCTTAAAGGTCAAGAATATAGAGATGGGTTATTAAAATCCAAACATAACATTGATAAGGAATTAACAATGGTTTCTCCGGATAAGGTTCAAGAAGAGATTAACGGGTTGGAGATACAAAAAACCAAATCCATTTCAGATAGAGACGGGGTTAAGGTTGTTGAACCATCCGAATTTTACCACGAGGATAAACACGATGAGGTAAAACAAGAGATTAAGGATTTAGTTGTAAAACAAGCTGACAACAACGCAAAGATTAAAAACATTGAGGAACTTAAAAGTTCTGTCGATGGTGGAATCAAATGTGAACACTGTGGTATTGAACTTATGAACGCCGCAATTACCAATGCAAAAATTGGGGGGCTTGCGGGGTTTATCACGCACAAAGGGGAATTAGAGGGGTTAATGCGTGAGTTAACCAGCAAAGAGGAAGGTTTTGTTAATCTTAAAAAAGAATTTGATGAGTATGAGAAAAACAAACTTATTAAAGAAAAATATGAATTAAGTGTTGAGAGATTCCAACTAATGATTGACGCGTTGAAAACCAAGTTGGATAGATACACCGAAGTTCAGGATAAGGTTATTGAAAATAACAAAACCGATGGATTGTTAATCAAAGCGGGTATTAGAATAGACGAACTTGAAGGTGAGAAAAAAACTATTGAAACCAGTATCTCTAACAATAAATTTACAATAACCAATCTTACAACCAAGATAACATCTAACTTGGAGACAATTAGAAAAATTGGGGAAGAAGCGGAGAAAGAAAAAATATACAAAATCTATTTGGAAATCTTTGGTAAAAATGGTGTAACCAAACTCATAATGAAAACAATGATGCCACTTATTAATAGTGAACTTCAGAGGTTATTGGAGGATAGTTGCCACTTTAGGTTAGAGGTTAAGATTAACGACAAGAATGAGGTAGATTTCCTTATGATTGATAATAACACTCAAATTGAAAAACCAATGGCATCCGGGTCCGGATATGAAAGGTCAATTGCGTCATTAGCGTTGAGAGCGGTGTTGAGTAAGATATGTTCATTACCAAGAGCGAACGTTGTGGTGTTTGATGAGGTATTCGGGAAGGTATCCAACGATAATTTGGATATGATATCAGAGTTCTTTACCAAGATTAAAGAGTATTTTGATAAGATATTTGTCATCACACATAACCCATTAGTCACTAATTGGGCAGACAATGTGGTCAGGATTAAAAAGGAGGAAAATATTAGTTATGTTTCTCAATAATGAGGAATTTTTTTTTGACTTAAAGGATGTTAATGATTATATTTAATAATATGATACAACTTAACACTTTTTATAATGAAGATTGTCTTAAGACAATCAAAAAAATGGAACCAAAATCAATACATTGTGTTCTAACATCCCCACCATATAATATGACTAAACGTAAGGGGGGGTATGCGGATAAACAACCAAGGTATGATGAATATCAAGATTGGAAATCAGAAGAAGAGTATAATCAATGGACAATTAATATATTTAACGAATTTGATAAAGTTTTAATTAAAGATGGGGTGATACTTTACAATTTTTCTTACTCTATTGAAAATCCTGGATTACCCTATACAATGGTATCTGGTATTATATCTAAAACAGAGTTTACAATTGCTGATACTATAATTTGGAAAAAAAGTAATAGTATTCCTCATCCGGCTTCTTATAATAGGTTAAATAGAATTGTGGAATTTGTATTTGTGATTGTTAGAAAAAAAGAAATAAAAACATTTAACTGTAATAAAAAAGTTGTAAAAACTTCACCAAAAGGTCAAAATTATTATGAAATTATTGATAATTTTATTACAGCAAAAAATAATGATGAAAGTACTAATGTTAATAAAGCGACTTATTCTACAGAATTTTGTACAAAATTATTAAACATTTATACAAAAGAATTAGATATTGTATATGACCCATTTATGGGTACAGGGACAACCGGAATTGCTTGTAAGATAATTAATAGAAATTTTATAGGTAGTGAGATTAGTAAATCACAAGTAGAATATAGTAATAATAGAATACAAAATATTTAATTTAATGAAAAAAAAATGTTTATCAGATTTATTTATTGAACTTGCAAAACCAAATGAAAATGGTGAGAGTAGAATTGTTAGTAAAACAGAATTTATCGGTGAGTTTAGTGATTTATTTTTCACCAATGGTTGTAATTGGATGAGAAGTCTTAAGGGTAAATTTTTATATAGTACTTTAGGAAGAGGTGATTCTTGGACAATTAAATTAAATGGTGTTGATAACGGATATCATAATAGAAGTATTAGAACCGATATTGTAAAAAGTATTGTTATGAAAAAATGTGTACACACAGGTTTTTCAGGAACAGCTCAAAATAGTATTGAGTGTGACCATAAAAATGGAAGATATGATGATTTAAATGTTTTAGTTTTAAAATCACAAAAAATGGAGGATTTCCAACCACTTTGTCGACAAGCTAATTTATTAAAAAGAAGTGATTGTAAATCTTGTAAGTTAACTGGGGAGAGATTTGACGCAAAAACTTTAGGATATAATACATCGTATATTGATGGGGCGAGTGATTATAATGGTAGTTGTATAGGGTGTTATTGGTATGACCCAAAACTTTTCAAAAATAGTGTAGGATAATTTGTTAATAAATAAAGATAGTTACAAATTTGGCGGATATTAAAATAATTTTACTATCTTTGTAACATAATTTATAATTTAAACGTATAACATATGGAGAACTTAACCAAATACATTTTATTTGTACTTACAAAAAATGACAACCCCCAAGAATTCGCAGAACAAATTGCGGAAGAATTAAGTGTTATTTCGGACATCCCCAAGGTCAATTTTTACTTTGGTCCTGAATCAACCGTGTACACAATCTCAACTTTAGATTCCTATCAGGATGTTAAAGACTATGTGGATATGATATTAGACTATGACACAATAAGTTATTTTTTAGTACCATATACAAATGACAATTTGTCATACGGATTACCGGATGAAGTTGCTAAACATCTATTTAACGATGGTATTAATGACTATATGTCAGGTAAAAACAAAATTTGTGATGAAAATGACTATGAGGTACGAACTATGTTAATGAATAATATTCGAAATGAATTCTTTTTAGATTTATCTGAATTTGTTGATGAAGATGATGATGACGATATTAGTCAACTTAAAAATAAAAAAAGAACACCAACATTTGACGAATTATTTGATAAATTAGCGGATGGTGGAATCGAGTCATTATCAAAAGAAGAATTACAATTACTTAACCAATATTCAAAATAATATGAAAGAGAAAAATTCGGGGATTCCTATTAATCAAGAAGAAATACAATTGTATTTAAAGGACATTCGTAAAATTAAAGTGATGACTCCGGACAGGGAAAGAGAGTTATCAAAATTGATTAGTTCGGGAAATCTAACGGAAAAAGAATTAGAGTCAATTAATAAAGAATTACTTGAGGGGAATTTACGTTTTGTGATTACTGTGGCTAAACAATATCAAAATCAAGGGTTAGATTTTCCCGATTTAATTGCTGAAGGTAATTTAGGACTTATGAAGGCGATTAGTCATTTTGATTGGTCTAGAGATTTAAGATTTATATCCTATGCTGTGTGGTGGGTTAAACAATCCATTCTCCAATCATTAAACGATAATGCTAGGACTATTAGACTTCCGGTTAATGTGGTTCAGGATTTACAAAGAGCTAAAAAAGAAATTGAATCGACGGGAGGTAAACTCTCGGATAAGTTCCAAAATTTACCATCAATCGTTGATTTAGATATGAATATTAACGAGGACGGAGATACTTTAGTTGATATTATAAAGAATGAACAGGCTGATATGCCGGACGCAATCTTTAATACCAAAGATGAATTAAAACAACAATTAATTTCTTTATTGGATGTTTTGGATAATCGAGAGAAAACCATTGTTGGAGATTATTTTGGGTTAACGGGCACTCCAAGAACTTTAGAAGACATTGGTGGTGATTTTAATCTCACTAAAGAAAGAGTGAGGCAGATTAAGGAAAAAGCCTTAAGAAAATTAAGGAATGAAAGTTCGATACTTTTCGATTATATGTAAAAAATGTGAAACCTTCTATTTATTATGATAGAAGGTTTTTTACTTTTATAGTAAAACTAATTTAAAAATTATGAAAACAATATTAAATTTTATCGACGCTTGGGGTATTAGAATAATGACATTACTGGTTGTAATTGTGTTTTTTAAAACTTGTGGTACTAACACTAAAATTGAAAAATTAACTAAAAATGTTGAATCATTAGAGGTTAACTTAAAAAAAGAAATTAAAGTTGAAGGTTTAAAAACTGAAAAAAGAATGATTCAATCTACGGATAGAAAAATTATGGATGTTAATAGACAATCGGAAATTGATAAAGAAATTTCTAAAATAGAGAAATGAATAAAATAATTTTAGAATGGGTTAAGACTCATCCAATCAGGGCTATGTTTTTAGTACCAATTTTTTTGGTTGCTGGAATATCAATATCACACGTTGTTTCGTGGTATAATTTAACAAATCCAATTAGTTGGGCAATATATTTATCAATTGCGATTGAAATAGGTGCTATGACAGCTTTATTGGCGGCAACAAATAAAATTAAAGGAGGTGTCTGGTTTATGTTTGGAATGGTAACTTTCATACAGATGATTGGTAATATATTCTTTTCCTATAAAGAGATTGATGCTAATAGTGTCTTATTTAAGTCGTGGGTTGAATTGACAGGTCCAATATGGGAAATGTTTGGTTCAGACCTTACTGATGTAGTATCGTTGAAAAGGTGGTTAGCATTTTTAAGTGGTGGTTTATTACCAATTATATCATTAACATCTTTACATTTTTTTGTAAAATATGATGAATTAATTGATGAAAATAATCAAGTTGTGATACCTGTTACTGTTATTGAAAAATCTTCAGATATTATAATCGATGAATTTACTGTAACTGAATTGGGTTATACGGAAAATATTGTACAATCAGATGTGTTTGAGGAGCCAATCGAAGAACCATTGGAGGAACTAATAGAGGAGCCAATAGAAGAAGTCGTTGAAGAACCATTGGAGGAACTAATAGATGAACCAATAGAAGAAGTCGTTGAAGAACCAATCGAGGAGCCAATAGAAGAAGTCGTTGAAGAACCATTGGAGGAACTAATAGATGAACCAATAGAAGAAGTCGTTGAAGAACCAATAGATGAACCAATAGATGAAGTCGTTGAAGAACCAATCGAGGAGCCAATAGAAGAAGTCGTTGAAGAACCATTGGAGGAACTAATAGATGAACCAATAGAAGAAGTCGTTGAAGAACCAATCGAGGAGCCAATAGAAGAAGTCGTTGAAGAACCATTGGAGGAACTAATAGATGAACCAATAGAAGAAGTCGTTGAAGAACCAATAGATGAACCAATGGAAGAAGTTGTTGACAATATTGTTAGATTAAGTTATGTAAAAACATCGTAACCAAATAAATTTTTTACATTATATTATATGGTGGACATTATTAATTATGGTGATTTTAAACCAAAAGGAAAACAAAAAAAGAAATATCAAATAATTCTAACACATACATCTAGAAACATTAATGATTATTTACAATTATTAAAATATAGAAATAACGGTAAATATAACAGAATCCCTAATTATATTATAACTAGAGAAGGTAGAATACTTCAGTTATTAGGTAATGAAGGACATACCGACTATTTTTCAAATCCCAATATAAATAGAAATTCTATAATCATTTCTTTAGAAAATTTAGGGTGGTTACACAAAGAACCTTTAACTAATCATTACGTTAACTGGATTGGTGATATTTATAAGGGTAATGTGTTTGAAAAAAAATGGAGGGACTATTATTTTTGGCAACCTTATACTTCAGTACAGATTGATAGTACATCAAAACTATGTAATGAATTATTTAAAGATATGTCAATTAAACGTCAAATAGTCGAACATAATACAAAAATAACCGGTATTGAAAAATATTGTGGGGTAGTAACTAAAAGTAATTTTAACACTAATTTTACCGATGTTAGTCCCGCATTTAATTTCGAAGAATTTTTAAAAAAAATAGAATATGAACAACTCGCATGATGAAATAAGAAATTTACTTAACGCGTCTAGAAAAATGTTATCAAATAGTTTAGTTAATGAAGACATTGATAGTATTAGACAACAATATAATATTATCACAGAACAAGAGTCTGATGTTTCTTCAGGTGACATCACTAAAAAATTCGACGTGACTAAATCTGTTGAAGATACGATTGAAGATGATAATGAAAGTAAAGACGATAAAACACAAGGATATAGAATTTCTGGTGGAATTTTGGTTTTACACGGTAAAGAACAAACAGATTTAGAATTAACAACAGATGAAAAAGTTGCTTTCCAAGAAACAATGGATGAGTTTATTGCTGAAGTATCAGATTTAGTGGATTTTAATAAATTAAATATTTATCCAAATAATGTTGAATGGTCGGGTAAATTAATTGATTATGATGTTGATTTTTTCTTATCAATTGGTGAAGAAAGCGGTATTTATATTAATGGTGAAATGATAAAGGCTGATGACGAATTTTTAGAAATGATTAATAAGTTAAAAACTTTTTATGAAAAATTTAAATCAAAATGGGCTAAAATTTTAGCATCAAGAAAAAAAACAATTAAAACATAGTAATCATGAAAGATATTGTCGGTGATAATAAGCAGAATATTTTATTAGTGATTCTTATTGTTTTATGTGGGTATAATATTTTCACAACAAATGGGATTAAAACTGATGTTAAATCGTATAAAAATAAAATAGAATCCCTTCAAACTAAAATTGATTCAACTAAATTGGTTAACGAAGGAATTGATATTAAGATTGATTCTGTGAAAGGTAATGTTATTAATTTAACAAAAGATATTAATCACATAGATAATAATATAACAATAATTAAAAAACAAACCAATGAAAAAGTTAATAGTGTTGACACTCTTACTGCTAACGAGCTTGAGCAGTTTTTCACAAATAGATACGACAACGGTAAAAATTAAAACACCGATAGCTAAATTAGTTATTAAAGATATTATTAAAGGTGATGGGTGTGAGAGTGAATTAAAATTAACTCAGGACAAATTAATTAAAACCGAAGAAAGAGAAAAACAAAAAAACGTTCAAATTTCATTATTAGAGGAAAAAGATAATAATAATAATTTTATGTTGGGTAAAAAAGACGAACAACTAAAAATATCTGAAGAATTATCTAATAAATTACATAAAGAACTTACCGGTCAAAAATTTAAATCTTTTTTATGGAAGGTGGGAACATTTGCTGGAATAATAACCTCAACATACTTATTAATACTTAAATAAAATGGCATTTACAGCAGCGGAAAAAAAAGAAATTGAAGTTATGATGCGAAAAGAAATTAAAGATTTCTTTGGTACTACGACAATTAAACAATATGAACAAAAACTTATTGAAATACTCGGTCGTGAAATAAAACGAGGTAAACTTGAGGGTGAGGTTAAAGATATAGTAATTAGGTCATTTAGAGAATTATATAGTGTTATGTGGAATCAACGAAGTTTTTGGGAGTCAAGACTTAAAAATGCTTAGGAAATGAAAATAGAAGAAGATGAAATGTCGGATGATTTGAAAAGTAAAATTAACGGGGAGATAACACAAACAGCTCCTTATAGAGATGGTTATGCTGTTGATACAATAATTGCCGCTCAAGATATTACAAAAGATTTAGGTGAGTCAAATAAAAAAAATAAAAAATTAGACATGATTAAGAGACCGATTAATAAAGGAATTGCAACTAAATTAGTTGGAGATACTAAATTAAAAAAACCTGTTGGTAAATTATCGTCATCCTTACCTATTATGGGTGAGAAAGAAGAGGCAACTGAATCTATGGGAGCATCTTTAGCTGGTGGATTTGAAGGACAATTATTTTCAACAACCAAACAAGAAATGCAAGAAAAATGTTGGGCGGGATATCAACAAAAAGGTGTAAAAAAGAAAGGTGATAGAATGGTTCCTAATTGTATAAAAGAAGATGAAGATGGTGAGATTAAAAAAGTTGAGGCAACTGAATCTACAGGTTCATCTGGTTCATATGAAACTCCCGCGGCTTGGGCTAAATCGCCAAGTAAAAAAGATTGGAGAGGTGCTTCTAAAACTCAAATTCCTGGTGGAAAATTTGTCCAAGTTAAGAAAAAATGTAAAAAATTCCCATATTGTAATCAAGGCGATATTAAAGCTTTAAAACTGTATGAGAATGATATGGTTAAGAAAGCGATTCAAAATATTAGTGAAAAACATAATATAAGTGAAAATGTTATTAAAACAATTATCTCTTATGAGTACGAAAAAATGCTTTTAAATAAAAAATAATATATTTATAATAAAAACAAAAAATGAAAAAATTAAATACGACTTATTTAGAAAATTTAGTGTCTAAAATTTTAAATGAAACTTTAGAAGAAAGAGCTGATAATTTAGTCTCTAAAATAAAAACTAGTATGGATGAGAAAGAATCTAATATTTGTGAGTGTGGTGGAATGATGTATGAAGGAGAATGTTCAGAGTGCGGTGAAGGAATTTCCGATGTCTCAAAGAAATTTCCAAAAAGCCAATCTTTTGACTATATTGAAGAAGAAGAAGGTGATGGTGAATCTGACGGTAATTATGATTATGATGAAGAAGCTTGTAAATGGCATAAAGAAAACAACGCCCCTAAAGATAGAATTGAGAAATTTTGTGGAACAGAGGTTAACGAATCTTTAAAAGGAAATCAAAAAGTTTTAGATAAAAATAAAAACAATAGGTTAGATACTGAAGATTTTAAAATGTTGAGAAAAAGTAAAAAATCGGAAATGGGAGAATCTTTAAAAGGGAATCAAAGAGTTTTAGATAAAAATAAAAACAATAGATTAGATACTGAAGATTTTAAAATGTTAAGAAGAAACAAAAAATTAGAGATGGGAGAATCTGACGAAAAATCAATTCCAAAAGAAACTAAAGAATTTAAGAAAAAAAGTGGTGAACAGAAAGAGTCTGTTAAATTAACAGAAAATCAAATGATTGAGTTAATTGAAAAAGTTATTATGGAACAAAGTAAAGAAAAAAATATTAAATCAATGGGAACACCTAAAGGTTTGGATAAACAAATTCAAGTTCATAAAAAATCAGGTAAAGAAAATGATGATTATCTTAAATCTGTTACTAAAAAAATGACAGAATATTTAAAGGATGGTTCTAAAGGTGAGTACTCGACAGAACCTAAAATATTCCCAAAAGGAAATGGTGAGTTATCTAAAATGAGTAAAAAGGCTTATATCCCATCAGGAGCTGTTGAAGAATACACAGATAATTTAACAGCTGCGGGTCAAGAAAATTTAGTGTATGATGAAATAAATCCAAATGAAGAATGGATTACAGACAATATCGAGGGTTCTTCAAGAACAGGTAATAATCCGGAATGGGCTAACACTGGAGAATCTGATGTTAATAAAAAACGTAATACCATCAGAAAGAAGAATATATTAGGGCAAATTAAAAAGAAAGCTTACAATAAGGCTCCACAACCAACTGTTAATGACAATGCTGGTGAAGATGAAGGGTCTAAATTGATGGCTAAATTAGAGTCGTTAGAACCTAAACAATCAAAACAAATATCAGAAGAGTTTGATAGAATGAAATCACTGATTACTTACAAAGGTAAGACTCAATAATTTACAAAAAAATAAAATGAATTATAATTTCTCCATAGACTAACTCTATGGAGAATTTTTTTAACTATATAACAAAGCCAATGTCCCCCGAAGATGTAGAAGTCTGGTTTAGGGTTAACAATGTTATTCCCGAAAAATTAGAACTATATTCGGACTTTTCTCACTCACTTAACTCTTTAATTCTACAAACCTATTTAGGTCAAAATACCATTTCCAACGAAACAAAAATAATTTTGTCTGATAAAGATAATTTAAATCATTTTGATTGGTGTTGGAAAAAAACAATTGAAAATTTTAAAAAAGAAAATATTAATTTCCATCTTAAAGGAAGTCATTACGATTATTTTGAATCCTTTTTTGATGACGTTTTTTATCATCAAAAGGAGGAAAAAGTTAGACTTTCAGTGGGTGAATTTTTTACTGATTTATTTAATTTAGATAAGACATTTACAAAATCTGATTTAGAGATGATTTTAATGATATACAAAGTATTGAATAATAGTCTCAAAACATAAAAAAAGTCTATATAGTGTTTACAATGGTATAAATAAATTTACTTTTAAAGAAATAAAAATAAATTATTAACAAACTTTGACATGGAAACATTAGAACAAATTAAGGCTTTAACTGAAGAATTATCAGTGGATGCTACAAAATTCTTCGCAGGTAATAAAAGTGCTGGCACTAGAGCTAGAAAATTATCTCAAGATTTAAAAAAATCTTTAGACACTTTACGAAAAGAAATTTTATCTGAAAGAAAAAAAGACGAATAGTTATGGATATTAAAACAATTTTATTGTTTATATTTATCTTTTCAGTCTTAACCGTTCTAAGGACGGTGACTAGATTAATAGGTTCCCTAATATCAAATCCACCAAAAAGGTTTTTATTGTATAATGGGGAACTTATCTATTTGGGATTAGCAATATCCTATTGTTTAACCTATATTATAAAATATTAATTATGAGTTTATATAAAGAATTTTCAACATTATTTCCTTATCTACAATCAGTTAGAAAAATTGAAAAATATTTAAGTTTTGATGTTGCGTTTCCTATGGATTGGAAATTACCTAAAAAATATGTTGAGGAAGACAAATTAATGGAACAAGAGAGTAAAGTACCGGACCATAGATTTTTTTCGTTTGTTAGTGAAATAAATGAAGATAATATTGAAAAGACTTCAGAGAATTTACGAAACATTATTAAGTATAATTTGGACAGAGAAGAAAAAGATAAGCTCTTCCAATATAAAGTTGATGAGTTAAAAACTATTTTTGAAAAACAAAATTTGAATAATTTAAAAAAATTAAAATTTAATATAAAAACTGATAAAATTGAATTAGAAGACAATGAAGAAGAGCTTGAAACACCTAGAGTGGTATCAGAATGAACTTAAAAAAGATGAAATTAATTTAGATAATGAAAAATCAAGATTAATCAATGACATTGTTAAAATTAAAAAGGAGGATATTCTTCCAAAACAAATAATACCGGAAAAACTAACCTTATGGATGAGAATAAAAAAAGTGTTGATGGAATAATTCAAAAGTTAGCAATAATTTCGGATGCTATTGAAAGTTTATTCCCTGACGGGAAATGTATGATAGCTTTTGAACTTAAAGAAAAGGATTATAAAACAGTTCAAAAAAACTTCAGAGATGTAGATAGAAATTATAAACAATTTAAAATTGATATCTCAAATACTGAATTCATCTTTTTACTGGATGAGTTGTTGAATACCGAAGAAGGTAGTCTTTTGAAAACCCCTGATTAATTAATAAATTATACAGGGATTTTTTTTGGGGTGTAGAACAATCTTTAATGAACATGCAATCCATTCTTTTTTCTGACATAAATTTATTTGAAATGGATTCTATAAAACGAGAAGAATCATACTCATTTTTTAAAATGAATAAATTAACTTTATCGTCATTCTGGACAATAATTTTATTATTTAGTTTTGACATTAATTTAAACCCCACTGGGTCTAAATACAATTTAATAAACTCATGAGAGTTTATTTTTTTATTTAAAATAACGTCTAATAAAGTCTCCTCAATTTTATAGGTTATTATTTTTGTTATTGTATAATCACCATCGTCTAAATTAACTTTAATTTGTCGACCTAACTCATCTTTTAAATATACAGGAAGAAATGTATCGGGGGACTTTTCCAATATTGCTAATTCATAACTACATTCATCCCCATTTATATACTTTTTTTCAAAAATAACATCATTACTTTGATTAGATAAGATAATAAATAAATCATCTGACTTTTTATGTGTCTTAAATTTATTGATTATTTTCTTTTTTATTTTATTTTTGAATAGAACAATTAAGTAATTCATGTTGATAGTTGTTATTAAATAGATTAGTTTTAAATTAAATATAAGTAAATAAGTATGAAAAATTTTTATGAGACATTAGGGGTTAATGAAACAGCTACCCAAGAAGAGATTAAAAAATCCTATAGAAAATTGGCGGTAGAACATCATCCGGATAAAGGTGGGGATGAGAATAAGTTTAAAGAAATTTCTGAAGCGTTTGATACGATTGGTGATAACGATAAACGTCAACAATACGATAATCAAAGGTCAAATCCTTTTGGTGGTGGTGGTTTTAATCCTTTTGGTGGTGGTGGAAACCCATTTGAAGATATGTTTAATAATATGCACTCTCAAAGACAACCATCAGTTCCGGATAAAGTAATTGAAGTTGTGGTGGGGGCTTTAGAAAGTTATAATGGTTCTGATAAAACAATAACTTATCAAAGAAAACATAAATGTGGTGATTGTAATGGTAATGGGGGTGACAGAGTAACTTGTAATGTTTGTAGAGGAGAAGGGTTCACAATCCAAAGAATTGGGACTGGAATGTTTATTCAGATGGTGAGACAAGTTTGTTATTCTTGTAATGGAAAAGGGTTCTCATATTCAAGAGTTTGTGGGTCTTGTAATGGGGAGACCACTAAAAGTTCAACTGAGAACTTATCTATTAAATTACCTCACGGTGTTGATGATGGTCAATTTTTAAGATTACAAGGTAAAGGTGATTTCCATAATGGTATTTATGGGAATTTAGTTTTAAGAATTAAAGTTTCGCCTGAAAATAACTTTGAAAAACTTGGAAATGATTTAATATATAACGCTTTCTTTGATTTAGAATCGTTAAAGAAAGACACGTTAGATGTTAACCATCCAAAAGGAAATATATCGGTTAAATTACCGATTGACTTTGACACAACAAAACCCCTTAGAGTTAAATCCAAAGGGTTTAATAATGTTGGGGATTTGTTTATAAAATTAAATGTTAAGTTCTCTCGTAGGTAATTTTAGAATAACAACATAAGTTCTTTAATCAATTTTATTGTACCATAAACTGATGAGAATAAAATATAAGATGAAAGGAATATCATAAGCCAATCGGTGTTTGATATTCCTTTCTTTTTGCAAGATTTACAACCTGCTTTTTCACCCTTTGTATTTTGATTAATTTTTTCTGTTGTTTTAATGTCTTTTTCTTCGATAATTTGTGCTTCTATTGCTTCCATATAAATAATATTAATTTATATCAAATATAGTGGAAAAATTTTAAAAGAAAAACTTGCTTTTACACTTTTTATTTCTTATATTTATAAAAAACAAAAATTATGATAAGTTATATAGGCGGTAAGAGTAAGATGCAAACATTCATAGTTCCATTCATCCCAAAAGACATTGAGACATATTGTGAACCATTTTCAGGTCAATTTTGGATATTCTTTGGAATGAAGTTAGAGGAATACCCCAATCTAAAAAAAGTGGTTTATAACGACTTTAATTCCCTCAATCACAATCTGTATCGTTGTGTGGTTAATCATAGACGATTGTTAGAAGAATGTGAGAAATTGGTGGTTCAGGAGAAAAATGTCGTCCCAACTAATCCTATTTGTGGAGAAAATTTTGATAAGTTTCAAAAAGAAATTTATTCAGACGATTTAATTATTGGTGAAGACCCAAATTATGAGATTGCTGCGAAGTATGTCTATGTGTTAACTCAAGTTTTTTCAGGTGCGAATCCATCTAAATCAAAATTTATAGATTTAAAAGGTAATTACCATTCAAAATTCACATCATTCAAAAATAAATTAAAAAAACCTGAATGGCAAAAATTATTTGAAAGTATAACACATATTGAAAATATGGATTTCCAAACGGTTATAGAGAAGTATGATGGCCCTACAAGTTATTTTTATGTTGACCCCCCATATTACATTGTGGGTGAGGGAAGTTATTATTCTAATCATGATTTTGGAAGAGAAGACCACGAAAGATTGGCAGACACTTTAAAAGGTATTCAAGGGAAGTTCTCATTATCTTACTATGATTTTCCCCAATTACAAGTGTGGTTTCCGGAGAATCAATATCAGTGGGAGAGAAAATTATTTGCAAAAGCGGCTGCGGCTAAGAAGGGTAAGGCACAAACAATGGGAGAAGAACTTTTAATTATGAATTATAAAATTTAATTTGGATAATTAAAATTTATCATTATCTTTGTCCCGTCAAACAAAAGTAATGGTGTTTGATGAATTATTTGTAAAAAACGAATATTTATAATAAAAAACTATTAAAATGAAAATAACCTCAGTATTATCAAATTTGATTACAGAACAATCTCGTTTCCAGATACTATACGATAAATTAGTTAAACCATCTGCAACGGCAAAACCAACGGCACCAGGTAAACAATCTAAAGGTGCTATGGATTTGGAAACATTAAAAACAATAATATTCGCTGACCCAACAACTAGAGTTCCTCAAGGTTTCGATAAAGAAGGTGCTACTTTAGAAGATATGGATAATGTTAAGGTTGGTAAGTATACTCAATGGATGTTAAAACATTTTATAAGACCAACTTTTACTGATGAGAGAGCTGACATTGAAGTTGGTACTCCGGAGTATAAGAGAGTGGCTCAAGAATATAGAAGAATGTTTTTAGAAGACATTGATAAACTTGGTGTTGATTTATTAAAACATGAGCGTTTTAAAGGAAGAATTCCGGAGGATTTAAGAGATATTAATAAAATAACTCCTGAGCAATTATATACTGCTGTAGAAGATTTTAAATTAACAAAAGATTCTAAATCAAATAAGGCTGAAAGATTGACTAAAGAAAATCCTTTTGCTTATCCTGGTTCAAAAATTGATTTTGTTAGTCCAAGTTGGACTGTTGTGACAATTAGTGATATGAGTCAACCGGCTAAAGAGGCGGGTGCTTTTTTTGGAGGGTATTATGATACTACGGACCAGTTTGGTGAAACAAGTTGGTGTACGTCAAAACTTGATGGAACTTATTTTGATTACTACTTAAAACAAGGTGGACAATATTATGTTGTATTACCAAATAACGATACAGAATTTAGTGATAAAACCGGATTACCAAAAAACAGATACCAATTCCATTTCCCATCTAGTCAATTTATGAATAGAAGAGATAGACAAATAAATCTTGTTGAATTCTTAAATGGTGAAGGAAAAGAACTTAAAGAATACTTCAAAAAAGAATTTGCTGAAGGTTTAGTTAAAACTGGTGGTGATGTTGTTGAGGTAAATTATCCGGATAGTTCATCAGGTAAGTTTGTGGCTCTTTATGGGTTTGACGAATTATTTGAAAGTTTACCAGATACTATATTACGTTTGTTAATTAACAATAAGTCCAGTGAGGATATTGCTTTAGATGTTCCGGATTCTATTGGTAGATTTGTAAATCTTGAAGCGTTATTATTACAAAACATTTGTAAAAGTTTACCGGAATCAATTGGAAATTTAAAGAATTTACAATTTTTATCATTACCAAGTAATTCTCAAATAGAGAATATTCCAGAGAGTGTTTCTGAACTTCCTGACTTGGCGTTCATTAACTTAAGAGGTAGTAACCCAAATGTTAAAATACCTGAAAAAGTTTTAGAGAACCTTAGCGAACAAGAACCAGGATTTTATACTGTTTCCTAACCCCATTTTAAAAAATAATGATATGAAAAATGTTGATGTTGAAATCTACATTAATCAATTTATAACTTTCTTCGATAAGAACCCCAATGACTTAATAGAGTTAATTGGGGACTTATTGAAAGATGACTTCTATGATAGAGTGAAACAACAATCATTGGATAATGTTGAAAATGGTGAAGATGTTTCCTTAACACAAAAACAACTCATCTCTATTGTTGTTAAACTTAAAGAATCTAAAAATGAGGAAGTTGATATGGATAAAATTAAATCATTAATTTACCATACTCAATTCGCATCTTTTTCTTTAAATTAATTTGTTTTATCCCAAAATTTATTGTATCTTTGACAAAAATAGACACCTATGCGTCAAGAGATATATAATTACACAATCAGACAACATCAGACAATTGAATATCATAGTTCTAACCCTATAAAACAGGTGTTAACAGAGTGTCCTTTTTCCGATGATTATGATGCTAATATGACTCCTTGGGGTAGTTTTGTATATAAAGACACCCATAACACCGAAGATGAGTTTAAAAACAATTACTCAAACCCATTGTGTTCCTTATCATTTGAGAGAGTAATAATCTGTGTTACCACCGATGAGGATAAAATATCTTTTAAAATTTTCCAATACGCTAAAAGACGACGACTTGCTGGTAAGTGGTTCAAGGTGGCTACTAAATGTCAATTCGTAACATTTAATTCTAAAAGTAATTCATTATACACAGGTTCCTTAACTAATTATCATCTTAAAACAAAATGTAGAAAAAATGTTAGAAGGTGTATGTTTAATGTTGACCCAATAAATAAAATAAGAGTTTATTTAAGAGAAATTCTAAATGGTTTTTTGGCTAAAGGTATTATTGAGGATGTTCCGGAAAAAATAAATGAAATCATTAACTCATTTGTAAATGCCATTCCTGGTACTGAAAAATATTTAGATATGTCTCCCGATATGAGAATATATAAAAGATATTTGGATAATTCGGGTATTAAATTCCCAAATAATTGGTATGAGTTGATGAGGGTATTTCCTCAACCAAAGAAAAAAGATTTGGTGAAAAGAGATTTTAAATATATTGATGCCTTTATGGATGTCCATAATGTTAGTGGTGATAAATTAAAACGAATTTTACATACCGTTAAATCTTGTAATTTTGAGACTTATGATTTTGCTTGTAAATTATTTGGGAAAAATTATATAACCTCTCAAAATGACGACATAATTAAAAAAATGTTGGAAAATCCCATAATGGGGTTTTATATTGGTATTGGTAGTGAGTTTTTAAATAATAAAGAGAAAAGTAATGCTTTTGAAATTTTTAAGTTAGTTATTGATGGGGAAATTAGTAGTTCGACTTATAGAGACCATTTTAGATTTTACGATTCATTAAAAAGATTTGAAGAACCGGTTAAATGGAAATCAAATACACATACTGAATTTATTGAGGAACATTTTGACTGGTCAGAAAAACATTCTCACTATCATTCGGGGGATTTTAAAAGAATATATAATGAAAAATTTGTAGAAGAAGTTAATAATGTTATTCTTCAATCAGATGATTGTTATATACCTCTTTTATTACAAACCACCAAAGATTATAATATGGAATCAATATCTCAATCTAATTGTGTTAAAACATATATAAAAACACCACAATCTTTATTAATATCATTAAGAAGAGGTGATATTGATTCTAGCGACAGAGCGTCAATCGAATATCGTATATCTCATAATGGTAAAAAATTTAATTTAGATAGAGTTCAAACTTTAGGTAAGTATAATAAACTGTTAGACGATAGTTGGGATAAAGTTTTGAATGTGTTGGATGATAGAATTTCAAATTTGGTGAATGATAAATTATTTGATACTTTAAGTATTATTGCTAAAGTTAAAGGGAAAGAAATACATTCAGATTATAAAAGAACGGAGGGAACAGGATTACATATTTCGGGTACTACACCACCAATAGTTTATAATTTAGGATGGGAGAACGATTTAATTTATAAAATGAATTCTTATAATTATAATCAAGTCATAAATATGGATGTAGAATTAGATTTTTAATATGAAAGAAATGCCTCAAAATTGTATAGACACCTTCAAAGAAAGGTTTGGTTCATACCCGAGCATTATTGACTTACCGACAACATCAATATCTCCAAAAGATATGGATACATTTTTAAGTAAATCTCATCTATTATGGTATGAAGATTGGATGAATGATGAATATGTGACATTGCATCAGGGTAGATTATATGAATATGACTCAACCGGCGTTTTAATTTATAGAAGATTAGAAACTGATATATTTATTTTAACAACGGTGGATAAAAAAAATGTGGTGGATTATATGATATCACAATTAAAAAGATTAACAAAGAAAGAATAACTTTTGGGCGGGTTGGTGATATTTATAATAAAGAGTATTTATGAGCTCAGAAAAAGGGAGAATATATAAAATAACAAATAAAGAAAATGGTTTAATCTATATAGGTTGTACGGTTAATTCTTTAGAAAAAAGGTTTGGGGAACATTTATCAAGATGTTTTACTTCGGAACATAAATCAAAATTATATAACTCAATGAAAAAATATGGTCAAGAAAATTTTACCATAGAGTTAATAGAAGAATGTGATTTGAATGTTATTTATGAAACGGAAAAAAAATATATTGAAAGTTATGATTCCTACGATAATGGATTAAATTCTACCATAGGTGGTGAAGGTTGTTTAGGATATACCCATTCACCTGAAATGAGGGTTAGAATATCTGAATCACTTAAAAACGGTAATTCTCATAAAGGTAAAACATATGAGGAGTTGTATGGTGATAAAGCGGCTGAACAAAAAGAAAAACGAAGATTGTCCGTTAAAAAAGGTTGGGGGTTAATGTCAGATGAAGATAAACAAAACCGGATTATTAAAACCACAGAAACTTTACAAAAAACATCTAAATATAGTGTTGATTTAGTGATTGATGTTAAGAATAAATTAAAAGAAGGGTATAAAATTAAACAATTAAAAGAACTTTATCCTGACGTAAAAGACCATTTTTTTTATGATATAAAAAATGGACGAAGATGGGTTAATATATAAATTAAATTAAATTAAAATTATGGAAATTACAACAGAAGAATTAAAACAAAAGATTAAAAATGGGGAAAAACTAATCGTGGACTTCCACGCAAAATGGTGTTCGCCATGCAAAGTAATGAAACCTGCTTTTGAAAAATTATCGGAAGAATATAGAAAAGAAAATTCCGAGGTTCAATTATACACTATGGATGTGGAAATTAATCAAGAATTCGCGTCTTCTTTAGGTGTTAGAGCTGTCCCCACTGTAAAATCATTTTCTGAAGGTAAAGAAGTTTATTCTCAGCCGGGAATGCAAATGGAGCACCAAATAAAAGAGTTAGTAGATAATTTACTAAATGGATAAGTTATTAATTCTTTTCACAATGAACGGATGCCCTTATTGCGTCCAAATGAAGGACAAACTAGTGGAGTCCGACATATTCTTTGTTGAGAGAGATATTGATGAGCACAAAGACGAATATGATATGTTTGTGGAGATAACAGAAAACGATTTTGTTCCGGCATTTATGATTGTTGAATCTCCGGATGTGGAACCAAATACTTTATTGTTCGCGCCTGAAAGAGATTACAATGAAATTGATGAAGGAATTGCAATAATCAAAGAACATTTTAAAAAATAAATAAATCCCCTTGATTGGGGATTTATTTATTTATGTGATATTTATTAATATGAAAATAATAATTAATGAATCCCAGTATAATTTTTTGGTTGAACAAACCATACCACCTGTGACTAGTGGTACTACACCCGTAACAAGTGCTGCTACGACTACAACCACAACAGTTCTAACCCCTCAACAAAAAAATGCGGAACGTGTTAAAAAATATTTAGAGGCTCGAGAAAAACAAAAACAAGTGGTTGATGCTAATTTGGCTCTAATTAATGCAAAACGAAAAGTAAGGATAGATAATTGGATAGCCGCTAATCCAGGTAAAACTGAAAAGGATTATTGGAAATGGCAAGAAAAACGACAATCAGGCCCTGATGCGGATATTTACGATGGTAAATCGTGTGGTTTTGGAAGAGAAACTACAGGTTGTTCTGGTTCGCAACGAGCTAGTGAAAGAAGAGTTAAGAGAGAAGCTAATAGATAGTATCTAATTATTTTATATTAAAAAACAAAAAGTATGAACACAAGTTATAGTAAAATTAGACATATACAGGAATCTAATTTAAGATTGGAAAAAAGAATATTGTCGGAACAATCCACACCACCTGTGACGAGTGGTACTACACCCGTAACAAGTGCGGCTACACCAACAACCACTACAGTTCTAACCCCTCAACAAAAAAGGGCTGAATTAGAAAAACAAGTTAAAGCGAGAAACGCGGCTAGATTAGCTCCAATTGAGGCGGCTCAGAAAGCGAGAATAGATAATTGGATAGCGGCTAATCCAGGTAAAACCAAAGAGGATTATTGGAAATGGCAAGAAAAACGACAATCAGGTCCTGAAGTGGATATTTACAATGGTCAATTATGTGGGTTTGGAAATGATAAACCAGGGTGTTCAGGTTCAGAAAGGGCTAATGAGAGAAGACTTAAAAGAGAACGAAATAGATAACCACTAACGATTTAATTTTAAAATATAATCCCCTTGATTGGGGATTTTTTATTGTCCCATTTATAAAAATAAAATTGTTTGTATTTTTTATTTAAAAATCAAATAAACGATTATTTATATATAAAGAGACAATGACTTATTATTTTCAAACTTGTTGTGATAAATCTAATAATTCAGATAATTATTTTGGTTTAAGTAATTATGCGGGTGATACACCTAATCTTAATGAGGTTTATTCTATAATAACACCTGAATTAAGTGTTTGTGTTACAATGATTTCAGGGACTATTCCAAGTAATTCAAATATATATGACGGGAGTAATGCTGTATTAACAAACTATAATAATTGTACTACTTGTATTGGTAGTGATAATTCCTTTAGTTGTTCTCCATTACCAACAGTAAACTCTTACACCCTATCAAATGAGGATAATACAATTACTATTTTCCCAATGGGTGTTGTTTGTGATGTAAATAATACGAGAGACCCATCATATTATGGTGCAATTGATGGTAAAGTATCGGTCAAAATAAGTGGTGGTACACCACCATACACAACTACATGGTGGGGTGGAATTGATAATAAACGTGGTAGTGTTTCTACATCAATTCAAGGATTACCTGCCGGGTCATACACAGCAACAACAACGGATTTTTGGTCTGATTATACGGCAATAACGATATGTACTTTAACTAACCCTGTTTAACGTCTTGTTCGAATTAGAATATAATAGGAAGGATAATGGTTTCTCAGTTCGTTTAATAAAAGATTAATTATGAGAGTAATTGCAATATATTCAATATCAGGGTTAAACCCTCCATACACAGTTTATGCTTGTGATATCTATGGGAATCAATGTATTTTGATGGCAACGATTAGTCAACCTCCATCACCTTATGTAAATATATATTTACCACCACAATTTGAGAATGCTCCGTCATTGGGTATTAAATTAATTGGGCCAAATGGTTGTGAGGTATTTAAAATCTATTCTTGTATAGTTTTATTGGGGTATAAACAATTTCAAGATTTTGAAAATTTTGAATTTATGGATAATATCTTGTACGATTTCGAAAATTAAACTATTTATCACATATAAATATTATTTAAAAAAATGAGATTAACCGATAGAATCTTAGCGACCGGAGTCACCCTTGCCGATTTAGTACATATTGTAAAACCTTATGATGTAACAGATAGTCCTGAAGGGTCATCCTATAAGGCTAATATAGCTCAAGTATTATCGTATAATACTTTTTTAGACCCAACATTAGCGATGCCAATCACGGTGGGAGGAATTCCTGCAGGAACTACAGTCAATGATTTATATGGTGATACTTTTATTGATTTATTTAACGATTTATTATTTCCAACAGTACAACCAGCATATACAATACCAACAATTTCTATTGGAGGTGTTTCAAACACCATTGCTGAGGTTGGGTCAACAATTTCACTATCATTAACTGCAACGGGGGTTAAAAATGATGCGGGTGCATATACTCAATTACAATTATTAAGAAATGGTAATCCAATTTTTACTGATACATTTTTAATTATTTCTTCAGCAACTAATATTTCTGACCAATTTGGTTACGCGGACCCTAATAATCCAAATCTAACATATTCAATAAACCCTACGACTTATTCTGAAGTTTTTACTTTACCAGCACCTTCAAATCCAAACACATTTACAACAACTACTTATAATTCTAGAGGTAATTATAACGCGGGATTACCAAAACAAGGTAATAAAGGTTCATTTGATGTGAGAACTCCGTTAGTTAGAAATTCTAATGCACCACAAGCGTCGTCAACTAATTATAACAGTACTACATATACTTACACAAATATATACCCATATTTTTGGGGTGTGTCATCAACACAGCCAACAACATCAGGAATTGCGGCTCTTATTTCAAGTGGAGCGGCAAATAAAGAGTTGTCAAGTGCTGCGGGAACAATAACCATTAATTTTAATGTTTCTTCTTCTCCAAAGTATCTATGGTTTGCGACTTTTAGTAATTATCCGGCAAAAACTAAATGGTTTGTAGATTCGTTGAATAGTGGTAGTATTGGCGGAACTTCAAATTTATTTCAATCTCCGGTGACTACTTCTATTAATAGCCCTGATGCTGGATATTGGTCAGGAATAAACTTTGGTATATACATCAGTAATTATCAAACCACTAATATCTCAATGCAATTAAGAAACTCATAATAATATGGCAATTATAATTAACGATAATTTAACAACTCTTTCACCTAAATCATTAGATTCAAGGTATGGTCCATGGACTAGCACTACTCAAGCTAATATTAATGTTGTTTCCTCATTCAGATATATTGGGTTAACGGTTGGTATTCTAACCGGAGCAACAACATATGAAGGGGGTAGATATGTAACAGTTTTGGATGGTGTTTCGGAATATTGGTATTATACTGGTATTACTGATTCAGATTTGGTTTTAAAAATAGGTGGTGATTCCGGTTCATCGGCAGTTATTGTTTTGGGTGCTGGTGTTAATTCATCGGTTAGACGTGATGTTTCAAATGATGCGTCCGGAACTTATTCAGCGTCTTTAGGTGGTAGTGGAAATACAGCGTCATGTAATTTTTCAGTGGTCGTTGGTGGTCAAGATAATGTAGCGTCAGGTACAACATCATTTATTGGTGGTGGAAGATTAAATACCGCTGGTGGAGATTATTCAACTATTGGTGGTGGTAATTGTAATAGAGCTATCGGTGGTTGTTCATTCGTTGGTGGTGGAGAAGAAAACCTCGCGTGTGGGAACCATTCATTTGTTGGTGGTGGATATCACAACTGTACTTACGGTGAATATTCATTCATTGGTGGTGGCGGTGGTGATAGTTGTGGTCAAGGAAATAAAACTTATGGGAATAATTCAACAATTGGTGGTGGATGTTGTAATATTGCTTGTTGTTCTGCTTCTACAATTAGTGGTGGTAAAGGTAACAAGGTTTATGGAAGATGTTCAACTATTGGTGGAGGAAATAGAAACTGTATTGCAAGTGATTTCTCGTTTGTTGGTGGAGGTACTTGTACATATAATAACATTAGTAGTATTTTTGTATGTAACAGTGTTTATGGGGACGCTTCAGTTGTTGTTGGTGGAATGGGTAATCAGGTATTTAGTGGTTGTTCATTTATTGGTGGTGGTAGATTAAATACTGTTTGTTCAGATTACTCGGCAATACTTGGTGGTAGGTGTAACAAGGTTTGTGGATGTTGTTCAATTATTGGTGGGGGAAGTAAAAACTATATTACGGGTAATTGTTCTTTTATTGGTGGAGGTACTGGAGCATATATTGGAGATAGTTATACTTTTGTATGTAACGGTGTTTATGGGAACGTTTCAGTTGTTGTTGGTGGAATGGGTAATCAGGTATTTAGTGGTTGTTCTTTTATCGGTGGTGGTAAATTAAATACTGTTTGTGAACGTTTCTCGTCAATACTTGGTGGTTATAATAATTTGGTGAGTGAATGTGGTTCAACTATTAGTGGTGGTATGCGTAACAAGGTTTGTGGAAATTTTTCAACTATTGGTGGAGGAAATAAAAACTGTATTACGGGTTGTAGTTCTTTTATTGGTGGAGGTACTTATACTACTGCCGATGGCAATAATGTATATAACAGGGTCTTGGGGGACGCTTCAGTTGTTGTTGGTGGAATGGGTAATCAGGTATTTAGTGGTTGTTCATTTATTGGTGGTGGTAAATTAAACACTGTTTGTTCAGATTACTCGGCAATACTTGGTGGTCAATGTAATATAATATCTTCCGGTTTTACTAATTCTAACATCATTGGTAGTAACGTAACGGCAAATAGAAGTTGTACTACTTTTGTTAATGACTTATCTATTTGTAGTTTTAATAGTTCATCAGGATGTTCAGTTTGTGTTGGTTCAAATGGGTTGTTGGTAATTGCTCCTGTGAGCACTAATGGAACATCAGGTAAAGACGGTTCTTCAGGAACTAGTTTAGCTATTATAGGTCAATCGACGGATAGTATAAACTTATCAACTTTATCGAGTGGTAGTACTCTATCGATTACAACATATTCAGGGTTATCTTATACAGTAGGTCAAAGTTTAATTATCGCTAATTCTGCGACTGAATCATTAATTGGTACTGTCCAATCTTACAATATAAATACAGGTGCTTTAACTGTTACGGTGACTAGTGTAACAGGAACGGGAACTTTTAACTCGTGGGTAACAAATATTAATGGAGCGTCGGGGGCTGCTGGTTCTAGTGGTTCTAGTGGTTTTTCCGGAACCAAAGGGACTTCAGGTACTAGTGGAACATCAGGAACATCAGGAGCAAATGGTTCTAGTGGAACTTCAGGTGTTAGTGGTTCATCCGGAACATCAGGAACTAGTGGTGCAACAGGTTCATCAGGAACTAGTGGAGCGTCAGGAACATCGGGAGCAACAGGTTCGTCAGGAACTAGTGGAGCAACAGGTTCATCGGGAACTAGTGGAGCGTCAGGAACATCGGGAGCAAATGGTTCGTCAGGAACATCGGGAGCAACAGGTTCATCGGGAACATCGGGAGCAAATGGTTCGTCAGGAACTAGTGGAGCGTCAGGAACTAGTGGAACAACAGGTTCGTCAGGAACTAGTGGAGCGTCAGGAACTAGTGGAACAACAGGTTCATCAGGAACTAGTGGTGCAACAGGTTCATCGGGAACTAGTGGAGAGTCAGGAACATCGGGAACTAGTGGAGAGTCAGGAACATCGGGAGCAACAGGTTCATCAGGAACATCGGGAGCAACAGGTTCATCGGGAACTAGTGGAGCGTCAGGAACATCGGGAGCAAATGGTTCGTCAGGAACATCGGGAGCAACAGGTTCATCGGGAACTAGTGGAGCGTCAGGAACATCGGGAGCAACAGGTTCATCGGGAACTAGTGGAGCGTCAGGAACATCGGGAGCAAATGGTTCGTCAGGAACATCGGGAGCAAATGGTTCGTCAGGAACTAGTGGTGCAACAGGTTCGTCAGGAACTAGTGGTGCAACAGGTTCGTCAGGTTCGTCAGGAAATAGAGGAACATCAGGAACATCGGGAGCGAATGGTTCGTCAGGAACTAGTGGAGCGACAGGTTCGTCAGGAACTAGTGGAGTAAATGGTTCGTCAGGAACTAGTGGGGCAACAGGTTCGTCAGGAACTAGTGGGGCAACAGGTTCGTCAGGAACTAGTGGAGTAAATGGTTCGTCAGGAACTAGTGGAGCGACAGGTTCGTCAGGAACTAGTGGAGCGACAGGTTCGTCAGGTTCGTCAGGAACTAGAGGAACATCAGGAACTAGTGGAGCAACAGGTTCGTCAGGAACTAGTGGAGTAAATGGTTCGTCAGGGACTAGTGGAGCAAATGGTTCGTCAGGTTCGTCAGGAACTAGAGGAACATCAGGAACTAGTGGGGCAACAGGAACATCAGGAACTAGTGGAGCGACAGGTTCGTCAGGAACTAGTGGAGTAAATGGTTCGTCAGGAACTAGTGGAGTAAATGGTTCGTCAGGAACTAGTGGGGCAACAGGTTCGTCAGGAACTAGTGGAGTAAATGGTTCGTCAGGAACTAGTGGAGCGACAGGTTCGTCAGGAACTAGTGGAGCGACAGGTTCGTCAGGTTCGTCAGGAACTAGAGGAACATCAGGAACTAGTGGAGTAAATGGTTCGTCAGGAACTAGTGGAGTAAATGGTTCGTCAGGGACTAGTGGAGCAACTGGTTCTGCGGGGACTAGCGGAACAAGTCCTGAACCTCCAGTCATTGTATTAGGTGGTGGTACTTGTTCGTCTGTTAGATGTGGTGTTTTGAATACTTCAATAGGGAATTATTCAGCGTCTTTAGGAGGGAAATGTAATATTAGTAGTGGGACTTATTCAACAGTTGTTGGTGGTTATCGTAATACAACAAACGCAAGAATGTCATTTATTGGTGGAGGACATAGAAATGTAATTCAATCATTACCTAATGAAAATAAATCTTTAGGTGTGACAATTGGTGGAGGTATTGGGCATAATACTTCCGGAGGAACATTTACTTATTCAACAGGTCTATTAACTGGAACTACGATTTGTTTTAATTCTGGTGTATTGTCAACCATTGGTGGTGGTTTTAGGAACTGCGCAACAGGTTACTATACAACAATTGGAGGTGGTGAAAATAATTCAGCTTCAAATCCTCGAGCAACAATAGGTGGTGGTAAGTGTAATAATAGTTATGGTTATGGTTCAACAATTGGTGGTGGAACTTGTAATAAATCCGGAGGTTTAAACTCTACTGTTGGTGGGGGTGTTTGTAATAAAGCTTCAGCCTATTGGACAACAATTGGTGGTGGTGAAAATAATACTGCTTCTACTTATCGGTCAACAATAGGTGGAGGTGGTTATAACATTGCTTCCGGTAGTACCTCAACAATTGGTGGTGGTGGTCATAACAAAGCTTCCGGTGTTAGTTCAACAATTGGTGGTGGTGGTAAGTGTTTTAATAATGGAGGGTGGTATGGTTATGGTAATACTGCTTCTGGAGATTTTGCAACAATCGGTGGTGGTCGAGGTAATATCGCATCTAATAGTTATACAACAATCGGTGGAGGCGATAAAAACTGTGCGACACTACGTTATTCAACAGTCGGTGGTGGTCAGTGTAATACAGCTTCTAATTATCGGTCAACAATTGGTGGTGGTTATCGTAACCAAGCATCAGGTTCTCTATCAACAGTTGGTGGTGGTAATTGTAATATTGCTTCAGGAACATTATCATTCGTTGGTGGTGGAGGACGTACCTATAGTGGATATAAGACTAATATAGCATTTGGGTATGCATCTGTTGTTGTTGGTGGTCAAGGTAATATTGCTTCAGGAACAACATCAAATATTTTGGGAGGATATCTTAATCAAATAAAATGTAAAAATTCTACAATATTAGGTGGTCAAGGAAATACAATACAAGGTTGTTCATCGACTATAGGGGGTGGTGTATTAAATGTTGTGGGTCAACAAACAATTTTTATAGGTAATCCTTATAAAACTAATTATGCTACTTTATATTTTTATGGTGACGTATCACCATATTTTACCATTGGAAATAATATTTTATCGTATAACCCAAATTACGGAAAAACGATTCAATCCGATGTTGACTCTATTGTTCTATCAAATACTGGATATCCAAGTTATTATGATGTTACTCTGGTAAACCTTCAAAATAATGTTGGGACAACATTTGGTGAATTATATTTTATAAATAGGTCAACAATTACTGATGGTGGTAAGAATATAACAATTGCGGGTGGATTTAAAAACTATGCAAAGGGAAATTGTTCATTCATTGGTGGTGGTAATAATAATAAAGCAAATGGTGAAGGGTCATTTATTGGTGGTGGTAATTCAAATTGTACTACCCAGAGCAATTCAACAGTTGGTGGTGGTGTTTTAAACAAAGCGTTTGGTGATACATCGACTATTGGTGGTGGTTGTTGTAATACAGTGATGAATGTTATTGGTTCAACTATTAGTGGTGGAAAATCTAACTGTGTCGGTAATAGGTATTCATCTATTGGTGGTGGTTGTTATAATAAAATTTCTTCCTGTTATTCATCTATTGGTGGGGGATGTTCAAACTGTATTGTTAGTACTTGTTCAACAATTGGTGGAGGTCGTCTAAATAGAGCTTGCGGTAATAGCTCAACCATAGGTGGTGGTTGGTTAAATTGTACTTGTGGAACATTATCATTCATTGGTGGTGGTAGTTGTAATAGAGCGTTTGGAGGAGATTCAACAATTGGTGGTGGATTTTATAACCGTGTACTTAGTGGGGGGACATTCTCATCAATTGTTGGGGGTAGAGTTAATCTTATTTCAACTACTATGTCAACTATTGGTGGTGGTAGATGTAATATTATAACAGGAACGACTAGTCAATGTGGTGAAGATGCGGTTATTGCTGGTGGTCTTTCTAATAAAACTTTTCGTACTAGAGCGGCTATTTTAGGTGGTTGTGGTAATTATGCGTGTGGTTATGGTTCAGGGATAGTTTCAGGTAATAATAATAAATCGGCTACTAATATGACCTTTGTAGGTGGTGGACATGTGAATGTTGTTTGTGGATACCAAGGTGGTATTGCTGGAGGTGTTTTAAATATGGTGGGTAATTCACCAAAAATACAATCTTCTATTGTTATTGGAAATTGTTCATTAAGGTTTATTGGGAATTTAACTAGTTGTTTTACAACTAATGACTTATTATTAACTTTTGATAATAACGCTTGTTCGAGAAATGTTGTTGTAACAGCTTCGACTTATACCTCTGGGTCTTACATTGGATATACCGATATAAACGTTACCGGAGCAACAGGCTCGGTTCAAGTATTTGGAATTGGAAATGAACCATTAGTTAGGAATTTAACAAAAAGTTTAGGTGGTGGAAATTCTTCATTTATTGGTGGTGGTATTGGGAACACAGCTAACGCCTGTGGGTCTGTTATTGGTGGTGGTATTTGTAATGTTACTTGTGGTTGTCATTCTACAATAGGTGGGGGTAGTGGGAATATTGCTTCTGGAAATTATTCTACAATTGGTGGTGGTGGTGGATTTAAAGTTACTGGAAATACAAGTTCCCCAGGTTATTTCCCTATGATGGGAAGTGTAGGTAATATTGCGACGGGATTTACCTCAACAGTTAGTGGTGGACGTTTGAATAAATCTTTCGGATACTCTTCAACAATTGGAGGAGGCCAACATAATATTGCCAGAGGAGCAGGAAGTTTTATTGGAGGTGGGTATAATGAATATTACTCTAGTACGTATCCTAATATAAATAATATAGCGTCAGGGGTCAATTCAACAATAGGTGGTGGTTGGTCAAATTGTGCTTATGGGGTACGGTCATTCATTGGTGGTGGATTTCGTAATAGTGTAAGTGATTCTTGTACAACAATTGCGGGTGGTTCAATTAACTGTGGTAAAAAAGGTTCATTTATTGGTGGTGGTGACCAAAACTGTGCTGTTGGTTATTGTTCATTCGTTGGTGCTGGTAATGGAAATTGGGCTTGTGCGTCTTTATCATCAATCCTTGGTGGTACATATAATAGAATTCCATCTTCCTTTAATAATTCTAACATTATAGGTAGTAATATTACTGCAAACAGAAGTAACACAACATTTGTTAATAATCTTAACATTGAAAAAAATAAAATATTTACAGTACCTGTTAATAACGGAGGTGCGGGAGAAGTTGTTTATTTTGGTGTAGGTACATCATTAACTGCCGGGTCAGTTTATTATTATAGTACTGGTGGGACTTGGACATTGGCAGATGCAACAACAGTTGTTACATCATTAGGATTATTAGGTATGGCGTTAGGGACAACAATTGCTGGTGGAATGTTATTAAGAGGTTATGCTAAATTTAGTACAACATCATTTACCTCAGCGACTTTAGGTTCTATACTATATGTATCAACAACTGCTGGAGAGTTCAGTTCAATATCTCCACCTGTATCGGGTAATAATGTTCGAATCATTGGTTATTGTACTGATGCAACAAACGACATAATATATTTCTGTCCGGATAATAGTTGGGTCGAGGTACTGTAAATTTAAATAAATGACACAATTACTTAAAAAATTTGATGATGTATCGTTGGCTTCTATGAAAAAAGCCAACAATAATCCTATACCAAACACCATTAGAATTAATGGTGTTTTATTACAATTTACGCAAACACCTACACAAACTCAAACACAAACACCGACTAAAACACCAACTCAAACACCAACTAAAACACCAACACTAACACCAACAAATACACAAACACCAACTAAAACACCTACCCAAACCCCAACACAAACTCCAACTAAAACACCAACACCAACAAATACGCCAACTCCAACATCAACAAGTGTGATATTAAATTGTGTGAGCAGCGTTGTTCCACCAACAACAATAAATGGTGTTGTTATTACTGATATTCGAACAGGTAGTGTATCAAATTACGGACCTGCTTATACAAGTTGTGGAACTGTAACCACACCTATAAACTCAATATATTTAGGTGCAAGTGGAGCTTTTACTTATACGATGAATTTTAGTGCATCAGTTAACGGTATTATAGTTTTCTTAACGGCAACAGGAGGAGGGGGTAATGAGAATTTTATATTTACTACTAATACGGGAAGTGGAATCCCATCAATTTCGTCTTCGGAAAGTTGTTTCAGTACAATAATAGGTAACCAAATATTATCTGGACAAGGTGCTGGTGCTACCGGTGGAGGGGGTAAATTTTTAATTAATAATTCGGTTAATTTTACGTCATTAACAATTTCGGGGGATGGAGGTCTAGCTGGGGCTTTATTGTCAATATGTTCAAATTCGGGAATACCAGCACAAACACAAACTCCAACACCAACACAAACTCCAACACCAACACAAACTCCAACTCAAACACCGACTAAAACACCAACACCTACACAAACTCAAACACAAACACCAACTAAAACACCAACACAAACACCAACTAAAACACCAACACAAACACCAACATCTACAAAACCTTATACATATTGGTTATATAGTATATCATTACGTCAATGTTCAGATTGTACTTTCCCATATGGTGGTGGTAATATGAGTAATAGTGAAGAATTAACGGTTGGAAAATGGTATATCTTCAACCAAAATGGAATCAATTATATTATACAAATAACTTCATTTGATGGGGCATATTACGATGTTGCGTCATTTTCGATTTTAGACTCAAGTAAAAAAGATAACTGTGTGGACGTGATTTGTCCATCACCATCGCCAACTAAAACACCAACTCGAACACCAACACCAACCCAAACACCAACACAAACCCCAACACAAACACCAACACAAACTAGTAATTCTGTTGTATCAACTTGCGCTGTATTGTTTAATGCTGGTTCTAATGTTTATGCTTATAATGCTTCTGTAAACACCTTAACACTGTTAACAGTACCAAATTTTCCAAATAATAGTGTTGATATTGCTCATTCATTTAATGGAACAACGGGTAAACTTTGGGGTATTTCCGGAACATCATTTGTTGAGTATAATATAACCTTACCATCATTTACGGCAACATTTTTTAGATTCATAGATTTTCCAGTTGGTTTTACTTCATCAGCAGGTTTGGCGGCAATTTCAAATACTGTGATTTTGGCTGTAAATACTTTTACTAATCCTGACGAAGTTGTTGAGATTGATGTGTCAGGTGGAAGTCCTGTTATGACAACTAAATTTCCAATGGTCATTAATAGGCCAATATCAAACATTTCCCAATCTGGAATAACTGGAGATTTTTATAAAACAACAACAAATAAATTCATAGCACTTAATTATGTAGAGGTGGAGGATGAGTTTGAGGTTATAAGGTATTGTTATATAACTCAATGGGATTATTTAACAGGTGGTATTCCGGAAGTTGATGTTCAACTAGTAAATATTGGTTGTGCAACTTATGGTCTTTTTGAAGACAATGGAAATATTTACATAACTGAATCTAGCACATCTCCAAATAAATTATATATTATTAATCAAAATCCGCCATATGATGTGGTTTATGTTCGAGATATTAATAATATTAATATTTTAGGAGCATCTCAAATACCTAGTTGTTTAAATGCTTCTCTAAACTTTTCTTATTGTGACTATAGAATTGATGTTCAGGATATGAGTTCGGCGGCATGTGAATACAGAATTGATGTTCAGGATATGAGTTCGGCGGCATGTGAATATAGAATTGATGTTCAGGAGATATTACCTATTTATTCGTGTGAATATAGAATTGATGTTCAGGAGACATCACCTATTTATTCATGTGAATATAGAATTGACGTTAGTTGCAATTGTGCCCCATTCAATTTAATATGGGAAGCCAAAAACCTCGAAGTAACTACTTATAGAAATGGAGATACTATATTCCAAGCAACTACTAATACAGAATGGATAAATTATGGTAACAGTGGGGTAGGTGCTTGGTCTTATTATTTAAACTTATCATCTAACGGACCTATCTATGGCAAACTATACAACTGGTTTGCGGTAAATGATTCAAGAGGATTAGCTCCATTAGGTTATCACGTTCCTACAAATGACGAATGGGATACATTTGGAGTCTGTTTAAGTGGACCACCTATATTAAATGGTCCAAAAGGGAAAATGAAATCAACAGGAACGGGCCCATTGGGTCCGACAGGTAACCCAGTACAACAACTCGGCACTGGACTTTGGCAATACCCTAATTCTAATGCTACTAACGAAAGTGGGTGGACAGGTCTTCCAGGAGGGGAGCGAATGGACATTGGGGTGTTTACTACTATGGGAGAAGTAGGTAACTGGTGGAGTTCGTCACAGTTCGAGTTCGATGCTAATGGAGCCTATTACCGAAACCTTAGTACTAATGGTGGTGGTGATTTGAATCGGTCATGGCAGAATAAGAAATGGGGTTACTCGGTAAGATTAATAAAAGATTATAGATAAAAATATGATATTCAGGATATGAGTTCGGTGTCATGTGAATATAGAATCGATGTTCAAATTAACAACTAAACTTAAACAATTAACAACTAAACTTAAACTTTTATACAAATAACAAATATTTATAATTATGGATATTAGATTTACATTACAAGCGGAATATTCGGGGTCTTCATACGCCGTATCAGCATTTAACTTATTTGGATATACTGGTACTAGTACCACACCAATCCTATTAGCATCAAATATAACTAAAGGTCAATTATTGACAGGATACACATATACTACTACATCTTCGATAGTTAGAGGGTATGTGGTGCCTTTAGGTACTTGTAGCACATCACCATCCCAAGATTATAGTTTAGTGTTTTCACAAGGTCCTATTATTATTGGTACTTTCAGTAATTATTCTGGGTCATCTTCAGTAGGTATAGTAAAATTAACGAATAATTTAAGTCTTGATAGAACTTTTAATGTTGGGAGTGGGTTTAATTTTGGGTCTGTTTTTCCGACTGCTGAAGGAGTTCCGGGTCCAATGTCAATTGTTAAACAATCTAATGGTAAAATAGTTGTTGTAGGTACTGTAACGTCATACGATGGGGTAACAATACAGAGAATTATTCGGTTAAATCCTGATGGTAGTAAAGATTATACTTTTTCTGGTGCCTCTTCATTCCCTTATACAATTCTATCAGTTGATACTCAATCAGATGGTAAACTTATTTTAGGTGGGTATGTCAATACCGTAACAACCACTACTACTACTGGTGCTGGATACGTTGCTAGATTAAATGTTAATGGAAGTACCGATACTTCATTTGCCTCTAGTGGATTTTATTCCGTAAATGGGACAGTTAAGATTGTTCTAGTCCAACCTAATGACCAACAGAGCATATTGGTTGCTGGAAATTTTCTTAACCCATATGGTGGAATCCTAAAGCTTACTGCAAATGGTGTAATCGATACTAGTTTTGCATCTTCTAATGTCGCAGTCTTCCCGAGAACTAATGATGGTTTAGGTAGTATAACCTGTATGCAGTTAGACAATAATAATAGAATTATGATTGGTTACACAGGGACTACTTCATTTACTGGGGTAGGTAGTCTTAATTCTACAGGATTAAATCCTGTTAGACTTAGTGCTGCTGGTGTTTTAGACACTAGTTGGTATCCACAGTGCAATGGGCCAATTACTTCTATGTTAGACCAACCTGGTCAAGGAGGAAAAGTTATTCTTGCGGGTAAATTCACACAGGTGGGAACTCTGGTGGGTACAAAAACTGGTATTGCTAGAGTATTAACTACTGGTTTAAATGACGGAACTTGGACTACATTTGCATCATATAGAAACGAACCAACAAATGAATGGTTCCCCTCAAATAAAATTTCTGCGTTATCTGATGGAAATATTTTATTTATGGGTCCTATAATATCTGTTAATAATGTTAATACTGTAACTAATATTACTGTATTATCACCAACAACTGGTGCAAACGCTGCTGGTATTTTTAATGGTGCTGCTGACATCGCAACTTATCGAGATGTGGTTTGTATCCAATAATTATATATTGGATAATTATGGTGGGTATACTGACAGTACTGATGTTGGTCTTAAAGGTGTCTTTGTAAAATTAGATACCTGTTTTCCTAATTAGTTAAAATATAACCAAATCTTTTATACGGTCTTTTATTAACCAAGGTTTTTTATCAAAAGGTTTTGTTAAGTCCCCAATTATATCATATGATTTTATTGTAGATTTAAATTTCAACATATCAAAATCAAACACATCTAATACCATTGAAATGATAGATTCATTATTATGGACAGATGTTGTATTAATGTTAATCATGTAATCGTCATCATTATTTTTAATGTTAGAATATTTGAATTGTATTTTATCGGTGATTGAATGACAAAATAAGTGATTGGCAATATATTCTGAATAATAAAATTCTAATCTACCCATATCTAAACTATATCCGTGTGGGAATTCGGATGTGATGTTTAAAGGTGAATAATTAAAAGTTGTTAAATCTTTAGTATTCTCTTCAGAATAATCTAATTCAAGGGTTAAACCATTAGTATCAGAAATAGAGTGGTATTTTAATCCTTGAGTATCATTCGATACATAATCAATGATTGATTGTGAATATATTGGTCTAACTGAATCATAAAAATTATAAGTATATTCAGATTTTTTAACTAATTCTTGACCATAAGTGATTACATCAATAATATTTATTTGTGTATAACCAAATTCAGATAATAGTTCTTTATATTCTTCCAAGAAAGAAGATTTTAATTTAGTCATATCTAATATCTTATTTGAATTAGTTAATCCATTAACAATAAAAAATTTACCACAATCGGTTACTTCTATAACTGCATCAATATTATTTTCTTTAGTTAATTCTTTTAATAGGTAATCGGAGAATAAATTCACAATACCTCTGTTTGATTTTTCGTTAATATATTTCATAATTTTAGACTTATACCAATTAATAATTAAAATTATATTAATTCTAAATAGAAAATAAAAAAAGGGACATAAAGTCCCTCAGATTTTTAACACAATAAATATTATTTTTTATTATAATATTTCTCAACAACTTTACGAATTGACTCTTGTATAGGCTGAGTTTTTGGCTCAGGAGCTTTAGGTTGAGACTGGCTCGTTTGTTGTGTTGTTTGTGTTTGATTCGAATTTCCTTTGCAACCGCATCCCATGATATATTTTTTTAAATGTTTATATCAATAAATATCTGTTATAATGGTAATATGTAAAGATTTTTTTTTAATTTTACATATTTATTATTATGAGTAGAAAAATTAGACTTACGGAAGAAGGGTTATATCGTTTTATTAAAACAATTGTTGAACAAGTTGAGGATGATTATTATAAAATGACGCCTAAAGAATATACGGACTTAATGGTTTTAACTAGTTACAACGGTAATTCTGTCACGAATCTTAAAAAATTTGGTGGAAAACCAATATGGATAACCGGTGATTTAAATCTTGCAAATACACCAACAACTTCATTGGGTAATATTGGATATATTGACGGAAATTTAGATATTAGTCGTACTAGTGTGTCTGATGTATCAAATACGAAAGTTAAAGGTTATATTAGTGATTACGGTTCACCTCGAGAAAAAAGACGAGAATTGGAGGAGTTAAATAAGATGAAAGAAACCATGAATGAATATAGAAATGGTGATGATTGGAATCTTGAAAAAGAAGACGAGTTAGGTATGAAGGCTCAAGCGTTATTAGAATATTTAGACCAAGAGGGTGATGTAAAAGTTTTAGATGAGGATGATAAAGAAAAATTATCGGTATTAATAAAAAAGAAAGAAGACCTTGAAGCTCAGTATGAAGATAAAGATAGAGAAGGTGACCCCGATGAAAATGTTGAAATATTAAATACTATTGAGGAAATTCAAGAAGAAATTGATGGGTTAACAGAAGATGTTGCGGATGTTTATGATATGTACCCTGGTAATTACAGTTATTATGGTTTATCCCAATTTGAGGTTTTACTACCAGGATTTAAAGGTAGAGAATATTCTGTTGGTACAGAAGATGAGATGGAAACTTCGGCATTAGAATACTCAAAAAATTTAGTTGATGATATGGGTGTTGAGGGTTTTAGAAGTGGTTTTATTGATGGTTATATTAATGAAGATGAGGTTCTTGATTATTTTAGAGATTTTTATGAAAATGATATAGCTAACGAACCGGATGTCTATTTTAGTGATGATGATTTTGAGTTAACCTCAGAACAAGAAGAAAGGAAAGAACAACTTGAATCTGAAATTGAAGAATATAAAGAAAGATTAATAATTATGGATGATTCGGATTCAACAGAATATGAACAAACACAAGACCACATAGAATATCTTCAAGAAGAATTAGATAATATTGAGGTTGATATGGAACCATCCCAAGATATGATTGATAATAAGGTAGACTCAATGTTAAAAGATGTTGAGAATGATATTACATCTTATATGAGTGATTTTGGATTAAGTATTGAGGATTATATTGATAAAGATGCTTTAGCTCAAGGATTAGTTGATGAAGATGGTTGGGGTGTGATGAATGGATACGATGGTACATATGATGATGTAGTTGTTAACAATACTAGATATTATGTTATGAGAGTTAATTAAAAACTATTCATTTCTTTAATATATTTTCATATAATTAATATAATAATATATGGAAAAGAAACAAAAAAATAAAAAGACATCATTTATAATGAATACCGATTGGTTATTCGATGGTGTCCTTGACGCGGAACAGAAACAATATGTTTTATTAGACTATTTTCAAAAGATGAATAAACATCTAGAGAAAATGGAGGTTTACCCAATGTTTATTGAGCTTTCATTACATTTGGGTAATATGCAAACTTTATTAACTCAAAACAAAATACTTTATATTGATAGAAAATTATCATCAAAAGATGATGAATTAATTTTTTCAGATTTAAAAGTTAAAGATATTCCCGTGCTAGCGGATGAAGAGGTAATTGAATACCGAAAAATTTTAAAAAATAGCCAACCCCAATTATACGACTATTTTAATTTTGCAAAATCTATTTGGAGTATTGTTTATGATTCCATAGATGTTGTTGTGAAAAAAAACAAAAATAATTTATCAAACAAGTCAGGGTTTTTTTACTACAAATTACCGGATAAATTATATATTTGGCAATATACTACAAGAAAAATTTACAAAACAAAAAACCAAACTAAAACATCGTTAAAATTAGTTTATGAAGGAGTCCAAGACGATTTGACAATTCCCCAAATTATATCTAAATTTTCTAAAACTTATGAAAAGAATAATGAAGAATCACATCCATTATTTGAAGTTTTTTGTAGTGATATTTTTCCATTAGAGGAAACATTAATACCAATCTTTAAAAGGAAAATATTAGCATATATAAATCAAAGTGGAAAACAAAATAAAAGATTATTGTCTTAATGGGATTTAACAAAAAAATAATTGATAAAAAATCGGTAAAAAATTGTTTTAATAATAATTTAGGTTTAACTTTGTTGTTTAAATCGGATATGTTAATTCTGTCGGATAAAATATCATCTAAAGTTTATAAATGGTATATGAAAGGATTAACAGAAGATAAAATTAAAGAAAAATTTAATTATGGACGAAAAACAAATTAACAATTTGATTGGTAAATTAAGACAACCAATCCACATTACCTACATTTCAAAGTATATTCTCAAAAAGAATATTGAAGAAACAAAAAAAGAGCTGGATTTTTTAATAGAATCCGGTATTATTGTAGAAAGTAATATAGCAGAAGGGTTTTATGTGGTTATCTAAAAAAACATATCATATTGGTAGTGGTTGTAGTCAAACAGTGATTAAAATATTTAACTTTCCCCTCTTAATTGGTAAATCTAAAAGTCAGTTTTATCTTATTTCAGGTAAGAGTGGGGTTGGGTTTAAAATAACAACAAAACCATTGTTTTCTGTTAGACAGGGTTATAGAAAGAGTATAAAATTAGGTAAATATTATATAGTAAAATTATGAGTAAAGAAATGGTAAAAAACCCCGAGCATTATGGGGGAGTAGATAATCCATATGAAGCCATTAAGGTGATAGAAAATTGGTCTTTAGATTTTCATTTGGGTAATACGGTGAAATATATCTCAAGGGCGGGTAAGAAATATCCGGAGAAAGAATTGGAGGATTTACTCAAAGCTCAATGGTATCTTAATCGTAGAATTGAAAATTTAGAAAATAAACAAAATTAAATATGGAATTTGTAATAATTGCCGTCGTAATAATTGCTATAGTAGGAAAGTATTTTATAGACTCCCGTGTTAAGTCTCAAAAACCATCACCAATTTCAAATCAAAAAGAAATAACATATGACCATAGTATTATAGAATTAGAAACTATGTCAATCATTAATGATTATAGAGTAAGTGTAGGATTAATACCTTTAAAGATAAGTAATTATATTTCTTACATATCAGAAAAACACACTACTTACATGATTAATGGAAATTTTACTAATCATAATGGTTTTGTTGGTAGACAAGAAGATTTAGTTTCTACTTTAGGGGCTAAAAGAGTTGGGGAAAATGTGGCTTATAATTATAGCACAGCTAAAGGAGTTTTAAATGGTTGGTTAAATAGCCCTACACATAAAGAAAATGTAATTGGGGATTACACTCATTTTGGAATATCAATAAGACCTAATTTAGATGGTAAAAAATATTACACTAATATTTTTATGAAAATTTAGAAAATAAACAAAATTAAATATAAAAAAATGGCAAAATTACAAAAAATTGAGACAACAAATTTCATCTATGAGTATGAACTATCAGATGATGAATTAAAACAATATAGAGAAAGTCCGGATGAATTTTGGGATGAGTTTGAGGAAGATTGGGGTGATTGTATTTACGAAGATGTGGATTCAATTCCGACTGATATCAATCTTATAGAAGAGTAAATGAAAGTGTTAGTAGATATTGACGAATATGCTGAAGGAGCGATTCTATTGAATGGGTTAGAAAGTGCTATTATTGGAATTGTCCAAGAGTTTGGGAATGGTAATAGAGTTCTATACTCAAAACAGAGAATCCTTGATATTCTGCAAGAACGAGACCAAATGACTATGGGAGAAGCAGAAGAGTTCTATGACTATAACATATTAGGTTTATATGCTGGCGAACAAAATGCTGTGTTTCTGGACCAAGGTTTAGAACCAATTAAAAATGAAGAAAACGAGTGGGAATACCACGCAAAGTAATATGATAGAGACAGGAAAGATTATAAATGGTGAGTGTGTTGAGGTTATGGGAACATTTCCTGAAGGTTGTGTTGATTTAGTGGTGACTAGTCCTCCATATTCGGTTAACATTAAATACGATGTCTATAACGATAGTATTCCAATGGACGAGTATTGGGATTTTACAACAAAATGGTTAACTGAAGCGTATAGAGTATTAAAGGATGATGGAAGAATAGCAATCAATGTTCCAATAGAAGTAAATGTTCAGGAAAGAGGTGGAAGAATACTATTCAATGCTGAATTTTGGATGAAGATGAAGGAAGTTGGATTTAAATTTTATGGAATGGTTGACCTTACCGAAGATTCACCACATAGAGTGAGACAAACAGCTTGGGGTAGTTGGATGTCAGCATCTAGTCCTTACATCTATAATCCAAAAGAATGTATCATTCTAGCTTATAAGAAAACAAGTAAGAAATTACTTAAAGGACAATCACAATGGGAAGGAGAACCAACTAAAGTAATTCAGGAAGATGGAACTATCAAAAATAAGATGGTTTATAAGGATGAAGATAAGAAAGAGTTTATGAACTTGGTGTTTGGAAGGTGGGAATACTTTGCTGATACAAAATCCTTAACCAAGGCGACATTTAGTATGGATATACCGGGAAAGGCGATTAAGATACTTACATATAAGGATGATATTGTTCTTGACCCATTTATGGGAAGTGGGACATCGGCGGTAGCGGCAGAAGTTTTAGAGAGACGATGGGTGGGGATTGAGTTATCTCCGGATTATACGGAAGTTGCTCGGAAAAGAGTTCAAGCATTCATTGATGATAAGAAACAGACAAAATTAGAATTAAAAGAAGAGGTGTTATAACCTCTTTTTTGTTTTCTGTATATTTATAACTAAATGATTTATTATGGCAAAAAGATTTATAATTTCCGAAGAAGAAAGAAGTGACATCCGTTCTATATACGGATTGGTTACTGAACAAAATGAGAGTCCTGAATTAAAAAAGGGTATCCAATGTTTTTTAAATAAAAAAGGACACAGAGATGATAAAAACCAACCATTAAAAGTTGATGGACTTTTGGGTGATAGTGTTAAACAAGCGTTGAGTAAATATCAATCAAAAATTGGTGTTTATCCTGTTGATGGTGTTTGGGGTCCTGCAACACAAAATAAAATGCCTGACTCGGATGTTCAAATCTTTAAAGATTGTGTATCTCAAGAAGGTAGTATTATAGATAAAGGTATTCATTTTTTAGGTTTAGATTAATTATGAAAAACTTAAATCAAATTAATGACTTAACTGAAAAATGGGAAGGTTTAACTCGTGGTGAGAAAATTTTTGTTGTTGAAGTGATGAAAACCCTTTATCCTGAAAAAACAAAATTACTTTCAGAATCAAAATGGTATAACACCGTTGGTGATATTGCGGGTATATTTGACCCAACAGGTGTTGTAGATTTAGTTAATGGTATTAGTTATTGGAGACAAGGAGATAAATTGTTTGCGATTTTATCTTTTATTGCGGCTTTACCTATTTTCGGTGATATTATTGCTAAACCGGTTGTAGGTGTTATGAAATTAGGTGGTGAAGGAGCTAAAGCGTTTAAAGCTGCCACTCTTACTGGTGATGCTGTTAAAGTTGCTGGTGCAGCCAAATCAGTTGGTGGTCCAATTGCTAAAATGGTAGAAAAATCTCCTGCTTGGGGTGAAAAATTAATAACAACATTGAGGTCATCCATTGGAAAAGTTCCTTATTTAGGTAGTAGATTCGTTAATTTATTGGAAGAATATGTAAAATTATTTACTAAAGCGAGTAAAGAAATGGGTGCGACAGGTAAATTTAAGGCTTTCAGAGGTTATGAGGCATTAAAACCATCATTTCTTAATAGACTTGTTGGTGGTGTCCCAAGAATTGGTGGTAATGCGGCGACAAGGTCATTAATGAGAAGGAGTAAATGGTATTTGGCATTATTAGATATGTTAGGTATTCATAATTTTGTTGGTCCGGATGAGTTGGAACAAAAGGTTACGGACATAGACCAAAAGGTTGAGAAATTTAATAGTGACCCAAAAAATAAAGAATTGTTTAATAGTGAATTTGGTGGTGAAAGTCAGGAAATAAAACCAACACCTCCATCACAACCTAAAACAGGGTCTGACCCAATAACAACTCTATTAGCACCATTGTTAGGAAATGCTGTAAAGGGTTTGATATAATATGAAAAAATTAATTATTGAGAGTGGGATAAGGGAAATAAAATCTCTTGCTAAAAGATATCAGAAGGCTAAGATATATTATCATATGGACCTTGATGGTGTTGTTTCAGCAATTGCTATGAAACAATATCTCGAGAGTAATGGTATTCAAGTCGTTGATTGTGAGATTATCCAATACGGTGATAAAGAATTTGCGGTTAAAAAACCTGATGCTAGTGGTGATATTATGCCAGTGTTGGTAGATTTTGCTCACGGTAAACCAATGTTTATGATTCACACAGACCACCACGATAGACAAGCTGGTGCGGAAGAAACTACATCAACATCGTTTAGACCTTCTCGGTCAAATGTTGAGACATTATCTCAAATAGTCTCTCCACGAGATATATTTCCAAATGAAGATATATTACTTATCTCTACTGTAGATTCAGCTAATTACGCTATAAATGATATTAGTGTTGACCAAGTAATTTCTTATTTATTTAGATTAGATAAAGAAAAATCTTTGTCTAAAAATAAAACTGCGATGGGATTAGTTGCTAATAAATTGTTGTTAGCTTTTAAAAACAAACCTGGGTTTTTAGATGAGTTGGTTATGAAATCAACACCATCATTGTTAAACATATTACACAACATCAAAAGAATAATGGTTGAAAAAGGTTATGCGAAACCTGAACAACTTGAAAAAAATAAAGAAGACTATGTTGAGTCAATGAAAACCAATCCCAATGTTAAAGTATTGGGTAATATTATTGTTCAGTATGGTGGTGGGTCAATGTTTAAACCAGGTTCTTACGATAGATATACACCATTTAAAAATAACCCTGAAGCTGACTTTATAGTTATTGCTTGGCCATTAGGGTTAGTTCAAGCGTCCTGTAATCCATTTAAAAAAGAACGAGAATTAAAAGGTGTTAATTTAGGTGAGATAGCTCAAGAAGTTTTATCTAAATGGGAAGACCAATTAAAACAAAGAGAAATTCCTTTATCAACAATTAAGTGGATATCGGAATCGTCGAAAGATTTTAGTGGGGAATCAGTTGGGTTTACTTTTAAAGATTTTGTTGCTTTATATGGTAAAGAATATAAGACAATGGAAGATGGTAAGGGAAAATTAGTTCACATTGGTGAGATGATGGAAAAACCTTTTTCTGAATTACCTGAAGAACATAGAAAGATGTTGGATGATATTAAAGTAAATGCTTGGGACTTCATCCAATCTAATAGTGGAGGACACAAATGTATTACAAACATATCGGGATTAAATTTTATGGGTAGAAGTACTCGTCCACCAAAAGGTGATTATAAATACAATCCGGACTCTGACGATTCTCCTTATGTAAAGTTTGTTAAAATGATTCAGAATGAGTTTGTGAAAGTATTACAAAGTAAAATTGAAACAAAAAAATAAGAGATGACCTATAATGGGTCATTTTTTATGCGGATACTTTATCACCAATTTTAATACCTAATTTTTTACAGGTGTTCCCTTGAACTTCAAGGATTGTATCTCCTTCACCAATATATGATTTACATTCGTTGGTATTACAAGGTGGACAATTATGGTATATTTTTGTAATTACATTATCTGATATGAAAATAATATCTAAAGGTATAACACAATCTTTCATCCAAAATCCGTGTTGACCATCGGACATTAAAAATAACATACCATTAAAGGTTTTATCAAATCTTTTACCCATCATACCATTTGATGTATCTTTTTTTGAAAAAACTACTTTGACATTGAATTCTGAATTACCTATATTTATAATCATATAGATAAATATCATAAATTTAATAAAATGAAAGAGGTTAAACGATATTCCGGGGTAATAGTTAAATGTGGTGATGAGGTTTTGCTTTGTAAAAGAAACGCTACAGGTGAGTTACCAGGACAATGGAGTATTCCTTGTGGTCATTTGGAAAAGGGGGAACACCCTATGGATGGTGTAAAACGCGAATTCAAAGAAGAGACTAACTATACATTAGATAATGATTTAAAATTAGTTGGGTTTGTTAAGAGATATAATCGTGAAGGTTCGGAAATAAAAGGTTTGATGTATGTTTTTATGATGGAAACAGACGAACCAATAAATCCGGATTTAGAAAATGCAAAAGATGGTGAAGAACATACCGAATGTGGGTATTTTAACCTTGAAAATCTACCATTTGATAATAAAAACGACCAATTATGTAAATTAATTATGAGATTGTTAAAAAAAGATTAACTTTTCTAATTTTACAACATATTTATATACTCATTCAGCCAACAACCCCTTTCTATGGTTGGTATAATAAAAACCTCAACAGAGTAAAATTTGTTGAGGTTTTTTTTGTTTATATCAAAAATAGTATTATCTTTGCTTAAAATAAATTAATATGTTAAACAAAATATTGCTTTGGTGGTGGAATTTAGTATATAGGGAGATGGTAATGAAAGAGAATGAATTAGGTGTAAGATGGTCAAGATTAAAAATTAAGAAACTTAAAAATAAATTATGAGAAAATTAACTTTTGATAAATGTGGTGTTTCTTATCGTTATGGTTCGGTAACAATCAATACTTCCGACTATAATAATTTTGATAAACATTATAATGTTGTTGTTGAGATTGATGATGAACTTGGTGTAATTAATATTACCGGTGAAAAATGTATTATGGAATGTAATATGTTTAGTAGTGAATTGGGTAAGGAAGAATTATTTACGGACAGCGCCTTTAAAGATTATAAAAGTTGGTTTGGATTAGGTCCGGTTAAAAGAGTGTTGAGAGATGGTTGGATTGAAAAGAAAGAAAGAAAAACTACCACATATCAGTCAAATAATTATGTAATTAAACGATAATGGAAAAGACATTTCAAGAAAGAATTAAAGAGACGATTGATAACATATGTGATAAACATAAAGTGAGTAATCCATTTACGATTCCTGCCGCAGGTAGAATGATAGCTCAATATGATGGATTAGATAAGGCGATTGAGTTATTTGAGGGTGCTGTGATACAACATCAAAAAGACCCATTCAAATCTTCCGCGTACAAGGCGACATTACAAACAATTTTATATCCAATGAATGAAAATAAATAGAAAAAATGGAAAATATGTTTAAGTTTTATGAGGTCGGGGGAAAAGTTAGAGACGAGATTTTAGGTCTTGAATCTAAGGACGTGGATTATGTTGCGGTTCCAAGTGATAAATTACTTCAGGACTTTGATACTGCGGAATCTATGTTCTCTATGTTGGAACAATATTTGAGAGATGAGAAGTTTGAAATCTTCTTAATTACTGCGGATTGTTTTACCATCAGAGCTAAATTCCCAAAAGACCACAAGTATAGCGGTGTTGCTGACTTTGTGATGGCTCGTAAAGAAGTTGGGTACATTCCGGGAACAAGAACACCAATCGTTAAACCGGGAACATTATATGATGATTTAGAGAGACGTGACTTCACATTAAATGCTCTCGCTAAAGATGAGGATGGTACCATCATTGATTATTTTAATGGACGACTTGATTTGGAAAGAAAAGTTTTAATTACTCCAAAATCTTGTAAAGAAACTTTTAATGATGACCCTCTTCGTATTTTAAGGGCTATCAGATTCTCAATTACAAAAGGGTTTAGTTTAAAGTTTTTGGATTACTATATCAACAACTATGACTATGAAAATAAAATGGGGGTGGTTTCAACGGAAAGAATCCGAGAGGAACTATTAAAATGTTTCAAACACGACACATTAAAAACTTTGGAGATGTTGTATTATTTTCCAACATTAAAGAATTATATTTTTGAAAACAAATTGTTATGGTTGAAACCAACAACGGAACAATAAAATAATTAAAAAAAATGCTTGGTATTATCAAAAATAGTATTATCTTTGTCGGGAATTTAAATTAAATTAATATGGTAAGTAAGTTATTGACTTTGGTGGGTGTTATTTTTTTATTTGTTTTTGTTATTATTGGACACAGAATGTATATGGTAAGTCGTGTCTCAATAAATGGACATTATTATGAAATTACCATTTCGGGTAATAGAACTCAAAACACAAATTTTTTCACTAATACATATGTGGAGAAAAACGGATGTATTACATTCAAAGATGAGTATAATAGAGAGCACAGAATCTGTGGTTCATATAATATTGAAAAATATTAAAAAAAGTTTGGTATTATCAAAAAAAGAATTATCTTTGTACCATAGAAACTAAAACATATGACAACAAACACTCACACAATTAGAATTGAGAACGAGAAGTTCGGAAAACTATTACACGAAACATTCGTGGATGCAATCCAATTCAAGTTATTTTTGAAGATGGTTCAAGGATGTATTGAGTTAAAGAATGATTTGTCGTTCTTCAACGGGACGGATTTTTTAATCCACATTCCTTATAAATATTTGGTGGATTCCATCATCGTAACATCAGTTAATGATTATGATTTGGCGGACCATATGAGAAGTAAAGTAGAGGCGTTAGTAACTAAATAAAAATAAATATTATGAAAACAGGAATCATAGCAATATTGATTGTGGTAGTTTTGATTGTGGGAGAGGTTAAGTGTATTATAAAAGCACTTCAGTGTAATTGGGAACCAATAGGTAAGGCTGAGGCTGTATATACGGTGGCTAGTTTAACTGGTGTGGGGGCGATAGTGGGTTACTTGGATATTAAAGATAAATAAAAATGAATATTATGAAAAAATTACTGTTAGGTTTAATGATTGTTGTGTCATTATCAATGTTTGGTCAAGAAAGTGCTAATAACGGAACATTCGTTAGAAAATACACAAAATACATTATCACAAAGAATGATGTCCCTGAAGCGGCTCAACATAGTTTAACCACTATTGTGTATAATGAGAATAACGGTACAGATATTGGTTTGTATTTTGGGAATAATAAAGTGTTATTATATAGTTCCGGTAAAGTTGAGACAGGTGTTACTAATAATGGTACTAAATATCAATTGGTTAAGTGTATAAATAAAGATAAGGGGAATGTGCTTTACTTACAACTATTTGATACCGCTCTCCGAATATTTACCAATGAAAATTTTAAAGATTCCATAGAATATTTTAATTAAAGTGTAAATATGAGAAATACTACAACCGGAAGAGATTCAAAAGACGGTACAAATCATACAGGAGGTTTAACCGGTGTATTTATGGTAGGTTGGTTTATTGGGGTGTTAACTTGTTTAATAGTTTTATTATGGGGAATGTCGGGTGAGACCACAATCCAAAGTAGAAAAATCATCGTCCCGGAAAAAAGATTAACAACTGACGGAAAAACAATTGATACTTTATTCATTTATAAACAAGAAAGATAACTATGTCTACTAATTACTATAAAATACCAAAAGCAACTGAGGTTAGAGAGAAATATCTTAAGCTGGTTGAAGAAATAAATAATTTGGATATATGGTGTCCGGATAACATTAGAAACGACTTTAGAACTACTGAGAGAGGGTTTGATTACTTATCTCCTTGGGATGTGTTCTTGGACGATATGAGAATCCATATTGGAAAGAGAAGTGGAGGTTGGAAATTTCTTTGGAATTTTCAAGACAATAAATTCTATAGTAATAAAGAAGAACTTTTGAAGTTCATCCGGTCAGGTAGAATTATTGATGAATATGGTGAATTACAAGACACTGAAGAGTTTATTAAGATGGCGTTAGAGTGGGGTCAACCGGATGGTTATGTGTTGGATGACAATTATATGGAAGAACAACGCAAGAAACCTAATTACAGACCTAGTTCATTTAATATGTCAAGTTATTATGATAAAAATGTTGATGGTCTCAGAGTATCAACAAGTGCGGAGTTTTCCTGATTCTCTTTAAAAATAGGATGGTGGAGTCGCCGACATCTGTCGGTCCAAAATTAACCCTCACAATAGTGGGGGTTTTTTGTTTTATGGTATATTTATAAATAAACTGAATATGAAAAACATTATACTTACTGAAAAACAATTTGAAAAATTGGTAACAAAAATGAAAACCATTAAAGAAAACGATGGTAAAGGTTCTTATATGGCTAAACAACAATTATTTATAATAGCAACTTTGGCTCATAAAATGTGGGAACAATTAGAAGACGGAGAACAACTTGATGATTGGATGGAAAGTAAAATCGCTCAATCTGAAGAAAGTATAACATCTGTCGTGAAAGCATTTATGTATGATGAAGTTATTGATGAAAAAGATGTTGATGGTATGGGTAAATTAGATTATAGTGATATAATAATTGGTAAATAAATTAAAATAATTAAAAAATGGAAAATAAATCATTAACAGACAAAATGTTCCAACAAATTAAAAATATGGAATTATCTAATGAAGAAGTTATTGTTGAAAGCGATAATACCTTAAATAAAATTAGTAAGGTTACATTATATAAGTTAGACACAAAAACAATCAAAATTCTTACTGATAGAATTAAAGATGAATATACTGCGCATTATTATTATAGAGCGGCATCTAATTGGTGTCAGGATATGAATTATAAAAAAGCTGCAGAATTTTTTACAAATGAGGCGGCAGATGAATTAACACATGCTCAGACTCTACAAGAATATATGGTGGACTTTAATGTTCAACCGGAAATACCCCAAGCACCAACAAAATATAATTTTTCAAATTTAATTGATATTGTTCACGGAGCATATAAAATGGAGTTAGGATTAATGAATGAATATAATAAAAACTCACAATCATTATTTAATGATGATATTACAACTTTTGATGTTTTAACTAAATTTAGAAAATTTCAAAAAAATGCTGTTGTAGAATATAATGATTTAATCAATGCTAGTAATTTAATTGATAAAAACGATAAATTCCAAGTATTATATTTTGAGCAAACTTATTTCTAAAATGAGAGATTTAATTAAGAAAATATTAAAAGAACAACTTGAGGGTGGTGAGAATGATAATCCTTTATCAAAAAAAGAAATATTACTTTTCAAATACCTTAACAAACACAAACATCAAACAAAAACTAAAAAAGTATTAGTTGATTTAATTAAATCGATGATGGATGTTTTTGGGTTACCATCTAACGATGCTTTATTCTACTATGAGGTTTATACTGCGAATTTTAGGGAAGACGGGGACTATGAAAATTTAACCAAAGAGAACTTCAAAGATTATAGATTATTTAAACAAAGTAAGACTCCAAATAATAAAGCTTCAGAATATAGTTCAGCTAAAATTCCTTTTAAGGGTTCAAACATTGAAGGTAAGTGGGATGTTAATAGAAAAAATGAATGGTATTATGTTATAACATCATATGGATGGTATCCTGTTTATTTATTTATTAATGATAAATGGTTTAAAACCTCTGACACCTATTCAAGTTCTACAAGAAAACAAATGTCCCAAGTTAATCCGATAAGTTATAGTTCGGATTTAAAGAGTGATGTTATAAAAGTTACTCAAGACGATATTAAAGGTCTTATGTATGGTGTTTATACTTTAGAGGAGATTAATAATGCAAAAGTGGTAAATTTTACAACAAAAATTAAATCTGAATTAGTTGGTTCTAAAAAATTATTGACTTTGGGTTATGGTGATACGGCAAAAAAAGTGAGTTATACCATTTCAGATATTAAAGAAGAAGATGGGAAAATTAAAATTATTATTACAATAATTAAAGCCGGTAAAGTTGTTAATAATAAAATGGTTGTAGATAATGACTACCAAAATATTCCGGGATTTGTTGAAGAGGTTGAAAATGGGATAAAACGACAAATAATCTCAAGTAATGAAAAGTATTTATCGGAGGATAATTCTACATTTGAATTCATACATTAAATTAAAGGAACATTTTGTTCCTTTTTTTTTTATAAAAAGTTTGGTTATATGAAATAAAGGCTTATCTTTGTACTCACAAAACTAAAAACAAACATCCTATGACAACTACATCAACATCGACTATCTTCTCAAGAGTAAGAAACTACGAAGGTACTATTCCATTTCTTTTAAATCTTAAAGCTTCATTAAAAAAATGGGGTAATTTAACTCCAAAACAACTTGAATTCGCTGAAAAAGCACTTAAAAGTGTTCAGGTGGTTAAAGTTGAGGAAATGTCTGAAGACTTACAAAAAATCGCTAAATATGATGGTACTAATGTATTTATGGTGGACATTAAAAATAAATTAATAACCTACGGGACTTTAACCGATAGTCAAGTTAGAGCGGCACTGAATCAAATTCAAAAAGAGTCTGATAAGAAAAAAACTCTCCAATTAAAAATTCCCACTCCTGGTGAGACTCTTAAAATTGGTAGAACAATCGGTCAGGATTTGAAAGAAAAATACGGATTAAAGTTTAACCCAATTTTAATTGATATTACTAAAGTATTGGGTGTTTCGCCAAAAGCGGTTAAATTTGAGGGTAAGATGACAATTAAACGAGGTGATATTTGTAGATGTTGTGCTAAAACATTGACCGATGAGTTCTCTATGTTAACCGGAGTTGGTAAGTTATGTTCTAAACATATGGGAATCCCTTATATCACCGACAGAAGTCAGACTGAAAGATTTAGAGAGGAGTATCTAAAAAAGGTTGATGAGATTGGTGAGATGGAATTTTGGATACCAAAATCTAAAATCATAAAATGGGAAGGTAAAACCGAAATCATCCTTAAAATGATTTAAATCATAAATAAAAACCCCATCTTTCGGTGGGGTTTTTTATTAAAATTTTATTGTGAAATTTAGTGGGACTGAAACTTCTTCTTCGGTATTCTCAAGAAATTCTAATTGTATCTCACCATCGGAGGGATTAAATATAAAATCTCCACTAGCACCTTCGTTATTTTCCCAACCATCATAATGATTAGATAATAATTTATATAATAAATCTTCAAGACCTGCCGAAATATCTTCACTTTGACCCTCAATATCCATATAATCATTAAGAGAACCTGAGTCACCACTTCCTTCAAAACTAACACTTGCTGTTCTACCATCACCTAACATTTCAAATACCCGAATAACTTCGTTATAATAATCTTCATCATCATTTTTAATCTCTTCTAATGTCCAAGATGCTGAAGATTCATTGGTTCCGTATTGCCATTCCCAAGCGTTTACTGTTAATGTTCTTTCTTTACAATCAATATTAAATACTAATTGTCCTCTATATTCACAATCGGTGACACTATTTTCAAATAACTCGTTTTGGTCAATAATTTGGTCAAGAACTTCATTAATCCTATCATATCCTTCGATACCACTAACCCCGTTAGTTGGATAAAATCTATCGTCTCTCCAATCTTCCTCACAATTCATTGTGTATATTGTGTAATTAACTTCATCGGCTCCGTAACCTCTACAATAGATTGCGAATAGTTTAAGGGATTTTAATTGGTCTTCTGTTATTTCTGGTTGCATAATCTGTTTTTTATTATAAATATGTTAATCTACATTAATATCTAAAGTTCTTATCATCCACATCGGTTTTTCTTTATTTTCTAATGCTTGTAACCACTCACGGGCTGTGGGAATATAATTATAACAATCTTCTTTAACATGCTGTTCACCCACATATCGGGTATAAACAATTTTCCCATCACTATTTGTAAAGGATGCTCCAAACTTCTGTTCCATCTCAAATATGCCCTCACTGTGATGTCTGAAAATTCTATGTAATGAATGTCCATACCACGCCTTGGTTTCGTCTAGCCAATTATGTAGATGGATATAATCTTCCCATATTCCACCAAACTTTTTGGCGGATGATTTAGAATGTAATATTGGATGAGCCATTTCTGTAGTTTTAACTATTTATCATTATAATTATAATTTAACGAGACAATTAATCAATGAAATTTATACTGACAGAATCCAAATTAAAGAACATCTTTTTCAAATATTGGGATAAGACCGGAAAATGGAAGGTAGATAAAACTTTTATTAGTTTATTCGGGTTGGATAGTGGTAATCCAATGGTGACTTATGACCAAGCATATAAATATTTAGTTGAGTTTAGAGGTAATGACCAATCAAAAGAGTTAGCAAAATCTTTATTACTTCAAAATCCCCATCATGTAGATGATTATGGTAATTATGATTTCTTTTTTGAGGTTGTGGATATTGATAATTGGGATTTAGACGATGATGAACCATTTGTCGTTGTTAGAATAAAGGTAGATGATATGGCGGGTAGTGTTGATTTAGGTAATGAACACAGGACATTAGAAGACGCATTAAGTGATGATATTTTTGGGTGGGAAATAAAAGATGAGGTAGATTGGGGTGTAAATGATTATTTTAAAGATAACATAACAACAAATACTGGAATAAAAGTTATCTACGGAACACCGGAATATACGAGTAAAAGGAAAAGATATTATGGCAGATAAATTATTAAAATATGTTGAGGAATTTAATAGAGGTGAAATTAATAATCTTGTTGATATATTTGGTGATATTAATAGTGTATTAAGATTCTTCAAAACTAAAAACTTAATTCATTTAATTGACCCATTTATTGGTGAATTAGAGGATGAGCAGTTAGAATTACTTGACTATATGATTAACACATTAGGTAGTGAAGAGGTTCTTCAAAAATGTATAAAACAATTGTCAAATATTGTTCAAAAAGAAGATGGTTATTATTTAAAAATGGGTGACCGAGAAGATTTATCAATTTTATTTGATGATAGAGGTAGAGATGTGACCGCATCTCAGATAGCGACATCGGTATTGGGAGAAGATAGTTGGCATCCATATGATAATACAACAGATGATGTTTATCGTGATGTTATTAGTGAGTTAAACCCTAGTAATGTTAACTTATTAAAAACATATATTTTAGATAGATTAACCAATTGGAAGGTTGAGGTTGATGATGATAGTCCTGATTTATTTCAAAATTATGTGGATGATGAGGGTGTTTTTTATTTAGAATCAGATAATGTTGGTGATGTTATAGGTGATGAGGAATCAATGAACTATTTGATGAATGAAGGTTATTTAGAAGATTTAGAAAGTGAATTATATAACATTCATAACAATGCTTATAATAGCGCTTTAGAATCTGAAATTTACGATATGGTCATGAATGAGTTAGAGACTTTTTTTGATACTAAATCAACACAATGGATATCAGAGCCTAAAAGAAATTATCCTGACCAACTTATAGAATATTATTATATCAAATTTAATCCCAATGAAGTTAAGAACTCAATTAAAAAATATGTTGGGGATAGAAATTTGTGGGGAAGTTATCAGTACAATATTGATTATATAGGGTCTTGGTTAACTATGATGAATGAACTAATGGATGATGGTGAAGAACCTCGTCTTGATTTTAGAATCCCCGATTATGCGGATTATCGTCGTATTATTAAAGACATAAATGAAATATTTCCTGACAACATATAGATAATTCACTTAACGAAGCATTGGATTACCTTCGGTGTCATAATAATCTAGTACCGTATTAACATACATATAATCACTATCATATATATTTTTTTCATTGTATATGATACTTGTCGCTTCGTGTATCACATCTTCTTCACTTTCCATTGCCTCATCAGAATAAGTAAATTCTTGTAACCACATACTCGCTTTAATATCATCAACCGGTTCTTTATCTATAGATGCGTTGTAAATTTTAAAACTAACATAAAGAGATAATGATTCGGTGTCCTGTCTTTTTAACTCCCAATTAATCATTTGTGAATCGCATTTAAAATTCTCTTCACCATCAAAAAGATATATTGTCTTTATTTTAGATAATGACTTTTCAAGTTTTGATTTTAATTCGTTAGTGATATATAAAGTTTTAGGGGAATCTATTTTACAATATTTTGGGGTTAGTTCTCTGAAATCAGGTTCAAGACCCACTAATTTAAAAAAATCATAAATTAATTGTTCTAAATATCCTTCTATTGTATCAATATTAAATGATACATTATTTTGGTTATCATATTCCCACCTTATATTCCCATCTTCCATAAATGGATAAAGTAAAAGACCGTTTATGTTTGTTGGCTTTTTAAGGGATTTGTAATACATTCCAATAAGTTTTTCCATTTTAATGTCTAAAGTTTTTAACTACTAATTTATTTCCTATTGTTCCTGCTCGACTGATTGTCGGTTGAAATATTAATCCATCAAAAACTAATTCACCAACTTCAAAATCTTTATAATGTTCACTTTTTAATGTGATATAGTTAAGTAATAAAGTTTGATTATTCTCAATAAAATTGTGGTAATCATCGTCATCAATGATTTCATCTGAAACATAAGTGTCAAAATTATTTCTCCAACCTTCACTCCAAGATACAAACTCTGAAAAGACAACAGATGTTAAATCATAATCGGGTATTTCTCCACTTCCACCACATTCATCGCAAAGATTATAACCATCATCACACCAATGACAATCAACCTCACCATCTCCATTACACTTATCGCAAGTTTCATTGCCACTACCATCACAATATTCACATTCGGTATCATCATCTTCGTAACCACTACCTTCACAATAATGACAATCAACTTCACCGGTTTCAGAGCATTGGTCACAAGAAATAGTTCCAGCTGAATCACAATTACTACAATTAGTAAGACCTGCATCACAATATGAACAATCCACTTCAGGGTTTTGTTCGTCTATTTCAGCAATTTGAACAGCGTATAGACCACTAATTATTCGGTCATACATCTCATCAATATCTTTTTTTAATTGGTTTTGATTAACTAAAAAACAATATAATACAATATCGTTAGGTTGTAATATAGACAACAAAGGTTCAAACATTGAGTCTGATTGTATTTTATTATAAATTTGGGTTGGAGTTAACTCTTTAAATGATTTAGAGCTTCTACTAACAAGTTTTAATAATTTATTTTTTTCCATGTTATTTTAAAGTATGAATGTATTTATAAATATGAGAATTATAGTAAATGAAACCCAATATATTAAATTATTTGAAAACGTAGAGGTACATCCGTCAAAAACAACTATTAAAAATATTTGTGATAGTGAGAGATTTTGTAGTAGTCAAGGTAAGATAACTTTTGGGCAATTAAAGGCTATTGTTGATAGTGCAACCAAACGAAGAGTGTTTAGACATGTTGGTGAAGGTGGTGTAAAAACAACTATTAGATTATTACCGTGGTTCTTACCCCAACTTATGATTCCGGGCATTATTGCCAGTACAATGAGAGCGGTTAATAAACTTTTACGACCAAGTTTAACTGAAACAGAAAGTTATAAAACTTTTTGGGGTAAATTAATATTAAAAGCTTTTCAAGTTGCCGAAGGTGAAATACATTTAGACGACCCATTTTCTAAAATATTTTTCATATCTGACGGATTAATGACTATGTTAAATGATAAATATAAAATTAAATTTGCTAAACATATTAGTGAATTGGCTTCAGAAAAATCAGAAGACGAAGAAGTCCCTGAATATTTTGTTGAGAATGAATTAAGACATTGGGTTAATGATAAGTTTTTGTTAGACCCGCCACTACCACCTAAAATTGGGTAAATCTTCTAATCTATTTTTTTTTTTGTGAAAATGTTTTATTATTGGGATAATTATGTTATCTTTGTAAAAACAAAATAAAATGACAAATCAAGTATTGGTGTTTAACAGCACAGAAAAAACAGTAACCCTTTTATCCGCGTTTGATGGATATAAAGTATATTCTTTTGAAAATGTCCCAACGGTAAGGATTGAGAGTGGGTATTATGAAGTAATGCAAAAATCAACAAGTTCAGTAATTCCGGTATTAAGAGTTCCGGTGGCGAATACGAATATGTTAATTGAAAAGTAAGATGAATAATAATGTAAAAAAAATAATATTATTCCTTTGGAATCAAATTCTTATCTTTATGTGGTTCGAGGCGATTGAATTATCGTTTGATTTTACGAAAAAACCTGACACTCTTAACTTTTATTATGGAATTTTAAGGTTGATAGCATTAATTGTATTGCCGGCATTTGTGTTTTGGGACGATATTGTAATGTCTATGAAAAATATGAAAAATCTTTTAAAAAACCTTACGAGGTAAAGTTTCTTTAATAAAAAAAAATAATATGAAAAATGTATTAAAATTTATGGGGGTTCTAATTGGAATCTTCTTGTGGATAGAATTAATTAATCTATCATTTTATCTGATGACACAACCTAGTACCTTTTACTTTTTTTGGGGAGTATTAGTATTAGCGTTAATTACTGCTGGTCCTATAATTTATTATTTAGATAATATTGTAATGTTCCTGAAGAATATGAAAGGTGTTTTCTTTGATAAAGAAAAAAAATAAAAAAAAAGTTGTGTATTAAAAAAAATGTGGTATCTTTGTACCCAATTTAAAAATTAATTTAAAAAAAAAGAAAAATGAAAAGAATTTTAATTATTGTAGGAGTAGTATTATTGTTTATTTTAGGAGTTAGTTCTTGTAAAATTGCTGATTCAGCGGAAGTTGCGTTGGTTGTTGACCAAATTGGAACTAATAAAGGGGTTCCTAATATTGAAATGGCGTCGGGAGTTATTTTTTATTTCCCACCAACACAAGATGTATATATGTATCCAACATCGGTACAACACAAAGTATGGACGGCAGATATTAATGAAGATTCTGACACGGATGAACATATTGATGTAACATCGGCTGATGGAGCGACATTTGGGTTGGATGTTTCTATTAATTTACAATTACAGAGAGCAAGAGCCTCTGAATTGTTTGTTAAGTATAGAGTTGATATGACGGAGTTGATAGAAACGAGAGTGAGAACGATTGTTAGAAAAGAATTGTTGGACAACGCTGTTAATTTCGCATCAGATAGTTTATTACAACATAGAAATGTGTATGAGTCAGATGTCACTAAAACATTGACGGTAGCTTTGAATAAGGAAGGATTTACCTTAAACAATATTGCAATTCTAAAGATGGCATTACCGGCATCATATAAAAAGGCGATTGAGAGAAAGATTGCGGTTCTTCAGGAGACGGCAACCATTATTTCCCAAACAAAACAAGCGGAACAAACGGCTCTAAAGAAAGTGGCATTGGCTAAAGGTAATTATGAGGCGGCTATTTACGACGCTAAAACAAAAGAGATACTATCTCAACCTAAAATGTTAGAGTTGTATAGAGCAGAAACTGAAAGAGTATGGGCGGAGAAAGGTAAATCACCTTATGGTTCTAATAATGTCTTCGGTTCGGTTCAGGGAATATTGTTAAATAGAAAATAGAAAGTTATGGTAGGATTAGTTTTTTTATTAGTGTGGGTTTTTTTTATTTTTTTAACGAATGAAATTGCTCAAGTAGGTTCTACAGGGTTTCCCCCAAAAGATAAGGATGTTTTAGAGTTCCTTGTGAAAGCGAGAAACTCTAACCCAAGTATAATTGATGGGTCAAAAAAGAATTCTTTAATACGGTTTGGTAATGGGTTACCTTTTATATCAAATCGTGTATCAAGTTGTTTAATGGGATGTTACATTAACGATGTCGGTTCAATACCAAGATGGTATAAGTCGTATGGTGAGATTAAAAAACTATATGGTGAGTTGAGTGTTAAAAGTGTTGATACAAAAACAAAAAGAGAAAAATTAGGATTATAAAATAATGGTATCAGGTGTCAAAAGTTTTATAAGAATATTAAAACGATACCATCCGGAGTATGTGGATAAAGTATTTATTTCTGAATCATTAACTGATAATTATGAAAGAAAACTTACTATTGAATTTCCAGGAATGTCCGGTGATTTATATCCCGATATTAGTTTATATATCCGACTTGTATGGGGTTGTGATGATGTGATTGCGAATTTTGATTTTGATGGGAATAATTATTTCTCCTTTAATTTATAAAACAAAACCCCCTTTTAGGGGGTTTTTTATTTAAATGTTAATCCGGTTAGTTTTGAGATGAAGAGAACACTTACTTCATTGTCTATTATACCATCCGGTTTAGATGTATTGTTAATGAAAAGATACGCTTTAAACTTCTTTGTCTTTTTAATGTAGATTACCTTCCAACATTTGGTTGGGACAGAAACAGAACCAATCTTTTTTAATACACCAATGTTTCCACACCACACATGTACACTATCTTTTTCGGTTGCAATACTTCTTGTCTCCATTTCTAACGATTTCCAATCACCAGCGTTTAATGTATGTGTCTGGGGAGACATATTAGAGAAGTAAAAACATTCTGTTAGAACTTTATCACCACCACATAGATTGGATGCTGCAGGACTCATATGTCCTCTATCAAACCCTGAACGAACATAATCCGACATTAGGTTGGTATCTTTTAATAATTGTGGGTCAGATTGGAATTGGTCTTTTCTTTTCAATGGGGTTGGACAAGCAACATTGGATTTTGTCTCCCACCATTCAACAACAATTGGATACTTTAATGATTTACTAAATGTTGTGGTGTAATTGGTGTGTTTTATGGTGACTAAATCTTGTGAGTAAGACGATAGAGAGAATATTAATAGGGTGTATAGTATAAAATTTTTCATTCGTTATATTTTATAATAAATATCTTAACCTATTAATTAAATTTGTTATATTTATAGTGATATGAAATTAATAGAGAGTATAAAACAAATTATAACTGAAGCATCCAAGAAACAAATCTTAATGGATAAGATTGGGTTTAACGAGGAGAACGCTGATATATTAGATACTGTTTGTGGTCCGTTATCTGTTTGGATGGCTAAAAAAGTTATGGGGTTTCAACAAGATGTTGAGTTAGGTTGGGGTAAGCCGGCTAGTCAGGGTCAAGTATTGGTTGATAAAATGAACAGTAATCGTTTTATTACCGGACATCGTGGTAGGATTCAATCTATTATGGATTGGATTAGAGTCGGATTAAATGGTAATGTGAATCCATACAAGGATTTAACATTTAAAGAATTACAACAAAAATCAGAGGAATGGCACAATAGTTTAGAAGTTGGTCAGGGTGATATCAATTACAGAGAAACAAACCCAATTTTATTAGATTTTAGAGATGAAGATGGTAATGGATTCTATTGGGCTGATTTGGAAACAAAAAGTTCTGAAGCAGAATGTGAAAGAATGGGTCACTGTGGGAGAAGTTCTTACGGATATCTTTATTCATTAAGACAAGTGATTCCAATTAACAACAAATATAAATTAAACAAATCGGTTTTAACTGCTGCAATCGGTGAGGACGGTATTATGTATCAGTTGAAGGGTGTTAAGAACTCTAAGCCGGATGAAAAATACCAACAATATATCTTACCACTATTCTATGTGTTAGGTGGTTCAGGTGAAGAAGAGGATTACTTGATTCAAGGATTCGGAACAGAATACGCATCAGAACAGGACTTCAAACTATCTGATTTACCTGAACAAACAATCAAAGATTTATATCAAAATAGACCGGAGTTATTCTCATCAAGAACCATGCAACGATTGTTAGGTAAGATGGGGATTGTGGATGCCCAACCACTCCCAACAACATTTACATTAGATATTACTCCGGATGATTTTTACAGGTATATTGATGGGGGGACTTACAATAGTTATACCAATAGAACAACAGGTGTAGTAAAAAGGGTTAGTATTTTTGAAGAGATTATGGAAGGTGACGCTTGGAATTTATGGGGTCATCACGATAATGAAGATTTGGGTTCTTATTTCCAATATGTAATGGATAAACCAACCGAAGAAAAGATATGGGCGATTGTTAGAGACATGGCTCAAAGAGATGGTATAGAATTAGATGAGGAATTAGATTTAGAGGATGCGATAAATGAGGTTGATAATGATTATGAAATTAAAAACGCTATCGGTAGTGCAATAAATGATGCTGATGCTGATGATTATGTTAATCATTTACAGGATGAAATAAAATCGGCGTTAGAGTTTTATGGTAATGTGTCTTTCTTTAATAGTGATGGAGCCAAAATCCAAATTGATTTAAGTAGTTTAGTTGATGTTGATGATGAAGATATTGATGTAATATTTGAAGATAATCTAAATAAACTAGGTGGAGGTTATAATTTAGAAGGTGTTCTTGATACATTAATTTCAGAAGATTATATAGAAAAACCTGATTATAGTCCTGATGATAGATGGTACCCATCACCTGATTACGATATTGTTAATGAAAATGTTAATTACAGATTAGATGATATTTCAATATAAATTTGGTTATAATAAAATGGATTAATATCTTTGTATCGAAAATGTTTTAAGATGACAAGACAAGAATATTTAAGAGTTGGGAAACAAAGTAGATTGGGTACTAAAATATTGATTGCTCAAATAATATTTATTATTATTCTATATATAATAATTTTAACATGAAACATATAATAAATCACGAAGATAAAACTATTACCGTTCACAATAGTGAAGGTAGAGTTGATGAAATTAAATCTTTATTAGAGATATTCAAGGGATATACTCTAATTACCGGAGTAGTTAAAGAAAAAAAAGAATGTGTCTGTAATCCTGCTAAAGGTGGTGATGGAAACTGCGTTTGTTAAACTATTTAAAATTAAAAATTATGAATGAAATAAAACAATTTGTGTTAAAAAATAAATACGACATTTTAATGCTATTATGTGGTGCATTAACTTATTTTGTTAATGTATGGTTTGTATTGGGTGTTTTAGGTTTTTTAATAATTGGTGAATCAGAAAAATAAAAGTTATGGATGAAAAAGTAAAAAACAATGATAATTTTGTTGTTGATGAAATGATTAAAAATTATTGGAATGTTTTATGTGATAGACAAAGATGTAAAACGATAATCCCATTAAAAACAAATTTGGATTGTAGTTTTTTAAAAGGGTGTATAATAGGATTTATTCTATCATCAATAGTTTATGGTATCTTTTCTGTTATATTTTAATGAAAAAAAGGAATATTTAACAGAAAAATACAAATATATTTAAATAATTGAAATAATATCACAAAAAAATGGAACAATTCGATGATGATGAGTATTTATCAGACGAAGATATCTTAGTCTTCCCTAATCTATTACCATAAAAGTTGTGATACCCGACCCAATATTCCCGTTGTACGGTTTTATATTATTGTTGGTTATTTTTTGCTGTTTGGTGATTCACGATATATTAAGAGATGAAAAACCTGAAAATAAAAATTGACTTGACAATTCTATTTTTAAAATGGACAATTAAGGATATGACAAACAATTATCGGGATATTAAATCACGTTATCTTTTAATGACTGACCCTGAATTATTTCATCTACGAAAAGAGATTATAGAACTAATGAAAAAAAAATAAACCCTCACATTGTTGGGGGTTTATTACTTTTGGTGGTAATATAAACCCTAAAAATTGGGGTTCATCTTGCGGTGATTGGTAATATATTTCATTTGCCCTTTACTACACATTGTGTGGAGTTATGCAAATAGAATAAAAGACAAAATCGTCATATTTATACATATGGATATTAAGATTAGTGAAGAAAAAATAGAAAAATTAAAAGATATTGTTATTAGTAGTCTTGGTATTGATAAGGATAACTTAATAAGAGCCTTTCAATCAAGAATGAACGGATATAAAGTTCAATTTTTAACTCCGGGAACAAGAAAACATGTAATAGCTGAATATTACGGATTTGATAATAAAAATTTTATTAGAGTGTCTGACGACTATTTCTATGATTTAGTTAGTTCAATTTTTGGTTCCCGTAACATTTATAATGTAATAAGAGAAGATTTAATTAGAAGAATTTTTAAAATATATACTAGTAGATACCCAAGTATTTATGATGATAAAGACCCTGAACATGTTATATTTTTAGAAAGAAATTTAGAATAATATGAAAATAATTATAACAGAATTACAATATAAATTGTTGCAAGAACAAAGGGTTAAGGGAGATGAGATTACTCCCGGAAAATATGTTGTTCATGCTTCGAGTAGAGAAAATCGAGATAGTATTTCTGAATACGGAATCAGAGCGGTCTTGGGGGAATGTTATATGATTTATGCTGATAGTAATTATGATGAAGATGATGAGTGTGTCCCTGCGGTATTTGCGACAGATAGTTTAAAGAAAAAAGATATGTTCGATTCGACTTATGATGATGACATATGGGCGATTGATACAGAAAGAGCCGGTGTACAATGGTATAAAGACGCTCATTTTGATGGTGGTGATTATAAACATCATATTGTTACCTTTGAAGACATTCCGGTTGATGCAATCAGATTAATATATAAAGGAACAGGGCAAGATATTTGGAACACTCAAGATGATGAGAGAGAATTAACATTAAGTGAAATGATTAAGTTAGATATTAAAGTCGGTGATACCATAATGGGTGGAAAATTCAAAAACAAAAAGGTTGTTGTTAAGACAATAGATAAGAATGAAAAAGGTGATATAACAATAAATGGTAAACCATTATTAAGGTTCAGAATTATTAAATAATATGAGAGATTTAATTAAAAAGATATTAAGAGAAGAGGTTAATAAACGATTTATTAGAGGTACAGACGCCGCTAAATCGATTATCATTAAACATATGGAGAAAATTATCTCTAATACAACAAGAGTCACTCCACCTACTGAAGAGAATTATGGAAACTATAATGAGGAATGGTGTAAAGGGGATAAAATTATTATGGAGGCTAGATATTATTTTAACAGTGATGAAGATGATGACTCTGATTTTGAAAGTGGTGATAAGTTTTTTGCTGGTGATTTATATATTGATAAAGAAGAGATTGATTATTTATCTAAAATGTTACAAGTTAGAAAAACCTTTATATTAAATGTTATTACCGAATGGTATGACGATAAATATACAACCAAGTTTGGGCAAGAGATTGGTCATCCGGAAATAGAGATTGATGAAACTCATGAAAGTGACAATATGCGTAAATGTTATCAGATGGTTAATACTGATAATTTAAGTAGGGGTGAAATGATTAATTATCTTCATAAAAATTCATTATATAGGGTTAGTGAATTGGAAGATTTAAGTGATTATGATTTAAAGAGTAGATACAGAAGTGTTTATAACATAAAATCAAATGACATATGAGAATAGTGATAAAAGAAAGTCGTAGAGACGAATTGGCAAAAAAAGAGTTGGATAAAGCATTTTCCAATATGTATATTGATGTTGATTATATTACAGATTCAACAGGAGAACATAGGAGAATTGATTATAGAAATGGTGATGGTGTTATAATGATTTATGGTGAAAGGGCGAGTACTTTATACATTTGTGATGATATTCTTGCTCCCATAGTTTATTTCAGTTATACACCACATGAAAGTAAAATGTTAGTAAAAAATTGGTTTGAAGATAAGTTTGAATTACCTGTTAAAATTATTCATCACACACAAAAAGGTGTTTTAAATTAAAAAATAAAATAACATATGAAATTATTAATAAAGGAAAGTCGTAGAGACGAATTAGCTATAAAAAACTTGAATAAAACATTTTCTAAAATGTATAATAAAACTAAACAGATTAGAAATGGTCAAGGGAAGGAGGTTTTTCTGGTTAATTATATAAATGGTGATGGTATTATAATGGTGTACAATCCAAATTTAAATACTTTATCAATTTGTGATGATATTCTCGCACCTATAGTTTGGTTCAGTTATTCAATGGATGAAAGTAAATTGTTAGTAAAACATTGGTTTGAAGATAAATTTAAATTACCGGTTAAAATTGTTCATTATATGGAAGATAAAGAAGATTTAAGTTAAAAAAAAATAAGGGAACTATTTGGTGGTTCCTTTTTTTATGCCTATATTTGCCTTATGGAAATAGATTTTATTAAATACTCGGTAGAAGAATTAAGAGAGCTTCAAAACAAGATAGGTAATTATTTACAAACTCGTGAAGATGGGTTTATATATATCTGTGAGGTTAGGTCATATGGTAGTAAATGGAAAAACACATTAACCAATGAACTTGCGGTGAATGATTTATGTGAGGAATACAATGGTCAAGATGGGATTGTAAATGTTTATACAACCAATCCGGATGCTAAAATCACCAATTATGGTGGTGATATAATGCTTATTAAATCTAAAGATGAGTATGATAAATGGTTATTAGGGACGGAATTTGCTAACGAAATATCAACTGCGGAACACAGGTTGAAAATTTGGGAAGAGAGACATAACATGCCATATGGGATGAAACCAACTTTTCCACCACATTACACTAAAGATGATATATCGGAAATGAAAAAGGGATTAAAAAAAATCGGAGGTTATGAAAAACCAATACCGATGAATAAATATTTTGATGATTATGAGTGAAAAATTAACTAATTCAATTAAGTAATATGTGGGTAGAAACAAAAATAATAATGGATGGTGGATATCAAGAAGTGGTTATCCAAGAAAGTGAAACACAAAGTTCAATTGTACTACGAGTGGTAGAAAGACAAGATATGAGTATTGATACAAGATTGTATATGTCCTATGATGAGGCGATACGATTGGCGAATGAATTGATAGAATTTGTTGGTAAAGCTAGAAAGTAATATGGGATGGAAATCAACAGTAGAAATTAGTAGAGATGAGGTTATAGAATTGATACTATTAAAGGTTGGGGTGGATGTCCTAAATAAGATGTCCAATAGAGACCTTGAAAATATGGTTGAGTCGTTAGGGTTTGGTGATAATATTGATTTACCTTACTTTGGACATAATTTTTATGTAGTGCGTAATAAAGAAAAAGATAACCCCCAAGATTAATGGGGGTTTTTATTTTATGGGATATTTATTTATATGAAAATAGTAATAACGGAAAATAAGATTGAGGGTGTTGTCCGTAAGTATTTGGATAGGGAATATACTCCGGATTATGGGTGGCATGAAAATAACCGCTCAGGTACTTACCAAGATGATGTTGATAAGTGGGGAGACCTTGTTTTTTTTATAAATGATGTTGATTCTTACATTTATTATGGTTGTAATGCAAATGCTGGCCCGGAAGATGAATATTTTGCGGGTTATGGCCCTTTACATGACTATGACTGTCCTTTATTACACATATATCCTATAGTTGGTAGAAAACTAACTTCTTTATTTGGAAATTTATGGAAACCAATATTTAAACAGTGGTTTGAAGAAAATACGGGATTAGAGGTTAAACAAATAACGGACGATTATTTAAAAATATAATGAAAATATTAATAACAGAGAATAAAAGAAAAGATTTAGCGTATAAGTTATTAGATGATATCTTTAATGATTTAAGTCGGGAAGATTTTGATTCAAATAAAGATTCTGTATATAGTAATCAACAAGTGGTGTTCAAAGACAATGATGGTGATATTATTATGAGATGGTCTGAAAAGAGAGACCATTTATATGTTACAAATAGTTTTGAGAATATTTTAGATATCTTCTCATTTGATGAAAATGAGAAAACCCAATTAATCTCCCAATGGTTTAAAAGTCGGGTGAATATTGAACCTGATGAGGTATATTTTTCAAATCCGGGTTCATTAGATTGGGAGAATATGGGTATTGGGGATATACATAATTGGTAATTATGTCATATTCTTCAAAATAGCTTCCAACATAGAGATTGATTCCTTATCTTTTTTTGTCTTTACAGATTTACCTTTAAGGTATTCCAAAGAATCAATCATCTCTTGTTTCTTGTCCATAGGTTTCAGTGGTGAATTATGAACATTAATAGTAGGTTTAACAACGGGTAAGGGTTTTATAGGGGTCGTAACCACATTGGTGTTGTATAATGTATTATATACACTAATTGCCTCATTAGAACCCTTTGTTGTTGTCCGGATAATCAAATATTTAAGTAGTCTCATATGTCAAAGATACGACATAATTCCAACACATGGAAATATTAATCACTTATTTTATATCTAACTTATAATCATTCACAATGGTATAACCACATGAGTTATAAATTTCATTTCCAAACTCTACTGTTGATACAAAGTGGTTTTCATTTAATAAATTATCTATTAACATAATATAGATAAATTCTTTCAGATTAACTGTACCACTTCTTCTTCTATCTTTTTTAACAAATGCTGTAAAGTTCCATCCGGGTGTTCCTAAATTTTCAGATGTTCTATCCATATATGTGTGATACATTCTGTAAACACCTGAAGTAGTATTGACTTCTCCCATGAACTTTCCAGCAGGCATTGCCACATTCCTATCTTCCCATATCATTATTTCATGAGAGATATCTTTTGTTTCATTCTTACCTTCTTTGGTTACCCATAAGTCAAATGCTAGATTGTACTTTTTAGGTTCAAGATACATTGATACATCGTAAGTAGCATTTAAGATTTTGATATCATCTATTTTTTTTGGGAAGTATTCATTGGTTGATTCTCCTCCAAAAGGCGACTTTCCAATGAATACCTCTGGGAATCCTATTACACCTCTGTTTTTATTTGGTGTTACATATTTCCAACCTATTTTATTGTCGAGTTCAACTAAATATTGGATATATTTTTCACCCTTTTTTAATTTCCATTCACCCCATTTATTATTTAATACTTTAAATGATTTAAAATCAAATTGGGAATTGTGTTCCATTCCTTCCATGAATAACTTTTTTTCATTTGGATTTAATTTATCCCATTGATTAAGTACTCGAGAGGAAATTGAATCTCCTTTGATAAGATGGTACATATAGATTAAGTATCTCTTTGCATTCTCTAAATGATAGTTCATACTAATTGTGTTTGAATTGATTGAACTTTTTTGTTGAAACATTTCTTCGCTCCAACTTCCACATACCATTTTTTATTCTGTGCTCTACGTCTTGAGTGACAGGTTGAACAACTCTCTAATAATAGAGTAACGAGTAATAAACATACTAAACATTTTTTCATAATTTCTTTTTTTTTAAAATGATAATTTAATTAATTTTAATTGTCAAATCCAAACCATTCCGATATAAGTAGTTCATTCATATTATTAAAGTTGTACTTCATCAATAACCATTTAATGACGCATTCACTAATAAATCCGCTGTCCAAATCATTACCAAACCACATAAATATGTCTCTATGTGTTTGGTTATTAATTCTGATAAAATCCATATCCGACCGCATTATTCCAATTTCATTATCACCGTGTCTAAACACAATTGATTTATTGTGATAGTTGGATTGACTAAATGTTAGCTTATTAGGATAAGTAAGATTTAGGTATTTAATGATTAAGGAGGACATTTTATCGTTCATCATCTATTAATTTAATTTTTCCAATTCCAATTTGATAAGGGAATGAGAATAATTTAACGAATAAATACATTTCCCTCAAACCCCAAGTTCTAACATATTCATTTCTTTTTATTGCTGACCAAAAATGAAATTTATGTTTTCTCCACTCAAGAGTGTTGTCTAATTTATTATGATAATGAGTTCTAAAGTTATTAATTTCAATATGGATTAATAATCTTGGTTCAAAGTAGTCTTGATTAAGAGTCATACCAACAATTTTATAATCATATCTAAACCACCTATCGGCTTCTATTACTCCGGACCACGGATGTTTTTTAATGAATTTCTTCATCAAAGGAATTATTTTGGTTGAGTAAGCATTATCGTCTATATTTGTCGAAGGGAATTTATATTTCATTTAAGTATTATCTTCTATGGTTTAACATTTTAATAGCTTTTAAAATTTGTTCTTGATTTCTATAGAGTGCTGATAACTTATTTTCAATGACTGAATATCGACAATGCTTACTCCCAACCACTTCTTCAAGTTTAATATCTTCAAGTGTTTCTATTTTACCAAAATCAATAAAGTTATATGCACTACTTCGTCCTTCCATAACTTCTTTTGTAGTTAATACTTTAAATTCGTGTTTGAACTCCTTAATCTTTTCATCAAACTCATCAATATTATCATTGATAAATTCAACATGGTTATAAATTGGTGTAAAGACTTTATTTGACATTATTATTTTATACCATTGTATATTATCATCAACAACCTCAACTTTAATCTCCTCACAACTTGGATTCTTAACAAACCATTCTAAAAATTCATCATCAATAGCTTGTATACCATCATTAATTAAATCTTGGTTTGTTGTTAGGATGATTTTTTTAAGATATTCTTCATACTCTAATGATTTTAGATTATGTACAACAACTTTTGTAGCTACATAAATTGTATTATTCATTAAATCTAAACACCAATCCCCCTCTTTAATTTCTTCATCAGAAGTGATGTAGATGTGTTGACCTGTGGTGAAAAATGTTGTTGGATGACTAGCTAAATTAAGTTCTTTACCATAGTTAGATAGATACAATCTTGTTTTTGATTTTGTTGATAATAAGTGTATATTTTTCATAGGTATAATTTATTTAGAACGCAAAGATAAGAAATAAAAACTATTCTACCAAACAATATATTTATTATTATGAACTTACAGGAAAATATAATTAGAATAAGAGAAATGATGATTGCTGAGGAGATGGTTCAATCGGACGCATGGAAATCAGTAAAGAAAACATTGGACATTCTAAAGAAAAAGAAAAAGGTATTACTACTAAGTTGTTCCAATAGATATAATTGGGATGAAAAAAACCAAGACATACCAAAATCCAAAATGATTGCGATGTACCTCAACGATGAGTTGGGTGACAAGTCAGTTCTAATTGATGTTCCGGAACTTAACATAGTTCCTTGTGAAGGGAATGTTTCAAGAAAAGACGGAAATAGTTGTGGGGTATTAAAGGCAATGCTCAAAGATAAGAAAAAAAATCCGTCAGGTAATCATAGATGTTGGGCAAATATAAATAATCCAAAGGATGAGCTATGGAAGATATCCAAAGAGTTATTTGAGTCAGACGCAATTATATTCTTTAGTTCGGTAAGGTGGGGACAAACCAATATGTTTTATCAGAATCTAATAGAGAGATTGACTTGGATTGAGAATAGACATGCAACATTGGGGGAATCAAATCTTGTTGAGGATATTGAGACAGGATTTATCTGTGTCGGTCAGAATTGGAATGGTGAGGTAGTTAGTGAAACACAAAAAGAAGTTCATGAGTTTTACGGATTCAAACCAAACGATGATTTATATTGGAATTGGCAATACACCAAAGATGTAAATGATGAGACACAAAAATCATATAAGGATTCTCACAAGAAATTTATAAAGGATACAAAATTGCCTGAAGAAAAATAATATGAACTTACACGAAAACATACATAGAATCCACCAAATGATGGGGGTTATCAATGAGGATGATAAGTCCGCAAAGATAAGCAAAATGATTGATAAGATGGGGTTATATTACACCATTAAACTTTTCGGTGGTTATGATTCTATTATGAATATGTATGGTGATAGTATTAATTTAACAAACGAACAAAAGATTGGTTTTATTAAAGATGTGGTACAAGATTTATCAAAAGAAAATAATTCAACCGGAGTTTCTATATATACATTAGGTTTAAATGCCGTTCCATATGGTACACCTGATGATGATACCGCACAACAAATTGAGTATTTTTATTCGGACACTGTCTCCATAGATGTGTATGAAGGTGGATATCATAAATTATCCTACAATAAGAAGTATACAGATTTGGATGATAAATCATTAGACGATGTTTTCCTATTTATGGTTGATGCATCAAACTATTACAAATAAGTAAATTATTGCTCAAAGTACCGATAAGTGGTACCAACGGCAAAGATTTACTTTTTAATAAGTATATTTCACCACCGGAGGATTAATATAACCACAATTCACCAAAGATAATCATATTTCACCATATTATCAAAATATATGATAAAAACCATATAATCCAAATTATATGGTAAAAGACATATAAGTCCCAACCCTTATAAACCCACAAAATAAGTCCTGAACCTTATAGCCATAATAAGTTATAGAATACATTTATAACCGATTATGGTTATATTTTTACTATTGATTAATCGGGGGGAATAACATATATTTTACAACAAAAAGATATATTATGGAATTAAACGAACAGTTAACAAAAATCAAAACAATGATGGGGATAAATGAGAATAAACAAACATATCCTTATTCTTGTGCGATGTTATACTTTAACCCTGATTCTATTGCGGAATTACACAACAAAATAAACCCTGATGATTTATACACCGAAGAAGAGGGGTTTGGTTTAGAACCTGAATCACATTGTACATTACTATACGGATTACACGATAACGAGGTGAGTATTGACGACATAATTAATGTGTTAAACAAATATACATACACAAATTGTAAAGCTCATAATCTATCTTGTTTCAACAACCCGAAATATGATGTATTAAAGTATGATATAATGGGGGATAGTTTAAATGAAACAAACGAGGATTTAAAACAATTTCCATTCACAAGTGATTATCCGGACTATCATCCACATATGACAATTGCATATCTTAAACCTGGTAAAGGTAATGATTATATTAATATGTTGGGTGATGAACATAATGAAATGATGATGACGCCACAACACGCAGTATATTCAAGGACTGATGGTACCAAACATAAGATACCTGTGAGACTTTAATAATATGGAATTACCAACAGATTATACAAAATTAAAACCTCAACAACGAAGAGAGGTTAGAATACAATATATCAAAGAACAGGATAATCTATGTATGTATTGTGGGGAGACATTAGATGAGGTTGCCCCTGAAAGAATAACAAAGAACCCAATCAATTGGCGATTGTTTCCGGAGGGGTTTTTAAATTATCCAATTCATCTACAACATTGTCATAAAACCAATATGACTGAAGGAGCGGTTCATAGTTATTGTAATGCGGTATTATGGCAATACGAAGGTAGGTAATAGATTCGTACTATTGATTAATCGGGGGGAATATCATATATTTAATAACAAAAAGATATATTATGGAATTATTAGAATCGTTAGAGTGGAGATATGCCACCAAGAAAATGAATGGGGATAAAATCCCTCAAGACAAATTAGATAAAATATTACAGGTAACCAAGTTGGCTCCAAGTTCATATGGACTAACGCCATATCAGGTGATTGTCATCGAGGACCAAGAGTTAAAAGAACGATTGGTTCCGGCGTGCTACGGACAGACACAATTAAAGGATTCATCGGCTGTATTGGTATTTGCTGTATGGGACACAATAAATGAGGAATCGGTGGATAAGTATATTAATGATACGGCAACACAAAGAAACATCCCTGTAGAGGGGTTAGATGATTTTAAAAATATGATGATAGGAACAATCAATAATATGTCAGAGGAACAAAAAACAACATGGGCACAGAAACAAACATATATAGGGTTAGGGTTCTCATTGGTTGCGTCAGCACTCGAGGGGATAGATTCAACACCAATGGAGGGATTTGTACCAGCACAAGTGGATGAGATATTAGGATTAAAAGAGTTAGGATTAAAGTCAACATTATTATTACCATTAGGATATAGAGATTCAGGTGATTACCTTTCCTTTATGAAGAAGATAAGGAGAGACGATGATAATTTCTTTATAAGAAGATAATTAAAAGAGGGGAAAGTAATATTTTCCCTTTTTTTTATATTTATAGTTATGAACTTACAAGAGAATATAAATAGAATACATCAAATGATGGGTGGACTTATAACCGAAGAATCTGAATCAAAAAAAGATTCTATGAAATCCATGTTAAAAAAATTGGGGATAGACGTAACATCTAAATTAATAGGTGGGATTGATTATTTAATAAGTGTTCTTTATGATGGTGATATTATGAAGTTCAGTGAAGATACTCATACTCCATTGGCTTATATGTCGGTAGATAAAAAGTCATTATATCTACATGACGCGTTGGTTGAAAAACTTGGACTAAATGATAATACACGATTACAACATCGTGGTGAAAAAGAATTGGGGGATTTTAAATTCGGAGCCAAAGACCATATGATGTATAAGTTCACAGCAAGATTATACCCAATAAAACTTTATGACCAACCATATTATAAAGTTGTGGGATTAAGTGGTGATTCAGGATTTGGTTATGGATTTATCACTCAAAAAAATACATTAGGTTTAAGACACAGACAACAAATCTTCAAACAGATTATAGACAAATACAATTTGGAACCGTATATGAAATTAAAAACATTCTATTAAGATACTATGAACTTACAAACAACCATAAGAAGAATATTAAGGGAAGAATCAAATAAGGATTTATCTCCAACAATGGAGAAGTTATTAAATACGATGTTGGTTAAGGATAACCAAGACATTATCTGTGGTGTAAGAGTTAAACATCCGGACAACAGAACCAAATTACAACATCAGGAATATCCCTACAATAACTACAGGGTGGATATAACATTTATCGGGGGATATGGGACAAAGTTTTTCCCACAAACTCAAGCTGTACAGATTAGATACGATAATTTAATAGATGAGCTGTGGGATATCATATATAATTTCACAGGACATGGGGTGGATATATTCCCAAAATACATTAAAGAGTGTGAATAAAATACTAAAGTATAAAACCACTCGTTAACATTCCTACACTCCGTTCCGGAACTCACTCATAGTTTCATCCTTTACTATTTTAAACGAGGGGGATTAATCAATATGATATTTAGTAGGATGAAATTCACCACACTTATTACAATGCCAAGTGGTATACCGAACATCATTAACTTTTATATAATATCTCTCCATCATCCAAGGTATAAAGATACTATTTAAACTATCCTTATCCAAATTAAATACGGTAAATAACATTGTTTGTAAATCAGAGTTATGTATGGTAACCAATCCATACCAATCATATGAGAATACCTCATCACCGTTATCATCCACATAAGACGTAACTGAAGCAATTTTATGTTGTTCAGGTTTTAAATTACCATAGTTCTTATCCAACCAATCAGTGACAATCTGATTCCTTTTATTCTCTGTTATAATAAATTTCATATATATATAAATATATCTCTCAAATAATTAATCGTATCAATACGGATATATGTAAAAGAAATCCATTTATCTATACACATCAACTTCCATATGTATAAAAAACTCAATAATTTATACATATAATCATTTTACCCCATACATCATACACTATAATTGTTTTACTCATCATATATACATTTTACCCCCCATTTAACTAATCCCCTTTTAAGGGGGGACAAATGAGGGACAGGATTAGTTAGTTAATGAGGGGATTATACGCAAACACATATAAAGGGAACCACAAGTGGTTAATTATATGTAAATGAATATAATCCGGATTGGTAACTGTTCAGGTAACTTATGTTTTGTATCACTGTAGTCAGTTTAAAACTCACAGGACTGATACGAAAGGTAAGTTTTAATGGTATTATCTGTCTCTGTAGTGTCCCATTCCACAACCATTAAGTTCGTCCATTAGTAGTCAATTATATACCCCTGACGGGTCGTTGAAGTAATCATCCTAACACCTAACGGTTCACACGCATTATGTACCATAACTGACATAAATCACTGGGAAATGTATATAGTGAATTAATTAGTCCTCACACTACTCTCAGAGGGGAAAAAGTGATGTTTCACTATCCACAGAACCATAATCGGTGGGAATATGTGGTAGAAGATGGTAAGAGTGTACCATTAAAATGGGGGAAAAGGATTATCCCCATCGTGAAGAGAGACTGACATTTTGTCAAAAACAAGAAATTTAACATAAAAAGTTATCAACAATCCCCCCTGAGAGTATGTACAACTCAATTGTTGATAACTATATTTATGAAAAGTTATTAACAATTATGGTACCAAGAACTTATTTAACCGGATTTACCCCCACTGTCAGTGTGTCAGATGATTTATATATAGTGGATTATGGGATTGGGGAATGTATATATTCCTATAGAAAGGTGGGTAGACGAATCAAGCAGGATGTACTCCTACTTATCAATTGTGATATGTGGAAGGTAATAGAGAGTATAAATGTGGAGACACCACTAAACGAGGGGGATTACAAGAACCTCAACATGGAGATACGAAACCACTCATTAGAATGTGTGGAGAGATACATTACCACTTTGTCTCTAGGGGACAATTCTTAGATGTCTCTTTAATAGACACCCACAACAACTTCAACCAATGTAAAATTCTTTTCATAGTATAACTGTTTAATACATAAGTATAGACAAATGTACGACAAAATCATATTAATCCCCCACAATTACTTAATTATTAATGGATTGACCCATTCTATGAGAATAATGTGGATGAGGTAAGAATATATACGGGGGATGATTATATTATTCTCAATAAAACCCCCAATTCACTGAAGATGATACCAATCCGGAGGGTAGAACAAACCCAAAATGGGGGGATATTAAATGATTCTCATCTAATCCCCAATTCTAATGAAGATAATTCAGTAAATAAAAATAAAGTATGTAGGCGTATTGAGGATTCTTCAACAAATAGGATGGGGGATTTATATAAAAAAATATAAAGCGCTGTGGAGTCTACTCTTCCAACCCTATCGTCGCGCCCCCATCCGGATTGATTACCGATTCTGTGGTACAAAGATACAAAGAATATATTACATACACAAACATTATTTCAATATATTTATATCATATGGAAGAAAATAAATTAATAACTAAAGGGTTTGATATAACAACCAAAGCTGTATCAAAGAAATACCCATTCATTAAAGGATGGAAATATGGGGATGACTATAAGAAGTATGGTGGTATTACTGTCATTGACCTATACATTGATTTCTATATGTTATCCGATTATCTCAACATTCCATTACAACCCTATTGGGCTATAAGACTTAAGGACCCAAACAATGAATACAACTCCACTTACTCAATTGGGGGATTCCTTGAGGAACTATACGCAAACCAAGATAGGGAGATGCACATCTTTAGGAATAAGATAGCCGACCACTACAAGAATGCCTACTCATACATCCCCGATGAACTCAAAAGATTTTATACCTATGAGTCAGAGTATGGTAATCCCGATAGACTATACCCCGCTCAACCAAGTGTTCATAACTTTATTGTCTATAATGAATAAAGTTATTAACAATGTCATACTGTCAGGTTGATAACTTTATTAGGATAAACCAAATATACCTCCTCCCCCCTTATCTATTTACAGGGGGTTTTTTGTCCATACACCCTCCCATCCCCCCCCCTACATACCCCCCATACCCCCTACCGGGGGGGTATCCCCCCTCCCCATATGGGTATTTTGGGTGTCAAAAGGGGGGATAATCCTCTCTACATTGTGTATGGGTGAAAAAAACTTTTATAGAAAATTTGTTTAAAAAATTCTGGAAAAATTTTTGGGGAAAAATTGATAATAATTTTGGGATATAGTATATTTTACTAAAAAATATAAGATATGGGAAAATACAAAGGTATTGAAATTAAAAAACAAAAGGATGGTAAGTGTTCGATTACTTGGTATTCAGAACCTTTAATTTGTGAAAGGTCTAAAAGAGAGAAAACTTTCATTAATGAGGTGTTTGCTAAAAAATATATAGACGCTAATAATATAAAGAATTTGGGAGTTGTAATTTATGACCAAAACGGTAGTAAAGGTATTGTTCCTGAAATGATGAAACAAATGTGGGTTGTAGATGGTAAGGAAAGAAGGTTATGGGTTAATGAGGTTAATAAGATGAAGGTGGGGGATAAGTTTGGTTTATTTACTATTAAAAAACAAATTGACCCTATTAATGCTGATGATGTTAACGCTAATTGGTATTTTAGGACATTTTTATGTGAATGTGAATGTGGTAAAAATACGGTTGTAACGGGTAAACACTTATATGACGGTAAAGAATATAGTTGTGGATGTGTTAAGAAACCTCGTAAAGTTCGTAGTAAAGAATAACCCCCATTTTGGAGTGGTGTTATTTTCCGGTTAAGGAGGGGGTTAAAATGTCTATCCGGAAATAATGGTTTATAATCCGGAAATTTTCCGGATAAAAAAAATTTGGTTATAATGGAGGAATGTATTATATTTGTGGTCTATGAAAATATCATCATTAAAATTGCGGAAGATTGAGGAAACCTTAAAGGACTTTAAGTGTTTGGTTGTACGATTCAACGAGGTTAAGAACGATAAGGTATTATTGAAGGAGTTCTGTTCAAGGAACCGTAACCCAATATGGGATTTAACTAACATTAAGTATTTCAAGACGGGATTAAAATCGGATGGTTTGATTCAGAGTGGGGGTAAGGGAGTTGATGACCATTATATTCAGAGGTCATTATGTATGGAGATTATCTTTGATAAGTTGAGTGAGAATCCTGATATGAGTGTTGAAGGATTCATTGAATTACTTCGTAAGTATTCTTCAACTATCTTATTAACGGAGAAGGAACATAGGGATGTTACTTTATATACAAGAAATAATGATGAGATTAACTATATGGTTTATGATAAGGTTGGTATAAGGGTTGAGGGTCTTATGGATATTATTGATTCCACCCCCGTTTTCTTTAGATAGGATTGGGGATATTTAATTCATTAATAATTTTTTTAACTTTTTGAACAGTTCTTGTTGAACATTTAACCATTTTGGCGATTTCTCTTATAGTGTTATCTTCGAATGATAATAAATAAATAATGTCTTTAGTTGTTTGTTTATTCATAAAGGTTTCTCTATTCTCTTTTGACCCAACTTTTCTACCAAAATTATGGGGTATTCCATTTTCTTTATAATCATTCATTTTTATTTTTTTTGCCTCCATCGCAAGTTTTCTAATTTCTAACATATGTTCTCCGTGAACTTTTGAATGACAGGATAAACATAGTGGAATCATTTGTGTCCCCCCTTTACTTTTGGGAACAACATGATGTAAGTCAACATCACCTATTGTTCCACACTCAAAACATCTATCTAATAAAATTGTAATACTATTTTTCATTTTACAAAGATATAAATAATAATTTAATTATACAACCCCATTTTCTTTAGATAGGATTGGGGGATGACATACCACCCGGACTCCCTCCGGTCGGTTCCAAATCCCCCCGCCCCCTTTTTTTTGAAAATAAATTTGGATGTATGGAATCTTTATTATATCTTTGTAAAAAATTATTATGATAGAAAATAAACCTGAAAAAAAACCCTACGGTTATTGGACATACGAAAGATGTAAGGTGGGTATATCTAATATGACATACCTTAATGAATTACAAGGCACTTCTATTCTTAACTCTTTACTAAAAAATGGTTGGTATGATGAATTAACTCAACCTCTTATTAAAAAAAGAAATAATTCTTGGAATAAAGAATCTGTTTGGGAGGTGGCGTTAAAATATGAAACACGAACAGAATTTAATGAACAAAATACTGGAGCGTATCTCCAAGCGGTAAGAAAAGGTTGGATTGATGAGGTCTGTTCACATATGATTATTAAATGTGGGATTAAAAAAGGTGAAAGTAAGTGGGATTTTGAATCGATTAAAGATATTGCTCTAATGTATGATAATAGAAGTGATTTTTGTCAGGGTAAACATAAATATGTTGCTGAAATTGCTCGTAGAAAAGGTTGGTATGATGAAGTTTGTTCACATATGACTCCAAACATAAATGACTCCCCTAGATATATTTACGCGTTCATATGGGAAGAAGTAAAACTTGTTTATGTGGGTTTAACCGAAAACTATAAAAGAAGGAAAAATGAACATCTTAATACTGAAAGTTGTATTGTATTTAAGACCATAAAAGAATATGGTTCTCCAATATTTAGATTAATTACTGAAACCCCTGTTGATGTTAATATTGCTGGTGAATATGAACAAAAATGGGTTGATAATTACATTGAATTAGGTTACAATCCCGTAAACATAGCCAAATCCGGTTCTTTAGGAAGTTATTCAAGAATGTGGGATTTAGAATCTATAAAAGAAATTGCGCTAACTTTTGACAATAGGAGTGATTTCCATAGATATTCAGGTGGGGCTTCATCAATTGCTCGCAAAAATGGTTGGTTAGAAGAGGTTTGTTCTCATATGGTGTTAAGGAGTGGTCAGTGGGATATTTTTGAAAATGTCCAAAAAGAAGCTGTGAAATATAGAATCCGAAAAGAATTTGCGAGGGGATGTAGAGCGGCATCCGAAGGTGCTTATAGAAATGGTTGGTTGGATATTCTATTTCCTAAAGAAAACCTAATACAAGGTGATATGGGATATTGGGATATTAAATCAAATGTTGAAACGGTTGCAAAAAAATGTAACACAAAATCAGAATTTAATAAATTATATGTTTCAGCGTATAAATCCGCAAAAAGAAATGGTTGGTTAGATGAAGTATGTTCTCATATGGAAATATTATATGGGAAATGGAAAACCATTGAGGATATTAAAGATGAGGCGAAAAAATATAAGTCAAAGACAGAATTTAAAAAATCTTGTCCCGGAGCTTATTTGATTGTTAGAAGTAATGGATGGTCGGATGAGGTGTTTTCCATATATCCAAAGTTTAATTCAAAATGGGGTAATATTGAGGATATTAAAAAGGAATCATTGAAGTATAAAAATAGGTCTGAGTTTTCCAAACATTGCGGGGGGGCATACAATTCGGCATTAAAAAACGGGTGGTTGGATGAAGTATGTTCGCATATGGTATTAACTAAACAAAGTATAGGGCATTGGGATATTAAAGAAAATGTTGAAATGATTGCCTTAAAATGTAGGTCAAAAACAGAATTTCAAAAATTATACTCAGGTGCTTACAAAGGTGCAAAAAGAAATGGTTGGTTTGATGAGGTATGTTCTTATATGGTTAATTTAAAAAATAAATAAATAATAAATAAATAAAAAATGGATAAAGTCGTAATTTACTGTAGGATTTCTACAAGCAAACAAAAAATGAAGTCTCAAAGGTCTAATGTTTTAGATTTTTGTAATAAAAAGAAATGGTCTGTTGTGTCTTATTTTGAAGATATTGATAGTGGATTAAAAAAATCTCGTTTAGGATTTGATTCTATGTTAGAATATGTTCGGGAAAATAAAGTTAATAAAATTGTAGTTAGTGAATTATCAAGATTAAGTAGAGATACTTTCAATTGTAAAGAATTAATTTCTGAACTGTATGAATTAGGTGTCTCAATATATTGTGTTGATATTGAAATGGAAACCATAATTAATAACAAATTAAATGTAAATGCAATTCCTGTTTTTATGACTGAGATTGAATACGCTAATAGAGAACTTGGTAAACTTCAAAAAAGATTAGCAAGAGGATATCAAAATAAATTACTTAATGGTGGTATTGTTGGTAGAAAAAAAGGTTCAATAGAATTGGAATCAATGTTTTTATTAAAACATGAAGATATTATTCATTTTCTTAATTCCGGGTATACCTGTAGATTAATTAATGTTGTGACTAATAAATCAACAAATACAATATTAAAAGTTAAGAAGATGTTGATTAAAAATGGGGATTGGGTTGAACCAAGTAATAAAGTCAATAATTGGGATGTTCTTAAAAAAATTATTGCCGGTAATGAAGATATTGTTAAGGAAGCTTTATTATTTGAAAAGATTAAAAAATAATGATAGGTAAAGAAATAAAATATACAATAGATAATTTTTCAGGTATATTAGAAGTGAGTATGAATAATTTACCTAATAATAAAAGAATAGGGGTATATTTTCTATATGGTGAGGATAAAGAAATATTGTATATTGGGAAATCCGTATCATCTATTCGAGGAAGATTAATGAACCATTTATTTGTTGGTATGCCAAGTAAGTATGATGATGAATATAATGAAATAATTCTTAATAGAAGGTGTAAGGTAAAATACTTTTCATACGTTGATGTCCCAAAAAACTATGTTGATATGGTGGAACGATACTTGATATGTGAACAACAATGTGAATTCAATATAGAGTTCAAATACGACATGAGTAAATAACATATTATGAGTAACAGAGGACAAAATATAACTACAGCATATTTTGAGTGGAATGATTTTATATCATTAATTACAAAATTAGAAAAAGATGAACATTATAAATTCTGTCTTTTAGTTTCAATTGGGGTTTTTACAGGTTTAAGGATTTCAGATTTATTAAAACTTACTTATTCAGATTTATTAAGTAATGAAACTTTTACATTCAGAGAGGTAAAATCAAAAAAACAAAGAAATGTTAAAGTAAATAAAGATTTAAAAGAGATTGTTGACAGGATTGTTTTAAAATCCAACATAACTAATTTAAATCAACTTATATTCATAAATAAGTACGGAACTAAATCAATTGATAAATCTTATGTGAATGTAAAACTTAAAGAATTGGTAAAAAAGTATAGAATAAAATTAGATGGGAATGTTTCAACACATACTTTTAGGAAAACATTTGGTAGAAGGGTATTAGAAGTGAATAATTATTCAAATGAAAGTTTAATTTTATTGAAGGAATTATTTGGTCATTTAAGTACGTGTATTACAAAAAAATACTTGGGTCTTAATGAGCAAGACATTTGTAATGTGTATGATAGTTTGATAACCCGAACTCCCTCCGGTCGGTTCCAAATCCCCCCACCCCCTTTTTTATTTGAATAAATTGTTGTACCTTTGTAAAAAAAATATATGACCAAGACGGAGTTGTGTGTTATTAAATATTTGGAATCAACCTATGGTGATAGGGAAATATATGAAACCGATGATACAATTTGCGTCAATGGTGTTTGTGTATATTATAAATATTTGAAAAGGGCAGGTGCGTTATCTATTGTTATTCGGGACTTAAATATGTTTTTTGGTGATGGGAGTTATAATTATCTTTTCAACAAATGGTTCTGCGAGAAATATGGTTTGGAAACTAAATCGTAGTATATTTATTGATATGAAATTTATAATCACGGAAAATAAAATAAAAGATTTAATTACCAAGGAGGTGGGATATAATTTATCCGACCATATTGAGGTGATTACAAATTGGGTTGAATTAGGACCTAAAGGTCAATACTTGTTCTCTGATGGTAGAGAAGAGTTTAGATGGTTACTTAACAATTATGGGTCAATGTATTTGTTTCATATTAATGGTAATAATTATTATGCCCAACCTCAAAAAGAATATGGTGTATTAGTTTTAAGTGAAAAACAAAATCGTAAAATTGACGAATCTGATTTTTTAAACATTCTTGGTATTAAACATTTGGGTATTGGGTTAGATTATATAATAAATAACTTTGTTAATGAATAATATGAAAATAATAATCACCGAAAGTAAAATGTATGATGCGTTCGTTAAATATATTAATCACCGAACAAATTTAATTTATGTCCCCGAGCATAGGGAGTTTCGAAATTGGAAAAATCATGGGGATGTTTTTGGATGGAAAAATAAAAGTAGTTTTATATTTGCAAGTTATGATATGGAAGATGAGTTGGAGGATTTCTTTGGGGGAAACTCAAATGATTTAATGTTGAGGTATCTCCAAGATAATTTTCCTGAAGCCGGTATTGAGGATATTTCAGAATAATTTAACCCCCACTTGATTGTGGGGTTTTTTATTTGTATTATTGTTTATGGAAAATGAATATAATTTAAGTATGGATGAGATTCGGGTATTATACGAGAACTCTCTACAAAATAGGGAAATTGAATTACCTGATAATTTTAAATCGGTTATCTTAAAGACTCGTCCGGAGATTAGAGATATTGTGTCGGCAGGATTTAAGGTAACATCTATGTATGACCCCCAAAGTTTTGAACCTATTAAAAAATTTCTTGTTGGTGTTAATATATTTTGTCATGAGAATATTTTGGTTTTGGGAGATAAGACGAGTTATGAGTTAATGTTAAATGATTATTTCAAGATGACATATACTGGTATGGATTTTGTGACATTTAAGGTTGAATCATTAATTATCCCACCAGAGAAAACTAATCAGGATAAATTTTTTGAATTATTTGGTAAATAATTACACATCCCACTTGATAGTGGGATTTTTTATTTGTATCTTTATAAAAAAACTTAAACACTATGTCAGAACAAACACCAAAAACAATTGCAGTATTCGCTAGAGAATATTATGAAACATCAATTACCAGAGAACCGGTAGAATTAAACCTTGAAAATTATCCTGAATTGGAAGGTATGACCACACAAGAAGCTATTGATTATGTTGAATCAAACGCTTGGGAAATGAAACCAACCAACGATGACGAAGGTTATGATTCATTAGCTGAAGAACTTAACGATATGGATATTCGTAGAGATAAAATTACGAATGAGTCGCAAGAAATTAACGCAGTTGAGAAAATGTTTTAATTATGTCAGAAGCACCAAAAAAACTTAGTTTCGGATTATTAGAATCCCATTGTATTGCCGTTTGGCACGCACCTGTAACCATTACCGTATCGGACTATCCAGAATTGGATGGTATGACCGAAAACGAAATGAAAAAATATATTGAAGAAAATTTTTGGGATATGAACCCAATCGAGGAAGAGGACGAGGAATCGTATAGCGACTCATTGTATGATGATTTGACTAATATGTACGAAACCAAAGACAAAATTTATGACGAAGAAAAAGAAATATATTTTGTTGAGGTAGATGAAGACGATGATGATGATGATGATGATGATGATGAGGACGACGAAGAGGAATAAAATAAAAATCCCCAATCTTTAATTAGGTTGGGTTTTTTTTATTATCTTTGCTAAATGAAAAAATCAATCTTCACATATTTTGATAAGTATTACTTAGGTGAATTAGTTGAAAGTAATGATGAACCTAATTGGTTTAAGGGTCATTCGTTTGGGTATCACGATATAAAACAAATTGTGTTTTATAATGATAGTATTTTACGTGACAGTAAATTAATGTTTAGTATTAATAGAATGGAGTTCCAAAAATTTTTTAGTGAATGGTTTAAAATTAGATATAATTTACCTATAGAAGGTATTATGTGATTTTGATATATTTATTATTAAATTATTATTATGTCTAAATCAAGAAAACCAGGGAAACCTAAAAAAAACAGAGTAAATGTTGTTAAGAAATTAAAAATAATTAATAAAAACAACGAAATTCTCAGAAGATTAAAATCTGAGATGTAAAAAATAACCCCATCCTTAATCGGTGGGGTTATTTGTTTCTTTAATTCCGGTTTTAATAACCTCGGTGACCATTCGTTCTGAATTAACCCAATTATCCATTGGTGCGGTATCTTTGATACCATTCTTAATTACACCCTCCACTCTATGTTTATGGTGATATAAGTCTTCATATGTATTGAGAATTCCATCTTCAATTACCTCTTCAACGATATATTTATTTTTTATAACATGAGATTGAATATGATTTATTCCCTGTTCAATTACTTCTTCAACATCGTGAATATATTTTCCCAATTCAGGTAAGGTTTGTTTTACACCCTTTTTAATAACACCCTCAACCCAGCTTTCGTTGGAATGTGAGTTATTCTGAGTATCTTCCACCCCATTTAGAATATTATCTTCTACCCATTTTGTGATATATTGTTGGTTATCGATAACACCCAACGATGCGTAAGAAAATATTGCATCAAAATAATGAAAATTATACCATAAAGTTTTATTATTATCCAATTCAAGTATCCATTCTTTGGTTTTGGTAAAAATTAACCAAACGGAGCCACCATGGGTGTATATATCCATACCCTTTATGTGATAATTTATTAATTTGTTAATTATTTCTTCCATAACCCAAATATAGTTATTAATTTCCAACCAATCAAATTTACTTGTTATTTAAATTTCCTTATATTTTACATATGGAAAAAGAAATTACAAGAACAATTAAGTTCACCGACAAAAAAGCGATTATGAGACCAATGGATGACCAAGAGGGGTTAACGGAATTATGGAGTACAGCACCAAGTGTGGATAATCCAAGAAATGTGTTTTTTAAAAAAGAGGGGATGGTTTATTTTTTAGTTCAAAGTAAATAATTATTACTATCTTTGTGAAAAATAAATAAAAATGGAAACTTTTTTTAAATTTATAATAACCGGAAGTGCTGTGTTATTGGGGTTAATGGTATTAATATCGACAATATTTTTATTACATCTAATTTATATTACCTTTAAAAAAATACGATAAATTGTATAATTAATTTCGTTAGATATTTATTAATAAAATAAATTATGGGAAAAATTATAAAATTAACAGAATCTGAATTGAAAGACATCATTAAATTAATTATGATGGAACAATTTAATACCGATTATTACGATAGTATCTTAGACTTATACAACGAGGTTGGGTTAGAAGGTATGACTGATGAGGAGATTGAGTATTTAAAAAGTGGTGGTGAAAGTAATGTTCCTGATAGATTTTTAGGTGGTGATTTGGATATTGAGCCAGAAGAAACAGAAGATAAATTTGGAGATATAGAAAATTTTAAGTCCATTATGGAAAATAATAGACATAAAGTTGTTGATACCGCTGAAGATGGTAAATTACGAATCGTTTTTAAGGAGAATGAGGAACTATTAGAGGAAATTAATAACTTACTACCAACATCCGCAGTTAATGTGGTAAAAGGGTATATTGTGGTGTTAGTTCCCGAAAGATGGATAGATGACTTATTTGGTGAAGAAATATAATTTAAACCCCTCGGATTCGGGGGGTTTTTAATTTACACATATTTATAAAGATGAAAATTATAATAACCGAAAATAAGATTAACGAACTAATTATCAAACATCTGAATAGTATGTTTGATGTTAATAATATTGGGTGGACACCAGGTATAGATGATTGGGGTAATGAAGTTGATTACGCAACAGAATTTTATACAGATGATTATGAAGATGATGGTGATAACACTCTATTTAGATGGTATGATGAAGATTATTGGCGTAGTGAAGAATCTGAAACTTTAAGTCCTGTTTTTTTAAAAGAAATGATTGATAAATCTCCGATATTAGAATTTGAAGACTCCGATAAATTAGACCAATTAAATAGTCTTTTTGGTGATAGATGGAAACAACCATTTATTGATTGGTTTTGGGATAACTTTAATGTTCCGGTTAAAACAATAGAATAGTGGAAAATATTTACCAAAATACCACTTTTAGTGGAAAAAAACATCTTAATATTGGGTTATATTACATTATAATGGAAAATAATAGTATTTATTAGTATGAAAGTATTGATTACTGAAAATAGATTATTGGATGTTATTGTTAAATTTATCGGGCCTTTAGAGAAAAAAGTAGTATCTAAAATGAGACGAAACGATACTTATGGTGAAGAAGAACAATGGATTTCGTCAAGAAATGGTGATATTGTTATTATTTATGATGAAATAAGTGATGATATCGCTTTTAGTATTAAAACCATTAGTGATATCACAACTCAGTTGGGTCTTGATTATAAAAGTTTAAAACCTTTATTAACTGAAATTGTTGAAAGAATAACAAATAAAAAAATAAGACACCTCAACTTATTTTAAAAAAGAAACCCCCACCGTTAAGTGAGGGTTTTTATTTTTTGTTAAATTGATAATGAGTGACGTATATCAAAATTACCGTTTTTGTAATTATCATCCAGTGTTGGTTTACCTATCTGAATGTCCCCTTCAAAATAGTTTTGATAAGAACCCCAATATTCTGTCATTGAGCCGTATTGTAATTCTGCTAATGCGTCTTGAGTTTCTTCGTCAAATGGTGATTCACCATCTCCATCGACCCATCCATCTAAATTATCAAAGATGTATTGTAAAAACTCTTCTTCTGTTTCTCCCTTAAAGTCGGGGAATTTTTCGCTGTCTAACTCTACCGGAGCGTTTGCGTTGTGGGAGGTGTAATACTCCGTTTTTCTAAAATGTGATTTCATATTTATTCTTTTTTTAATTCTTCTAACTCATTTTTATAAGATTCTATAAGTTTACCATTTTTAATAATGGTATCAGTAAGTAAAGAGCTGTAACGATTTGACACTTCTATAACCTCCTTTTTTAAATATTCAATTATTATTCCGATTTCATCTTCTCTTTTCATATTTCTTTTTAAATTGATTTAACCCAAGTTCCGTTTTTACCACCAGGTTCTGGTGATTGTAATGCTATTGAAGATATATCATCATTCTTTGTGTGAGATAGTAATGCAACATAACAATTACCTCTTTGTGTTTCTAATAACTCTCTAACTTCGTCCTCGCTATAACTTCTTTCTTGTTGCCATTCTTTACCAATTATAGCGGCTTTTCTATAACCAGTACTTTCAGGGTAATATCTAAATAGTATTTCAATAGTTTCTTCAAGGGTTTCTTGTTTATTCATTTTCTGATTTTTTATATTCACTCCAAAAAAAACCTACTACCATAGCACCTAAAATAAATCCTATTCCGATTCCCACAAATAATGGTTCCATAATTTATTCTTCGTTTTTTACTTCAAGATAACCTTCATATAAAGAATCACGGAGTTCATATAAACCATCATAAATCTCTTCCATATAACCTTCTTCCTGAAACATTTTATCGGTTTCAACCTCATCGTAATCTTCAATATCATCATAGCCCACCGCATATACAAATGCTCCGATTGGGTTGTAAGATTCATCTTCGTAAGTCCCATATACCACAACATCACCACCGATGAACTCAACAATTTTTTGAAGATATTGAGTTGGAACATCCCAAGAGGATTCAAGGACCAAATCCATATTGTCGTGGTATTCTAAATCATCACACTCAACTCCCATCCATTTCGCTCCAATATTCTCCGACATCCATTCTCTATCAATATCTTCAAAACATTTAAAATTGGTTTCGTATAATTTATTGTAGTGGTTTGGTATGTCATCTATTTCTTCAAATAACTCCACAAACTTCTTGTGGGTTTCTTCATTGAGGTTTCCAACCTTAACATAAGTCATCATCGTGTTCGCCATTGTATTATCGTTTTAAAATTTCTTTAGAATAAAACTCATCAAATCCCACCATCATCTCGGTCATAGATTTATTTGTTTCTAACCCAACGATGTTATCAATTAATCCGAATGCTTTTGCGTCATCTGAATTAAACCATTTGTCGTGTCTTGAGGATTCATACATCTCATCAAATGACTTACCACAATTCTCAGCCAAGATTTTGAATAACATATAATTATATTTCTCGGCTTCCAATTGATTGATACGAGTATCTTGAACATTTCCTGATGTTCCGTGAGATACCATATGGGTCATAACTTTTGAAAAGATTAATGAACTTCTTTTTCCTTTTGCTCCGGAAGAAACTAAAACTGAACCCATAGAGGCGCACATCCCAACATTTAAAGTTGTAACATCGGCTTTGATATAATTCATTGTGTCTCTAATTCCAAGTCCGGATAATACACTTCCGCCCGGAGTATCAAGATAAAGATTCACATCTTTTTTGTCCGTGGTATCAAGGTAAATAAGTTGGGCTTGAATGATTGACGCCATCTTGCTCTCAACAGGGCCGGACACCCATATAATTCTATCCATCATAAGTCGAGAGAAAATATCCATTTGGGTTGCTCTCAATTCTCTTTCTTCCAAGATATACGGGGTCATCCCCACGATATGTTGTTGGTAGTTATGTAAATCAAGTCCCGAGATATTACTTTCGCTCATTGCGAACTTTTGAAAATCTTTTCCGTAATTCATTATGCTTTCTGTTTTTGTTTTGGTTTAGATGGAACAATCGTTAATGCTTTCGCCACGGCAGCATCTCTTGATTTTAATCCTTTCTCAATAAGTTTTCCGTATTTGTAGATACAAAACTCGTAGGACATAGAATATCCGTGTTTTTTTGTTGTATCCGGTTTGGACATAATTTTAACATAAATGTCATAAAGTCCCGCTTTAACGACATATTTCCCTTTTGTACTTGGCTTACCCATTTTTTAAATGTTTTAGATTATTAATATTGGACAAAGATATATAAAAAAAACTAACACAACAACTTTTTATTAAAAATATTTTTATTATACTTGGTTGTATGATGAACATAATATTTTGGGTAACCATTTTTAGATTTGTGGTTTACTCGTTTTCAAAACCTAAACCAACCTTCAAAGAGGAGATGATGAACTACATCTATAATATAGTAGTGGTGTTAATAATTTGTTGGGTAATTAGTTCTATTATGGTATGACAAGAAAAATGTTTGATAAATTAATTGAATGTTTTTACCCTGGTTGTATTGTCTCGGAGTATACGGTATTGGATAGGAATAAATTAGACGAAAACAATGAATGGGTTAAAGATACCCCAGCATTATTTGTAACGATTGCGAGTACTTCAAATAATAAATTATTGTGGGAGGATAATATGAAAGGAGATGTGGGAGAACAATTAAGTAATTTTACGGGTTACGATGTTGTTATAAATAAACAAAGTTATTTAAATTGAAAAAACCTGATTTAATAGTTTGGAGTGAAAAAGATGGGTATGACGCAAAGTTAAGGACATATCCCACAAGTGCTGGTAGTCAAAGTTTTGATTTACCCAATGTTCCCTTGTTTAGAAGTGAAGCGTCAAAAAAGATGATGGATGTCTTCAACAGGGAACATCAAGAGATAAAAGAAAGGATTGAAAAAATGTATGAAGAGTACAATACATCTATTATGGTTTGGGAATCTAAAATTTCTTTTGAGCCGATAGTTGGAAAGTCATATTTTTTATATACCTTTGCTGGAGAATTAACATTATCACTTATCGGTCCAGATGAATGGAATCGTGGAAAAGATTTTGTTGGGGAATTTTTGTTGAACTCGGATAATAAATGGATTAAAAAATTATGAAAACAAATTACGAACTTTATGAACTTAATAGTAGTGTTTATGGTATCTCAAGAATTCTTAATGATGGTAAGATTAGTGACCATTGCGCTATTTATGATGCAATTGTAGAAAGCATCTCAATTTACTATGATGAAAAAACAAACTCAATGAAAGTAGAGTATTGGTTAAAAACACCGGATGGTCAGAGTTGGGGTGATAGTTGTCCCCAAGATAATGTTAGTGATAACTTTGATGAATTAATTAATAAAATGAGAAGTATATGGAGATTAAACTCTAATACATTCGGAGATTAAAAGAAAAATGAGGAATATCTTATTTATTTTATTAAAAATAACCTCGTTAATATTAAATAAATTAATAGAATTACGATGGTGGGGAATGGCAGAATATGTGTTGGGATTTAGAAAAAAATTCCTTATAAATAAAATACGAAAAACAATAAAAAATTATGGGAAAAGCGATTTTAAAATTTGATTTAAACGATTTTGATGATAGAATGGCTCATTTAAGAGCTGTTAAATCGTTAGATTTAAGCATGGCGATATGGGACATCCTTCAGTTAAGAAAAACTATGGAAAGACGATTTGAGAATACAGAAAACACAAATAACGATGTCTTTGATGGTATTGATGCGATGGGTGATGGTATTCTGGAAATATTGGATGACCACGGAATTAAAATAGATGATTTAGTAAATTAATTAGATATGAAAAAGTATAAATTAATAAAAACCTATCCGGGAAGTCCATTGTTAGGTAAAGTGTTAGAACCAAAAGTAGAAAAAGACAACGAAGACACAAATAATTTTTACTGGGAAGGTAGTTGGTTTAATCCTAATGATTTTCCTGAATTATGGGAAGAAGTGGATTATGAAGTAGTAGATACAATAGTTAAAAATAATCTAAAACTAAAAATATCGTCAGTAAAACGATTATCAGATGGGGAAATTTTTTCTGTAGGTGATAAATTTACTGGATATAGTTCAGAGGGAAATACTATACGGAGATTTGAATTATTGGGTAATACTTTATTCATCCATACTACTAATCAAGGAACTATCTCCAATACTCCGGGTATAGGGTTATTTAAATCAATTAAAAAAGTGGTTGAAAACGATTATGAAATAATATCGTATTGGTCACCAAGAATTGGTGATTCAAAATATCTTTACTATGAGGGGCATGAAGATTGGGATAATATAAATAAATCTAAATACCATCCAATTCATTCAGTAAAACGATTATCAGATGGTGAAGTTTTTACTATAGGTGATAAAATAAAGGTGTCTAAATATGGTAACCCGCATATAATTAGTAAGTTTAGTTTAACTAACGACAATAGTTCAATTATGAATGGTATATGGATTAACTACGATGGTGGAAGTAGTCATATTATAAACGCAATAAAAATTAAAACAAAAGTAGATATGAACAACGCAGAATTAGAATTTATGTTTTTTATGAAAGGAACATCTGGGTCTTTTAAAACAAATTTGTTTAAAACCATAATGAGCGCTGATAATACAAATCAGAAAAAACTATCATTGGGATTTCCTGATGAGGTTGAGGTTGTTAGAAGATACCAACAGGAAGATGGGTATTGGCAAGAATTATTAGAGAAACAAGATAATGGGAAATTTTGAATTAAATGAAGTAGAAAAAGAGAATCAAAACATATTAATTGATTCTATTAAAACATTATATGGTGATGATATTGAATATAAAATACAATATCTTATTAGTCACACAGGGATTGGACTTAATGTTAGAGTTATTATTAGTAGTAAAAAAAGAAAGTTTCAACCAATAGAAAAAGATATAACTGATTATAATAGCTGGTAAGATGACTAAAATAGAAAAACTTTGTATCAAGTGGTTGAATGATAACTACAACCATATGGAACCATTCATAATGAAAGAATATCCGGATTATATTTTTCATATGAAAGATGGGAAATGTATTTTACAATACAATAAAAAAAATGGGTATGTTTATGTGAGTTATAAAGAAATTTGGAAGTTTTTTGAAAATATGTTTAGTATGTCTAATCAACAAATTAAGGATATCACAAAGATATGGGTGGAGGAACACTACAAAGTGGGGGTAGCAACAACTTATTTCTACAGCGATAGTTTTGGTTACCTGGTCGAGGAACACTACAAAGTGGGGATAACAACAAGTGGGAGAAGTATGTCACTACCTTTTTATAAGGTGGATGAACAATACAAAATGGAGGTAAAATCAACACAGGAGTTCGGTTGGCGTCTGCAAAAAGAGGTGGATGAACAATACAAAATGGGTGTGACAAAAACAACAACATTAGATAAAACCCAACAAGAATATTCGGTGGAGAAACAATACAAAATGGGGGTAAAATCAACAATGGTAGATTACAAGGAAATAACCAACCAGGTAGAGGAACAATACGAAGTGGGGGTAAAAATAACTACAACACCACTATCAAGTATTTACAAAGTGGAGGAACATTACAAACAAATATAAATTAATAATAAAAGAATCAAAATGACAGAAGACGAATTAGAATATTGGCACTCAGTCCAATATAGAATGGAAGAAGAAGGTATTGATTATTGTTTTGAACACTATAGTCACTGGGATGAAATCAAAGATGAAGAATTCCATAGATTAAGATTGGGGTTCTTACAGTATATGAAAGAAATTAGAGAATATGTTGATAAAAAAGTTGACGAAGGTGAAAATATTGACTATTATAGTGATGAACAATTAGAAAATTAAAAACAAAAAACAATGAAAAAATTATTATTAGCTTTAGTATTACTCATCTCAATGACGGTGAGTGCTCAATCATTTATTAAACACTATGACCATGTCATTAAAAAAGACAGGGTTAATAACGAACTCAGTCAATGGGAACCAACAAATCTAATTGCCATTTTTAGTGGTAATAATAAAGGAGATGTTGTACTTTATTTTAGTACAGGGACTGTTGAAAGATATACAAAGACCGGAGTTATTAAACAAGGGATTTCCAAAGATGGGTTTGAGTATAGATATATACACACATTTGACGAACATAGGGTGCCAACAATATTACAACTATTCGATAGTGGGGTGTTTAGAGTTCATACTCAAGACGAAACTTACGAATATCAACAACCTACTAATTAAGATGGGACTTTATATACTAGGCATATTCGTTGCCGCAGCGTGGGTCTTTATAATATACGAGGTAATGACAGCTCCTTTAATTAATGACGATAAAAAACCAGTTTTCTCCAATGAAAAAAAAGAGAAAAAAACAAAGATGAAAGTAATACAAGTTTATAAACCATCACAAGATAGTGATACCAAAGACGAGGATTTAGAATTGGTAGAATTTGTTACAACAATTAAGGAAGAAAACATTGTGTTAAAAAATGTTGTTCCTCATTGGAATGTTAGAAGTGAAATGTTAAAACATAATGAAACTTATCTTGAATGGTTATTAAGGAAAAAAGAAGAAATATCTAATCGTGAAGATGTAGAAGGAATTTACTTATATGATGTAACCCCTGTTGGTGGTATGATGGTAAGATATGATTATATTAAAAAGAAATAAATAATGGACGATATTGATTTAATAAATGATGGATTATGGGACCATTACAGTGGGTTACCAAATCCGATGTGGTATCAACATATTAAAGAAATAGAGAATGAAGAAGAAAATACAAGTAATAGTGATGATATTGAAGTTACTACTGAATAAAATAAAACGAAAAAGAAAAAGTATATGGGATTTGTAAACAATTTAGATAAAACATACACAGACCTTCTTCAAGACATTCTTGATAACGGCACCCCTAAATCTGACCGTACTGGAACTGGTACTATAAGTGTATTTGGAAGACAAATCAGACATAAGATGTCAGAAGGATTCCCATTACTTACAACCAAAAAGATGCCGTGGAAATCAATCGTAACAGAACTACTTTGGTTCCTTCGAGGTGATACAAATATTAAGTATTTGGTTGATAATAGTTGTAATATTTGGAATGGTGATGCTTATAAGAATTTTCTTAATCAACGAGAAGGTAAATTAAGTAGACCACCTTCACAAGAAGAGTTCATCAACAAAATCAAAACAGATGATGAGTTTGCTAACAAGTGGGGGAATTTAGGAAAAATCTACGGAGCACAATGGAGAGGTTGGAATGGTATTGATAAAGAATCATTTTTCAACTCTGATAATTTAGATGAGAGAAACAGAGATGCCCGACACGGAATGTTTTATAAAGAAAGTGAAATAGACCAAATCCAAAACCTAATCAACGACCTTAAAACAAATCCAGACTCAAGACGATTAATGGTTAATGCTTGGAATGTTGCGGATTTACCTGTTACTGATTATAGAACTGATGATGAACTTTATCAAGATTATTTAAAGAATTTTGAGTAGAAAACAAAAGTTGTGACTATTTATTATAAAAGGAGGTAATACCATATGGAATATTTAAAAATTTATAATAGAATAGTAGAACGAGCTACTAATAGGAATATACTTGGGTATGTTGAAAAACATCATATAGTACCAAAATGTTTAGGTGGTGAGAATAAAAAGTCTAATATAGTTTCATTAACGGCTAAAGAACATTACATTTGTCACAAACTTTTATGTGAAATATATCCAAATGAAAGTAAATTAAAATATGCTTTTTGGAGAATGTGTAATGTTGCCAACAATGAACACCAAGAGCGAAACTATAAAGTATCTGCTAAGGTATATTCACGTATTAAAGACGAAATAAGTTTGATTACATCAAAACGTACAAAAAACTACTCAGTAGAAATGAGAAAGTTAATTGGTGAAAAAGTAAGTAAAAAACTAAAAGGTAGACCTAGCGGTAAAAAGGGTATAAGTAAACCAGACCATTCAGAGTGGATGAAAGAGAATAATCCATTTAGAGGTAAAACTCATAGTGAAGAACATATTCAAAAACTAAGAGAGGTTAATTCAGAACCTAAATCTGAACAACATAAAAATAACATAAGTAAAAACTCACCTAACAACAAGCAATGTGTTATCGAAGGTATAAGTTATAGAAGTGTTGCTGTAGCAGCAAGACAATTAGGTATATCAGAAGACACTGTTAGAGGTAGAGTTAAAAACAAAAATTTTAAAAATTGGAACTATGAATAAAAGAGAACAATTTGCAGTATTTGAAAAAGTACCAGCACACGGTAGTGAAGTAGGTGGAATTATACTTGGCCCATTTAATTCGGAAGAAGAAGCTACTGAAGCTGGAAACAGATATGGATACAATACTAATAACTACTATGTTGATAAAATTAAAAGTTATGGAAACTAAAAAATTAACAAAAGAAGAGTTTTTAGAAAAACTAAAAACAGATAGAGATTTTAATAATAGATACGGAAGAAAACATATCACAGAAGGAAAAATGGTTCTTCCACCTTGTCATTATGGATTTCAAGTTTATACAAGAGAGTTAAGTGAACAAGAAAGAATAAACCTTCTTCATATCAAACACGGAAATAAAGGTCATCATATAGAATCAGGATTTAATATGTTAGATGAATACGATATTCCAACCAGAGCAATCTCTTTAATGTTTAATATGCGTTCCGTCGACACTTTTTTGGGGCTTCCATTCAATATTGCTTCTTATGGATTGTTATTGGAGATAATATCAAAAGAAGTTAATATGGTTCCTGATGAACTAATTGGTAACCTTGGAGATGTTCATTTATATTCAAATCATATTGAACAAGCTAAAGAACAAATTGGAAGAAGATATACACATGAAGAAAGAACAGAAATGTTAAGACAAGCGATGGGAGAAGAATCATACCAAATCGCACTTGACCAACAAGTACCGTTTGGAGGAGGTCTGTCTGAATATTTCTTAAGTTATGGTATTAGCTATTTCTCAAGAACAAGAGAACCTTTCCCATTACCGACACTAAAATTTAACCCTTGTCCTATAACAGGAATTAGTATGGAGTACCAAAGTATTTCTCAATTTGAAATAGAGAACTATCAATCACACCCAACAATTAAAGCACCTTTATCAAATTAAAAAATTATGGAAAATTACAAAGCGGATTACTACAATCCAGAAACATTTGAAAAATCAGAATTTGAAACTAAAATACCTGTTGATTTAGTTCAGAAAATACATCAAGACTTAAATTGTCTAAAAGGTTATTTAGTGACACCTACTTTGATTAACCCAGATGATAAGGATTCTGTTGTATTTGGTATTATGGATATGAGTGATAAAACAATGAAGTATAAGGTAACAATTTCACCCAACAATTAAAGTACCATTATCAAATTAAGTTATGAAAAGTCCATTAACAGGAAAAGAAATGAAATTAATGTCGGAACCATCCACATTAACATACAGAGGAATAGAATACGATGTGATACACCACTTTTACCTATGTGAATTAACAAATGAACAATTCACAACAACAGAGTTGGATGAGAAGAATTTAGAAGAATTATATAGTCAAATAAATTAAAATATGTGGGATATAGTAGTAATACAAAAAGAAGATGATAAGTACATTGTTATGACACCCAATGGGGATGTACATTGTATATCAGAAGAGACATTTCAAACTTTTGAAAGAAATGGTAGGGTGAGTTATGACCCGGAACATAAAAAAATGTAATTAAGATATGTACAATCCAATACCTAAATTAAGTAAGAAAAACAAAGTAAAAATAAGGAAAATAGTTAAAGATTATAATTCCGCATCTAAAAAAGAAGTTTGGGGTGGAGCTTTGGATAATTTCTTATTTGGGTTTTTATCTGCAACATTAGTTGTGTTTATTGCCACTAGAGCAGACACTGCGGTGTTTTTAGGATATGTGACATATTACCTATTTTTGGGTAAGATTGTTAATAGACCAAAGTATGTGACAGATTTGGGAAAATTAATTGTGTTCCCAATACCATCGGCTTTGGGAGCGTTTGCTGGATATAAATTAAGTTATATTCTATTACATTTAATATAAAAAAAACCGACAGATGTCGGTTTTGTTGTTTTAAGCAATTGCAGTTTTATTGATTGGATGTGGTTTTGGTGAAATTCCGGATAAATAATCTTTAGTTATTCTTCCCAATAAATCTTTTGTTCCCCACGGTGAACTTACTACAGCATTTGTTAATTTAGATAATCCGACATCATTTTTAAACCCATCTATTATATTTTGGTATCTACCATTTTTTAATGTCTTACAAGTCGCTTGTATTCCATCTTCAGGTGTTTTATAATTTTTAACTCCTACCGAACTACCTTTTAATACTGTGGCTCCTGGCCAAGATTGTGTTGTGTTAAATGGGTTGTTGGCGGAACCACCACCTTCGGCTTGTCTCCAAGCATACATAAATAACATATTATTTCTTGTTGGTTGAGCACCGATACATTTTAAAATGTTTTTATAGAAATCATCATCAGATGTTGTTTTTGTGGATAATGGTGAAGTAGATAAATCAAGAGAAGAATCTTTTGAACTTGATTTTAACTTATTTTTAGCGTACTCTGTTGCTTTTTGGATAATAGTACTGATTATATTGTCAGAGACTTGTTCAGTTAAATTATATAACGATTTTATTTCGTTTTTTTCTTCTTCAGTTATTACGAATTTTTTCTTCATTGTAAAAGTTGTTTATATATAAATACTATGAAAGTTTGTTATATTTATTACTATGAAAGTAACCATTGTGCATAATAATTCCGGAGTTAATAAAAAATATTTCAAACTATATGATGATTTTATTAAATTTCTACAAAAGGAGATTCCATTAAATCACGATTTAACCATTTATTTTTTGGGAAATCGAGAAGGAACTATGACTACCGGTCAGCGTAATAATAACGACGAGATTAAGGTATTATCAAAAGGAAGATTAAATAGAGACATTTTAAGGACTCTAATTCATGAATGGGTACACGAATATCAAAGAACAATATTAAACAGGGATAAAGGACCGGATATCGGTGGAAAGAACGAAGATGAAGCAAATGCTAAATCAGGTTCAATCATGAAGAAATACGAGAAATCTAACCCTGAAAATACTGAACTTATGTACAAATAAGGCTTTATTCGGAAATACTAACTACTTCTAATTCGAAGGTTAATTTTTTTCCGGCTAAAGGGTGGTTAGCGTCTAAAACAACCGTTTCTTCATTAACCTCAACTACTTTTACATTTACGGCTCCCATTGGACCTTCTCCTTGTAACATTTCACCTTCTTGAACACCTTCAGGTACATTTGCTCTTGGGACAGAATTAATCAATTCTATGTTTATCTCACCATAAGCCTCTGATGGTTCAATTTCAACTGTTTTAGTTTCTCCTTCAGACATATCAAATAATCCGTCTTCAAAACCTTTAATTAATTGTCCTTGACCAACAGTTACTTCTAATGGTTCGCGTCCTTCATTTAATGAAGAATCAAAGATTGTCCCATCTTCTAATTTTCCGGTGTAATTTACTTTTACAGTGTTACCAGTTTGAATTTTTTTCATAATTTAAATATTTTTTATAAAGATAAATACAATTAAAATAATAGTCAAACATATTGATTAAAAAATCTTTTTATCTTATAATTATAATAATAATAATCTCTCTTAAACCCTTGTGTTACAATGTCAAACGAACAAATTATGGAAGAACAATTCCATTTTGCTTATCTATCTGGTGTATTCAAAGAATTCTCCTCTGAAATCACTAAAATTAAAGAAGAAAACTCTACTAAAAGTCTTTCTGAAATATCCGATGATGTTTTTGAAAGGTTTATTAAGGAAGGTTTAATTGATGAGGTATATCTCTTTATATAACATCAATTGAGGATAATACGGAAATATTCTGGGTAAACCCCATATATTTCCAACTTTCTCTTGCGATAAAATCTAATCCGGAGGGATAAGTATCTACACAAGTTTCGGGGTCATTAGTATATAATTTACAATCCACAATAAATGTTTTATTGTTTGTAATATATTTCACATTATTAATTTTTACATAAGACCCTTCTCCAAATAATATCACCAACTCTTTTTTATGGGTCTTATTTATTAGTATGTCAAAAGCTCTCTTCATATTAATAAATATAAATAAAACTTCCATCTAATACAATAGATGTTTGACATTTGACTTTTTTTTATTTATAATTAATAAAAAAAACTATGTATTTAAATGTAATTTTAACAATTTTAGTAATCATTCAGATTACGATTTGTGGGTGTATTATTTATTGGTGGAAAAAGTATGGTAAACAACTAATTAAAAGTTTTTCCAACATGAATTCTATGTTAACTAAAAATCCTTTGGGTGATGAAACTATGGATTTAAATAAACTTATTTCAGATATGAGTAAAAATTTTGGTGGATTCAAATTATAAACTATCTTTGTAAAAAATATTAAAAATGGAACCAGAAAAAGACATATTTGACGAATGGTCGGAAAAAAAAGAAAAAGAATCGTGGATTGTTAAAAAATTACGATTCATACCGTCTTGGTGGAATCACGATGGTAAATATTACCACAAATACGTTAAATACGGTGTTAAAAATCTCATCTATTGGTTCCCAATCATATGGAAAGACCGAAATTGGGATAGTCATTACATTTTTGAGATAATGAAACACAAATTATCCACTCAAGCCGACTATATTGGTCGTAGAGACTTACACACTCGTGCTCAATTAGATGCAAAACGAATGAGATTGTGTGTGAAATTAATGGGGTTGGTACAAGATGAGTTTTATTCAACTGAATATTCGGATTATCATAAAACAAAACATTGGTTTCAGGATTTACCGGAAAAACCGGGTTATTCTTCTTGGGAGTCACGATTATTAGAAGAGAATTTTGAGGATTATTTCAAAAAATACCCATTAATTTACAAAAGAGTAATAAATGGTGAAGGTGTTTTTGGTAGAGAAGGTCGTGAGGAAGATAAACAAATAATTGCAATGAATATTGGTCACATAAATCACGACAGAGCAAGAAAATTATTATTCAAAATAATGCAAGAAAACATCGAAGGATGGTGGGATTGATGGTATGAGAACATTTGACGAAATTTGGAATAAAGTGTCTGAAGAACTCCGAGGAAATTTAACCTTGGAGGAATATCAAGAGTTAATCAATTTAGAATATATTCTAACACAGGGTTATACACAACCTGGTGATGATGAACGATACACAGAATTAAGAATAAAAAAACATGGGGTATGACAGTAGAAGAATTAATTAATGTTTTAAACGGTATTAAAGATAAATCTATTGTTGTCCTTGTTAGAGGTTACGAAGGTGGATATGCGGATATAAAAATAAGATATACCGAAGGAGGAGTTCCTGAAATTAGTACAATAGATTTAAATGTTAATAATGAATCTTATTATGGTCCCCACGAAATAACCGAAGAGGACACCCCATTGAAAAAAAATAAAATCGTTAAAGGAATAATATTACGAAGAGAAACTCAATTTTAAAAATATGTGGATAGTTTATTTAGTTATGTTTTTGGTGGTTACAGTCATCTCATTATTATGGGTGTCGGGAATTGATTATATGCAAAAAAATCATCCTGATTATAAAGGGGATGAACTTTTTGGAGGATTTGATTTTGATGATGATATATCAGATTGGGATGTCACATTAATGGATGGATTAGAAGATGAAGATTTTAGTAAAGATTATGACGAAGAATAATATTAATTTATTATCTTTGTAAAAAAATAGAAATAATGAGAATTACATTTATAAGCGACACTCACAATAAACACAAACAAATCACATTGGATTTGCCAGGTGGCGATATCTTACTACATAGTGGTGATTTAACATCTATGGGTTACGAACACGAAATCAGAGAGTTCTGTAAATGGTTCAGCAAAATTGAAGGTTATACTCACAAGATATTCATTGCCGGAAACCACGATTGGGGATTCCAAGACAATGTTGATAAAGTGAAAGAAATTTTGGAATTCTACAGTGGAATTACTTACCTTCAAGATAGTGAAGTTAAAGTTAAAATTGGGGATGAAAGAGAAGTAAAAATCTATGGAGCTCCTTGGCAACCAGAATTTCACGGTTGGGCTTTCAACTTACCTAAAAATGGTCCAGGATTATCTACCAAATGGGAAGCAATCCCCGATGATACTGATATCTTACTTACTCACGGACCAGCGTTTGGTATTTTAGATACCGTTGATGGTAGAAGAAATGAAAATTTGGGTTGTGAGTTAATGACGGAAAGATTGGAAGTTCTTAATGTTAAACTTCATAATGTAGGACATATCCACACCGGATATGGTTATGTTAGAAAAGGAGATACTCACCACTTTAATTCTTCTGTTTTGGATGAAAGATACAATTACT